CTTCTGAAATCTAAATGATTTCAAAAAGAACTTAGCTTTATAAGTTGAGTTCTTTTTTTCGTGTTTAATGATACAATTTTAGGTTTATTTTAAAAAGACATTAGGAGGGAAATAAAAATGATTAAAGCAATTAGTAATGTTGGTAATCTTACAAATTTAAATCATTCTAGAAATGAAAAGGTTCTTGTATTAGGAGTTAAATATGAAGGTTCTATTATGCCTATAGAACAGTTCTATGCACATATAAATGCAGCTATTTATTACCATAGAGAGAAAAACTTTTTTGTAGAATATGATATTATAACACTAGATAATAAGCAAATATTAAAACTTGAGGATATAGAGCATATTATAGAACATAGTACTGATAATTATCCTACCATAAGAGTAGTAACATTTTCACCAGAAGTTTATAGAGCTTTTATAAAAGGTCAAGATTTACTTAAAAGTAAGTTTAAAGATAAAATAATACTTGAATATGTAGGAAATTCTATTGTATCTATGGAAGAGCTTGATATTCCATCTCGTGTATTTTTTGTTTTTTCTTGTGATAAACCTATTAGTGAAGGAAGAAGGAGCTTTGCAAAAGAAACATATAATGTATATAGATGTCAAGGATATTCTACTGATAAAATAAAATCACTTCCATTTAAAAATGATTACGAAAGAAGTATATTACTTGAAGATAAAGAGTTTATCGAATGGTATAATAATACACCTTTAGACCCAATAGAGTTTATGGGTATAATGAGTAAATATCTACAACCACAAAAATATAGAAAGGAGGAAGAAGATAGATTATGATATGGCAAAAAGTAACAACTGACTCAACTAAGAAATACTACTTTACTATTCAGAATATTTCGGTAGTACCAAACTCTTATGTATACATAAAGATTAAAGATACAGATACAACTCCTACTGATGATAATGGAGCAATTAAACTTACTTCAAAGAATATGTTTTCATCTGTATTACCTGCAAACTCTTATATGTATCTTGCAACTTCAGATGGTGGAGTTATAGGTTCTGTAGTAAATGAAGTAATCCCTACTATGAATTATGATATTGAAACTGTACATCATGATATAGCACTTACGTCTGGACTTAAAGACATAGATATACCAAAAGGAGGACTTTTAGTTCTTCAAAATAAAACAGATGAAACTATCTATTTTACAGTAGGAAAGAAAGAAGGTAAAGGAGAACTAGAAAAACATCAAATATTTGCAATAGCATTTGCAAAAGATACTAAAGTTCAAGTAACAGGAAATCCTACTGCCAAGTTTACTTATATCATTACTAATAGTATTAATATGACTGGACTTGATAAAACTATAACTGATAAACTTGATTATATCTTATCTAATCTAAATATATTTACAGATAAGTATATTTCAAAAGAAGCATTAGAGCAAGTTGCAAATATGATAGGAAGAGGAGAATGGAGTAATAATTTAAACTTTAATATAGGAAACTCTAGTGAAATTGAACCAAATGAGTATGTTTCTATAAATATAAAAGGTAATCCTCAAAAGACTAATTTCCAAGATGCAATTATAGAAGCTATAGGAGAACTTACATTCTATGAGGTAGGTCAAACACAAGAACTTCTTAAAACTTCATTTAGTTTAGCTATAGATAGTAATAATACTACTGATAAAATAAATGATATTTTCTTAGGAAATGAAGATGCTTACGGAATTATAGATAATGTAAAACTATTTATGGCAAAGAATAAAGAAAGTTTTGTAGTTAAGTTTAAACTTAATAAAGCTTATAAAGTAACTGGTTCTTATAAAGTAAGAGTAGCTGGTTATAGATATGAAGTTAAAACTAAAGTAACTTCTTTTGATAATGTTAATTCTGATATTAATGATTATAGAATTAAATCAGATAAAATAGAATATATGTCAAAAGAAAATATAGCTGAAATACATAATAAAGTGTTAGAAGATTTAAAAAATGCAAAAGAGAAAGTAATAGAAAACTTTATATACAACTCAGCTTCTTCTACAGATAGAAAACTAGTATTTAATAAAATGATAGCTGGAGTATCTAAACATGCTTTATCTGTTGATTTTGATGAAACTAGCGGTATTCTAACTACTGAGATTAGTAAAACTACACTAGGAAGTGATTTAAATCCTAGCATTATATCTAGAATAACTGGAAGAGGATTTAAAAGAGGACATACTTTCTCTATTCCTTTATTCTTTTTTTCTGATGAAGAAGCAAGTTTAACTAAAACAGTAGCTGGAGATATTATTACATTTAAAATTAAACTACATGCATTTAAATCAGTTAATAAAGAATACTACTATTATAAAGAATACTTTAAAAATCTTCATAAAAGACTTGAAGAACATAAAGATGAAGCAAACTTAATTAATAATAGTAAACTTATAATAAACTATTTAGACTGATAAATATTCCCGATATGAGATTTATTTCTTGTATCGGGTCTTTATTTATTTTATTCCCAAAATTTGACAAATTCTTATGTTTATTTATTATATTAATAAGGAGGAATAATAATGTTTGATAATACAAAAGATTTACTTTTTCCAATAGATACATCTACTTATCAAGCTGGTATAGAAGCAAGGTCTATACTTAAAGATAGTAATCTTCGTATGCTTGGTAAAACTCAGGTGTTCGTTGGAGCTAAGTCATCAACTGAAGTATCACTTGTATTCTCAATGTGTAATACACTACAAGAGTCACTTGAACTTTATCATGATATAAGACTTAGAAAATCTCCTCTTCTAATTGCAAAATTAAGAAGATTTTATATTCCAAGAAGAGTAACACTTCCTTTGGGAATTAAAACTGTAAGACTTGATAATGCAATTAATATAAGAGAAGCTATTAAAAATAGACAAAGATACTCACTTCAAAGTGTAATATCTACAGAAAGCTTAATACAAGCAGACTCAGTGTTTTATGACTTATCTACTATTACTAGAGTTATAAAAGCTAATACTATTGATAAGAGAATGAAACTTATGTCTAAGGTAAGACATACTATACTTGAACTTTATAAGCAAAGAATAGAGTCTTTTATGCCAGATGAAGAAGGTAAAGGTGGTTATAAGTTTAGAATATTATATTTTAGAGGTCCATTCCTAACAGATACAGGAATTAGAACTTCTATTATACTTACTCAGCTTATGCGTAATTTTTCTCCGCTTCTTCTTTTCCTTGAATGGATGGCAACTGATATGCTTGGATTTAAAGCTTGGATGAAAAAGTTTGGAGTTGTGCTTCTTTTTGATAATGCAAAAGGAAAATCTATGTCTTTAGTATTTAACGATACTTTCTTAAAGTCTAAAAACTTTAATCTTAGATACATACTTGCTAGACTTCATGTTATGGATGGTAGAGATATCCAAGAAGTAGAAAACATGATGAATGAAGACTTAAATGAAGAAATTAATAATGTTTCTGATGTAGCAGATAGTGATAATATTGAAGAAAAAGAAAAAGATGATAAGAAAGCTGAAAAAACTGTAATTAAAGATATTAATAATACAGAAGAAGATATTGCTGATTTAAACGAAGAAACTAATAATGATAAGCTGGAGCTTGAAACATTTGAAGAAGCAGAAGATGTTGCAGATGATTTACAAGATGATAATCTTACTGAGGAAACTCTTCGTAATATAAATGAAGTAGATGAAGACTTAGAAGATGAGATAGTTGAGATAAATCAAAAACAAGAAGATAACAAAATAGTTAAAAATGATAAAAAACAAGAAGAACTTTATCAAAAGATAGTAGATGATAAACATTCTACTGAAATGGAAAAAGCTCTTGCTTTACAAGAAGTTCATAACTACTCAAATCTTAAGAAAGCGGTTGAAACACCTGAAGTTAAAACTCTTAGAAAGAAACTAGTTGCCTCTTCTAAAACACCAAAAGAAATAGCAAATGATATTAAAAAACATACTCTTGAAGTAGAAGATGATAATATAGACCCTAATTCTGATTACTCTAAGAATATGATTAATACTTATACTAAATCATATAAGCAAAACTTTAAAGATGATGACTTCCAAAATATTATAAAGAACCCAATGAAGTATACTTATCCTGCTCTTCTTACAGATGTATCTTCTAAAGATATTTCTGATAGAGAGTTTATGGGAACACTTAAAACATTTAAGTATCAAACTCATAATGGACAGGAAATAGAATTTAAACTTCAAATTCCAGAAACTACAGAAGATGGAAGAATATTCATAGGTGGCTCATATAAAAGAATAACTTTCCAAAATGCAGCAAAACCTGTAATTAAATCTGGAGAGAATGTAATAGTTACTACATCTGGAGGAAAGAAGATTATATGTTCAATACAAGGTTCATTTGCTTCTATGGAAGAAAAGTCTGTAGTTATGGCTTTAAAGAAAATATCTGACTTAACTAAAGATATTAAAGTTAAAACTACAAAAGATTTAGGAGATTTTATATATAAGAATAGAGTATCTTATTCTCTTATATATTTAAATCGTTATTTTACATCTATAAGAAATCAAAATGTAGACATTGATTTCCGTGGATATAGTAAAATATCAAATGATAAAACATATATTGGACACATTGGTTCAACACAACTATTCCATAATCCAGAAAAAGATACTATCTATATGGTATTTAATGGAAAGAAAAGAGAAGAAAGTTCTATGAAGTTTATACTTCAGCTTCTAGAACAGTTATATCCTGATATTGCACCTAAAGCTATATCACAAGCTAAGAATATAACTCATACAAGAATAAATGGAGCATATGCAAAGATAATGGGAAAAGAAATTCCTATAATTCTAATTCTTATGATTGCATGTCCTTTATTTAAAAAAGGTGGAGAAGAAGGACTTCTTGATATACTAAAGGAAAACTTAGGACTTGAATATAAAGTAGTTAATAAATCAACAGTTGATAAAATACCAGAAACTAATAGAGTCTACGGAGTTATAGAATTACAAGATTATGCAATTCTTATTAAGTATAATTCTGTAACTGCAGAACTATTACTTTCACCACTACTAGAAATGGATTTGACTTCTTATAATAAAATTGATATAAATGTAATTATGCAAGATTATATCAAAAACTCTAATACTACTTTATATATAGAAAACTTCGTAGAGGATTTCCTTGACCCAATTACTCAAAGAATATGTGCAGTTTATGGAATTCCTGATGATTTTATAGGACTTATGCTTTATGCAGTTTCTTTATTTACAGATTATAAAACATATACTTCTTCTGATATAAGAAATTATCGTGTAATTGGTCCTGATGAAGTTATTAATAGATGTATTTATCAAGTTATATCAGATGCTTTTGCAGCTTCTAATGCTAAAGTAAAGCGTGGTTCTAGACCAGATATAAAGATATCTCAAGATGCAGTAGTTCAAACTATTAATAAACTTACATCTAAAGTAGAAAGTAATGACTTATCTCCTATTCGTGCTATAATGCAAAGAACAGAAGTTTCATTTAAAGGACATGGAGGTATTAATGATGAAAGGTCATATAACCAAGAAAGAAGATTATTTGCTGAACATAATGTTGGAACAGAAACTAGAAGTACAGCATATTCTGCAAATGCTGGTATAAAGAAGTTCTTACCATTTAACCCAGTAATAGCAGATGCTACAGGAAACTATAATTCTGCAACTCCTGAAGAAGCAGTTAAAGACTTTAATCCGTCTAATATGTATTCATTTGTAGAAAGTCTAGTTCCATATATAGACTCAGACCACATAAATAGAGTACTTATGGTTTCAGGTCAATTTGGACACATACTTCCAATAGAAGGAGGAGATACATATCCTGTATCAACACATGCAGATGAGTCAGCTCTTTATATGACACCACAATTCTCATACTTTGCTAAAATGGATGGAGTTGTAAAAGAAGTAAACCAAGACTATATTATAATAGAATATAAGAATAAAGAAGTAGAAGGAGTTAAACTTGAAGATATAAATCGTAACTCAGATAAAGGATATTATCTAAAGAACGATTTTGTTCTTGCAAAAGCTTTTAAAGTAGGAGAAAAAGTATCTAAAGGAGACCTTATTGCTTTTAATAAAAACTTCTATAAGAAGAAAAGCAATGGTAAAGTTGCACTGACATTTGCAACACTTCAACACATAGCTTTAATGGACCATCAACTATGCTGGGAAGACTCGTGTGTCATTTATGAGAAGATGAGTAAGGCTCTTGCAACACCACTTGCTAAGAGAGTAGCTCGGACAATCGACCTGAATAGTTCAATCACAAATCCAATAACAGATATGCAATCAGAAGTAGATGCAAGTACCGTTCTTCTTAAATATTCTCAGCTTTCAGATGATGAAACTATCAATAATATTTTTATGGGTGCTGACTCTTTAATAAACGAAGAAATGCATGCAAAATACAAAGGTAAAATAGTTGATATAAGAATATACTACAGAATGAAGAAAGATACTATAATGTCAGATAGTGTTAAAAAGTTCTTAAGAGATGTAACACAAAAGCAAAGACTTCAAAAGAATACAAGAAGTTTAGATGGAGTAACTTCTAAGTTCTCTAAAGCTACATTATCAGGAGAACCTCAACTTCTAACAGCTGGTAAGTTCTCTAAAATTAATGGAGATATAGTTGAAGACGGTAAAATGCTTGTTGAATACTTTATTGAAGTTAAGGATAGAGCTGGTTCTGCAGATAAGATAGTTGTAGATAGAAGTCTTAAAGCAGAAATATCATCAGTTTTCCCAGATGAAATGCGTCCAATAGGAGTATTATCTGGAAGAAGACCAAGTATGATATTCTCTAACTACTCAGAGCTAAATCGTATGACTTCTGGTCTTAATAAACATGCTATGCTTCTCGCTTGTCTTGCAGATATAGCAATAAGAGCAAGAATTATGCTTAATAAGAAACCAGAACCTGATACACTTCTTGATTATAAATCTAATATGGATATGGTTGAGGGAAAAATAGGATATAAATAAAAAGGAGGAATAAAATGAAAGAGTTTGATTTTGAAATGCTGCAAGATGAAGCTTGTGATAAAGCAATATCTTATGTACTTTCGTCTGGTTTTGAGAGTGTTACTGCTGTTGATTTAATGTATGGAAATGAGTCAGCTTATATTGATGATAGTTTTATAGCTAAGGTAAAAAGAGGTATTAGAAATATTACTACTTTTAGATTAGCAACTAAAATTAAAAACTTAGCTAAAGATGTAGACAATCTTTCTAAAGAAAAAGTATCTCAAGGTCCCACTGATAATGTAAATATTAATTATGAAATATTTCAAAATTTCATAAAATTCTTGAAAAAGAGAAGTGAAAATATAATTAAAGTTTTACCTATGATGGAAGAACTTAGAAATAAGATTAATGAAATAACTGAAAATAAAGAATTGGTAGCTAAATTAAATCAGATGGACATTAATAATTTAAATAAAAAAAATGCAATAAGTTCTTTTCTATTGGCAGCTTTTAGTGGATTTAGGTTTATGGAACACTATAGTGACCTAGGTTCAAGTGATGCTATTACTAGAGGATTATCGTATTTTGGAGTAGCTATAAATGCAGTTCTCCATGTTATGTGTATATTTTTGTTATTTAAGTCTCTATATGGTATAGATAGAAGTAAAAACTTAAATAAATCTGATAAAGATGTATTAGTCTTAAAAGAATTTAAAAGTAAATTTGAAGGATTAGTTACATTATCTAATAAAATAATTATGACTTTAATAGGAGTAAATATTGCATCTAAAGACATATCTAGTGAAGTAAAGAGTATAGCTGATAAAGAAAAATTAGGTGAAATATTTAATGCATCTTTACTTAAGACTACACAACAAGTGTCTTATGAAGAAAAAGTTAAAATAATTGATGAACTTAAAGCTTTTAGTTCTGTTAATTTAGAAGCTGCACTTAATATGCAAAACATTAAAGGTTTACTTACTAATTATAATAAGATAGCATCAAAACTTAAAACTGTTGGATATATAACTTCTGAAACTGAACTTACATTAAATAACTCTAATATAGCAATAGGTTATTTACTAAATTCAACAGAGATAGCTATGCTTACACTACAAGGAATATTAGAAGATGCTAAGAAATACTAAGGAGGTATTATATGTTTAAATATAATTATGATGGAATTCCTAGTATTTCTAAAAAGTCTGAAGTTGAAACTACTATAATACTAAATCAAATATCTGCTGCTGAGTCTCTTATTGATGCAAATGCTTATGCTATGGAAGTTATAGACACCAAAGCAATTCTATCAGCTACTCTTACAGATATAGATATAATGATAAAAGGAGTAGAAGCAACTGAAGATAAAGGTCCTTGGTATAAAAGACTTTGGGAAGCTATTAAAACTGCATTTAAAACTCTATGGGGTTATATATCTTCATTCTGGAAATGGATTTGGGGTAAATTTAAAGCTGGAAAAGATAAAATAAAAAATGGAGTAATCTCTTTTTGTGTAAAAAGAGTATGGCTTATGAAAGCTTTAAAATGGCTTAAAGATAAATTTCCGGGAAAGAAAGCTAAAGAAACTACTGAAGATGAAGTTGATAAAGCAATAGATGCAACAGAGAATGAAATACAGGAAGAACTTAAGAAAGCCAGAATGAATAAATTCTCTGGTTTTGAAAGTATAATAGGAACAGAAGGAATATGGGACTCTATAACTGGGTTCTTTGCTTCTATAAAGAAATGGATTAAAGATAAAATAATGTGGTTTGTAAGAAATTGCTTAGTTTCTGAAGAAATGCAAGAAATGATGGAAAAAGGAGTTAAGCAAACTACAGAAGAAAGTAAAAGTACAGTAACTACTATTTGCTATATAAACAAAGAGAAACTACCAATATTTAAAGATAGATTAAGTGAGCTTAAAGATTGGTTGGTTAATGTATCCTCTAATGCTGAAAAAGTTGGAGTTAAATATATGAATTTACTTGGTTCAATGACTGCAATTTATATTCTATTCTTAAGAGGAGATACTCTAGGTAAAGTAGCAACTAAAGAAAGCTTTACTAGTGAAGAAGTACATAAGTTTTTAAATCTATGTCAAACAGCATTAGAAGAAGAACTTGAAGGAAATACAAACATTGCTAAATCTGCAATAGATAATCCAAATGTATTTACATTAGAAGCTTACTTTAAGGAATTTAAATTTGATGATTTATTTCCTACATTAGAAGCTGTATCTGAAATATCTGAAGTTATTTCTAATAATACAAAGAATTCTGATATAATGAAAGAAATAAACTCATATACAGAAGATAATATAGAAGCTAAACTTGCAAGTTTCTGTGAAGATATAGAACTAGCAGCAAGACTTGGTTTACTTAGTGGTGTTATGAATTTAAATAACACTGCATCTAAAAGACTTGCAAAAATAGTTACAGAAATTACAAATAAGATGAATAACATAGTAAGTAACTCAGCAAGTGAATAATATTTTACCCAAACTGGACTTAGTTCTGGTTTGGGTATTACTATTTTTATTACCGCTATCTTACCTCTAATAGAAAAACAAAATTCTAAGTTTAACATGAGAAATAAAAGGAGGTTTAATATAAATACTATGGAAAATAATAAAGAAATAGATATGAAAAAAGAGAATGAACTGATAAAAAATACCATTGACAGTACTATAAATGCTGTAGAGAAAAACCTATCAAATGTTCAAGCTCTTATAAATGCAAGAACTGAACATACTGTAAAACTTCCAGCAACAGTTCTTAATAATCTTGACCCAGAAGAACTTAATATATCTGCAAGAAGTATAAGTCTTGATAATGGTAATTTATTTACATTTACAAATCTTAAAGCAGACGGATTATCAGGTGACCCACTTCAAAATGCACTAGGTAGTGATATTACTAATGCTGCTGTAACATTAAATGCTTTTATGCCAAATGGAAACCATGCATTTATTCGTATGGTAGACCAAAATATATATCTTGGTGAAAACTTTCCTGCATTAGAAGAAAGTCTTCAATTATTTATTGATAGTTGTGTAAATGGTTCTTATACAGGAGACCCTTTAAAGTCTACTAAAACACCATTTAAATTCTATGATAAATCAGGAGCTGAAATAAAAGATGAAGCTGAGATTGCAAGATATACTGAGCTTTTAATACCTACAAGAAGCACATCTGTATATGCAGAGTCTTTCTTTGATATAGAAATAAACATTCGTAAAAAAGAAAGAAAAGATGGAATGTGTCTTGTTAGATATATAGAATTTAAGAAAGTATTAAAAGAACTTTATATAAAGTATTTACTTAAGAAAACTAAAGTAAAAGATATGATTAAAAAAGAGAAAGTAGTTAAAGTTGCAAAAGTTCCAGAAATAGCACCTCTTCCTGCAAAAGGAAATAAGAAAGTTGCACTTGAAAGTATTAATAAAAATCATTATTATACTCTTGATGAACTTCGTAAGTTTGGTTATTCTGATGGTCAAATAGATGGATTTGAGTCTGATTATAGAGAAACTGATACTATTAAAGAAATATCTAAAAAGAATGCTGCTTTTACAAAAGAAATACTTATGTATGCAGATGAAAGTTTTGAAGAATTTGCAGAAAGATATAATTCTGGATTTACAGAACCACTTCATGATATAGAAGCTGCTGTTAGAAGAGGAATGAATAAGAAATCTATTTATCCTAAAGTATTATCTGTAGATGCTGGAAGATATTCTGATGATGTAAATTCTGCTATGATTTCTGAAATGCAAAAAGTTGCAAGAAATATAGATAGAATTAGCTCTTTTGGAACAGAAAGTGCAGATAGTTCTTTTAAAGGACTTGAGAGTTTACTTGCAAAAGATGATATACTTGAAAATATTACTCTAGAAGATATTTATAATACATCATTTCCTGATAACTTTGATATAAATAGAGAAACTTATGGATTTGAAAGTGATGGAACTGAACCTTATATAGAGCCATACTTTATAAATCCAGTACATAAGTTATTCTATAACACTTCTAGATATATAGATATAGATTTTACTCAGTACGGAGCAGAAGATGCAACATTTCCTAATGCAGAGCTTAATATGTATGAGAGTACATTCTTGCTTAATCATAGAAATGGAGCACCAACACCTCCTAAATCTCAAATAATATCAAAAGATGAAGTAAATAATAACTCTATAGCAAAGCAAAATAAAATAGAAACTCCAGACGGTGAGCAAAAACCAATTAAAATACCACATGGAAGAATAGAAAAACTCTTTGCATCTGTAAAAGGAGGAGTTGTAGAAATACTTGACTCTCAAAGACTAGTTCCAGTTCTTCCGGGTAAAAGACTGCTTGGAGCTTTTTATATAACACATTCACATGAACTTATGAGAAACCTTATTCTTACTAGACAGTTTATGTCACAACCTGCTGCATTTATGAATTTAACTGACAGTGAATACGAATTTGCTGGTTCACAAGAAGATTTAGTTGCAAGAATGTTATTTGCAGATAAACTTAAACCTATAATAGAAAAGAATATGAGTACAAAGTTCTTAAGAGAAAATGCAGAAGTTATGTATACTATATCAAAGATAATGGAAGACCAAGAACTTTCTAATTCTATTAACTACTCAGATATAGCAAACTATAACTTAGTAAACTTATCAAGAATAACATTTATTCCAGCAAGTGAACTACATGTTGCTAGAAATACAGATAATGGATTTGGAGAAAGTTTTTATCAAAAAGCAAGAGTTCCAGCAAACTTTAGAATAATAGCAAATGAAGCATATCTTGCTTGGGTAGTTCATGATGGTAAACCTATAAACCTTATTCGTGTTCAAGGAGGTCTTGGAGATGGAGGAGGTATTTATGGAACTAATAATGCTCTTCGTCAACTACAAGCACATAAAATGACAAGAGGAGGACTTAGAAGAATAAATGGAAGAGGTCAAAATATATCTGCAGAAACAGTAGTATATCAATCTCAAGGAACAGAAGATTTAATATCTTATATGCAAATACCGGGATATGACCTTAGAATAGAAAAAGATATGATGCGTCAATGGGAAAATGAAGCAACATCAATAGTTGGATTTAACTCTGCTTTATTTACTTCTGAAGATGGAAGAATAGAACTTGCAAGAAAGCTTGCAGATTTAGATGAAATCCAAACTAATAAAATACTTCATGAACAAAGAAGACAAGCAAGACCAGCATCAGACAGAGCTACAAGACTTCTACACTTAAGAGGTGGAGATGATGTAAAAGATGTAATAGTTGAATACATACCTCCATATTTAACTCGTGATAATAATGTTAAGCAATCTGAAGTATTAAAAGAAGTGGCTGAAACTATAGAAGCTATAAAGAATATTTATGAAGCTAAATACGAAGATAATAACGATTATCAAGAAGTAAAAGAGTATGTGATGGAAGAAGTCATAAACAGAATGAATATATCAGATGTACTTGTAACTGCAAGTGATGATATATTAAAAGAAGCAAAGAGAAAGAAAGAAGCAATAGATAGCATCAACATGAAAGAAACTAAATAAAAAAGAAATCTCCTTTATCTAGAAATAGGTAGAGGAGATAGTCTTTTATTTTTTCCGAAAAAAGAATAGGTACAAGACCTACTCTTCTTCATCTGGAGCATTTTCCATGATTTCTTTTATTCCAAACCACGCTACTCCAAACATTGCTGCTGTAAAAATTATAAATGAACCATATGCTATAATTGCTTCTATCATTTTAAAACCTCCTAAAATCTGTACTCTATTATATAATACCACATATCATCTAAAATTTCATTTATTCCTTTAAAATAATCATTAATGAAATCATGAACCACATTCAATTTAAAATACGCTATGATTACCAATAAGAATAATGCTATAAATATTTTCTCTTTTACAGTAAAATTTTTATTTTGATTTTCCTTTGACATACAAAATCACTCCTTTATTTTTTAATATTACACTTTATTATATATACATGATTTTTCAATTAGACAACCTCCAAAATCGAACAAATTTCTATGTTTAATTTTATAAATTTAATTAAAAAGGAGGTTAAATCAAAATGCAAAATAAATATTTCATACTCAAGAAAGAAGACTTAATTTCTATTCTAAAAGAAATTCAAATACCAATTCATGAGAATTTCTCACCATTTGGTAATGACTCTTCTATTCTTGGCGACGTAGATAATATAAACTATGCTATCTCTAATATATCTAATACTCTTACAAGACTTAATAAACATAAGTATTATACAAACACTACTTATAAAACTATCTATATAAAGATACCGCAAAGTCCAAAAGAGATAGATTTAAAGCTTACTTATACATTTAGAGATAGTAAAATACCTACTAAGCTAATTACATCTGTATCTACTTTTTATATAGCAAGACCTTTTATAGATGGTAACTCTGATACAGGTGTTCTTAATATGGGTACTACTAAAGAAGGCATATCATATCTTTCTTCAATTAAGTTTTCTAAGGTAAGAGATAACCTTAATAACTCTTATATAAAAGTAGAAATTGGACCTAATAAATCTACTGGTATAGCATTTGCTGATATGTATGCATCTTTATTCTCTGAAAGTTATGACTATCAAATACTTGATGATACATCTATTGGAGCAGTTACTTTAACTAATGTAGTAAGTACTGAAACTACTTTAGAAGCACCTACATTAAAACCTGATATAGAAGATGCTGATAAACTAGTTCGTTCAAATGACTATAAGTGGATTAAAGCTTTAACTGAGGATGAATTCCAAAGAATGAGAAGAGATGAAATATTAAAAGAGGATTACTTATACACTACTGATAAAGTAGATACTAATTAATAAGGAGGAGCTTGTATGGAACCAAGTGTTATAAATAAAAATATTCCACCAGTACAACCACCAGAAGGTTGGACACCAGAATATGCGGAGGAAAATCTAAAACTTATTAGAAACCTACAAAATATGGGAAGACTTGTGGAAGAAAGAGATAGAATAAGAGCAGAACAAGAAAAACTTGCAGCAGCTCAAAAGAAACCAAATCTTAATCTTAAAGATAGATACATGTATGCAACTACTCAACTAGATAAGACTATAGAGGAAATAGATAAGCACGGAGAAGTTAGGACTACTCTTGCAAGAAACTTTATGAATAAGTATCTTGATGCTTATACTATAATAGATAATCTATATTTGCCTTCTGAGTCTGCAAGAATTGACTATCAAATAATAGAAGATACTATAAAGAGAAATGCACTTACTGCAATTCAAACTTTTATTAATAGTCAAAGAACTCCAGACTTTTCTGGTCTTTCTTATGCAACTAAAGAAACTATTCTAGATCTTAAGTATCAAATGAGTAGAATATGGAATAACTTAAATGATATAGTACATTTAACTATCTCTATAACTGCAAACTTTATGATATCTCAACTTATGTTTTATGTTGCAAAGCAAACTATATTCGTCTATATAAAAGAAAGTATATTAAGACCTCATCTACATGAGTTTATACAAACAGCAAGAGAAAACATTATGCGTGAAGATATGCTTATTGATATAGATGATAAGAAAGTTGAAATCATAAATGAAGTTCAAGAATATGTGTATGCTATGATGATATCTATGGATATAGAAAAGCAAAATCAAATGCGTAAGAAACTTTGTAGTTATCGTGATGATGATAGGTTCTTAAGAATTATGGAAGGAGAGCTTATAGATACTGATTGGCTTATTCCAGACTTTGTAAGAGACCTTATCTTATTTAAAGATAACTCCGAAGAAATAATAGCAGGAAAGAAATATCAATCTTTCTATAAAAGATATATGAGAGCACTTACTATACCTGCAAATGAAGAACTATTTAGAGAATTTATAAGTGGTGAAATGCTTGATATAGAATTTAGCAATAAACTAAAAGCTACTATTAAGAAAAGAAACCAAGAACAGCAACTTCCATCACAAGATTATATGCTTATAGATGGTATAACTATGGATGAAATGCGTCTTATAACTAAAGTAGTTCGTGGAACTATCTCTTTTGAAGAAAGAGCTTTACTTGCTGGTTCTAAGTATGCTGAAAAAATTTATGAAATAATAGATAGAAAAGGCGGACTTAGAATTAGATGGGAGATTAAAGATAATAATCTAGTTTCTTATAATGAAATTACACAAGAAAGAGCAACTTATGACTTTAAGACTTCTAAATATGAAACAGATATAGACCCATACTTAAATAAATACCCAGACTTTATAAAGAATGCACTTTATGATAAGAATGGTCATATATCTGTAGATAATCTTCCAGATTGCTTCTTATTCCAAGGAGGATTTGTAGCAAATGATAAATCTAACCCTGCAGAAATTGCTAAGATTTATGATGTTTATGCTGGTTCTCATAAAGATAAGAAGATTGCACAAAGACAGGCATTTATAGATTACTATTTTAGAAAGTATAATAAAACTAAACCTGAAGAATGTAAAGCATTTAAGAATGTAATTGAAAACCATAGAGAATATGGTCTTAAACATATTCCACAAGAATATATAAATCTAGGTACTAAACCTCTTATAAGAGATAATGAACATAAACTTATGGGAGATTTATGTGAACTTGAAGGATTATATCGTGAATTATGGCAAGCTCAGGAAGATAGAATTGAAAGAATTAATAGATATAATCTTGGAGCAGAGCCAAATGTTAAGAAAAATGAAAGAAATGAAATAGTGAAAGAAGAAGTTCCTTTTATAGAAGGACTTCCTGAAGGTGTTAGACTTAAATATATGCCTAAGACTAAGTGGGAAAGAGATATGCTTTTAAATGAAGAAATTGAAAGAGTTAAAAAGCTTGGAGTTCAATATAACACATATAATGGACTATCTCCTACTATGAATTTCCTTGCTGATATGGTTGACTTACCAGAAGGTTCTGAATATCAAACTAGAAATGAGATAAGGGAAAGTCAAATAGCAAGAGCTTGGGCAAAGCAAAGAGATTTAGAAGAAGCAGCTAAAAAACAAAATCCTCTCGGAATGACAGCTAAAGAAAGGGAGGATAGTTTATATTAAAAAGAGGTGATATAATTGAGAACATATGATTTAGATATACCAGCATACATAAGAGCAGGTAACCTTGGTCTTGTAGATAATATATCTAAAAAAGCAGACGGTGGTCTCTTGTCTCCTAAGATATTTGGAATTACAGAACGGGAGAAAGAGCAAAAATGTGGTTATATCAACTTAGGTACTTATGTTATGAGACCCGGAATACTTGATATGTTCCGTAGAGTTGATGCAACTATGTATAAATGTTGTACAGATTATAAGATGCAATTTATTATACATGAAGGTACTCTTATGAGACTAGATGGTAAGCAGCAACCTCCTGAAGGTGCAGTTGTTGGTTCTGGTCCTAGATGGCTTTATGATAAATGGGACCTTATAGATAAAAAGAAATACTTGCAAAGAAGTGGAGTCTATGCCAATGTAGAGCTTAAAAGAGTTATGAGTAAACTTACTCGTGACCAAATATTTGTGCATCACCAATGGGTAGGACCTATATTTCTAAGACAGGAAATGCAAGAAGATACACTTACTACTGACCAAATAAATGTACTACTAGAAGATATACTTAAATATTCAATAATAGTAAATAACTTCAAAGAAGGAGCAATAGCACTTCAGAATAAAGTTATGGACTTATTTGACTATCTAGATGAAAGATTTCTAGGTCCTAATGGAGCTGCAAGAAAGAAAACTATGTCAAGAACTATTGACTTCTCTTCTCGTACAGTTATGCTTACTAATATCTATAGACATGATGAGATTGGTAAATCAAAAATTAACTGTACAGCATGTGGAATGGCAGTACATTTGCTTTCTGGAATGTTTCTGGATACTACTATAAAGTTTGCAATAGACTTTATAAAACAGCTTTACGATAATGGATGTTTTGATAATGATGTTACTCCTGATATGCTTATAGTTTATGATAAAGAGTATCTTAGAGAGCAAATTAAAAAACTAGAAGACCCTCATCATAAAATAACAGCATTTCCAGCAGTATGTGCAGATGGAACATTTAGAAATCTTACTATAGATATAGATGTATGGGATAAAAGAACTCATAGATATGTAACAGAGCAGAAAGAACTATCTTGGCTTGAGTTTTTCTACATGGTACTTGAAACTTATGCTGATATTTATAATAAACGTTCTGTTAAAGTAACTAGATATCCTACAGACAGTAGTTTATCAACTCAATATTTAAGACCTGTTCCTCTAACTCTATATCCTACATATTTAAGAAAATGTAAAGTATTTGGAGTAGAATATGAGGATTATCCTTATGTAAATGATTTTGTAAAAGAAAACTATAACCAAAGACTGTTTGAAACTGCAATAAGAATACCAGCAGGAACAGCCATTGGTTTTAATGGTAAAATGGTTGCCCCTCTTCATAGTAATATGAGGTTGAAAGTGTGTTAAAAGCTGGGAAGCCCTAAAGCTTCTATGCCACAAAGTGGAGCGTGAGCAGAAATAAGTTAGAAGATGATAACTAGAGTTTCAATGAAAAGGTATTTATATACCCACTCTAGGTCAATACAATGGATAATCAGCACTCAATGAGTTCAACGACTATCTCTGAAATGAGAGTACTGGACAAGTGTCTGGGAAAAGCACACACCCAATAAATTGGGATTGATTTAGTCTAACCTTTATAGAAATGTAAAGATAAGTCGTAATAGACTTAGTATAGTATTAACGACACTATATTAATGAAAGCAATAAAAGCCAGAGGACCACGATGGCGATGAGACATCCAACTCTCCAATTAACTCAAAGGAAGCAGTTGAAGAATGTCATAGAATAAATAATTCTCTTTTACAACACTTTACATATGCTGGTAAATTTATGAATAAAGTAGGAAAGGATGCAGACCAACTTCTTTATTCGTTTACTAGAGATAGAAAACCTTATGATCCACCAAAGAAACACTTTGATAGTAAGCATGAGTTTATAGATTATATTTTAAACTTAAAAGAAGGAAGAATATCAATATCAACACTTACTGAATATACTACTGAACCTGAAGTAGGAAAAAGACCAAAAGTATCTCTTTATGATGATGTAACATTTAAAAGACTTGGAAAAACTTATACTACTAGTGTTGGAAGACTTATTATAAATAAAGTTGTATTTGCATCTCTTTGGGATAATAAGAATTGGGACTTAGTTCTAGAACCAGTGAACGGAGACAAGATAAACTCTCTTATTACAAAGATAAAAGATATGATGGTAGAAGATGAAATAACTGATATAGATGTAATAAAAACTGTTATAGATAGATATACAGAATTTGGTCTTAGACTTTCTACTATCTATAATGCAAATGTAACTAATAGTATGGTATTATCAAATGAAGAGTTTGATACTATAAGAAATGAAAAACTTGCAGAGATAAAAGACAAGGTAGAAAAAGAAAAGGATATAGAGCTTTTAAATAAGACTATAGACGGACTTGTTGATACTGCAACTAAAATGTTTAAAAATGATGAAATGATGGAAATGTTTGAGTCTAAGAACTCTGGTTCTATGGGAAATCACTTTAGAAATATGAATATAGCAATGGGAGGACTACCTATGATAGGTGGTGGAACTGCTATAATACTTGACTCTTTAGGAGATGGAGTAAATCCTGTTCACTTCCCAGCACTTGCCAATGTTGGAATGGTTGGAGCTATATCAAGAGCAAAGCAAACAGCACTTGCAGGAGCTGCTTATAAAAACATATCATCTGCTGAGCAAAATGTTCGTGGATATAAAGGAGACTGCGGAGCAACTGAAGGTATCATAGTTAGAAATGCAAGAGAAGTTGATATTAAATATAAATATATTATTGAAAATGGAAAGCAAGTTTATGTAACTTCTAAGAATATATCTAAATATATAGGTAAAACAGTAGAAGTAAGACATGTACTTAAATGTAAAATGAAAAATGGACATTTCTGTTCTCATTGTATAGGAGAAGAACCATTTAAACTTGCTGGAAGAGATGTAATTAATATAGGAATGTTTGTATCTGACTCAGCAACAGCAATTCTTAATATGTTTATGAAGGTAACACATAATCTTGGAGCAGATATGTTTAGAATTACTGACCTAGAAGATAAGTTTGTATATCCTAAACCTCCAAAAGGAAGTTTATTTGAAGTAAGACATGATGAACTTGATAATGTAGAGAAAGTTTACTGTAAGACTGATATAGTATGGATGGTTCCAAAATCATCTTTAACTCCAGAAGGTACAAACTATAAAATTCTTGCACATGGTTCTATAGTAGAAAATGAAAATAATCAAAAATATACTCTTACTTTAGGAACACAAATAATAACTAACCCTACAGAACTTTTAAAACCGGGTCATCCGTCTAACCCTAGTGAAAATCACTATAAGTTAGTCTATAAAGAAGGAGATGCCTTTATAGAAAACTGTTTAATACCAAGAGACGAAATGACTGTTTATAAGATGTTTAACTTATTCTTGAAAGGTGGAATGAGTAATCTTATTCCTCTAGAAATGCACTTAGATGTATTCCATAATGTTATATCTAATAACAAGAAAGTAAACATAAGTGATATATCTCTTGGACTTATAATAGCATCTCTTGCAAGAGATATTAATAATCCTAATAAACCAGTTAGAGAAACTGGAGGAAAAGAATATGTTATGATATCTTGTGATGACTTAACTATAATGAGTGGTACTTTTAATGCGTTCTTCGGAAATGATGCTAAAAGAGCACTAGTAATATCAACAGCTAAAGACCCAGATGAGCAAGATAAGGTAATATCACCAATAGAAGTAGCATATAGAAACTAATAAAGGAGGAATATCATGGCAAATATAAAAGAGATTAACATAAGACTACAAACAGCAAAAAGACTTATGAGTAATCTTATTATAAAGCAAACTAAAAGAGCATATGATAATGAAACTAAAGAGTCAGCCTCTAATTATTATATTTACTATAATGCATATATGAAAATGGATAAAGTTTCTGATTATGAAACTTGGACAGAAGCTGAAATAAGACATGCATTTCCATCAATAATAGATGAGGATGTAAAAGCTTTAATGGAACCGGGTATTATAAAGAAGCTTTATCTAGAAAATGAGTTTAGTGATTTAGAAATAGAAAGACTTATGGACGCTAAAAGGGCGTCCATAATATCTTCTTATGTGGAGTTAAATGAGTACTATCGTATGCTTATAGGTCTTCCTTCTTTAGAAGATATGAGAAATAATAATTTTATTTATTATAATGGAACACCAATACATGAGCTTCCTTATACTGTAAAGTTAAGACTTAGAAGAGACGGTACTTTTGATAATCTTTTTTCTGATAATAATAAGCAATATATAAGATTTATTGGAAGAGAGATTGATTTAATTACAGCAAGAGAAGCAGAAGAATTTGAAGTTCTTTCTAACTATAAAGATAAATCAGAATATGAGATATATGCAATATGTTATAATAAAGAAAGAGAAATGTGGATGAGAAGCTTTTATAATGAATGGCTTATGTATGAAACAGACTTTTATGAAGCAGAAGATTTACTAATACTTAAGCTACATGCACTAATTGCTTATGTACTTGAAAGCAAGAAACCTTTTATACATAAATCTACATATTCTCAGCAAGAAGCAATAAATATATGGCGTTCTAATGGACTAGTTCTTCCTAAGAATATGCCAGAACTTTATAGAAATAGTTGTACTTTTGTACTTAACTATCTTCTTATGTTTAAAGGAACTAACTATGTAATGAACTATATTACAGAAAAGCTATTCTCTGGACTTAATCTTTATAAATACTTTATAAGAAAAATTCCTAAAGAAAATCTTACTTATCCTTTAACAGGAAATGAAACTCCTGAAGAACTTTATGATGTACAGTTTATACTTCGTCCGTTTAGATGGCTGTATCCATATCAAGAAGAAGTAAGTAATTCTACTGAAGATAAGATACTTTCTTATGATGAAGTAGTAAGAATGGACCCTAGATGGCGTGATACAGAGGAGCTTAAAAGAGCTGTATTTTCTGAAGAGTTTTCTTTTGCTGAGTCAAAATACTTATCACTTGGAAACTCAATAAATATTACTAAATTTGGTCAATGGTATGCAATACTTCATAGATGGATAATGGAAAATCGTAAGATAGCAGAAAAACAGCAAATAAGACTTAAGAGTACAAACCAAACACATAATTTCTTTGCTGTATTTATGTACTATATGAGTTTAACCACTTTCCAAGCTCATAGATATCATATATTTGAAACAGATACTATCCCAGATATAGATAAACTATATGGAGTACATATTCCTGATAACTTTGATGAAATAAAGATTAGATGGATAAGTGAATTTAATGCAACTGAATATAAGTTTGCACTTGATAACTTTCCTAATGCTCTTAATAATAATGCAACTTTTGTAGAAATGATAGTTGCTATGGAAAAAGCAATGGGAACACATGATTTATTTGATAAGTTAAAGCTTAAAGTAAGAAATCTAAGAGAATATCTTTTTATGAATGAAATAGAAAGACTTATAAGACATGTAGAAAGGGTTCCTCAAAACTTTGGTCAAACTAAAGGTTCTGAAGTTCCTACTACATATCAAGATATACTAAAAGATATAGATAATCTTTTATATGCTGAATATGAAAGAATTAAAGCTCCTTTTGATATAGCTTCTCCTACAGATGAAGATTTAGCAAAAAGAGAAAACCTTACTATTGAAATAGATAACCTAACACAAGAACTTATAACATTCTTTAATGAACTTCCAAGAGATACTTATCCAAATTCTATGAAAGTTCAAGATGTACTTGATACTACTCAAAGGTTTATGAATGGACTTTCAAAATATTTGCTTTATATTTTGAAAACATTTAAAGCTTATGCAGTTGACTTTATATCTGAAGGTGGAATACTTAAGATGGGACCAGACATGGAATATCAACTAAACTTTGACAGTATTTGGACTCATGTTAGATATAATATCTCTGAAAGAATGAATATAGGTTCAAATGATAGAATTACTATAAAATATAAAAAACCAGTAGCACTTACGCTTCAAAGTTCTCATGATTATATAAAGCTTAATACTTTATATGGAGACGTTGAAGTATATGACGGAGAAGGAGGAAATTTATAATGGAAGATAAATTTAAAATTGATGAAAATCATAAATTTACCTATAGAATAATAGATGATAAAAAGACAGGACATGTAATAGGTCAAGTAGTATGTAAAATGAAGCAACTTGATGGTACATTTAAAGAAGTAGTATTCCCAAATAAAGTAACTGTACAAGGACTTCAACATATAGTTACTTCTATTTATAATGGAATAACACCAAAACTTAATTCAAAAGAATTTGAAACAGAACTTTTTGCAACTGATGAAGATAATACTAAATCAAAAGTTACTGTAAAAGCAGGACCAGCTAAGATAATAGGACTTAACCTTGCCAAGAATGGAGCAAATGGAGGAGATATTATACCATTTAAAAGACATTTAGATGGCTTTAATACTAATCTTGATGATTTAATACCTTGGAGAACAGTTCTACTTTCTCAAAATGACTGGGTAAAGTATAAGCAAATATATCTTCATCATAGAATAGTTACTATTTCTGGTATTAAATATGTAGAATACTTTACTAAGAAAGTAGTATTTAGAGACTTCTATAAAACTGATGATGGACACGATATACCTGCAAATCACGGTCAAACTTTAAATACAGATAAAGATTGCCGTGCTTATGTAGAATGTGACATAAATGTATCATCAGATGAATTACAGGAACATTTTAGACTTAAACACATTGGAGGAACAGATGGAACATCATTTTCTGCATCTCTTTTAATGTTAGGTTATCCAGCTGAAATAACTTTAGATGGTAATAAATATGAAACTATTACTAAAACTAAGGTATTCTCAAGATGTAATCATGTAAACTTATATCATGGCTCAGCTGGTTTAATAGATGTAAAATATGAAGTAAACCATGTATAAGAAAAGAGGTGTTATAAATGGCACTAAATGATACTTTTAATAAGAATGGAAAAGATGCTTTTGATATTCCAAAAGAAGAGATAAAACCATTCCAAGATGTAATAACTGGAGGTCTTTTTGATATAATTCAAGGAGCAAGACCTAAAGACTATGGAACTCATAATACTTTCCGTAATCTATATAATGATACCAAAGGACTTCGTGATGATATTTCTGGTAAAAAGTCTATAATACAAAAGACAGATGAAGCCTTACAAAGAATATCTAGAATATCTGACGGTATTCGTGCAATAGAAACAGGTTCTCTTACTGAAGAACTTAAAGATTATGGTTATGGAAAGTTTAATGATTTCTATCAAAAGATGATAACTAGATATGGAAAGAAACTTGAAAAAGTAAATAGATTTGTAAATCGTGTAGGTTCTATAGGAAACTCTATTATAAATATACTAGGACTTAAAGATAATGCAATAATCTTTAATGCAAGAAATGCATTTCCTAAAGTATTTAAAAAGTTGGACTCAGAATATGTATCACAAATTGCGGGAAAAGACTTATTTTCAACTGGTATATATTTTGGAGAATATGCAAGATTTATGATGGAAGATTTAGGTTATATCTGGGATACTACAAAAGCAATAGCTTTCTCAAGAGAATATGCTTTTGTACATAGACCATTTCTTGAGTCTGATACTACAGGAAGAATAAAATCCTATGTATTCTTTACAAGACCTAACTTAAACTTATTTGAAGCAGGAAATAATGGAGAAATATCAGCTGTATCACAACTCTCTAGATATGATACTCTTCGTCAACTTGCTTTATCTGACCCAGTTTTATACTCAGAACTGTGTCGTGATGGATGTAAAAAGACAGCTCTTTTTACATTTATAAATAATTACTGTCTTGAAGTTCCTGCTATTCGTATGAATGAGTCAGGTCGTGATGGTATTAAAAACATGCATGGCGGAACTATTCCTATTCCGGGTAAACCTGAAAATGTAGGTGTTGACATATCAGTAACATTTACAGATAATGCAAGAGCAGATATATCAAAGCTTTTCTTTATGATGCGTAAGTATAGACACTATGTAGCTGAAGAAGGATATGCTATGCGTTCTGAATATATAAAATATCAAGCTATAGATAGCTTTATGTCTATGTATATGTTTGATGTTGACTCAAATTGGGAAATAATATCAATGGGATTTGCTTGTATGATGGATTTACAAGATACTCCTACTCATTTTAACCAATTTAAACTTGAGGGATTTGAAAAACCAGAGCTTCTTGATAGTTTTACAGTTACATTTAAAGCACTTTATTATGATGCACATGCACCAGAGTATTTTGATTACTTTAACTGGCTATCAAATTTCAATCCTGCTAATGCTGTTGATACAAGAGGTTCTGCTCTTACTCTTCAAGAGATTACAAGAGATACACAAGATGGTAAACAAGGAGTTCCTTATCGTGCTTCACTTTGGACTGCTGATTGTGGATTTAAAGGTGGATATGCTTCTACACCAAATGTATATCCATCTTTTTCAAATAAGCCAGTACTTGCACAAACATTTCCTAAAGTGTTTGATTATGTAAGATATCCACATAAAGGAGTTGGAGAACTTCTTGCTAGAAACCCGGGTATTTATGTATCCGTTAATAGTAATGACCCACATAGAAGAATATTTAAACTAGGATTTAGTTATTAAAGGAGGTATTTATGGAAAAAGGAGAAAGAGATAATAGAATACAAGCTACTTTAGAAGAAATACCTCTAAAGGCTTCTATTACAAGACAGACATCATATTGGCAAGTAATAGGTCTTGAAGGTCAATCTAGGATAAATACAGATACATTCCATTCTTGGGATATATGTTATTTAAATGTTACAAGACATTTAATAAACTTTTTAAATCGTACATTTAGATATGATTTTAATCAAAATAATATAGAACATGTATCAGCAGAAGCAAGTTATGATAAAAGAGATATACACAAAATAGATATACAACCTGACTTACTACCAAGAGTAGTATTTTTATACACTCATGATATAACTCAAAGCGGAATAGTTAATATTCCATCTATGGACCAAGTAAATCTATTTAGAAAGAAACCTAGATTTACAGCACTAACAGTTCAATATAAAAATGACCCAGCAGATGGACTTATGTATAACTATATGAGAGATGTCTCTTTTGCTTTAACTGCTGATTATAGATATAATAATGTACTTATTGCTATGACATGTATGCTACCTACTTTGCCTGAGAGAATAGAGGTAGCTAAGTTCTGGAATTCACATTTTCCAAATAATGTATCGACTGATATTTATGCAAAAGCTCCTCTTGTAAAAACTCCACTTGAGATAGAACCTCCTATATCTTATGATATAGAAGCTGTAATTCCAAGAGAAGTTGAAAATACTTTAAAGAAACTATTTGGAATAGATACAAAAGATGAAGACCAAGATAGAAGATACCCAAGACCTTCAGATAGAAAGCTTTTAGATTTACTTCAAAGATACTCAGAAACTCCAATAGACTTTAAAGTTATTGGAGGAAAAGGAGAGTTATACTTTGTATTTAAGTATAAAGCTCAGATTATAATAACAGCTGAGTCTGTACAAGAAGAAACTACTCAGATAAATAATCTATCTTTTCATCAAGTTAGATTTCAATTCTTAGTATCTTATACAGAAATATCAAGATATGCAATACATGCAGAACTTACAAGAGTTAATCTTGATAATCCTAAAGCTAAAGCTGAAATAGGAAAAACTTATAAAATTGCAGATGATACTTATAAAGTTATGTCAACTTCACCTATAAGAGTTGCTCATTGGCAAGATATGATAGAAGGAACTACTCTTTATAATAATCTTATTTATAAAGTAGATAAAGATGATTTTAAAGAAGATATAAATGGTAATAAAGTTGCTATGATTAGTTTCTCTAAACTTGCAATAGAACCTTATGTAGAAGGATTTATGAAAAGATGTGAAGCTAAATTTGGTAAATCATTTAAAAGACCAGATTTATCAAGAGCAAGAGAGTACTTTAATATAGTAGCAATTAGAAAGAAAGTAAGAAAGTTTGAAGAAACTCTTCCAGAACCATATGGTAATACAGAAGGTACTTCAATAGATTATGAAAATAGAATAATAAAAGATATTTATCTTGAAGAAGATGAAGAAATAATGATTGGGATATATCTAAATCAAAAAGAATACTCTGTTTTCTTAGAAAGAGTTGGTTTTACAACTAAACCAAATCTTGCAAGAGAAACACATGATAGTAAAATATGAAATCAAAGGGAGAATGATTTATGTGAAACTTGATAAGTCTATAATTATGAAACATAATTTATATGAGAAACATCAAAATGAATGTTTACAAATACTTAAGAAATATAAACCCAGAGCAAATGTTACAGAATATAACTCAACTATTCATGATTATATTCTAAAAGTTGCAACTGAAGAAGATTTGAAGTTCTATAAAGATAGACCAAGAGGTAATTTAATATCTTGTAGATATATTGCTTCTAAAATAGATAATGAAACAGAAGTTAATATGACTATACTTCAGGATTTATTTGATTTAGCAGATAATTCTAGAGATATAGAACTTCATCTTCTTAAAACAGATGATAAAAATGATACTAATTCATTTATTAAGGGAATAGAAAAGAAATTAAATAAGTTAGGAATTAAAATAAAAGTTATAGATATTAAAAGAGTAGAAGATGTTTGTAAATATACTAAGGAATATAAAGATGAAGTTAATCCATTTGTAGTTCTTAAACCTTTAAATAAAGAACTACTTGATAATGAAGATAAAGTTAAAGTTCTTCTAAGACATTTAGAGAACTATAAACTAAGAGATATAGATGGCTATCTTTCTAATTACTTAGATATCAGTTTTAATAACATAATATATCAACATTCTTCTGCTACTATAGCTGCAGTTGTGGAGATATTTAATGAACTTAAATTAGAAAGTAAACCTAAGTCTTTTGATTATACTAATGTTTTAGTGATAGGTCAGTCAAATCACTTAGGAAAACCACTTGCTAATCTTCTTGAAAGTCAGAAATATCCTGTATATACAGTAGATAGTAGAACTTCTAAGCACATAAAACAAGCAGTTCTTTTTTCTTCTGATGTAGTTATATCTGTAACTGGTAATAAAGAAGTATGTAGTTTATTTAATCCTAGCTTTATAAGTACAAATGAAGCACTTTCAGATAGAATAATAATTGACATTGGGATAATAAATGATAATGGTAAAATAAGAGGAGATATACCAAATGCTATTAAAGCTCAATACTTCTTATCTAATACTGTACCTAATGGTATTGGACTTATTGATACTTCTATAATAGCTTTAAGAACAGTTAAATCTTATTTTACTCAATTAAGATTAAAAGGAGAGATACTAAATGACACAATTTGATAAAATCTATAATAAACTTGTAATGGATATAATAGAAAATGGATATGATAGTAAAGATTATGGAGATGTAAGAACTAAGTATGCAGATGGAACACCAGCACACTATAAATTTAAGTTTGGACTTCACTTTACTTTGAATGTAGATTGGAGTAATCCTGAAACATTTCCTTTATTAACTACTAGATATACTCCAGTTAAATCTGCATTTAGGGAAATAGCTTGGATTTGGTTATTTAGAAGTAATAATGTTAAAGATTTAAGAGAAAGACTTGAATGTAAATACTGGGATGAATGGGAAGGAGAAGATAATACTATAGGACCAGCTTATGGATATCAATTAAATAAAGAAACTTATGGTTATAAATCTCAACTTCATTATATAGTAGAGACATTAAGAAAAGACCCTAATTCTAGAAGATGTGTTACTGAATTATGGAATGTAGATGACTTACCTAAAATGCAATTAACACCATGTGTGCATCTAACTCAATGGAGTGTTGCAGGTGATAGACTAGTACTTGAGGTTAGACAACGTTAAAAGCGAGCGGCAGTAGAAAGTGATTTTTATTGGCAACCTATCTAAACGGAGAAAATCTTATATATCATACATCATATATGAGACAACCCCGTACTAAATCGTTTAATTATATAATATTTTATTTGAAAAAGGAGGTAATATGAGTTCAAATAAATATTATGTATATAAATTAATTTTAAAAGATAAAAATAATAAATTTTATATTGGAAGTACACATTCTCCTAAAATAAGAAAAGGTAGACATTATAATGAACTTGGTAAAGGTACTCATCATAATATTTACCTTCAAAAAGCATTTGATAAAGTTGGTAGAAATAAAGGTTTATTAGAATTTAAAATTATATCTGAACATGATAAAGAAATTGATGCTCAAACTGAAGAAGAAAGACTTATAAATGAAACATATGATATCAATTACAATATGTCAAAATACAGCAAAGGTGGAGATAATATAAGTTATCATCCAAATAATAAAGAAATAAGAAAACTTCAATCAAAATTAGTTAGAGAAAGATATAATAAAATGACACCCGAAGAAAGACTTCAATTATCTCTTAGAGGATTAGGTGATAAAAATCCTAATTATAAAACAGGAGTTTGGTCCAAAGAGTACCTAGAAAATACAAGAGAGAATAATATTAAACTAGCTAAAGAGAAAGGTTTAAAAAATATAAAAAGTCTTAGTAGATACAGAAAAGAACCTTGGAATAAATTATCAAATGAAAAAATTATAGAAAGAAGAAAAATTATAGGAGACTCAGTAATCTATTGTGAAGGATACTTATTTCCTGATTTAATGTATGCTGAATATATTTATGATGTTGAATTGAGTAGTAGAATATTATCAGATAGATTAGCTGCTAGAGAATTTAGAATAGCAACAACTGAAGACTTAATAAAATACCCATACTATGATATTACTAAACATTCTATAAAAAGAAGAAATACAACAGAAGGAGTTTTCCTTAGAACAGTTATGGTAGTTTGGGATGATATTTTGTTTAGAAGTCTAGAAGAAGCAGCTGAAGCTTTTGAAATAAGTGCTCAAGGAATTAAGTTAAGAATTAAATCTAAATCTGAACTATATTCTAAATTTAGAGAAGCTAGAGAAGATGATGTTGATAATTTAAAAGTTTACAAAAAACTTAGAGATTATAATAGAATTCTAGCAGAAAGAGAAAGAATACTTAACACAAAAAGAATTTCTTGTAAAGGTAAAGTGTATAACAGTATAAAAGAAGCATCTGAAGAATTAGGTATTAAACCTACTACTTTAAGTTGGAGAGCAAGAAGTAATAATAAGGAATTTGAAGATTATTTTTATATAATTAAACGAAATGTGTAACGACTATCGAAAGCTATATAAAGCCGTATTAGGATTGGATTAGTCAACCATTAACTTTTGAAAATAAGGAGAGAAATCTCACGAAGTGAGTAGAGTACATTTGAAGCTAATGCAAATGGAAAAGGTAGGGGACTTTATAATTATAAAGTCTATGATATAGTCTGAACTGTATAGAAATATGCAGAAACTCTTTTGAGTTTGGGAGAAAAGTTGCGTTTTCTCTTTAACGTACTTGTCGTGTGATGTAGCATTGGGGTTAGTCTCTAATGTAATACAGTATAGTATTTTGCATAAACTTGTTGCAGATGAGCTAAACTTAGAAGTTGGTGAACTGATGTGGAGTGCTCATAATGCACATATCTATGATAGACATATAGGTAGTATAATTGAACAAGTATCTAATCTTAATGAAGTAAAACAAGATTGGAAACTTATAGTACCTGAAAACTTCCCATCTATTTTAAAAGATTGGGATATTCATAGTGATAAAGATATAGAATTCATAAAGGGAGTAAGTATTGAAAACTATAAACCAAGTGACTTCCCTAAATATAACTATGAAATAGCAATTTAATTCTTATTAAAGAGGAGCAAATCTATGTTTACGATATCTGAAATTAGAAATCCATGCAATGAAGATTATGAACTTATTGAAGAGTTTTACAAAATGTATTCATCTCATCTTAATAATGATGATATTGAATATAATATGAACTTATTAAAGAATATTAAAAGCAATGAAGTAATAGCTTATACAAGAAGAATATTTTATCTAAAGTTTGAAGAAAAGGTAGTAGGACTTCTTATTATATCTAAAGATTTGATAGACCCAATGATTGAATTTCTTGCAATAGATAAAGCTTACCGTGGTTTTGGAGGAGCAAATGAACTTCTACAAATCTGTTTTAAGATTTTATCTACAAATAAACCAGTAATACATATACCAATAAATAAGTATATGGACTTTAAAGAAATAATAGAAAGATATGATTGGTCATCATCTACTTTTTATATGAAAAATGATACTAGAGTTTTTATACTAAACTACTTTTAATACCCTCTAGAATGCAAAATTTTGACCATTCTAGCCAACTTTTAGCATTTTTCGTATAAGAATAGGTTAAATGTCTAATTTGACCAAAATAAACGAAAAAGGAGAAATACTGAATGATTTCTAATTTAGATAATTATAAAAATAAGATAGATGCAATAATAAGAACTCTTGGGGTAGAACATATAAGGTTCTACTCTGGAGAGTCTATTTTAAACATAAGAGATACATTTGAAGAGAACGTTAATAGAATTATAGATGAAGCATTAAATGATTTAAATACTGATGAATATTATAATCTTTTTATTTATACTATTCAAAAAGGACTTACTCTTCCTGTTCCTTATACTACTAGTAATTTAAAGCTTATGCACTATGCTGCTAATAGCATAAGAAACTTAACTTGTATTTTCTACAAGAATGTAACAGATAAAGTTCTTACATTTACTACTTCAAAGAAACAGAAAATGTTTGATGGTTTACATAACTATATAAGACAAGCAGATGCAGAAGAAGCTATGTTTGTATATAGAAACTCTATACTTAATATAGATGATAAATCTCTTATTCTATCTGAACTTAATATGAATTCAAATGAAGAGTATAAAGAATATTCTTCAGATTTTATTATAATTAAAGCATACAGAGATAATATCTCATTTGAAGTTTTTAAAATACCAATAAAGGAGGTTTAATAAATGGCTAATACTAAAGAGAACTATGGTTCTCAGCAACTTACTGTAAGTGATAAGTATGCACTAGGAGAAGCAATTACAACTGAGCTTATAAATTCTGGTGTAGCTGTTGAGGACTTATCTATTATGGGTCCTGAGTCTAGAATGATACAAGTAATATCAAATCTATTTGATACTGTATCAGAAAAGATGGATACTATGAATAGAGAAGCATCTATCGTTGAATGTAACTTCTACTCTTCTTTATTCTCACATATGTCTCAGCATGATATGGATATATCACTTGCACACCCATCAAAGATGGAAATGTTTGTAAGACTTCCTCTAAAAGAAGTATTAAGTCTTTCTGATAAGATATCAAATAATATATGGGAATTCCAATATACAAATGCAAATACAGTTACTGTAAATGCAGTTCCTTTTATTGCAGAAAATGATATCTATTATATAAGACTACATGAAATAGATAATGACTTTAAAGTAAAAGTACATTATAATGATGCAAATGGAAATAAACACCTTATTCCTACACAAAGAGTATTCTTTGAAGATGAATACTATATTTTATTTGCAACTAATTTCTTACAAGTTACAAAAGAAGTTAGATATATGCAAGTAGGAAATGTTGATATACAAAGATGGCTTATTGAAACAGATGCACAAATATATTCTTTTTCTTGTACTTATAAAAATACAGATGCAAGTCCTGAAATTCCACTAACTGCAAGAAACTATTATTCTCGTGGTGTAGGAAACTTTATAGAATATAGAATAGATGGAAATAAATCACTTGTATTTGAGCATAAATATGTTCCGGGTGGATTTAGACCAGAAATGAATGGTATTATAACTTGTTATTTACTTACTACTACTGGAGAGAATGTAAAGTTTAAAGGTCGTGCAGAAGCAGCTGATGTTTATCCACCTGAACTTAATATTTATTATGAGCCAGTTGGAGAATACTTTGAGTCAAAAGGTGGAAGACTTGCAAATGTTGGAAAGGAAAGTATAAGAAATCATATAATAAAGCTTAAATCTGCAAGAAGAAGAATAGATACTGAAAATGATATGAAAGCTTATCTTCTTACTTATACAGGAGCATCTGTATTTCAACCAAAGTTAGTACTTAATAATGTAAAATCAAGAATATTTAATATTTATACAGTACTTAACTTCCAAGAAGGAATATCAGCAACTAAAACTCATAAGTATACTATACCTACTAATACACTTGATATAGAAGTAGATATAGGAAAACTTCCAACTAAAGTTATTGGAGGTAAAGATTATATGTGTTTTTCTTCTGATATAGCTCTTAAATCTACACAAGGAACAGAAGCTGACTTAACTAAGCCTTTATATGCTGGTTGGACATCTGAACCTACAGAAGAACAAGCAAGACAGAATAACTCGTCTGATTTCTTACATAGAATTCCTTTTATATTATCTTATAGTAAAAAAGAGAATGCAATAAAAACTTATCTTGCTATGCAAGTAGATAAACCTTATAAGACTAGAATAATAGAAGAAAATGATAGTGATGATATTAAAACACATATTATAAATACTACACTAAGAGTAGATGATTATGAAGAATATCTTGACCCTAATGTAGGAACTACTAAAAGAAAAGTATTTAGAATAAAAACAGAAATTCGTTCTGATAATGAAGAAATGGAACTTAAAGTGGACGGAGCAGATAAGAACTTTGATGCTACTCTTACTATGAAGGATAATCTTGATAATCCTTTTACTGTAAAACTATCTAGAATGGAACCAGTTGGAGAAGACCAAAAGTATACTTTATACTTTGACTTAGAGTGTGATAAGCTAATATTTGATAAGATAACAGATATTAAATATATAGACGAAAATTCCAATCAACATACAGTAACTATTCCAGTAGTTCAAGATATGGTTTTAAATCTATATAGTGTAGTAGGTTCTACAAGAGAAGTAATATCTAAATATGAAGCAAATGTATCTTTATTTGTAGATGTAACTAGAAACTTCTTAATCCAGTCAAATCCTATAGCTAAAGTAGGCTCTATAGGAAATGATATAAAGTTCTTAGCAGTTCCTTGTGTTGCACATTATTTCTATGAAATACTTGAAAATAGAATGAAAGTACATGAAGAAATGCTAAATATAATAAACTTTATGAATGATGAGATATATTCTGATTTAGATGAATATAGAAGTCATGGATTTACATTTAAAGATTTACAAGAAACTTCTTTTGGGATGAGTTGTAAGTTTGCAAGAAGTTATGGTAAATCAAGATTTTTACAAACAGGAGCAACTTCATTTAAACCACTTATTAATTTAGAGTTAAGACCAAAGCTATATTTAAGAATTCTAGAAGATAGTTTTGATAAGTCAACTATTTCTGAATATCTTAATAATGAATTTACTAAACATGAGTTTTTAACGTCTGATTTACATATGAGTACTTATATAACTGAGATGACTAATGAGTCAAATGGAGCATTTGAGTTCTTACAAATGGTAAACTTCGATAGATATTTACCTGACTCTCACATGATTAAACATAATGGAAGAGATGAAAAGAATGATGATGTACCAGAAGTAATTGCTATAGCATCTAAGTATGTAAGAAATCGTAAGATATGGGAATTTGATGTGACTTATGATGAAATATAAAGGAGGAATATAATGAGTGAAATTAGAACTAAGCTTATTGGAAGTAGTATACCTAATTTAAATAATGGTAAAAAGTATTTCCATTTTGCTGTACTAACTGGAGCAAATGTTAATGGAGACCTAGTTGAGTATTTAACTAGAAAACTTCCTAAGTTCTTTAAAAGTTTTGAATATTATGGAGCAAATGTTGAAATTGATGGTTATTCTAATGAAGGATTTGGAGTATCACTTATATGGGAACTTATGGATGCACCTTTAAATGGTAACTTTACAGAAAGAGAAGCGTCTCAAACTACATTTGATGCTATAATCCACGATATTAAAGATTTAGCAGGTGAAGGAAGTAATTACTTCTTATTTACTTGTGATAATACTATGGATAAAGACTTTGTACTTAAAACATTGGAAAACATAAGAAGAGATATAGTATTTAAATCTGATTTATATGCTGGAAAACTTTTAGGAGAAGCAAGTTATGATTTAGAGCTTCTATATAATTTTAATAAGTCTTTATCAGCTGATGAAGGAAAACTTGATTTAGATGAAGCTACTAAAGATGCAAATAAAACACTTGCTGTTATGATACAAGAAAGAGATGCTTTAAAAGAGCAAATATCTTCTATAGATAAGTCTCTTAAAGCAGCTGCTGCTAAACTTGAAACATTAAATACTGCAATAAGTCAAGAAGAAGCTAAACTTAAAGGTGAAAAACCTGAAGAGGTATCTGATGAAGAAGAAAAGCTTAATGTTGCAGAAGTTTTAAGAAAAGCACAAAATGAAAATGTGCTTCCTAAAGATAAAGTAGAATATCCTCCAATTAAAGAGGAAAACAAAGAAGCTACTCAACCTAAAGAAGATAATAAAACTGTAGATGTTACAAGAAATGAAGAAGATGTAGAAAATAAAGATGCTGAAATAGCAAAGATTAATAATGTTCTTGATAACTTAAATGTAAATATAGAAACTACAGACACAAGTGAAATAAAAGAAAAGATAGAAGAAGTAACTGGTGATGTTAATAAAGTTACAGAAGAAGCAAAAGGAGAAGAACCTCCAGTTAATACTACTCAAATAACTACTGATGAAGTAAGAGTAGTAGAAAACAAAGATACTTCTGCAGAAATAGTAAAAGGTAATATAGATACACCACTTGCAGAAGAAAAGACTATATATGATGATATGAACCAAAAGCGTGATATCAAATCTTATATAGAAAATATTATATCTTCTGATAGTGATTTTTCTGGAGATTGGGAAGATGAGTCAGAACTATTCCAAATAGTAGTTTCAAATGATAGTAAAGCAAGAGAAGAACTATCAGTTGAAGAATATAAAGAATATGTAGATTTCATTCAATCTAATACTTTAGGAAAAGAACATGAACCTAATACAACAGGAGTTTATAATTTAAGAAAAGTAAAATACTCATCTATAGGAGCATTTGATTATATAGCTAATGGTACTAAATAAAAATAGGAGGAATATAAAATGAGAGAAACACAATTATTTTCAACAGTAAACTTTGGGTATGGAGAAAACCCTAAATCTGAAAGACTAAGACTTATTACAAAGGAGTATGATTTTGAACTTGCAATAGATAAAGGACAAAAAGACCAAAATGGTAAATTATCTTTTACAGAAATGGGTTCAGTTACTTTAAATCTTGAAAAGATTGCAATACTTAAAATTAACTTCATTGACCAATATCTTAAACTTAAGAGAAATAAAATGTATGAAATCCGTAAGGAAGCAAAACCTACAACACTTCATGATGTATTTTTCTCTTGTCCTGGAGATGCAAATTATAAACTATATGTATTAAGATTTATAACGCATGTAGGATTTGACCAAAATCAAAAGGCACAAGTAACTACTAAGTTTATGATATATGGTTTAATTAATGGATGGGATGATTATTCTAACATTAGAAAATCAAAAGAATTCCCAAGAGATGCAGTCATTGCAGACTTTACATTAAATGACTTTAGTGCAGCTGACGGAGACCAATATGTACCTAAGTCAACTATAATAATGGAACAGTTATCTTCTATTCTTGAAGCTATAATGAGTGGAACTTCTTCTCAATATGCGTATTATCTTCAAGAGTTAGCAAAAGAAAAATCAGAAAATACTACTTCTAACTCTATAAAGAATGTTCCTGATTATGTAGAAAAAGGAACACATACAGATGCTGAAATAGAAGATGAATTTCCATTTTAATACTAATTAAAAGGAGAAATGAATTATGGCTTTAATGGATTTACTGAATTCAAACTCATCTAAAACACTTTCTTCTAAATGGACTATATCTCTTTTTACTTCTAAAAAGAAGAATAAGTATGTTCCAGCTTCTGAAATAAGTGGAATACCAAAAGAAGATGCAATAGAACTTACGATGGAGATAGCACAACTTCAACAAGCTCTATCTAAGTATATTGCAAGTAATGAAAGAAAAGGAAGTTCTGTTCGGACTTCCTTAAATGAGCTTGAAATGTATATAAAAGAATTAAAAGATAGTAATGCTAGACCAGATTTCGTTACAGCAGCTTATCAAACTAAAGATAGTCTACTTAAGACTTCTGATAAGTTTGACGAAAATAACTGGAAAGCAACTCTAGATGCAGTTAAAACAAAGAAAGACATTAGAAAATTCTATGTTGATAAGAATAAAGAGAAATTCTCATCTATTAGTCCTGCTGAAGCTGTTAATACAGATGTAGGTGGAACAGTAGGTACTATGCTTAATGTATATACAAATGGAAATTCTCCTACTATTCAACCAGTAATGCGTAGCTTTGAACCTAATGTATATAGACCTGTTATAGAAGGTCAGACTATACCAACTACTCCAAATATACCGTCTGACGGTATTAAAACACCCGAAGTTATAAATACAGCAGAAGTAGTTGATACCCCTCAGCCTATAGCTCCAAGTAATACTGGAGCAAATACTATCTATAATAGTAATACAGTGGTTCAAGAAGGTATTACAGCATCACAGAATGTAACTACTAGTGCTCTTAATAAAACTGCAATGGACTTATATAAAGAAAGAATGAGTGAAGATTTAACTGATGTTAATAGAACTCAACTTGGTCATGATTATAAAACTTCTATAAATGGACTTATGAGTCAAAATGATGACTTTGAACCAGTACTTTATATAAATCAACTAGATGGAACTTACTACATTAAAGCTTACTATACAGATGAAAATGGAAACTATGATGAAAGTAGACCTTATCCTTATTATAACCATCCAAGTTTACTACATATAGAAAGACTTGAAATGGCACCAAGCGGGGATAGAGTTAAATGTTTTGCATATAAGAAAGGTTTAAAATATAAGTTTGTATCAGATAACAGTGATATGCCTGATGTTTATAAAACTTATTGGAAACTTCCTGAATATCAAAACTATCATATTCCAGAAAAGCAACTTGATGTAATGAGAAAGGTTGGGTTGATGAGGAATGCAAATTCATAAAACTATGGGACGGGTGGAAACACCTGTTCCATCTTTTTTGTACCGCAAATTTGAAAGATATGAATGGAGAAAAACTATAGATGATTTAGAACTTATGTATTATGATGATATGATTTGGAGAACTATAGGAGATATAGATGACCTAGAAATTCCAATTCATAAGAAAATAAAGATAATGCATGATATTATGAATAGAAATCCTATGGTTAGTTGGACTGTATATTTTAATAAAGCTCTCTATAATAGATATACAAGTGTAATAAACTATATCTATGATGATATAGATGATTATCTTGATAATCTTTGTGATTATGAAAATGCACAAGAGATGACACTTCTTCTTTTATATACTGCAATTAATGCAATTTATGTATCAGGAATAGATGTAACTGACTATAATGAGTATGTAAATAAGTTATCAGATGTACTATTTGTATATAATAGAGTTATGTGCATTAATGTAAAACATTTAGCTGAGTTTGAATGTGTACTTGATGAAATATTAGAACTTGTAATAGAAGATATTGATATGATTTTAGAGCAAGAATATAGAGTAGTTGACTTTATGGAAAAGAATGCATATAATTCATATCTTGACCCATCTATGGTAGAGTTTGAGCTTTATATTGAAGAAGAATATGAAGAGCTTAGAGCAACTTGCATTGATTATGTTAATAACTTAGTTAAATATTGTGGATTTAAGAATTCTCCTTTTATAAAAGAAGAGTATGAAAATCTTAATACTCAACTTGCAAGATATTTTAATAATAACTATAGAGAAGCTGTGTTTACAGATATTAATATGCTTGTAATGTATCATAGTATAAAAGCTATATACATCTTCTATGAGGAACTGATATGTTATAATTATGAAGAAGCATTTGAACTTACTAAATTTACTAAGTTTTTATTTAAAGGTATCCCCATTGATTTTACGAAGGTTAGATATTACTAATTGAAAGGTGGTGATATTATGAATTATGGTTATGATATAATTAACTTATTAGAAACATATCTAGAGCTTATAGATGAAATACTTCCATCATTTGAGAAATATGATAGAACTGAACATTATGAGATATGTAATAAAGTTTATAAATTATACGAAGATATAATACAAACAGAACAGATAAATTATAAAGAAAGAGTTAGAGTAGATATACCTAATAAACTAATTAGGAGATTTGTGTCTAAAACTCTTTCTTATCCATTTATGTGTGTTTATGTTTTTCTATATCCAAGATATAATTCTCTTTTATATTATGAGCTTGAAACTTATTTATTTGAAGAGCTTAATACTGATTATAACGGAGACTTAATTAAACTATGTGCATATAAAATGTATGAAATGAGAAGAAGTATTAGATTTTCTTTAAATTATCTTAAAGAAGGAGATACTATAATAAATGCATGTAATGATAAATCAGATGAAATCTTTGATGTTCTTGTTTATGATAACTTTTTAGTTAATGAATTAGGAGATTTTAAACTTACTTTAAGTTTACTATCTGATACAGTAGAAGAATTTAAGAATACAAATCAAAATATTATTGACTGTATAGAAGTTACAAATGTAGTTACTATTTACTATAGTGATATCTATCAAGATAATTCTTTTGATAATAATATAGATACTGACTTTAATCTTGCTCTTAACATTCTTAAAAAGTTTGACAGAGAGTTAGTAAAGAGTATTCTTAATAAGGAAGTTATATCTGATTTAGATGGAATAATGGATGATATAATGTTTAATATTGAATATGATATTAAGCAATATAATCAAGATTTACCAAAATATCAAATATCTGCAAAAGTAGCAGATGCATTCTTATATTTAGTAAATGTAATATTTACATTTGATAGTCAAGATTGTATTATGACTAAGATTATGTATTTACTTGAAACTGAAGAAGATGAAATTACATTTAAAGATGCAGTTGCTGAAGTTTATAATACTATAGAGGATAGTTCATATCAAACACCAGTATATGAACTAAGTAACTTTATAGAAACTTTTAATGTATCACTTTATCTTCAAAGAAGCTTTAATAAAACATTTGAAGAAATAATTTAAGGAGGTGAATGTATGGAATATGTAAATGAATACAGTATGGAGTATGTATATAATGAGTATTTAAAAAGATGTGAAATATTTAAAGAGAATATAGAACTTGCAAATCCAAATCAAAAATTAATGGAAATGCATTTTAAAGCCACTATAGAGCTTATAGACGCATTTAGAACCTATGATGAGGTAAATCATAGCTTAATAAGGAAAATGGCTAAAAACCCATTTATAATGAGTTATATCTTACTTTGCAATGATACAGGCGTAAGACTTAATGAGAATGTAATAGTACTTGAAGATATAATAAAAGATAGTATTGATGGTATTGATACTTTCTTTATGGAACTAAAGTTATTCTTTATACCAAAATTCTTAGAAATAAGAAGTCAAATGACACTTTCTTTTATGAATGTATTTTGTGAAACAGCAGTTAAAATGTCTATTGGTTCACTTGGACTAAATAGTTATTTTAGTGGAGATACTATAGATACTAATGAAGAACTTCTTTTAAAGTTTATACCTCTTCTTGGAAATAATATTCCATTTATCTTAGGAGAGAAAATAATAGAAGAACTTCCTGATATATCTTTAGCTAAAGAAGATGTAGATTTAAACTGGGAAGATTATGAAGAAGTTTCTAAATATATAAGTAATAACTTAGATGATAGTACTTGTTATCCTTTACTTGGAAATATACTTCCGGGAGACTGTATAAAAGAATTCTTCCCAGCTACACTTCTTACTATACAAGAATATAAAGGAAAAGATGTACCTGAATTTAAAGATTTCTTTAATAAATTTTACGAGATTTTAGATAAAAGAAACAGAGAAAGAGGAGATTTAGCTTTAGAATATTATATAGATGATGATTTTAAAGAAGAGATTGAATATATCTGTATGTATATATGGTTTTATGCTGAAGAAAGTATGCTTGGAATAATATTTGCAATGCTGGTTTTATTAGTTTCAGGTGTTTATGATGTGTATTTCTTTAAAGAGTCTTTTGGTAACCTCATCAAAATATCCTCGACAACCATTAGAGAATTAAATAAATAGAAAGGAGAAGTGAATTGTATGTCTAACAAAAATATCTCTATAGACGAAGCAATAAATGATATAGAAAGCTCTAAATTCAGAAAACTTCTTAAAGACTCTTTTGAACTTGCAGGATATGATACAAGATATGATACAGTAGGTACTATTACTTTATCAAATTTACCTAATATAATAGAAAGGATAATACTTGGAGCAGTAGAAATATTAAGAGCAGACGAGAGCGAATTATACGCTCTCGTTTCTGACCAATTATATTACATTTTTTATCAAAGCAGACTTTTTCCTACTATAAAAGATGTATCTGCTGTAACTATTCATCTAAGAAGATACTTTATAAGATATGTACTTAGAAAGCAAATACCTGAACTTCTTATGCTTTTTATGGAGCAAGGTATATTTCCTCAGTTTTATTCTTTTAAAGTAATAGAGGAGATAAAAGCAACTGATTTTACAAAACTTATAAAAGATGAAAAAGTTACATCTGATGAAATAATTGGTTCAGCTACCTTTAGTTCATGTAATATCAATACTACTTTTATAGCAATGAATGTTATAGATGAAGTAATAGAAGATATTATGTATAATAAAACTAAAGGATTATATGAAGAAGTATCTAATATAATAGATAATGCATCTATGTTTCGTCAAATACCTGTATGGTTTAACGACGACCAAGATTTATCTTATAGAGAAATAGAACTAGTATCTATTATATCAAGAGTTTTTGAGCAAGATTATAAAGATATAGATTATATGTTTGATGAAGCTAGATTTCTTGAAGAAAGCAATGCTTTATTTCGTGAGCATATATTAAGACTTGCTGAATATTTAACTGCAGCTTTTGCTACTTATACATCTTCACACAAAGATAAACTAGGAGGCAACTTTGTAGTTACTAACTATTCATTCCATAAAGTATTTGATAATATATTTTTGGATTATGTAGCTCTTTTTATAGGAGACGATACTCCGATAACATTAAATCAAGCTACTTTAGATGATGATACTAAAAAACTTATTAATAAACTTATTCTAAGACTTAGTTCTTATACTATGGGTTATATAATGATGGAATTTCTTTATAGAATATCTGATAAAGATATAGCTCCTAATTTATATTATTTAATACTTAATACTATTTTACAAGAAGAACTATGTTTTAGAATATATGAGGTGAACCCAGAATGATTATAGATACAAAGCCATTTTTTCCATCTGACTCAACTATCGTAAATCATGATGATAACTTATTTCTACTTCATACTCATTACTATAGAGATATAGATACTCTATTTAATATCTATATAAATAAAACTACAGGAACTTCAGTTCTAGAAAAGCATGAGAACCCAGAAGTTCCTGTTTTTATCGCAAGAAAAACTCCAAAATATCCTCAAGAATATATAAAAAGAGACTCTTGTGATAGATATATGGTTCCATATTCTAGAAAGAATAAGGCAACTAGAGAACTTTTATTTGAAGGTAAAAGAGTTTACTTTAAAGATGAGTGGGGAAATGAAATGCAAAAGATACTTATGCCTAATATTCCATATAAAGCAGAGTATCTTCATCCCGGAGTCTTTATGCTTGATGTTCCAATAGAGCAATGGACATTTATAGAGAAATCTAAAACACAATATCACTTTAATGATAAAGATAAAGTAGTTGAGTCAGACATAGCAATACCTGATATTCATTATGCATCTTTTGATATAGAAACTTCTAAAGATGAAAATGGAGAATGGTACATTAATATGAATACTTTCGTGGACGAGTTTACGAAGGAAGCTTATATTGATTTCCCTGTATTTGAAGATGGAAGATATAAAAGACAAGATTACTTAATTGCTAATAAAGAAAAGTTTAAAACTGATTTAAAAGCAAAGTTCCATGAAGTAGTTGAACATTTAGAACTTAAAGCTAATGCTAAAACTATTAAACTAGTTAAAGATACTTGTAATGAGTTTATAGATAATCTTACTATTCATGTAAGAGACTTTAAAGATGAAGCAACTTTTATAAGAGAAACCACTGAGACTATGTTTACAAAGCATAAACCTCATATACTTATGGCATTCAATACTCCATATGATATTGGAACATTCCAAGAAAGAATAGAAAAACTTGGACTACCACTTGGTACTATGAATGAAAGAGGAATAGGATATGATAATATTCGTCCTCCTTATGCATCTGATAATAATAAAGATAGATTTGACAAGACTAAACTTAAAGGAGACCAATTTAATCCTACAGAAAGAAAAGTTTATCTTAATAACATATCTCATACACTTATATCAGATTTCCAAACTTGTTTCTACTCCCTTAGAAGAGGAAGTAACTATTCAACATTTAACCTAGAAGATACTGCAAATCGTATAGTAGGATTTGGTAAACTTGATTATTCTCATATATGCAATAACATTTTGTATTTACCTTATGAAGACTTCTATACACATGCAATGTATGCTCTTATTGACTCAATCTTACTTATAATATGTAATAAGATAGGTTCTGAGTTCTATAAGAAGCTTATCTATGTACAACTTTCTAAAACTAATATAGAAGAAACACCATCTCCTAATATAGCTGTTATTCGTTCTTATCAAACAGATGTAGGAGTTATGTCTTCTATGATACCCGGGAATAATATAAATAAAGTGTTATCTTCTATGAAGATGGAGGAAGTAGTAAAGATATCTAAACTTCTAAATATAGATTACACTAAACAAAAGTATACACTATCACAAGGAGTATCTTTTGGAGGAGGTCTAGTTGCTGACCCTTTACTTAAAAAGATAGTTTCAGATGTACTAGAAGCTTATCCTATACTTAAAGATGAAGCTCATATAACTACTTTTATGAAGTTTATATCTGTATTATATCTTGATTTAAAATCACACTATCCATTCCAAATGTATACAAGAAACCTATCTCGTAGTACACTTGTTGGAGTTATAAATCAAATTATAAGAAAATCAGATGGTGAACCTATTAAATATGTAGGTTTTCTTAAAGGTGCTAAATATAAAAATAAAGTAAAATCTCTTGGTAATGTAAATGTAGCAATGATAAATAGAGACATTATATCGTATGGAAATATAACTTCAGGACTACCATCACTTGATGAACTAATAAAAGAGTTTATGCATTTTGATACTGAACCTATAACAGAAGTTATAAAGCCTAAAGTATATGAAAAAGTAATAGATAAACCTACACTTACTGCTTATTCTACAGTAAAATCTATTCTTACTTCTATTAATAGACTTAGAATAGATGCTCAAGAAGAAAAGTATATGCCTAAAGATGCTAAGTATTTTTTCTTAAATAATGGAGCAATGACTTATAATAACTCGTGTTTAGTAGAATATGATTATAAGAATGATATGTTTACCAAAGAAATGCTTGATGGAATAGAATTTGATGATAATGAATATAATATATCTTATTATGGAACTATAGTTAAAGATAAGCTAATATTTAGTAGTGATAACTATAAAGTTCCTAAGAATAAACCTTTTGATTTATCTGATAAGAAGTTCTATCCTATAGATGAAGATGAGCTTCTAAAACTTGCAGAAGCAGAAGTATATCCTACTACTTTAAATCTTAGAGATAATATTAAAATAAGAATGGTAAATCGTGCATTTTACTTTCCTTTTAAGAATTGGGTAAAGCAAATTCTACTTGCAAGAGATAGTAAAGGTTTACCAAAGAAAGAACCTGAAATATCAACACCTGTTTATAGATATGAAAAGTTAGAAGAAACTACTAAAATTCAATTTCAATATAGTATTTATCATAAAGAACTTATTCATCTTTATATAAATATCTATATGCAAATAAAAAACATTTAAGGAGGAATATTATGAATTACACACAAAAAGTAAATTATTTTCAAACTAATGTAGAAAGAAGGGTACCAAGACCAGATGTAGATACTGTTATAAAAGATGTATTTCCAGCACTTGCTAAAACAGTAGTTGCATCAGCTGAGTCTATGAGTTATGTTATGATTGAGAGAGTAAGAGAATTACAAGAAATGAGAAAGTTTGATGATGAAATGAAACTTTGGGTATGGAGAAACTTTAAAATTGGAATATTTAAACTAATGGAGTCATTTACAACTATTTCAAATACTCACCCTAATATATTCAAAAAAGTACTTCATGAAGAAAACTGTGAAACTGTAATGGCAATGTTTCTATGGAGCTTAGACCCATATAATAAAGATGAATACAATCTAGTTAAAATGTTTTTAAATCTTATGTATGAGTCAGAAATGGGAGATACTAGATATACTATAGACTATCAAAAAGTTTATAGAATGATACATTACCTTATAGATACTTTTGGATTTGAAGTATTAAGAGATAGAGTAAGTGCTAAATCATCAGCAAAAATCTATGATGCAATAGAAGATTATATCAATAATAGTTATAATACTAATAATGAATATTCTATAAAAGATATTGATAGTTATGTAACTACTGCATTTAAAAATAATACTTTTGAATGGAAATATAACTTCATAAATTCTATATTTGTAGAACCTTTTGATAACTAAAAATTAAAAACAAAGCCAAGTTTATAATATAATAAAAAGTTAAAAGAGGAGATATAAATATGGCTAAAATTACAAGAGTAAATCAATTTATACCAACATTATATGCAGGAATAGATATAATGCTTGGACAGAATGTTAGAGACCAAAAGACAGGAGAACTATTAGTTGCAGAGCGTGGTTTTAAACTAGGATGGCAATATGTACTTGGAGCAAAACCGGGTATTGGGAAGACATCTCTTTCTATAGAGATGGCTTCTGCTGCAATTAAACTTGGATATCCTATTAAGAAAGTTATAATAGTAGACTCAGACTCTTCTTCTCCAAGTTCAGAAAGAATATCTAAACTTACTAAACTTCCAAAAGAAGTAGTTGAAAAACATTTTGAAGTTTGGGATATGAACGTAGTTGAAGACATTACTGATAAACTAGTAAGACTTTCTAATGAATATTCTAAAGATAAAGAAAATGATAAATATGTTGAATTCCTAGACCCATATTCAGGTGATATGATAAAGATGAAACCATTTTACTTCGTTATTCTAGATACAGTTACTTCTATGATAGCAAAAAGAACCTCAGTTGAATATGTAAAAGATAAAGATAGTGAAAATGTAGTAGCTAATGAAGGTAATATGACTGCATTTTTGAAATTATCTGGTCTTATTAATGACTGTACTAATTTCTTTAATGGTAATGCAGTTTGGCTTTGGAATGTTCACTTAAAGAAGAATAATAAAGAAATAGGTAAATATGCAGCTGAAAAAGAATTTAAATCTGGTCAATCTGATTGGAAGCTTCATATGCCAGAAAGACTAAGACAAAAAGCATCAGCTATACTTATCTACAACTCAATACAAGATGGATATAATCTTGACTCAGACTCTCACCCAATTAACTTATATGGTCTTCAAGATATAACTTCTAAGTCAGTATATTCTACTACTATCACTCTTAATAAATCAAGAACTGGTAATGAAGGTAGAACACAAGCAAGACTTCTGTATATAGATGGTTCGTTTGACCCAGATATGCATGCAATAGCAACAGCTTATGATTTAGGAATACTTGATAAAGGAACTGGAAATTATCCAAATGCTGCAACTCCACATGTATTTAAAGGAGTAGAAGATGCAGAGCATGAAAATGAAGTTATGGGTAGAAGAGCTAAAGGAGCTTTACAAATTAGAAACTATTCTAGACCTACAAATATCATAGAAGCAAGACTTCTTTTTAAGTATACAGGGGACAATCCTGAATTGTGTAGACTTAGAGATGAATTTATTATAGCTGTTATGTCTGGACTTGAAGATACACTTTGGTATGAGCTTGAAATGAACAGTATTCTTGAAAAAGAAATGGAAACATCAGCTAAAAGAACACAAAACTTATTTTCTCTTATGAGAAATATTCAAAGAAAACAAATTCTGACTCAAGAAGAGCTTAAAGAAAAAGAAAAAGACATACCAACTACTATCCATGAAGTAGACATGGGAGCAGTATCATCTGAAGTAGCATAATGATAAATTTTAAAAAGGAGTGATGAATTATGGGTTTGATTGTAAACATTGATAAAGATGTATGTACTATTCAACATGCAAATGGTACTATAACATTAACAGAAGCATCTAAAGTTGGAAATATGGTATATGGGTTTTTAAATGGTGCTTATATACAAATATGTACAACTGCAGAACCTGATGGTTTCTTCTATGGAATATGGACACATGACGGTTCTAGACTTCAAATTATGGGATTATAAAAAGAAAATGACCTAGGGAGAAATCCCTAGGTTTATTTTTTTCCGCAATTTCAACACAATGATATATAGTAGATTGAATAGAGTAATCTATTTAATAAATAAAAAAGGAGGTAGTACAATGAACGTACTAAGAAATTTAATGAAGAAACAGCTAGAAACTTATGGGATTAAACTAGTTGTAATCGGGATTGAAGGACCAGATTGTATTGGGAAAGGAACATTTGCTAAGAGTTTAACTAATTATCTAACTCAAAACTTAGATAAAAAGAAATTCTTAAAACCAATACTAGCATCATTTCCTGATTATGATGAAACTTTAACTGGTAAGTTAATAGGTGATATTCTTAAAGGTAAAGTAGAGTTTGCTAGTGATACTAGAAAAGAAGCAGGTATGAATTTAGTTATGAAAGCTAATAGAAACTATAAGTTCCATAATATAGTTGAAAATCTATTAAAAGATTTAAAACTTAAAGATATGGGTAAAGTACAAATAGTAATTTCTGATAGAACTTGTTATTCTGCACTAGTTTATAGTTTTGCTACAGCTTATCTAGATGCCTACAAAGGTAATTTCTCAGATGAAAAAGCAGAAATATTCTTTACTAAACTTATTGAGAAGTTTTCTGATTTAGGTATTAATGAAACAGAAAGAAGAGAAACACTTATAAAAGCTCTTAAAGATGGAGTAAAAGATATATCTGAAAAAGCTATTACTGCTTATTTAAGTAACTTTGAATGCTTTAGAAGAGCTGTTGATAGTGTAGTAGGAACTGAGTATAATGAAGGAATACCTATGCCTGATTTCATTATTCAAGTAAATGAAGACTTTGATGACCCTAGAAGTCGTGAAGCTCACAAGTTCTTGCAAGATGAAAGAGCAGAAAGATTAGGTAAAGATTTAAATGAAGCAAATGAAAAGCTTCAAGAAATGGTATCACTTATTTATTACAGAGCAAGAAATGTGATATCTACTTTGGTAAAAGACACATCTTATTATGATTTAGGAGAAAAGAAAGATATGTTTGTAGCATTTGGAACTAACTTTAATAATACTAAATATGAAGAAAAAGTATTAGAAATAATTAAAGCTGCAAACTTATAAGAGAAAGGAGAAATATAAATGAAAGAAATATTTAAAACTATGTGGAATAATGGTAAGGAAAAAGACAGAGAAGATATGGTACTTATGTATTTATCTGGAGCAGATAGAGATATGAGTTTTGAAGTATTTAAAGGATACATTGACTACTTAATGGATAATAAAATTAGAAGTACTATAAATCTTACTGATTTAGTTAATAATGATTTAGATAAACCTTTATTTGAAGATGCAAATATAAAAGCTAGATTTGAAAGAGTAAAAGAAACATTTGCAAGAGTTTTATATACTGCACCAGACTTTATACTTGCAAGTTTATCTAATGAGTTTAATAGAAGAGGAGAAAATTCTCCTTTCTATAAATGGTCTCAAACTATGAGTATTACAGATAATAAAATAGAAAGAGATAAAGCTCATATAGAAATGTCTGCTATGGTAATTAACTTTAATGACCTTTTAAGTCTTGCTTGTTTGTATGGAGTAAATAAATTAGAATTCTATAAATTATCTAATGATATTTCTGAAATATATGTAAGAAATCTTTTAGATATGGGTGTATTTTTAGATAATAGTCCTGAAGTTAAGTTTATGTTTAACTGTTTAAATAAATACTTTGCTGAAGAAAAGTACTATACTCATATAAAAGAAGTTAGAGTTATTGGTACTCTTAATTATGAAAGTGAATTATTAGCTCATAGAGTTGGTATAAGAAAGGAACTTATAGAAGATTTAAAAGCTAATTTCTTAGCAAATGATACTACAGAAAGATATAAATTTGGAATAGATAATGATAGTTTCTTTAAAAATGTTAAAAAGTTTATTGATGTAGCAGCCATAATTGCAGCAAGACTTTGTGTAATTAAGAAATTCTCTGACTATGAAATAGATGGTAAAGCTGTAGATGAAGTGTATCCAGCTCCTCTATTTAAAGGAAATAAATCTTATGAAGCTAACCTAAGATGTGCTCTTGATGAACTTAGAAAATTTAATATAAAAGACGGATATGTTAAAGTTGAAAAGAAATTTGATGATAAACATTATAATCTTCTTAATTATGCATTTGCAAGTATAGGTCATAAAGAATTTACTGATATGTCTGACGAAGAAGTTAATTATGGAGTTATGAGAAATCTATTTGCATTTAGAAAGACTTTAGTTGAACTTCGTGGTTCTTTAAGTAAAGAAATGGATTTCTTAAATAATCCGACTTATATGGAAGTAGCAACACAAGAAATAGATAAACTTCTACATATAGTAAGAATATTCCCTAAGATGTTCTACTTTGCTTTAAATGATGGATTTACTACAGAAAAAGCAATAGCTGGTCTTCTATATAAATATATCCATAATTATGTAGTTGAACAAGAAGACCCTAAAGTTAAACATATCTTTACTGGAAGAGATTTAAAACTTATGGAAGATTTAATGAAACTTGAAGGAGCAATAGATGAAGATGAACTTCTAAAACTTGCAGTTGATAATATAAATGACTTATTTGAAGAAATGCCACCTATGCAATTTGTACATGTTGATATGTACAAAGTATTCTATGATAGATACTTTGAGTACAAAGAAGGAATACTTTATGGAACTAACAGACACTTTAATGAAAGTATATTCCACAATGAAGCTATATTAAGACTTACTATTATAGATTTAGCTGCACAAGTTATGGCATTCCATAATACTATAGTAATCCATGAAGACATTACTAAAGAAGACTTTAATGTAGATAATCTAGAAGGTTTATATTTAAGAGATATATTATGTTCAACATTTGGAGATTTAAGAAACAAGGAATTTACTCCATCTGAATTTACATTTCCAAGTGTTCCTAGTCCATATCCAGATGGTGGAAGAAGACTTATTACTCCAGCAGATAGAAAGCCAAGCTTTTTAAATGGAGCTTTTGATATTAATACTTTAGGTAAAGGTTTAAAGAAATAAAAGTCTTCCAAAAACAATTCTCCTGAGATAGCTATATATTTAGAACAGGAGGCATTTAACTATGGAAACTGGACAAAACTTACTAGAAAGAGTATTAAACCATCCTTATGGTCCTTATGCTATAATGGCTGTAATAGTTATAATAGTATTAGGTGCACTTTGGTCTGCAGGATATGCTAAGTTCTTAACTGTTGTAAAAGCAGGAGCAAGACAAGAAATCCTAGATGCCAAAGCAAAAGGATATAAAGTTACAGACATAGTAGATACAGTAACTCAAAAAGTTATTGCTAAAGTAAAAAATACTAAGTCTAAACTTATGCATGTAGCTATAGCTTTACTTACTAACAAGTGGATACTCGGTGTAGTTAAGAAAAGAATAACTAATATAGTCAATGCAATATCAGAAGAAGCTGCTGAAGAAAAGAAAGCTTAATATATAAATAAGAAAGTAACTAATTCATATAAAAGCTATCTCATATATGAGTTAGTTTATATTCTAGAAGATAATCCTAGACATTTGAGAAATCATTTGTCTAGGATATGTCTTTTCTTTTTTTCGCAATTTTTTCTCAGTTAAATATAATAAAAGGAAATAAATCTTATTATGATAATGTAGAACTTGCATCTAAGAGTAAGTTTATAGAATTCTATCTAAGTGTAGCATATATAAATCAATTAGATGTAACTAATGAAGTTTCAAATATACTTAATAACTTTATAATTGAAGATAACTTTACTTCAAAAGAAGACAAGTATATAAAAGAAACTTCTAAAAACTTTAACTTAGATGCAGTTACATATATTATTAAAACTGAATTTAGAGGTGCTTTGATAAACAGATTGAATTACAACATGTCAAAACTTTCAGAAATATACAGAACTGCTGATGATGAAACTACTGCAAACATATTACATTCAATATATACTATATGTGATGGATATGCAGATGTTTATGTTACATGCAAAATGTATAAAATTTTAAATGCAAGAACTGAAAGAATTAGTGATAAGAATAATTCTTGTATATCAACTTCTGATTTTAAAACTATTTACTTAGAAAGATTAGAAGATGATAGTGAATTATTTAATAATTTAAGAAATGTATTTGGAGAAGATAAACCTGAATGGTAATATTAAATATTACTAAAAAAGAAACAGAGCTTGAAATATAGTTCTGTTTTTTTCTTCGGTACTTCTTCTTTTCTTGCTAAAAAATCATATATATATATAATAAAATGTAACATTAGTTGCAAATAAATTTAAAAAAGGAAGTGTTTAAAATGAGAGATTTAAAAGATGTATTACTTAAGGATTTTGATGGAGTTGATTTAGTTTTGAAATTTGGTGAACTTAAAGATATTGCAAAATATAATTTAAGAACTTTACTAAGATTTGAACATGAAGAAATAGACATTATAGAAGACTATAGTGACCATATTGACTATATTATGAATGAAGTTAATGACATGTTTAAAAATACACCATATCTATTTAGTAAACTTATGTATGGTAATTATCTAGGAGCAGGTGAAGAAGCTATTGATAATTACTCTGCTAATATTAATCTATTCTGCTATTTAATAGTAGTATTTAATTACAGAATGACTAACTCATCTATAAAATTTCAAGAATATTATGCAAAATATGGATTTATAGATTTATTTAATAATCTTAATAAATTCTTAAAAAGCAAATATTCAGTTAAAATCTCTGAAGTAATAGAAAACTGTATGAATAAATCTGACTACTATTACTCTAGAGCTATGGAAAGTGAAACTTGGAAAGAAATGTTAGAAAATGATAAATATTTCTTAATGCTTCTAAATATGAAAGCTGAAATAAGAAAAGATTTATTAAATGACTTCATATCTGTATTTCCTAAAAAGGAATATGTAGATTATATGAAACATTTAATTCCATTATCAGCAGCAGTTGCAGAAATATTAGCTGCAAATATAATCTATACTGAGTATCCTAAGTCTAACGGTACTCGTTTATCTGATTTCTACTTTAAAGATATAACAGATGACTATGTAAAAACAGTTTTAGATTAAGCAGAAATAAAAAGAAGACTACCCTAGAGAAACTAATCTCTAGGGTAATAACTTCTAATATAGAAGTCCTTCATCTTCTTTTTTCTCTCTTCCATAAAAGCTCATATCTCTTACACTCTTCATAACATAACCATCATCACTTCCAGTTAAGCTATCATCACTTCTATTTTTAAAAGGATTACTTCTCATATTTACATTACTTTTCATTTTACTAGTAACTTTAAATACTAAATCAGCAAGTGCTTGGTTATTCTTCGCTTCTTCTATTATCTCAGTTAAAGTAAGTCTAACTATATTACCATTTATTACTTTAGTACAATAGATATCATCAACTGGTTCCATATTATCAGTATATCTTATGTACTCTCTAAAGTTAAGTTCTCCTTCTTTATCAAGATAATTATTATTTGCAATATCATCTATCCCAAGTTTATGTTCATTCATATCATAGAACTTAATCTTATGGAAGTCTACAACATAATTAAACTTCTTATAAACTGCTTCTCTATAAGTATCATCAAATACTAAACCATTAGCATGAAGTCTTGCAAATGTTCTATCATCATGAGAACCACTCTTTGCTTCTATTCTTACACCTTTAAGTACTTTCTTAGCTCTTAATGTCTTTATTTCGTCAACTGCTTTAGGATGATTAAATACATAAGGCTGTCTTTCTACAAGTTGTGTAAGTAAACTTTGAGTCATATAGTCTCTTCTTCCTTTAACTCTACTTCCTGGCAAAGTCTTAGTATCATAACTAAACTTCTTAGTACTTCCACTTATACCTTTATCAGCTATTTCTGGTGCATAATAAACATCTCTTGCAAATACAGTTTTACCATACTTAGGGTCTTGCATTATAATAGGAATTACATCTTGTCCCGGACCGTCCCATTCTATAGCAGATATAATTTTAGCTGTAGGGTTTCCTTCCCATATTAAATCACAAAACTTCTTATATACATATATAAAATCCAGTATTAAAAGAGTATTAGTAGCATATTCAAATATAGGCATACATGTTTCCATATCCATAGCGTAGATTACAGTACTATCTGCTTCTCCACCACCACCGTGTGCAATATCTATACCTAATGCTACTACATTAAAGTTTCGTAGTTCATCAATTAAGTTATTACTATTCTTAGTCTTTACATAATCGATCATATACCTATTATCAAGTAAGTATGTATCCCAATGAGTAGCATCTATCCAAGTTTCTATTCTTTCTATGTGTTCTTGAGAGAATAAACTATCAGTTGAACTACTTACCCATTCCATAAGTATTTCATTTCTAAACTTCTTACCATCTGGAATACTTCTACGTCTTTCATCATACCAAGCTTCACTCATTCCAAGCTCAGCATAACCATATTCAACAAAGAAGAAATTCATTTCACTACTTGCAAGCATATAATTTCTAAGTTCATCATAATTCATAGCAAGTAATTTATTATCAAACTTACATATTTTATTAGTAACTACATCATACATCTGTCTACCAGCAAGTGTAGTTAAATCTCCAGCAGTAGATGCATAGTGTATACTATGTCTAATTCCTTTCTTTCTTGCAAAATCATGTGTTGTAGTAGTTGCAAATTGAACCCCACTCATAGCTGCCATAATGTTTTTAACGAAGTTAAATTCGTCAAATAACATAAATCTAAGTCTACGTCCACGACCTGCTTTTTCTGCTTGTTTCTCTTGAGGAGATACAGCTATTGCAACTAATGTGTTATTAAGTTGCTCATTTCTGCTTTCTTTACTTCCTGTTTTAATAGAAGCTTCTACATTCTTATATTGAACTCCCTTTTTAACACGGTTTCTAACTTGATGCCATCTTAGGAATTCAGGAAAGTTATCAGCTATATCAATTACGTCTTTCTTATTATCTACAGCTCTATTATACTCATAGTGTAGAAATCCACAATCAAAGTCACTACTTCCATAAGCATACTCATAAGCAAGTAAATGTGTTACTATATAAGTTTTACCAATTTGTCTTGGTGCTGATAAGAAAGTATTGAAGTTCTGACAGTATAACCATATAAATACATATTGCTGAATAGTCATTTCAAACCTTGTAACTTCTTGGTTTTTAACTATTCTTGCACATTCCCTCATATGAAACCAAGGATTTCTTCTTCCCTCTTGTGCAACTTTAGTCTCCATCTCAGGAGTTAGTTTCATAAATGTATCTACACCAAGTAAATCTCTATCGAAACACATGAGATGAGCCTTAGTATTAAATTTAATACCAGAAAGCTCACTATATTTCTTTAAGTATAAATGGAAATCCCAGAATTGCTTATTCTTTGTAATTATATCATAGTATACAGTTTGAAATCTACCAGTTAGCACTCCATTATCGTCTGTATCAAGATAAACATCCCACATTTCATCAGGAAGTCCATCTATATTATAGAATACTTTCTCTTCTTCTGTTACATAACTATGAGATAACTTTACAAAGTTTCCATTAAGTATCTTGTGATATGGTATTTTATAATCTAAATCCTCTTTATTATCATTAAGAGATTTAATATATTCATCCATCATATCAATACAAGACTGCTTAAACTCAAGATAATCAGCATACTTCATCTCAAGTAGTTCACTATAGTAGTCTTTAGTATCTTCATCAACTACTTTAGTTACAATCATAGCAAGATAATCTTCAAAACTCTCAGCTTCTATAAGTTCTTTAGTATAAGTAAAGTTACTACCATTCTTTTTAAGGAACTTCTGAAACTTCAAACTCTCATCAGATGTTCCATCTAAATAAATTGCATATTTACTCATAAAAACTCCTTACAAATAAGTCAGGCAGGATTTCTCCCACCTGACATTTAGATTAATAATTAAAATCTGCTCTTGCTATACCATAAAGTCTAGTAGCTCTTTCTTTAAAGAAGTTTCTATCAACAAGAGCATCTCTTATTTCATACATTCTATCTTCTAAATTAGTTGCAAGAGCATTAAATATATCATCATTCTTATATTGATTTCTATAAACACCTATAACTCTTACAAAAGAACCAATCTTACGAAGAACTATACTTTGAGTATTTACATCATCACAGTTCATAGCTGCTGCAATAAGTGTATTTGCTTCTGCTTCTAACTTTCTGAACTTTTGTGCTGGTCCATTTGCTAGCATTCCTATAAGTTCTGCTTTAGTATAATTCTTTTGCTTAGTTACATTAATACTTTCTAATGCATCTGAACTAACTGGAATTATATCTTGAACTTGTGCATCTACTATTTCTTTAATTCTATCTTCATCACTTGGAACTATGTTATCCATAGAAGATACAAGCTCATCAACTAAACTATCTATTTCTTTAAGAGTTACAGTATCAACAGTTGTATATTCAGGAAGTTCTTGCTCTTGTAAACTTTCTAATGCTACATTAAGCTCATTAAGCTTTCTATTTCCTCCATTTAGTTGATAAGCTGCATAATCTGCAGTTAAGATATAACTTCTTTTAAGTTTATCTATTTTCTTATAAGTATTTCCAATTAAATAATCTATATATCTAAGTCCATGTTCTTCATATCTTCTACTAGAACCAGCTATTACATCAAATGCATTAGTAAGTCCTTCAACTGTAGATACTTTTCTTAAACTTATATCAAGATAAGAAACCATATCAGAAACACTTCTTATAAGAGTAGAAGTATTACATTCATTAATCATATCATAAAATACTTTATAAATGAATAAAACCTTAGTTACATAAACTATATTACTTTCTTTAAGTTTAGCATACTTCATTACTTCTCCAGTTTTCTTAGTTTCTAACATTCCTAAATCAGAAAGTGTCTTTAAGAATAATGGATAATTACTAATATGAAGAAGCATTCTTTGAACTAATGTATCAAGTATATACTCATCATAAAGTTCTTTATTCTTAAGATATCTATCAGAACCCATAAATCTTATAAGAATAGTAGAAAACTCAAATAAGAAACTCATATGTTCTTTAAAATCATTATATTCAACATTATCTCCTAAGTTCCATCCAACCATACAAGCACTCTTAATATCAAATTGAAGCTTATTAGATATTCCATCATCATTTCCTACATAAGAAAAGCTACTACTTCCCTCTACATCTTTACTAAGAGAAGCATTACTTCTATCACCTAGCTTAATAGTTCCAAATATACCAAATTCATAACCATTATCCATATCACACCAAATAGTTGATTTCGCTATACTAGCAGAAGTTCTTTTCATTATGTCTAATTGGTCATCTCTAAATAGTTTATGAAGATAAGCTTCATGTTCTCCGTCATACTTATCATCATGTCTTCCATAACCTCCATGTTTAGATAGTAGGTTTATATATGAAGTAGCAAGATTTAAATCTGTTTCTCCTTTATCTTTAAATACTTTATCTATAGCTCTACTACATATAGAATTTAAAGTCTTAACTGCATTTTCATGCTCTTCTATAAATCTTTTATAAGGTATAGAACTTACAGCATTGAAAAGTGTTTTAAAAGTATTCATAATTTCCTCCTTTTTATATTAATGTAATTAAACATAGCAAAATTGTTTCGGTTCTACTCAGCTAAAAACAAAAATATCTGTTAAAAACCCTTTATATTAAAGGTAAAAATCTAAAAAGGAGGTTTAAAGGAATGGTTGAATTAACAGAATTCATAATCGCTTCTCGTGCCAATAAGATTATCAGAAATTCTAAACTTACTGATATTTCATATACTGGACTTAATAAAGCAGAATATGGGTTCTATAATGACACAACTCAGATAAAACTCAATACTCTTAACGATAATACTTCTTATCAATTACAAAAGAGACTTGAAGATATACTATATTTGATATTTCCGGGAACTAAATGTCAAAGATTTATAGGTGTTGAAGATACTATTGATGACAGGTATTTCTATCCTATAACTGTTGCAACTATATTTAGTAACGATAAGAAAGCTTTTATTCCTTTCTTCTTCGGAAAAGAAACATTATTTATAATATCACCTTTTGTAAGAAAAGAAGAAACTTCATTTATCGGAGACAAGTTTGTAATTCCTATATGTAAGATATCTGAAATAAATACTGAAACTCTTTTAGTTAATTTAGATACAGAAATTACAAAACCATGTCCTGATAATGAGAATACTATCTATGGACCAGCTTCTCTTGCAGAAAGATTTAGAATTATTATAGACGAACTTACAGACATAATAAGTCCAATATGTTCTGCAATACAAAAAGCTTTTCCTAGTTTTGAATATTCTGTTGAGTCTGAAGTAATCTCTTCAAAAGAGAAAGGTTATTATAGACTATATGAACGCTTTGGTATGGAAGCAGAACTTATGGTAGATAAAGATTTAGGTTTGCTTGAAAATCCACAAGATATAATTGCAGATATAGATTTCTTACCAATAGTTCTTAAAAATGAAGAAGATGATAAAACTAGGTATCTAACTCTTACTTTGCTTGAAAAGCAAGATAATGAGTCTTCTAGAGTTATAAGAAATGTAAGGCTTGAAAAAGAAATAAACGAACCTAGAGATACAGGTATAATAGGTGTTAGCAGAGATGAGGCAAAGCCTAATGGTGTTATAAATGAACTTTTAGTACTTCGTGAAACTGGAAATATTTATCCTCTTATATCTCTAGATGATAGTGAGTTTTACTCTAATAAGAAAATAGTATTTATTCTTAATGGAGAAGTCGTAGATACACTTCCTATAGAAGATATCTATGAACTAAGAAAAGGTTATCCAGAAGTTAAAGAAGTAAATAAGATAACTGATGATGGAAGAGAGTATATCCATGCAGAAGAGGGGGTAGCTGACATTCTATCTACTATTAAGGAAATTGGAATAAGGGCAGGTTCTACACTTTATGGAATTCTAGCTCCAATAGTTAAACTTCCAAAAGAGATGGCAACTACGATATTCCAGTTCATAAGAAGAACATTTTTAATAAAGCAAAATACTACACAAAAAGAACTAACAGAAGAACTTAAGATAAAAGCTTTAAATGATGATTTAGATATATTTACTGGTAAAGTAGAAAGATGGTTAGAAGCTGGAACTATAGGAATTGCTTCATTCTTCCTATGTGGAAATATAATAGTTGGAGTATTCGTATGGTATGTATTTAATAAAATGGCAAAGCAATCAAGAGCAAGAGCAATGGAACCGCTTGAACACCATGTTAATACTATTATTCAAACAGTAGATATGAAAATCAGATTTGCTGAAAGTGAAGGAGATACTAAAAAGATAGAGGAACTTATGAAGTATCGTGGACATCTTCTTCTTATGAAACATAAAGTAGAAAATTACAAGAAAGAAATTACTGGAAAAACTCAACTTGAATACTCTAAAGTTAATGAAGTTGAGAGAACAGGTGGGGGTTATTAATATTTAAATCAAAAGATTATGGTCTCTTAAATCCAGAAAAGGAGGTATTATGAAGTATGATGGATGGTATAAAACACTACGTGAGTCTAGCTCTAATAACAGTGTTTCTAGCAATAGCAACATTGATAATCAGAAATCAGGAGAAAATAGACCATTTGGAAAGGACTATGAAGAAATAGCTCTAGAAGGGTTATTTGCAACTTATGATTTAAATGAAATTAAACTATCATCTAAAAAAGGTAAGATTAGACTTGGAATGGAAGCAGATGATGACTTTGGTTCTCTTGGAGGAGATGACCTAGGAGATGTCGGAGAAGACAGTGATGATACTAACACTGGAGAAGATTTCTCTGATGATACAGGAGATGACTTAGGTGACGACTCTGCTTTTGGAGACATGGGTTCAGATGATTTTGGTAGTTTTGGAGACGATACTGCTGACTATGCTGATGAAAACGGAGACAGTAGTAAAAAAGGTAAATCTAAAAAGATTTCTCGTAAAGATGCATTAAACGAAGACTATGACCAATCAACTCAAATAAGAGAAACACTTGAATTTCCTAAGAAATTCCAAGCTCTTCGTAATATAGTTGCATCTAATATGGAAATTGCATTATCTCAAGCACATGTAAATCCTAATGTTGAAAGAACTATTCACAAAGTAGGAGAAAAGTATCAAGAACTTCTTAAAAGTTTAGATTTGTATACTAAAAATATGAGTTCTAAACTATATGAAGATTTATTTGCTGATTATATAGAATTTCATACTATAGCAAAGTCTTTAAAACTTAGTTATGAAGCCTTAATTGCTATGTAGAAAATTCACAAATTAACAATCGTTGTGATTAAAATATTACCTATACAGGTAATAATAAATATTTATATTTCAAGGAGGTAAAAAATGTATAACATAGACATAACTAATCCATTCGCAGGGTTAGAAAATTTAGATGATGTTCAAGCTATCGTGAGTGGTACTAGAGCACCAGGAGAAAATTATGAGTCAAGATATGATGGTGGTTTAGAAGCAGAACTTCAAAGACTTAATGATGAAGCAGATGCTTTTAAATCAGAAGCTACTATAATTGCACTTGAATGTGTAAATGCAAATAGAGCTATCCAAGATATCATGAATGGAGCAAATCCAGTACAAGCATTCAAAATGTATGGATTTGAAGCAGAAGAAGGAGAAAGTGAAGAAGCATCAGTTGAAAAAGCAACTTCTACAGATAGTTTCTTCAAAAGAGCATGGAAAGCAATATTAGGATTTATTTCTAGTGCTGCAGCATACTTTGCTCACTTATTAAAAATCAAAAGAATATCAGGAAGAGTATTCTCAGCTATCTATAATGATGCTAAGAAAATCAATGATAAAATAACTGAAGCTGAAGGAAATGTAGGAAATAAACTAGATGGAAAGAAAGTTACAGTTACTAAAGCATTGGATAGTCATTGGAAAACTGTAGAAGAAATATATGCTTCTAATACAAAAGTAAATTCTGATAATGTAGTATTGCCAGACCTTGCTGAAAACGCTGCTGATAATCCTGATGATATTCAAGATTTTATAACAGCTTATGCTCAACATTTCGGTATAGTTTTACAAGGAAAAGTTATGAAGCAAGAGTCAGTTGATGAAATATATAATGCAGCTGATGAAAAATTAAACTTAAATGGAATTAAAGATACTGAAGAAGTAGCAGCTTCATCTGCTTTATCAACTTCTAAATCTTTAATTGGAACTATCATGAATTATGCTGATGAAAGAAAAAATACAGAAGGAGCAAAACAAGATGCAATAAGAGCTTTTGAAAGTGCATTTAAAAATGTTAAGAAAGTTCATAAAGCAGTTAAAAAGAAAATAGATGATGATAAAATATCAGCTGATGATAAGACTACTTTAACTAACTTATCAGAAAGCTTAAAATCTCTTGGACATTTAGCTAAAAAGCAATCTTCTGTTTACAATAAGTGTCTAAAAGGATTTGCAACTGTATCTAATAAAGCAATATCAGATGCAGCTAAAGTAGTTAAATTAATGAAATAAGAGGAGGAATAATATGTATTTTACATTATCTAAAAAATTAATCAAAGAAAACTTTTCTGAGATTATGTCTGGTTTAGAAAGTGAAATGAGTATCTTTAATTCTTCTGATTATATAGATGATAACGTTGATGAAATTGCTGCTATGGAAGATATAACTAACTTAGGTGAAGCTATAACTTCTTTTGGTATTGATGTTATAGGTTTAGAAGCTGATACAGAAAGTGGAGCAACTGAAGAAAAGAAAAAAGGAAGACTTGCTAAAATAGGTGCTTGGCTTAAAGAAATCTGGGAAAAGCTTGTAAACTATATAAAGCTATTCTTTAATAGTTATGCAAGAAAACTTAATAAGATAAAGAAATATCTTAAAGAACTTGAAGATGCTGTAAAAGCAGGACTTGATGTAAAAGATTATGGAGATGCTAAAATAAGCTATGGTAGATTTAATGAAACATTTATTAATACTTTAAATGGTAAAGTTGAAGAACCAACTGCTGCAAACAGAGCTTTCCTTACATCTAAGAGTGCTTATGTACTAAGAGCTGCACAATATGTTTCATATGGTTCTACTCTTAGTCAATATAATATAAAGAAAGCTAATAAGGATTTAACTCCTAGTCAATCTATTTATGAGTCTTTAATACTTCTTCTAACTATCATATCATGCCTAGCTAAAGGTACAGTTGAAAATATAGCTAATAAACCAGCTGTTGCAACTGATCTTCTAGATGTAGTTAAAAAAGCTACTGAAGCATATTTTAAAAGAGAAGAAAAACCTATTAAAATATTAGAAGATGGACTTAAAGAAAGATTTGATAGATATATAAAAGTTATGGATGATATAGGTAATAGAGGATTAGCTGTTAAATTAGATGAGATAGCAGTTCAAGAAGTAAAAGATACAGCACCAAGTGCAGCTCTTAGTTACTATTCTACATTTAATAATGTACTTATTACTGACTGGTTCAAAGATATTAATACTGATATCTTAAAAGAAATAAAAACTGTAGTTGGTGATACTTTAACTCCTGAGAAATTAGATGATAAAGAAAAACCAGAAAATACAGTTGCTTTCTCTAAAGATTTACTATTATATAATAAGACTATGCTTAAAACATTCAATAAGAATTATGCTAAAGTAGCAAAATTCGTATTCAGCTATGTAAATCAAGTATATAAAACAGAAATGAAGACACTTAAAGAAATAGAAAAATTAATCAAAAAATAATTCAATTAAGGAGGAATAAATAAATGTTTGAGAGAAAAATAGCGAATAATGTAGTCAAAGAAGTTTTCGGATACGAAAGCATCAATGGTACATTATCTAATAAAAATAGCAAAAGAAACATTGGTAAAGATGATGGAACTGTCTATGCAAATATGGCAGGAATAAAAAGATGGGGAGCAGAAGATTTACAAGCAATGTGTGGTCTTTTAAGACAAAGACAAGAATATATGCCTAACTCTGCTTTATTTGATAATAAACAAAGAAGAGCGGCAGAACTTGTACTTGCTCAAGAAGCAATAAATAAAACTATAGATGCAACTTTATCTTCAAAAGCAGCTTGGGAAAAATTACCAGCTCCTTTAAGAGAAATAGCTGGATTTGCTAAAGCAAGATATGATAAAGAAATGGAATTTATAAATGCTAATGAAGCAGAAACTCCAAATAGACAAGCAGCTGAATATAAAGCTAATCTTGCTAAAAATACTGTAAAAGATATCTTATTTACAGGTATGGCATCAATAGTAAATGGAGCAGCTTCTGGATTTATCAACTTAGCTAATGGTACATATATGACTGCAGGGGAAGCATTACAAGCTGGTTCTTCTTATGCATTACATTATCCTGTACTTGAATTCTATGCTCAATGGGTAAACTCAGCTGGAACTATCTGGTCTAAACTTATTAAAACTGTTAATATGGTATCACCAGAAAGCTCAATGCCAATAGAACATAAATCACAAGTTTATGTATTCAGAGATAAAGATGGTAAAATCAAAAAAGAAATCAAAAGAGAAGATTACTTTAGATATATGGATATGAGACTTTTAAAAGAAAAAGGATTACTTCCAAATGATGTAGATTACATGAACCAATTCTTAAGAAAATTAGTAATTCAAACTGCTAACTTCAATAAGAAATTAAAACTTCATGAAGTAATAGCTCCACAAACAGAAGCTATACTTAAATCTTTCCAACAAGCAGTATTCTCTTTTGAAATAAAAGAAGTATTATTAACTGGAGAAACTACTGGAGGAACTGCAAATAAATTTAAAGGTCAAATCTATGATACAGATGGAACTCCTATCCAAGGTACTCCATTAACTGAATTCCACTATAATGGTAGAGTATTATTCTTGACTCCAGATGCAACTAAACCTCAAGAATACTACATATTAAATTTATACTTTGATGCAAAAACAAATGAAATCTTAGTAGGATTTAATAAATCAGCTTCTACTTTAACTGCTGATATCATATCAATAGAATTTGAAGTAAAAGTACTTGATTTACCAAGAGTAGAACAAAGCTTATCACAAGTTGAAAGCAGAACTCATAAAGTAACTATTACTGCAGGACCTGTAATCATGAAAGAAGTAAACTTCAACCCTGAATATGTATCTTTCTTAGAAGCCAAAACAGGTTCTGGAAAAATAGTTGAAGATGAAATCAATGCAAGAACTGAAGAGTTATCACATCTTGCTGAAAATATCTTTATAAATGGATATAAAGACATGACTACTGCTTTAAAAGCTAAAAGAAAATTAGAAGATGCAATTCCTAACTACCAAAGTTATGAATTCTGGGCTCACTCTAATTTAGACTTAGCAGAAGCTAATGCTTTAAATAAAGGTGAAAACTATAACATGAGAGTTTCTAGATTATTCCAAGGTCTATCAACTGCTTATGCTAAATCAGCTAATACACAAAATGTAGGAATGACAGTTTTCTGTAATGTTGAAAGTTTAAATCCATTAAATCCTGCTATGATGCCTATTATAGGAACAGTAAGTTCTGATACTGCTGGAGACTTCTTAGGAGTAGTTTCTCCAATAGAAGCACATGTATTTACTGCTGGAACTAATAATGGACCATCACCAGTAAAAGCTGTAATAGTAGGAACTAATAAAGCTGACTTCATGCCTGACCATAATAAAGCATATACAGATGCTAAAGCTAAAAATGGTGGACAAGAACCAAGCTTAGACCAAATATCTGCAGAACTTGTACATGATTATAATATCTGTCCTCAATTTGCAGAACCTAACTTAGAAACATTCTTCATGACAAGAGTTGCTCTATCTATGACTGACTCTTCAATGGGATATAGAAGTGAAACTGTACAAAATGTACCACATATCCAAATGAAGTCTGGATTTAAAATTCAAATAATAAAAGCAGCTGGTGGATATTTCTCAATAAAAGGATATATGGCACCTCCTGTAAATAACTGGAACTAACATATAAATAAACTAGGAGGAGAGGGAGAAATCCTTCTCCTCTATGTTTTTATTTTTTACCGAAAATATAATAAAGGAGATGAGAATAGAATGAACCTAATTACTACAAAAACTGTAGGTGCTGGAATGGATATCTTTATGCTTAATACAGTTCCTGTTATGAACAGCATTCAAGTATTTGGAGCAGAAGCAGAAGGAGCAATACTTCAAGAATATACAGCAAGAACTCATTTCTTAGCAGGAATAACTATGGACCAAGTAATTAAACTTAAGTCTGGACTTGCATATTTGGAGTTCTGGACACACGGAATAGACCATACAAAACCTACTATAAATGGTAGATGGTATCCTGCTGACAAGATGAGAGAAGCATTAGGAGCACCAGCTATACTTAAACAGATGAACCAAGGTGGAATTAAAGGTTGCAAAGAACACCCAAAGATTAAATCACCTAAGAGTGCAAATCCCGGAGAAGCTCCAAGTCAAAGTGAAATACAAGACATAATTCAAGATATTACATTTATAAATCCAGATTTAGTTACTCACTACATAGTAGGATATAGATGTTATGAAGATTGTACTTTATTTAAAATAAGAACTTCTCTTACAGATTTAACTATAGTAAATGATATACTTGCAGGTAAAATACCAGCATTTAGTATAAGAACTCATGGTTTATTTGTACCTGATAATGCATTTGGTGGATGTCATAAAGCTGCAAAATTAAACTTTGTAACTATTGATTATGTAGGAAACCAAGCAGATGTTAAAGCAATATCTAATACAGATATGAGTTTAGTTGATGTTCAAAGTGGAGAAAGAATGCATTTAACTCTTGATAGTCGTGTAGGTACTGAAAGTGTTGGAATAGATGAATTCTATAAAAAGAATGATATATGGGTAAGAAGAGGAATAATAGCCTCTGATGCTGCTATAAATCATTCTGTACAAATAAGTACTAAAGCAACTGAAAGAGAAATGTTAAGAGAATTATCAATGGATATTTTCTAAGAGAGGTGTTAATATGAATATTAATACTTTAATATATAGAATGAAAAAAGCAATAGGTTTAAATGGAATACTAAAAGGTGTTTATAGTGACTATAAGATAAAAGATAGTATTAAGTCGTCTTTAATGGAGTATAATAGACACAGTGGGTTTTCTATCGCATATACATTGAGGGAGTTACTTTCAAATACTCCAAGAGTTAAAAATGACCAACATTATGATGCAGGAAACTATAAAGACTTAGTAGTAGTACTTCCAGATGAACTAGTAGAGGCTATAGAAAGAACAGGATGTAGAGTAAAATCAGTTAGAATGTATGAAATGCAAAATGTAATACTTGCATTTAACGATAGAATAAGAAGAGGTATAAAAGATTTAGCATGGGATTTCTCTAAGCAAGAGATGAATACTTGGAATGAAAGTGATATGACTCCTATGTTTAGACCACCAGCTACAGTAGTACTTCAAAACTGCAGTTATATGCTTGACTTATTATATGATAAAGAACTAACTATTATATGTGAGCATCCTAAAAACCTTGCAACTATTACAACTAATCTAGAGTCAAGATTTGAAGAATTATGTAAACTTGATTTAATGATAGATATGTTTAATAATAATCTTGCATATCTTAAAATAGATATAGGTAATGGAGCAATAGACCCTCCTTTACAAGACTTTCAAAATGCTACAGAAAATAAAAGAACACTTCTTGAAGAATTGAGAGTTCGTGGAAGTATAGATAACATTATGCTTTCATAATGGGGAATAAAAAAGAAATCATACCTTACTACATTTTATGTGTAGTAAGGTACTTTCTATATTTTATTCCGCCTAAGTTTTCTTCTTCTTATTATATTACGAAAAAACTTACTCCTAGAGAATAACTTCTTATCTATAATAATTGCATCAAGTGGTCTGTAAAGTTCAAAGTATACTCTAAGTTCGTTAAGTTTTATGTTTTGTAAGTTACACTTATTCTCTTTTACTTCTTCTTTAATCTCGGTAATCTTCTTCTCGTCAGTTTCTTCCAAAGCTTTCTTAATATCTTTGATAACGTCATTTATAACACCCCCTTCCTTTGTAACTTTAAGAGTGAAATTAATAACACGAATAAAAAGAACTCTAAGAATAGAAGTAACTATTTTAATAAATATCTTTTTAGTTTTATCTGTTTGACCAATAAGATATATAGTAGCAACTAACCCTCCAGCTTTATATCCATTCTTTTGTAAAAAAGACATAACTAAATCAAATAACTCATTCACTACACTAAACATTGGACACTTCACCTCCACTTATATAATTATAATCTTACCAAAATTTGTTTTTTCCTAACCCTTAAAATAAAAACAAGCATATATCGTAATAAGAATAAAGTTTATTATAGGAGGAAATATGAATAAAAGAATATTAATTACAGCAGATATACATTATGAAAGAATACCAAAGGACCAAAGAATATCGTTTTTAAGGTACTTAATAGGCTCTATAGACGAGTTTTTGCCTGATATCTTTATAATTGCTGGTGATACCGTAGATAGCCGTAATTTAAGAGCAGAAAGTGATGATTTTAAAGAAGTAAGTGAATTTGTAAACTCACTTGCTGATAATTGTGTTAAAAGAGGAACTACTTTTATCATACTTAGAGGTACACCTTCACATGACGGAGATGTAATGCAAAATATAACTTCTTTTATGGGAAATAAAGTAATCTATATAGATAAGATATGCTCTAAGTTTATACAAGATTTGGCAATAGGTTTTATTCCAGAACTTTACTATGCTAAATATGAAGATTTCTTAAAAGATATGGAAAGTGAGATTAAGTTTTCACAAGATGTAATAGTATTTCATGGAATGATGAACTTTGCAATACCAGCTGTAAAGCAAATAGATAGTAGATGGGATTTACATAAGAACTTAGTAATGAATTATAAAGATGTAGAGAACTATGCAAAAACTATAGTAATAGGTGGACATGTACATGAGTTTATGAGTAAAGGAATTACTTATTATACTGGAAGAGCTATTAGTAATGTAGGAGAAGTTACAGAAAATAGAGTATTTGGACTTCAACTTGTGGATATAGATAATAAGAATAATAAGTTTGAACTTAAATCTATTATAAATAAAGATGTTCCTTTAATAAGAAAAGTAACAGTTGATTTAATAAATGATGATATAAGAGAACTTATAAATCATTTTAAATCATTTAATGTTGATGAACTTAAGTTTATTTTTCTTGTAGATAGTAATGAAAGTACTGTAAATAAACAGAAAGAATTTATGGAAGTTATAAAACCAAAGTACTATCAAGTAAAACATAAAGTAGAAGTAAAAGAAGTAATTAAAATGGAAACTGGTGTAATAGAAGATATAGACTCTCTAGTACATGAGTTCTATAAAAAGAAAACAAACCTAGATATTCCTGAAAGTTTGTGTAAGGAAATAGATTTAAAAATGAAAGAATAGAGGTGAAAATATGGGAAATGAATTACTAGGAGAGTTACTTACATACATTCTATCAGACCCAGCAGATAGAACATTTCTTATAAGCCTAAAAGAAGCTATAAATTCAATTCCAGCTGAACATACAACACAAGAAGAAGAACTTCTAGATAGAATGTTAGATGTTTTACTTGCTAATAAAATAGAAGAAAAGAAACAAGTATTTCAAATATATCTTGGTATGGGATTTAAAGATGAACTTAAGTCTTATGTGTCAGTTATTGAGAATGGAAGAGTTAATAAAGCATATAAAAAAGAGCTTATAGAAAGAATAAATAGTATTAATATTTCAAATATACTAAATCCTATAGTAGAAGACTTACAAGATAACTTATTATCTCTTGAGGGTGGTAATCCGGGTAAGTCAAGAAGACAGTATATGGATACTATAATGGAACACATTCTTGATTTACAAAATCGTTCTTATTTACTTGTAGTAGATAAATCAAAAAATCAAGCAATGATAATAGACCCTGAAAATGGACTTGGCGATACAGGAGAAGTAGTACATAAGCAAATAGATAAAGCAGCCAAATCAAAGATTAAAACTATACCTAGTATAGATATGCTTGTAGGTGGTGGTTTCTTGCCTGGTAGTTTAGTTCTTATATGCTGTTTATCTGGACATGGAAAATCACTTATAATGCAAAATATAGCAATTTATGCAAGTATTAATAATAAGAAAGAAGACTTTGAAGTAAGAGAAGGTATGAAACCTTGTATTTTATTTGTGTCTTACGAAATGAAACTAATTCAGCTTCTTCAAAGACATTTATCTTTCTATGGATATTCAGATAAAAACCTTATCTATGATACTCCAAAAGAAGAACTAGATAAATTAATACTTGAAGAAACTAAAAAACATGGAGTGGAGCTTCCTATAGTTTATGATGACCAAATAACTATAGATGAAGATAGTACTGGAAATCCTACTGCTGATGATATAAGAAAGTCTATTAAAAGATATCAAATGGCAGGTTATGAACCAGTTATGGTAATAGTAGATTATATTGGTCTTATGGATGTTAAGTCTAAACAAGGAAAGAAATTAGGAGCAACAGGAGCAGATGGTTCTTATGCTCTATCACAAAAAGCAAGAGAACTTCGTCAAGTAGGAATAGAATATCAAATTCCTATAGTATCAGCTCAACAGCTTGATAGTGAAGCTAATATGATATTTTCACAAGTACAGCAATTCTCTAAGATAATAGACCCATTAGTTCTTATGGGAGATAATATGCTTCGTGGTTCAAAGCAAGTAAAAGATAACCTTGAAATACTTATGTATGGAGATGTATTTAAAATAGCTAAACCTTTATCTAAAGATAGTAATAGTAAAGTAATAGAATACGATAGCTATGTAGCTTTAAATGTTAAAAAGGACAGAGATGATGTATCTTTTTATAAAGCAAGTGAAAGAGATTTTGAAACTATTGATGGATATAAGAGAATGAGTGAAAAAGTTAAAAATGATGCACAAACAAGAAGGTTCTTCCAAGAACCACAAAAACCTCTTTGTGTAATTCCACTTATAGATAAGACTATGAAAATGCATCCATTTGATTATGGTCGTAGTGTAAGAACATATTATTGCAATAATCTTGGTACTGCAATAGATATTAATGCTTTAAAAGAGAGTGAAGAAGATATAGATTTAGCATTTAATAGCTTAGAAAATGATGAAGATTTAGATAATTTAGAATAAGTTTATTAATATTTAATTACATATAATAATGTGAAAATAAGTTCTTTATAATCCCAAAAGAATTTATTAAATAAAAAACTTAAATCATGATTTGAAGATTTTTTATTTTTCGGGATAGAGATATAATCAAGGAAAATAAAAAATAAAACTAAGAAAGGAGATGATTTGCTTATGGCAATCACAGACAGAGATGAAAGAAGTATAAGAGGTAGTCGTTTAACTATCCAAGATAGTGTAGATGAGTATCTAAAATTGGTAGACTCTGCACAAACAGATTTTAAGCAAGGAGAAGAAGGATACGGGATTAGATTTCTTTTCGATTACTTTAAACCTGTAAGTGGAGAGTCAATGTTAAAATATTTTGATAAAATTATTAATTTTATCAATAATAATGGCAAAGAACAAGTAGAACCAACTGGATATTATAATGAACTTGATAATTTAGGAAGAGAAACAGTTAATGATATGGCTGTTGCTATAATAAATTATACAGATGAAAATAATAATATCCAATTAAACTCACTTGCAGTTCAAGGTGAGTTTGTACAAGCAGTTGACAGTTTTGGAAGAACAGATGATAAATCTAAGTTTATACATGCAGATGATAGCATTGCAACTTTAGATGCAAATGATGTTGCTCCAATAATAAATAGAATGGCAACTGTAGGAAGTTTATTTAAATCTGCACAAGAGTTACAAGAAGGGATACTAGCAGTTGGACCAGCTCTTCTTGACTTTGCAGGTCAACAAAATGCACCACAAGGAGCATATGATTTAGTACTTGACTTATTTGCAGGAGCAGATGCTTTTAATAATATGGCAAGAGTGCTAAAGAAACTTAAATACATCTCTTCTAGAGGTGACAGAGGTAGAGCTAGAGGTGAAATATCTTCAAAAAGAAGATACGTAGGAGAAGTAGGTAGAGATGAGTTAGGAACTATCAGAGAAACTAGACTTTCAATTCGTCAAGTTGAAGAAATGTATAGAACTATACTTGAAGTCTACTCAGCTTTCTTACCTAAAGGTTCTATAGAGACTCTAAATAATATTATAACAGCAGATAACAGATACCAAGAAATAGTAAGTGATATATTTAACATTTTAAATAATACACCATTTGATATCATTTACAAAGAAGCTTATATTAAAGCAAGAATATTTGAAGGTATAAACCAAGATGTATTCTTTGAAGCTGTAGATGGTATTAATCCAAGACTTGTGATGATGGGACTTTATTACTTATCAGCAATGAATGGAGCAACTAACTTATTTACAGATGTATCTGCAATAATAGGAATTACAAGAAGTCAAGCAAGTATATCAATTCCAGAAGATTATACTTTAGGAAATATTCTAAATTATACTTATGGAACTAATGACACAATACCATTACTTCTACTTGCAGAACTTCTAAATGATGAAAGACTTGGAAATCTTATAAAGAAGCTTTATACTCCAAACAGAACAGGAGATTACACAATGTCAGCTGATGCAATAGAAGCTTATATAAGAAAATCTAATGCAAACTTCAGTTCATCACAAAGATATAAAACTACAGATATAATTAAATATCTAAATGTTCAATTATCTGGAGCTCAAAAAACCACTAGTTTATCAGAAGATGAAATATCTGACTTTGCAGAACTTGTAAATAATGCATTATATAATAACAGAGGATAAGGGGTGACATAGATGTCTACAAAGAAGTACGGACATATTCAATCTTATGCCGAGCAAAGAAAGCAAGCAAAACTTCGTGAAGCAGAGGAAGAGGAATATGATGGTAGATATGGTAGTTACAATGGTACTAAAGTAAAACTTGATATATTTGGAAAAGAGTATGGAAGAATAGGAACTGCTACAGTTCTTAAAACTAATACTGGAACTGGATATAGGAAAGTTTTAGGAGATATACCAGAAGACATACCATTGGGAGCAAGTGTAAAAGAATTAAAAGAGTGGGAGAAAACAGACCCAACAAGATTTCAAACAGTAAATGGAGTACAACCAAAAATAATATCTAAAGGAGGAATAGGAAAAATGGGTACAGGAATGAATTTTAAAATACCAAATGGAACAGGTGGAGGAATTGCAGCAAAAATAAATGCAGGATTAACAGCAGCTTTAAATAGTCCTGCAAAAGGAATTAGTGCTTTTAAAGGAAAAGGTGCAGTAGGTGGAATGATTGGAGCAAAAGTTAAAGGAGTAGGAGCTTTAAATGCAGGTATCAATACAGGTTATTATCAAGAAGAAGAAACTGCTGGTAATAAATATCTAGAAATAGATAATAATGGAAACTTCGTTGCAAAGAAACCTAAAGTGCAAACTACACTTAGAATTAGTAATGATGACTTTGATAATAGAAGTTTAGAAGAAATCTGGGCTATAAAACTTTTAGAAGAAGTTTCTGATGATGAATTTGACAGAAAGATTACAGAAAATCAAAAAAGAAAGTTTTATGATTTATCTGTTTATGTAGCAAATAGAAACACAAATGGAATAAGAGAAGTATTTGAATGGTTTGCAGAAGAATTTAAAGATTACAAAAGAGCTTTACCTCAAAATGCAACTATAGTATTTGCAGTAATAGGAAAGTATAGTGAAGCAGTAACTATTTCATTAGATACTCAAAATAATATACCAGCTGAAGTATTAACTAAGATACAAGCTCTTGAAAGTATAGTAGGTTCACTTTATAATAATCAAAGTATAACTACTATGTTACCAGATAGTGCTGCAAGAGTATTAGATAACATATTTGATAACTACAAAAATAGTAGCCTAGAAGAACTAGGAAGATATGTAGCTTATGCAGAAAATGTATTAACTAAACTTAATATGGTTCAACTTGCAGGTCCATTAGATTTAATAAGAGGACTTAGAGAAAGTGTTGAAGGTAACTTAAGAGGTAATGGAAGAAATGCTAATAGAGTAGGTGGTATGAGAGTAAATACTATAGGTGGAGCAGGTGAAAGTAAATGGGATAAATACAGTGGTAGCAGAAAACCTCTTAGCACAAGGGTTGATAGAGGAGTAGATAATTTTGGACTTAATACAGGTGTAGGTTTATTAGGTAGAGCTCGTGAATTAGGAGCTGGAACTGGTGGAACAAGAATTGCTAGATACAGTGATGATAGAGGTTTTGATAACAGATTAGGAAAAGTTGAAGTACCAAAAGTTGGAATAAATAGTAGAGCTCGTACTGGAACAGACTTTTCAGTTGCAAATAAAGGAGCAACAGTTAATTCAGTAAATGATGACCCTTTTAGTGTTTCACCATATGCTATAAATACAGGAAGATATTAATAATAAAGAAGGAGACAGGTGATGTTTAAAATGAATAAAAATAGAGTTGAAGCGTTAAAAAATAAATTTGATGACATTCTTTGGAGAGATTACTTAAATAAAGATGTCTACTTTTCACTTAGAAAAGCAAATTATAAAGAAAATAGAAGAATATATGTTAAAAGTATTGTAATTTATCATGAAGATAATACAACTACAAAAAGACCAGTCATCATTCATGATAAGAATTATGTAGATAATATTTTAATAGGTAAAAGTAATGTTAAAGATATTAACATATACGAAGCTAGAAGTATTTATTATAATCTTTATGATATGGCTTCTATAAAGTTACAAAGATATATGAAAGACTGTGAGGAAAAGTCTAAAGCTCCTACTACACAAGAAATACTTGATGTGATATTTGGTAATGTTAATATAGATTTAGCTGATAAATTAATTAATTCAATTTGGAGCAAGAAGTTATATCAAGTTCTTATAAGAAATGCAGAAAATGAAGATTTATTTGCTGATAAGATACTTGTATCAAGTACAGAAGAACTTGATATTATAAATGATGAATGTGAAAGAAGGTTAATAAAACCAGAAAAATCTGAAGAAAAAATAGAAGTTACTGAAGCTAAAGTTGAAACTAAAACTGAAGATATACAAAAAGAACCAGTTATAGAAGAAACTAAAGCAAATAAAGCTGAAGAAGTTGAGCAAGTTGAAGAAGAACTTAATGTAGACTTTGAAAAAATGAATAAACTTATCGTAGGTATAAGAGCAAATAAAGAATTAGTTTACTTTGGAGATTTAACAGATGATAATAGAGATTTAGTTAATATAACCAATGATGAAATTATAATTCTGAATAGTACTTTAATAAGTACCTTTACTGAAGATGAAGTTAAGTTTATGTTTGATAGATATCTCAATATTGATTATATCAAAGCTGTTGTAGATATGGTAAATACTGTAGCAAAAGATGATATTGAAACATGGACACAAGATTACTTAGTAAAACTTACAGATAGAGCTGTCAATAATGTCATGTATGATATAAATGAAGTTCTAGGATTAAAAGAAGAAGAAAACTTTGAAGAAAAGGGGGAATGAGTAAATGTATTTTGACATAAATGAAACTATTGGTCGTTATGACGACCTTTACAAGTTCTCAGGTAGTAAGAAAGTAGTCATATCAGACTTCTTTCCTTATCTAAATGAGGACTGCATTCCAGAAGTACCAGTATCTGGTTTGTACAGAAGGGAAGTATTTGGTTTATTTAAAACCGTTGGAACATTTGAAAGATTTGACATAGCTTTTACAGACCCAATATTAGAAGGCGGGTATTGTGTAGAAGATGATTTTGACTTTGATTTTAAACTTAGTATAGAGGATTATGAATTTGCTCTTAATAGCTATGTGAATAACTTAACTAGAATGGGTTATGAAGTAGAAGTAAGACCAGTTGAAGAACTTTATATAAGTTTTATAGAAATTCAAAAAGTATGTTCAGTATCTGGACTTGTAAATATAGATGTTAAATCTCTATATCCAAGTACAGAAGTTCCAACAGCAAAAACCACAGAAATGTATGATGGTAATATGCCTACATTTGAAAGTTACTACATAAGCATAAGTGAGTTCTTGCCATTCTTGACATTAACTTTAAACACATTGCTAAGCTTGCACAAACAAGTATTCATTGCAAGAGGCTTTGAGCTTAATGAACCTAACTGGAAAGTGGATATTATCCCTTACAATTACCCACTGGTAAGTGATAGAATAAATGTTATCACTGATATAGTTATCAAAACTGTAGGAGACTACAATATGTCTTCTAAGTATATTGAAGAACTATTAAGCGGAAATAATAGAGAGTCAATTTTCAGAGATTATTTCTCAGAAATGAATTATAGATATGGATTGATTGAAAGTGAAGCAATGCATGCTTTAACTTATTTTGATACAGCTGTTAAGGATTATAGAGTAAACTTCTATAAAGTATTTAATTTATCAGAAGCACAACTTAAAGGAAGAAAACTTTATATAATACCTGAAAAGAATATTGAAAGATACAAAACACAATCAAACCTTAAAGGATTAATTTAATTAAATAGGAGGAATATAAAATGGCAAGAAAATTATCAGCTAATTATGTTGTATTTGCTTTAGAACCATGCATTCGTTCTGAGCAATATTCACAACTAGGCATAGAAAAAATAGTAGAAAAGATATGTGGAGTAGCAACTTCTATAGGTCAAAAAAGAATTGTGTCAGTAGACCAAAATGACCGTGGTGTAGTTGTGAAGTTTGGACATGAATTTGAAGGTATGCAAGGAAATGCCTTTGAATATATCTGTAGTATACATTTGCAAAATCTTGCACAACAAGGTCTTATCTCTGAAGATGACTTAAATCTATTCGCTATGAGTGAACTAGATAACTTCAGTCCACTTGTTATAAGACAGGAGTATGGATATGAATTCACAAAAGACCCTGACTTTCAAAGATGGTTAAAGGAAACTCATCCTCAAAATGAGGACAGACCTTGGATGTTTGTATCTGAGTATATATTTGATACTCCAAGACTTAGAGATGATGCAAATAGAATACAACAAATTTTACATGACTTCTTTATAGCTAGTGATGTACATGTAATGCAAGAACCAAAGAATTTTGCTTTAAGATATGTTCAAAATGGAAGTAGAACAGAGAAGAGACTTATGCTTATAGATATGGACAGCTGTTTTCCTATACTTGTAGATGACCAAGGAAGAGAAATAAGACCAGTTTGTCCATTATGTTCAAATCCAATGGAATATGTTCCTAATGTAATGAAAGCTGGAATGGATATAAATGCACTTAAAGCTCAATCAGGAGTATATAGCTGTACAAGACCTTCTTGTGCTAACTATGTATATGATGATATTGAAAATAATGGTGGATATACTACAGATTATAATTCAATAAGAGATAATAATGTTTTCAGAAGATACATTGAAGAAGAAAATCAATTTGATGTTAATTATCTTGTAGCTTTATATTGCTATTCTTATATACCAGCTGACCCTGTATTTAATATAGTTCAATATAAAAATGCAGTAGCTAATGAATTAGGACCAGAAATACTTGAAGCTTGGGGTCAAGAAGGACTTTATTATGCATATAGAAACTTTGCAAATGCAATGATAGGACATTACTTATCAAGAAATAATGACGAAACTACAGCAGTTGCAAATAAACTTATAAAATCAAATTATGATTTTGCAGGTTTTGTAGATGAAATTCAAAACTATGTGTATGCTAGAGTAGAAAATGACCCATTTACATTAAAACTTATTGCAAGTCTTTATATTATAACACTTGCAGGTGAAGATGTAATAACTGTATTTGATATGCTTAATGCACAAGATGCAAATGAGCTATTACAAGCAGGAAAAGGAATATTATATGACAGTGATATTCAAAATGTTTCAACTATGTTTGCTTGGTTACATCAAGGAGAACTAGTTAGATAAAAGAAGTAAAAGATTAAACCAGAGATAATACTCTGGTTTTTTCTTTTTTAATATATTAAAATAAGGAGAGATTTAGATGAATTACACAAATGAATTTTATAAAAGAATTATTGGAGACAAATATGAATTTTTAGTAGCAGATATTAATGATACTAATAAAGCAACTGTTAGAGTAGTAAGAAGTGCAGCAATTAAGAATGCTACTATAAATGTATTCTTTAATGCATCAAGTTATAGAAAATCAAAAGGAGTAGTGCATTTATTAGAACATGCTGTTTGTGGTAATGTATATCAAGGAATGAATATGATGCAAGCAAAAGAAGTACTTAAAGAAAAAGGAGTATACTTTAATGCTATGACTTCATATGAGTTTATAGGTTTTCATTATATGACAGATAATATAAGTGATAGTTCTATATATAAAGAAGATAGCTTATATCAAAACTATATAAAAGATAAGAACTTTAAAGCATTTTCTAAAATAATAGCTGAAAGTTTTAATGGAGTTATAAATACACCTCTTAATGAAGAATATGTAAATAAAGAAAGAGATATTATTTATGCTGAAATACAAACTAGAAATCCCGGAGATAGTTATGATATAACTAAAATACATATGCTTAATGCTATAACTGGAGGAGATTTCTCAGCTATAGGTAGTAAAGAATACTTAGAAAATGTAACTATTGATACTTTGGAAGCTTTAAGACATAAAGTATTTAGAACTGATAAAGTAATGGAAATTAAAATAACTGTTCCAGAAGTAGTAACTGATGAAGAAATTAAAGAATTAGTAGATAATCTTATGAGTTCTATTTATGAAGCTGAAACTTCTGAAGCTTACTATGATGTAGATAAAGTTGATGTAGATATAATTAAAGCTGTTATGAGTGACTATGTTCCAGATGAAATAAGCTACTCTTATGCAACTATTGACAGTCATACTCCAGCTATAAACATGAAGAAAGAAATATATGACTTTGTAACTAAACCAAATGCAACTGAAATGATGAAAGCTATATTTGTACTTCCTACATGCAAGATATCTATGGAAGATAATTTAAAAGAGTTTATGTATTCTCATTATGCTTGGCTTATAATAAAAGTTGCATTAAATGAATTCTACAGAGAAAAATATCCTTATTTATATAGAAGTAGTAGTTTTGTATCAACTTTCTTTAAAGATAATACAAATTATCTAATATTTAGCAATATCTTTGATTTTGAAAAAGACTTTGATATAACTAAATTTGATGAAACTTTAGAAGAGTTTAAGAAGGAATTCTTAGATACTGTTATTGATAAGTATTTAAATATTCTTATGATAGAAAAAAGAAATATTTGGTTAGGTTATATGAATTTAGATTTTACTGAACATGATGATGTATTCCATTATATTTATCCAGTAAGTCCATCTAATTTTATGACTAAAGTAACAGCTGAAGAATATATGAAATACTTAGATGGAGTTATTAAAGATAAAGATATAGCATTTCCTAGAAGAATAGTAGAAGAATGTAAAGAAAATGAAGCTTTATTTAATGACATTAAAGAATATACTAGATATATATTTGATAAATGTCAACTTGTAATATTTAAAGTGTCTGAAAAGCAATTAAAGGATGAAGAAATTGCAAAAGTAATGACTGAAGAAAAAGGAGAGTAGTATGCCTAATATATATGACGATAAAATGTTTAGCACAAATCACTTTATTTATAAGTACTGTGGGTTTGATTTATTCTTTAAAAAGAAGTTTGAAGAAGTAGAAAAAGCAGCTACAAAAGCTGAAGAAAAAGGAATATTTAGAGTATTCTTTGATTGGATGTTTGATAATTATAGTGCTACTGGAACACCAAAACAAGAGCTTTATACATGTTTAAATAAGTGGAAAAGATATATAGATAAAAATACAAACCCTGAAGTAGAACCTAAAGAAGATAACTATAAACTTCATATTCCAAATAGAATTAAGTGTAAGTCGAAATATATCTTTTTGGGAGATATATCAGTTGTAATGGATAGTGATAAAGTTAATTATGTTTCAGATAGTATTAATGAATTTAGCTATAGCTATGTAAAAAGCATTCTTAAAGTTAAGAAAAAAGAATATAAGCAAAAATTAAAACTTTCTACTAAAGAAATGAATAAAAATAAGTATAGAAAAGCATTAAAAGAAGTAGAACATAAACTTTCTTTACTTTCTAGATATAGAAATGTATTCAAACATTTTCATATAAATGTAGAACATAAAGATTGGTTACTTGCTGATATTTACACAACTAAAGGAAATTTCTTGCAAAGTGTTTCTTATAATATAGAAGGAGAATTATTCTCTGATTATAAAGTAATTAACTATTTCTTAGATACAATAAAAGATACTGTTAGAAGTAGAAATGTAGAAATTGAAAGAATAGAAGTACTTTCTGCAAATATAGAATATAGATTTGATGGATGTGGAACTATGCCTAAGAAAATTCCTAAATTCTATCATTATAAAGATGTAGAAAAGTTATTTACTATTAAAATGAACACATTAATATGGCCATAAGTAAATCATGATATACCTAGGTAGAGTAGAGAAATCTATTCTACTTAGGCAAATTTATTTTTTTCGTAAAGAAAAGGAGGTTATTATGGAATATAAAATAGAATTCACAAAAGAATATGATAAATATAAAGCTAAACCTTATAAAAGAATGAAAGAAGCTTTAGATGATTTAGAATGTGCTTATACTAATTATTATATGGAAGGATGTTCTGATTATGAAGGGTTTACTAGAGAAGATTATGAAAGTATGAGAAGTCTATTTAGAAAACTAAGACCTGTATTTGAAAATATAGGATTAGATTTAGATAAAATAGATAGGAGTGCTTTAATTGATTTAGAAATATATAATAGTATAGAAAATGGAGAATTAATTGGGAGTTTTAATGTAATAGATAAAGATGATTTAATTAGATTAATAGGTAACGGATATCCTGATACTATTTGTGATAATATAATGGATGAAATTGAATATCTATGGATGTATAGAAAAGAATTAAGAAATGTTAATAATATAAAATTAGTAAAACTAACTGTAGATTTAGAAGATTTAGTAAAAATAACATATTAGAAAAAATACCTAACTGAGATTTAATTTCTTGGTTAGGTGTATTCTTTTCTTTTTTCCGGTTTTTCTTCGGTTAGTCTTTGAAGGAGAAAAAAAAGAACTCGTGTGAGTTCAACTTATCTTAATGAACTTAGTTTATTTTACTAAGTTCTTCATTTAATTTTTCTTTAGCTTTCTTAAGATTTTCATCAGTTCTCACTTTGATATCTTCTAAATCTTTAATAGCCTTTTGAGTTTTTTGATTAACTTCTTTTTCAAGTTCTGTTAATCTTTCCTTACCTTCTTTAATTAAATCTGAAAATGATTTCATGTCTTCCTCCTTATTCTTCACAAAATATTACAAGTGCAGATTTGATAATATCATCACCCATTGTAGTTGCAGCATATTTAACATCCTCAATACTCCAATCAGAACCAGTGTCCTTATAAAGTTTATTAAGAACATTTTCAATATTTTCTGCTAATACAGCACAGAAGTTATCCTCACAAGTAGTCACTTCCAAATAATGAATTCTCTTTCCTTTTTTGTTTAACATTTTAAATCACTCCTTTTAATATTTATTTAAAGTTACTAGATAAAATAACTTTACATTTTATAATATATAAGCTATTTTTACATAAGAAAACACTTAAAATTCGACAACTTTAGGTTTTAAATACACTATTAATAGGAGGTGATTTTGATGGCTTATAATGGTAAAGGTATTGATATGGCTGATATTACAAGACAAAAAGCTACTTCTACTGAAGCATACACTGCTGCTAAAAAAGCAAGCGATGTTAATAAGAAACTGTTTGGAAATTCTAATAGAATAACTGGAGACTCTAAATCTCGTAATAATAAGACATCTATACTTAAAGAGCAAATGGTTGAGTTCTCTCAAATGTCTCGTTCTGATAATACAGATAAAGAAGGTTTAGACCCGTATTCATTCCAGTCTCCGGGTAAGCTTAAAGCAGTAGATAAACTTGCATTAAGAGAAGCTGGTTATACTAATACCTTACTAACACAAATCATTAAAAATCAATCTAATCCTGCTAATTTACAAGCAGAAATTCAATACAGAGATAATGTATTAAATCTTTTAAAAGAAATAAGAGATAATACAAAGAAAGATACAAATAAAAAGACTGATTTGCGTAATGGTAAATTATATGAAACTAAAACAAGAAAGACTTCATCTCTTGCTGAAGCTATTCTTGGTGGTGACTTTGCTGGTATTTTAAAGAATATAGCTAAATCTTCTGAAATGGGTGGAATGGGACTTGAGTTATATGAAGGTCTTAAAGATGCCTTAGATACATTTAAAGACCCTATGATGCTTAAGCAAAGTATTAAAAATGCAGTACTTACTAAAGCAATAGGAACTCTACCTAAAGATATGGCAGAACATTTAACTAGATTTAAAGAAGATGCTGGTACTTATATACAAGATATGATAAACCAACTTGCATTTGGTAAGAATGCTACTCTTAGAGGTTTAACAAGAGGTTCTCATCAAGCAGTAAGATTTGATGCAAATTCTGCTGGTAAAACTGATATGAGTAAAGAAGCTTTATTTGATAATAAGTTTTATACTGCAGTAACATTTGAAATACCATCAGTTTTATACTCAATAAGAGATGGTATTAATAAAACTATTGGTGATAGATATGATTATGATAAGCAAGAATGGACTTCTCTTCTTGCAGACATAAGAGATATGACACAATCATCTCAGTCTATAACTAATGGTGTAGACCAAATGCTTCGTAGTTTCTCTATATTATCAGAAAAAGCAATAGGTTCTACAGGAGGAGTTAATAATACAAATATATCTCAAATATTTGCTACAGATAAGAATGGTAATGTTAAAAAAGATGCAAATAACAGAATGAAATATCAACATGAAACACTTATGCGTCAACTTTTAACAGCATTTATAAATGAAGGTGTTGACAGTAATACTCTTATGAATGTAGACCCACATGCTCTTATATCTGGAAAAGGTCTTTCTAAATACATAGCAAAAGATTATCATGATTTACTTCCTCAAGTAATACTTGGACTTTCAGATGTAATGAGAGGAGTTTCTTATGAAGAAAGAAGTGAATTTGATAATAAAAGAGAAAGTATTATAAACTCAGTTGAGAGAAATCTTGTAAAGAATAAAGAGAAACTTGCTTCTTATTCTCCAAGAGACATACAAGCAATGACACAATATGTACAAGGTAATCTATCTACAAGAGAATTTGAAAATATTACTGGACTTTCAGTTGAAGCTTTTGGTAATCGTGGTGTAAATAATGGTAGAACTAATACAGAAACTGTAAGAAATACAGGAAATAGTAGTAAACCTCAAACTACTACTACTGCAGTTATAACGACTAAAGAACAGCTTAATAGAGTGTTATCTGACCCAGTACCATCAATAAATGCACTTAAAAATATTGATGATAATCTATGGAAGTCTCTTTCTGATACTCAAAAGATACAAGTAAACTCAATTATAGGAAGAGGTACAATAGGAGTTACTACTTCTCAAATGGTTGATAACCTACTTGCAAATGATATTACTTCTTCTGTTAAAACTCTTAATGTAGAAGCAAGAGAAGAACTTCTTAAAAAGCAAAGAGAAGATGCTGTAAGTGCTCTTATGAATAGAGGAGGTATAACAGATAAAGCTCTAAGAGAAAGATACTTTAATGATGCACTTACAGATGAAGATAATAAAGAACTTAATACACAAATTAATAAATATATGATTGCTAATAAGTATTATGCTAAAATGCATAACGCTAATATGACAGCTACTTCTATGGCACATTATGTAGGAATGGGAGCAAAAGCATCTGATTATGAAAGACTAGGTTTCTTATCTGACCCAGCACAACTTGTACCTTTTATAAGAGATGACGGAACACTTAATATATCTAAACTTCAATCAAAGTACTCTAAATATAACGAAGCTATGATGATGAGTATTGAAAGAGAAGACCGTCGTGTTCGTACTGGAGAAGTATTTGATGTTGCAACTCCTATTACTTCATTTAACAAAATACTTACAAACATATTCTCTGATGCTAAAGTATCTAGAAATGTAGGTATTATTGGTGGAGGAGCAGCTGGATATGCAATAGGTAAGCTTCTTCAAACACAAGGTGTAGTTGAGTCACCATCACTTGCAAGAATGATGGGAGTAGTAGGTTCTGTTGCTATGATGTTCTCATCAAATCGTGAAAAGATACAAAATATCTTAGGACCAGCAGGTGAATTTAAAAATGAAAATGGAGTTACTAATAGACAGATATTTATGGCAAAGTTTATAAATAAATGGCTTCCTTCGATTGGTCTTGGAGGTAAAGTAGGTTCTATGACTATGAAAGCATTTAAAGCATTTGGTCCACTTGGAACTATAGTATCGCCATTCTTTGGACTTGCAACTGGACTTATAGCTGGAGCAATGGCACCAAGTCTTTTAAGAATAGCTCAAAGAAAGCTGTTTGATGATGATGGTAAAGGTAATAAAGGTATATTTAAAAAGATTGGTAATATGCTTAAGAAGTTTGACTTTGTAAAGAAGTACTTTAATATTAAAGATAATCGTACAGATGCAGAGATTGAACATGATGTTACAAGAGATATGATAAGAGCTTTAGAAAAAGATAATGATAGATACGCTAAGGTAATAGAAGACCCTGAAAGTACTGAAGTTGAAAGAACAGAAGCTTTTAGAAAGATGGCAGAGAATGAAAGAAGAATACTAGAGCTTAAAGCATTTGATGAAGAACTATCTATGATAGAAGATGATGCAAATGCAACAGCTGAAGAAAAGAAGAAATCTCGTGAAAGAGCAAAACAGCTTCTTACTGGTCAAAACCAAGAAGCATATAAACTTCGTGAAGAGTCTGCAAAAGCATCAAGAGATAGAAGTCAAAAAGGAACTGCACTTCACGATATGGCTTTTATTACTAAAAGAGATATGTATGAAGCTTCTAAAGGTAAAATGGCAGCAAGACGTGCAGATGAAATACAAAGACAGTATACTTCTGATAAAGGTATGATGGCTGATTTTATTAAAGATTATAATGAAGGTAACTTTGATAATATAACAGATAAAGGTGCTTTTAATATAATTGATAAAGCTAAAAAAGACGGAAGATATACAGATGAAGCTATTGCAATACTTCTTGATACTTATTATTCTAAAGCAAGAAAGCAAAGAGCAGAAAATGCAGACCTTGCTATGCGTCAATATATAGATACACAAGTTCTAGATGCTAACGGAAACCAAGTAATGTCTGATAGACAGGTACTAATGGATAGAGCAAGTGATTATATTGATACAGCACTTGCTAAGCAAAGTTATGATAGAGCTATAAAGAATGGTAAGATACTTCTTCCTTCTGAAGTTGTAGGATATCAAAAGATGAAAGAGTTTTCTGAGATAATGCAAAATGAAAATCTTTCTCCTCTTGAAAAAGAAAAAGCTATTAAAGATTGGTATGAGTCTCTTCCACAAGAAAAGAGAGAGCAGTTAGATACTGTTCTTACTTTAAGACAGAATATTGCAGAAGGACTTAAAAGAACTTCTGAGGATTATATTCAATACTTATCTTATACTAATCCTATGCTTGCAGATAGACCATCACAACTTGTAAGTCGTGCTATGTTTGATATTCAAGAAACAGTTGCTTTAGAGAAATTTAAAGCAAATCTTAAAAATCTTAAAGGAATAGCTTCTGATAGTTTTGATAAGTTTATATTTGAAACTATTGATGGTGGATATATTGCAGATGATAGTAGAACTAGAGGTAGGTCTGAACAAATCATATCTTCTCTTATGAGTATGAAATATGCAAATGAACAAGCAGGAGGAGCTGGGACTGAGCAAGATAATGCTGATACAAGAGGAAACTGGCGTATGACAGACTTCTCTGATTTAACATTTGCTAATGGAAGAAAGGTTTCTGTTGCAGGTTGTGCACTTGGTGCATTTAATGCTGCTGTTATGAAACATAACTTTCCTCCTATGAGTGCTTCTGCTATGATAGATGTTGCTAATGAATATCTATCTGAAGATGGAGTTAATATGGATTTCTTTAAAGCTATGGCTGAAAGAATTGGTTGGAGTGCAATATCTTATAAAATAAGTGAAAATACATTTACTCCGCAAAATATTAAATCTGTTCTTACTCAAAGTGGAACTTCAGCAATCTTACAGCTTCAAAATATAGATAATAATGGTTCACATTATGTAACACTTCTTAATTATGGAGCAAAGAAATGTCAAATATGTGACCCAGAAGCTTCTTCTTTTAAAACTGATATACTAACAGGAGACATAATTGCAAGACTTATAAGTATTACAGTTATTACAAAACCAGCAGATGTAACACTTTCTGGAGATAAATCTGAAAGTAAGTCAGAAAAAGCAAAGAAGAAAGCAAAAGAAGTACTTAAGTCTTCTTTTAGAAATGCACTAAAGAAAACAGCTATTGGAAGTGCAGCTCTTGGTGTTTATTCTCTTGCTAAATGGGGAGTAAATAAATACAAAGGAACTACACCTGATGCTACAAACACTGGACTAGTTGCATCAACACCAGAAGAAAAGACTGAAGACCCAATTATTGCAAAACTTAATGCTATAATTGAAAAGATTAATGATGTTATTAATGTTAAGATAGTAGGAGATGATACTATAGCTCTTACTAATACTGACCTTGAGTCTTCTAAATCTGCTCTTCAACTTTCTCTGTTTGATGCAAAAGATAGTAAATCAAGAAGAAGAGTAACTAAAATAAGACAGCTATTTAACAAACCATCTTTTCAAAAAGACCAATTAAAGAAAGAAGCTGTAGAAGATGCTATACTTCAAAATACAGCAGTGACTTCAGCTGCTATGGCTGCAGCTGCTAGAAATGGTGCTAATGGTGCTAATGGACTTGCTGGAGCAAATGGAGAAACACCTCAAAATCCAGATGGTCCTAAAATCTCAGGTGGTAAAAAACTAGGTATATTAGCATCTATAGTTACGGGAGCAGCTCCATATCTACTAGGTGCAGCTACTTCTGCATATATTTGGAAAGATGAAATCAAAGAAACTTTCTTTGATTTAACTGGAGTAAATAAATCTACAGATGCTATATATGATGAAAATGGTAATTTAGAGCAAGAAGGATATATAGCAAATGATGCATCTAAATGGGGAACTTTGGGTAAAGACGTCTTTAGAACTGCTAAATATGCAAGTAAAGTATGGAAATGGATTATAGCATTCATGGGTAAAATAGCAGGTAAACTTTTATCTTTAGGTGGAAGAGTTCCTCTTATTAATAAAATATGTAACTTTTTAACTGGAGGTCTTTTGAAATCAATTAAAGCAACTCCTGTTGCTAATACAGCAATTAATGTATCTAAATTTACAAAAATGGCAGGTAAATTACTACCAGTTGCTGGACTTATATCTGAGTTATTCTTATCTTGGTTAAGTTTTAGAGAAGGTAAAAGACTTGCAAGACAATTCCTGCAACTTCCTCCAGATATAGAAGTACCAGAAGAACTAGCAAAAGAAGTAGCATTTGCAAACTTCTTATATAATAACTTATTTGGACTTATAGCTGGAATAGTAGGACTTATACCGGGACCGGGAACAGCTGCAGCTGCAGTTATACTTGCAATAGGAGAAATGGTTATCCATAAATTCTATCCTAAATCTAACTTCTTTAAGTTCTTTGCTGAACTTAATGGTATTCCTTATGGTGTTAGAATAGGTGGATTTGTAAAAGATAAAACTAAAGGTGAGATAATAGCAGTTGATATTAATGGTGCTCCTATTCCTAATATGAGATACAAAATTAAAAAGAACTATAATGAAGATGGAGAGCAAGTTAATAAGTTAGGTAAAACTAAAGAAGAATACATTAAAGATAAAATGTATAAAATGAATAAAGACTATCGTTATTCTGATGAATGGATTAAATTTGCATCAGATAATGCTAATCTCTCAGATAAAGAATTCTCTCAAAAAGCTGCTAGTTTAAAGATGGAACTTTATGATAAAGGTTATGATACAACTGGAGATAGAAAATATGAAAGAAATTCTATCTATCTTCAAAGAATGAAAGATAACGCATATGATAAATATTCAAATGAATGGGACGAAGTTGGAGATGGACCATATGAGTCACCTGTAATTCAAATAAAGAGAATTACAGATAAATTTAAATATACAGATTTAGTAAAAATGTCTAAAGATCAAAAAGAAAATCTAGCTTATAATGGAACAGGTCTTCTTGCTATGGGAAATGGAACTGGTGACTTTAACAGTATAGGAAATATGACTGACCCTGTAGAAGTTATAAAAGCAGTAGCAAAAGCTAGTGGTGTTGATGAAAACTTAATGTTGGGAATAGCATACCAAGAGTCAGGTCTTAAGACTAATGCAGGAGCTAAAGGTTCTTCTGCAAAAGGATTATTCCAATTTGTAGATGGTACTTGGATATCAGCTGTTGATAAATATGCAACTCGTGCTGGTCTTGACCCTGTTCTTCTTAAAAGAGGAATGGGAACAGCTAATGACCCTAGATTTAATCCAGTTTGGAACACTATAATGGCAGCATTTCATTTAACTGATATGTATAAACAAGCTAAAAAAGACTTAGGAAGAGACCCTCTTCCTGAAGAAGTTTATATGTATCATGGATTTGGTGCAGGTGGAGCTAAATACTTCTTATCTAAAAGAGATAATGAAGACTCAGTAGCTGTTACTCTTGGAAGTAGTATAAAGAATTATCCTTCTAGTAATCCATATTGGTTCTATCCAGATGGTAAAATTTCCAATGGAGCAAGAACAGTAGGTGGAGTTAAAGCTTTCTTTAGAGAAAAAGTTGCAAAATACTTTGTAGAAAAGGATTTAGGAAATTATAATACTGCATTTGGTATGAAACCTAATCCTATATTTGCAAGTAATGCTATTTCTCCAGATATTAAATATGGAGAAAGTACTGCTGCTAATCTTAAAGGTGTAATGAAGGCACTTCCTGTTGCAGGTTCTAAATCAGGACTTGTAGTAACATCTGCATTTGGACCTAGAAATATAAAAAATGGTTCTAAAAACCATAAAGGTATAGATATAAGAGCAATTAGTGGAGCACCAATATTTGCAACTTCTGATGGAGTTGTAAACTCATCAACTAATCACTTTGGTATAGTACAAATTACTGACCCAACTAGTGGAATATCATCAAGATATCTACATCTTTCTAAAAGAGCAGTTAATGTAGGAGATAAAGTAAAAGCTGGTCAATTACTTGGATATGCTGGTGGTACTGGTGCTAATGGTAGACTTAATGCTTATTCATCACACTTACATTATGAAGTAATAAAAGACGGTAAACAAGTTGACCCATTTAAAGTATTAGAGCTTAGCTATAGTAACTTAAAATCAGGTTCAGCTGAAAACGAAGCTTATGCTAAGAGAAATGGACTTAGAAGTGTTGCAAGTAATAAAAGACTAGACCAATCTCTTGAAAAAGGAGATGGACCAGAAGTAAGACCTTATAATCATATAGCTTCTGGAAAACCTGTTATAGTTAATAACGGAAACGATGGTGCTATTATGAATTTAATGGGAATGCTTGCTAAATCTATAAGTGCTCTTATGCAAACTAGTGGTCAAACTAATAATTTACTAGGAGAAATCCTAACATTTATGAAATCAGAAAATAGAAACAAGTCAATTATGTCGGATGGTCGACAAATTGCAAGAAGTGAAATATAAAAAGGAGGTAAAGACGAATGGGACTATTTTCTAATATAGTAACAGCTATAGACCGTCGTATAGTAGGTTCGGCAAGGTCTACTGTATCACAAGTTAAAGACAGGCTTTTTAACTTTGATTTAACTAGTGGTAGAAGTGGATTTCACCGTAGCAAAGGCAAAATCGGAGGAGTAGTTGTATCTGATTTTGACGCAAGGTCTATGAGTGCTTACTTTGCAAAACAGGACTTTGAAGAACTTGGTAGATTTAATACTGGAAGTTTAGTAAAACATAATCCTTATAAAAAGTTCTTTGTAAGACTTGATTATAAAAACCATGTTGGTGCAATGCCTCCTATGGCAGATAATATAGTAGACCCACCTCCTTTTATGGATGAAAGGTTTTTTCAAATTACTCCTAGTTCATTTGGAAGTGGTCTAGTAGGTAAATGTTATGCAAAACTTGTGATGGAGAGAGGTACTTACCTTTCTCTTTCACCTCTTAAACTAAAAGCTGAGCCTTTTAAAAACTTAGACCCCACTGGAATAAGTCAAAAGATAGCATCAATGCTTGATGAAGTATGGGGTTCTGTTAATATTCCAAAATATAGTTATGAAGCTAAGATAGAAACTGCTGGTTATTGGAAGGATGTTTGTGTTCATGCAAGAGCGGCTCTTATGCTTCTTGGTCTTGGAGATTATACAGATGATACTATGAGTGAGTTTTTACCTGAATATATAGTGTATAAACTTGGGGACAGATATAGCTATATGGGAGGAAATATACTTGATGGAGAACCTAAAGATGACGAAAGTGGTAGTGGAAATAAGTCGTGGTTTCAATCACTTGCAGATAGTCTTGGGATAGGTGGAACTGGAAGTGGTCATAGTGATAGAACACTAGATATTGGAATAGCAGGCTCTAGCTCAAATTCTAAGAGTTCTTCTAATTCATCTAATAAAACAGGTACAGGTAAAAAACCCACTACTTCAAGTAAAGCTAAAGCTAAAGTTAAAAATCCTGAAGTAAAAAAGGTTAATCAAACTTCTATGGTTGATTTATCAGCTGCTGCTGGAGCACAATGGGGTGGAGCTCAACATTTTACACCACCAAGTTCTGCTAAAAAGGCTGCAAATCCTTATCCATTATCTAAGTTTGGTAAGAAAGCAAATGAACTTGCAGCCAAAGCAAAGGATTTACATGCTAAAGCTCAAAAGTCTTTTGATAATTTGCAAAAAGGTTATCAAGATATGTATGAAAAAGCTAAAGCTGGTGCTGAAAGACTTGATAAAATGGCAGAAGGTGCACTTAAGAATGCAAAAGATAGTATGCGTGCTTTTATGGGAACACATGGAGGAGATGTAGGTCTTGCTCTTTATGATAAACTAATTGGAACTACTGTAGAGCAAGCAGTAGACGGAGTTAAACAGTTAAGTTCTAATATTACAGGTAATATGTGGAATATGATAACTGGTCCTCTTAATAGTAGTCTTCTGCTTCCGAGTGGACTAAGTAGTCTTTATCAAAACGGAGACGAGTTTGATTTAAATGATGCAAGTATTGCAAACTTTATGAGATACATTCTTAATATAGATTTATCAAGTCAGCAAGTTGATAAAAGATTTCCATTTGTAACATTTTACTGTGATGGACCTATAGAAAAGTCTTTTTCTTCATCTTTTGATATATCTGAGTCAGATGCAGCTGCTGCAACTACTCACTATCTTAAAGGACAGTTTGAAAAAGGGCTTAAAGCTGCAGTACAAAGTGCAGGAATGACTGAAATGTTTGGTGATATAAATGGTGCTGATTTAGGAGATGCTTGGAAAGAACTTAGATTTCATGACTATAGGTTATTTAAAACAGGTTTCAATTTAGCATCACAAACTGTAATTCCTAAAGTAATAAAAGGTAATACACTTGGAGAAAACTATACAGCTACTATAAGACTTATTGGTGTAGGAACAGACAGATGGAGTTTATTTAGACTTCAATTTGAATTTTGTAAACTTATTCCTTTTATATTTGCAAAACAGGAAAAAGGTGCAAAGTTTAGATATATAATTCCTCAACAGCCATATTACTGTGCAGCTTTTAGTAAAGGTGTTATGAACCTTGGAAGAGCAGCTATTGAGTCTTGTAATGTTAAAGTAGACAGTACTTATAATACTACAGAAGGTATAGCAAGTGATATGACTATCACTCTTAATATAGTACCTCTGATAAATGTAACAGTTGCACCACAATTTGGTTTCTTATCAACTGATGATACAAAAGAAGGAATAATATCAGCAATGTTTACTCCTACTTCATCTTTTAATATGCTTGCAACGCTTGCAGGTCACAATACAGTATTTACTAAAGTACCATTAGGGTTATTTGATTACTATATTAAAGGTAAAGCAAAAGCTATCTATCAAAATGTTACCAATATAATGCGTATAGGAGCTAATGCTTATCAAGATATTAGTATTAACTCTAACTTTAACTTTAAAAGAAATTTACTTACAAGGTGATAGAATGAAAGATTTTAGAGATACAAGTAAGGATTTTGCTATTATAACTGATATTCCTGAAGAAGATAGAAGAGTATGCAAGAACTTTAATTTAAATAAATGTCTTAAGTTTGTATTATATGGTGACCCGTATTCTGATAGTAGACCTAAACCTAATATGAAAACTGGAGGAATTGCACTTGTAAATCAAAATAAGATGAAAAAGACATTTAAGGAATTCTATAATAGATGTGAGCTATTGCAAAAGATGACTATTATGAGTCCTTATCTTTTAAAAGGAGTATTCTATTTAGAAGCAACTAATGTAGATAAAAAGAGATTTAAAAAATGCAAGAAATATATTCAGGATTTATTTTATAAAGAAAAACTTGCACATATGGGAGAAAAAGACGTAGATAATATGATTAAAATACATAATGATATTATGTTACAAGATGAATTTAGGATTACTCTTACAGACGGATTTAATATAGGAACATTATATTCTCCTAAATTCATAACTCCTGATAATCCTAGAGCTGAGATTTATGTGTATTTTTCTGATAAAGAAAAGAATGAGTATTACATAGATAAGATACATGAGAGTAACTATTATAAGAAATGGTTACTTAGTTATAAAAATTATAAATATATAGAATGTAGAAGTGTAGATAAACAGTTAAAACACATGAAGAAAGTAATTTACGACATGTGCAAAGATATTAAAAAAGAAAAAGAAATGAGGAAGAAAATAGCTTTAGTAACAGAGGAGTTTAAATGGTACAAAGCAGAAGATATAAAAGAACTTGCTAATGTATCAGATTTAACATCTAAAGAATTTACAAGAATAGATGCAGAATATAAGCTTTCTCTTATGTTATTTAAAGATATTCCTCTTGCTTATTCTATAATAAAAGAAGGAGGAAAAGCAATATATGATGAAACAGATACAAACGAAGAAATCTTCTTTTAATGTTATAAGACTTATTATTAACTCTTATAGAGGACATAATGAAAATTCTTATGACTTAGTTAATAGATGCTTATCTACACCAGCCATAGTAAGGGAACTTATGAATACAGTCAATCCTTGTATGGGTAGGTCGTATTTAGAAAATATAATAACAAGTGAAAGCTTTATAGAGAGCTTATAAGGAGGTATTTTGATGTATATAAATGATATGAATGAAGTGAGAGATGTTATTTTTAAGAATGTATTAGGTAAAGTTATAGTTAAAGGTTGTGAAAACTTAGAAGTTAATGATACAACTCTTGCAATAGCTGGAAATGTACTAGATGGTTTAGGGATTAATCCTAAAACACTTACTAAAATGGTAGCAAATGAAAGTGCTCAAGATGGTAATATAATTGCTAAATCATTACTTAATGCAATAGACTCTGCAGCATCTAAAGTAATGCGTGATGCAAGTGGTAAATATATAGAAGATGATAAAGTGCATGAGTTTATAATTAAAGGTTATGAAGATGAAGAAACTCCTAATGTACTTGCCGATACTATTAATGAAATACTTAATAATGCAGTAACTTCTATGCAAGGAGATATAAAGACAGCATCTAAGATGGTATTACAACTTATAAAAGAAAATCAAGATGCTGAAAAGAAAGATAAAGAAAGTGAACTTGATGACTTTGATAATCCAGATATGGAAGAAAAGAATGAAGAGGGAGATAATACAGAAAATAAGGATAATACAGAAGGTGATGATACTAACCCAGATAGTGGAGATGGTGAAAATCCATTTGAAGATGGGGATAAAGGTGGAGAAGAACCAGATGATAAAAATTCTAATGATGACAGCAAAGATAATACTGAAGATAAAGGAGAAGACACACAAAAAGCTGAAGGAGATGGAGGAGAAGAAGGAGCTGGAGATGTAGAAGAAAATCCATTTGAGTCAATGACTTATAAAAATATAGATATAGTTTTAAAGAATTGGAATAATGGATATGATATAAGAGCTTTTGAAGGACTTACTTGCTCTGATATAACTAAATTTGCAGTATTTTGTGCAAATGAACATGTTGGAGATAAATTAAATGCAGCTTATGGTAAAATGAATGGAATGGAAGATGAAGAATTTACTAAAAATGCAAAGCTGTTTAAAGATACAGCAAGAGCATACGGAGAAATAACAGTTGCTACTTTACTTACTGTTGGTAAATTAGGTATTAAAGGTAATAATAACTGTATAAAATATCCAAATGCTTATGTAGAATAAACCATTGAACCTAGGGAGAAATCCCTAGGTTTATACTTTTTATGTTTCGCTATTTAATAAAGGATTATAAATGATTGTGTGTAAACTATTACGAGATATAAATTTAAAATAGGAGGAAATTATGAAAGAAAGACTAAACTTAACACTAACAGAAGACATGCTTGAGACTACACAAATGCAAGCACTAAGTTATGCAGCAAGAGGTAATGACTCTTCTCAAAGAAAAGACATGGCTCTTGACCAACAGGCAAAAATAGTAGTACCTTTGTTTGCAGAAGCACCATATTATCAAAGTTCTATGATGCAAGATATACAAACTAGGAATACTATAATAAGAAAAAGAAGAGGAAAGATTACTCTTCTTGCTAAATTTAGACATCATTTTATGAATTTTTTTATATTTAAACTTAATGGAAAGATTGATATATTAAGAACAGATAAGTTTCATACTACTAATAACTTTACAAGTCTTCTTGATACAGATTTAGAACTATTAGAACTAGGCAAAGAATATGATATAAGAAGTGATGAAGAAAACTTCTGTCTTACTTATCCTATTGCTTATGACCCAGTTACAGATACTGTAGGTACTGGTAAGAATATACTAACTGCTATATCTACAAATGTTAATAATGCAGCTGATAGTTGCTTAGTAAGTGAGAACTTCTGTAAGCAATTTACTTGTATGAGAAAAAGTACTATAAAGATAGAGCTTATTGATAAAACTATAGTATCTAAATATGAAAATCTATTTCCTGAAATAGGAGATTTAATAAAAGATGATATAGTATTTAAGATAGTAAATGAAACTAATGACCCAATTATACTTGGTCAAAATCCTGATATACCTTCTGGATTTGAAGATGAGCAAATAAGAATAGATGCAAATTCATTTTTATCTAGAATAGAAGTATATAGTAATGTTAAATGTAATGACCCAATACTTGAAAGACATAGACAAGAGCTTCTTGAATATAGACATAAGATATATGATGTACTTGCAAGTTATGATAGAAGTGAGCTTAGTGAGAAAGCTATTATTTATATGGAAAACTATAAACATGATATGTTTAGAATAAACTCTACTTCTGTTGATTTTCCTTATATAAAACTTACATTCTATACTATAGATGTTCCTGATAACTTAGGATACAAGTTTTCTATACAAAGTGGAGGAAAGTTTACTATAGAAAGAATATATCGTGATGGAGAATTTGTTGATGAGCTTGGAAGAAATATTGATTGTATTTATATAAGTCAATCACTTATTGCAAGGTCTACAGCAAGTCCACTTTATGAACTATTCCAAACTGGAGTTATGGCAAAACTTAAGTATTTAGTAGAAAGAGATGAAATAACTCCTAAGAAAACATTTGAGTTTATAAAGACTTGGCATAAAATGCTTGGACTTGAAGAAGAAAATGCTTATATAGGAATGGATGAAAATGAAATGTATCAGTTTATTAAAGAAAACTTTCCTATAATTTGCTATCTTCCATATACTAATAAGAATGATATACCAAGTCAATCTAAAATGTTTTTATATGCAAATAAAATGATAGATTATGATTATGTTCAAACTTATCATATAGAAGATAATGGTATGAAGATACCTCAAACATGTAAACATGAAGTAGGATATTTATGGTTTAATAGGCAAAAGAATGACCCAAGAGAAGCAAATTCATCAGTATCTATTACAGAAACTAACTCAAAAGGTTATCCAATAGAAAAGAACTCTTCTAAGAAAACAGGAAGAAGTAGTTATTCTAAGAATATGCAAACTGTAGATGTACTTACTAAAATGCTTATGATTATACAAGGATGTAATGCAGTAAATAAAAGAATATTCTGCCACAATGTAGGAGGTTCTCATGCAATACATGAACAGCTTGTGTCTTGTGGTATTAACCTACATTTATACCAAGATAATTCTAAAAATAATGAAGTAGAAGAAATGGAAGATTAATAATATCAATAATTACATATAATTATGTGAAATAAAGCTATTTAAGTTCATTATGGAGGTGATAGATTATGAAAATATCGGAACTTGATAGAGATGATTTAGTGTATCAAAGGAAAAGAATAGAAGCTAGAATTACAAGAACAGTAATTAAAGCAAAAGCAACTATATTTACTTTACCTATAGGAAATGATGGAAGAGTTCTTTCATTCTCTCCTTATACAGTAAATACTATGACAGACATATTAATAAAGTCTCAAATAAGATGGAAGTATTCTCATATTTCTAATCGTCTTCATAAATATGAAGATGAAAGATATAAACTTGAAGTTGAAATGAGAAAAATAATAAACTTCAGAGAAGATACTTTCATACATTTAGTTTTAAATAGGTTAGTTACTTATGAAGGAGTATACGAATACTGTACTCAAAGTAAACTGCCTATGATTTCAAAACAAGATTTTAATAAGCTTTTAAAACTTATTAAAAAATGGAAAGAGGCTTCAAAAGACTTACACTACAAGCCATCTAAGCAAGAAAAAAGAAAGCTTAAAAAACTTGTAGTAAATTCTAATGATATTTCTAAAATAGTGTAAACTATTTTATTAATATAAACCCGAAAATAAAAAATCTGTAAACAGGGAAAGTGAATTTGTGTTATTGATTACCTAAAAGAAAAGAGTAAGGTGTTATTGAAGTTTTGCAGTTTATATGTAAACCTTATGTACTAATCTAATCCTTTCAGAAGAGTACTTCGTTTTAGGATATTAATCATAATACATTGGATGCTGTAAGTTATACTTACTTATCGGAACGGTAAGTATAATGTTTGAACAGAACGGCTGTAAAGTTAGTTATTCCTTATCTAACTACCCTTAAAGATAGAACGTAAAACTATCTTTTAAAATGTCGGTGTATATCTCGTAATAATGAGTCTTTGAAAACTGCACTTGTTTGATTTTGACTTTAAGTAGGATATTCCTATTCTATTTAAAGTCTTTTTTTTTGAGGTAGATAAATATATAATGAAAGGAGAGATTTACTTATGGAGAAATATTGGATAGTAGATGAAAATAAAAAGCTTATTTTATCTGATGAAGATATAAGACCAAAAGAAGACTTTGTACTCTTTATACCTAAGAAGAAAAGGTCATATTTTTTAAAATATTCTACTATGTATAATCACAAAGGGAAGATTAAAATGTATGGGGGTGAAACATATACTCTTGATGAAGTTGAAATTCTAGACATTAAAGAACTTTCTCAAAAAGAAATGTTTAAAAACTTTAATGAAAGAGTAGATGTACTATGGTTTTCTAATATAGAGGAAACATTACCTAATCCATATGTTATGCCTTTACCACCACTTATGCAAGTAGCTTGTACCTATCTTGTAAAATATCCAAATGGATATATGCTTACAAAAGAAGACCACCAAAGAAAAAGAAATATAATAAGAGAAATATGGTCTATTCTTGATAATAATAAAGATAAAGAAGCACTTTTAAAACATGATATGACTGCAAGTAGAGTTGATGAACTTATGAAATACCATAATTATACTATAGAAGATTTAATACTCCCAGGACTTCTAAAAGATAATGATTGGGTTTATGACATTGATGAAACTAAAGTTAAACCATTTACTAAAGCTGTTCTAAATCTTTATAATAAAGCAAAGATAGAATACAAAAATGTTACAGCAAAAGAAGACATATTTAAAACTAAATTAAGAGATGCATTAGAAGTAGCAGCAAAAGGAAGAGATATATCTTCTTATAAAGCTAATGAACTTTTAAGTTTAGTAGGAAAATCAGTTTATGACATCTTCAGACCCGTACTTACTGTGTAATTAAAATAACTTATATATGATATTATGAAGAGAAATGAGGATTATCTTTGTTTTTCTTTGTTTAAAATATGTAAGGAGGTGAAAATAATGTTACAGAAGATAATTGGGACTACTTGTGATGTTATTAATAACTTAGTAGGGATGCAAGTTTACAAAAATATTAAGGAGGAAAAACCAATGAGAAGAACTTATTCCAAAGATGACTCTATAAGAGTTATGGCAGAACTTATCGCAAAACACATAAATGAGGTAAGTGATGATGACTATGAAGATATGAAATTAGCTCTTGATTATAAATGTAGTGTATCAAGACTAGAGAGACTAGTTGATAGAATTACTAGTAAATCAAGAGAAGTATCAATGGACGATATTATGCGTTCAAATGATGAAAAACAAGTTTTTAAAGAATTATTTGAAGAAGTATTCTTTCTAGTTGATGTGGATAGAAGAGAAAGAAGAAGAGGAGGAATTTCTACATCTAGAAATTCTAGAAAACCATGGTTAAATGATGATTTAGAAGATGATTATGATAACTATGGTAGAGATAGAACTAATAGAAGTAAAAGTAATACAGGATTTGAAACTATTGCTGAATATATGGATGAATATATGAGAAAGAATAATATTCCAATGCCTAAAACAGCAACAGCTTTTAGTTCTTTAGTTAAAAGAGCAAAACATTTATCAAATGACCCAGACATTATATCTTTTAGAGGAAATAGTAAAATTCTATATGATTTAATGTTAAAAGATTATAAGAGATAATAACACCAATGAACTCTTATTCTGAGAATTAACTTGGAATAAGAGTTTAAATAATATAAGAAAAGGAGAAATGAATATGTTAGACGATAGAGAATATATGGTAGCAGTGCTTAAAAGTTTAAAAGATGAGGTAGAAACAAAAATGCTTGAAACTACTAACAGAATGGTTCAAAATGTAGTAGTATATACAGAACCTACACCTATAGCACAAGGTGGTTATGTAACAGTATATGCTTATAGAAACTTAGATAATGGTTCAGGAAATGGTGGAATTCTAAGACTTGGAAGTAAAGATGAAATTGAAAACAGACTTAGAGGAGATAGAAGAACTTATACTGAACTTTATATGGTAAATGGAGAAGCACTTGCTGATGAAATTGATGATAACTATAATACTAATGTAGGGTCATCAAGAATAGACAGTTCAGTTCATGGAAGAAATGGTGGAAACTTAATGCCAACTATAGGAGTTTTGGTTGAAGAACTAGAAGACGCATTTGTTAAGTTTGTAGGAATGTTAAGAGAGCAATTTCCAGGTATATCAATTCTTGACTATATGTATAGTTCAGCTACTTTTGGAGAAGACTTAGTTAATTCATTAGGAGGATATATTAAAGTAGGAAGAACATTCCAAGCTCCTTGTGGAATATATCTAAAAGTAGAAAATGAATATGAAGATGGAAATATAACTACTACTATAGGTCTTGCAAATGACCTTAAAAGAGCTACTAAGAATGATTTAGTATAAGGAGATGAGTTATATGAAGAATGCATTCTTTAATAAATTTCCAAATATAATATACAAAATGTCTCAAGATGGAAAGCAACTTAATGAGATGCTTTCCGAAACTGAGCCTGAGTATATGGTAATAGAACCAAAAAGATTTAAAAGAAAAGAAACACTTAAAGATACAAATAATAAAGAAACATTTGGAAGAACTATTAAAATAGTAAGATATCCAAGTTTAACTAAAATGTATAAGAACTTTATTAAGAAATTATTTGCTGTTTAAAAGGAGAGATTAAATAGATGATTAAATTCAAAAGAGAAAAGACACCTGAGAAAATAAGAGAAGATAAATTCGTTAATGCCTTTCATAAGAAAGGCTTTCTTAACGAAGATATATTTGAAACTACTGATAGAGATATGTGGATATCTTTATCAAGAGTATTATCCTCTACTAATAACATAGGAGTATTCAAAGGAATACTTGCAGGATATAAAGAACTTCCTTATTCAGAAGAACTATCTCAATCAATCATCATAAAAGACAGCAAAAAGAATAAACTAGGAGATAAAGATAGAATAACATACGCAACTACAGAACCACAACTTGTGAAATACGTAGAGTGTCTGTTCTTCTATTCTCCTATTTTTTATGATGAAAATAGAAAAGCGATTGAGATTAAAAATACATTAAATAAACTTAAGAAGTATAAAGAGGAAGGATTTAAAGTATTTCCTCATATAATAACATTTTTAGAAAATCAACTTAAAATCCATTTTTTCAATAAAAATCAAAAAGATACAGATGAAGATTTATTTATAAGAGGAGGAAATCCTATACTTCAAGTTCCGATATTACAAGATAATGCATATTATTCTATTCATGGAATGATAAGATTTCCATATATGGGAGAATTCCATTATAAGAATAGAACAGTATTTGACCAAATAGAGATATATTTTCTAAGAAATAATAGAAAAAAAGGTGGAAAAAAAGGAGGAAAGCTTCAAGTTACCAGAGGATACTTTGATGCAGCTTATGTTTATAATGATAAAGGTGAAGAAGTTTCTATATTTTATTTAAGAATTGGAGGAAAAAGATTTTATCTTCCTTTTTTATTCTTTGATAAGAACCAAATTGATGAGCTTATGAGAGAGCTTATGAATATGGAGATAGTTTCACCTAAAGTTAAAGCAATGTTAGAAGCTACTTATGAAATCTACCTTGCTTATCTTAAAGCAGATAAAGAAAATCTTGGATTTAACAGAGTTCCATCTCTTAAGATATGGAAAGAAGGAGATGAATACTATGAAAAAGATGAAGTTAATAAGGAAACTTTTGAAGAAGTAAAAGATGATGGTAAAGAAGATTATATTGATTATGGAGCAAATAGAAACATTATATCAATAGACCAGCTAAAAAGTTTAATACTTGGTTATAATGATTATATAATAATGAGTTATTATCCTCATATGGGATTTCATTTAATGAATATACCAATATCTAAATCTAATTATAATCAAGAAAAAGATAATGAAGTTAAAGCAATATCTCCTCTTGATGCACCAAGAGAGCTTATGATTACAAAGACTATTAAGTCAAATGCAGAAATGTTTAAAACATTTGATAATACTAACTTTATAGATGTATTTCATTTAGTTTCATATAAAATGAGCTTATTAGAACTCACTGATGAGAAACAAGCAACTATCACAACTAATAATGATAGATATGCATCAAAGCGTTATAGAAACATTCATGATTATGGTTTAATTGACCCATATACTATAAAGTCTGCAGAACATAGTGGTCTTCAAGGAAATCTTACTATGCTTAACTTCTATAAAAATCATTTCTATTTTCACGACAAAAAGTGAGAATTAGTTTAAAAGCCTCAATTTAGCTATTTAACGTATTTTCATACGATAAATGTAAATAGTGGTCTAGAAAGGCTATTATAATGCATTCTAGAGGCATATAATTAGTACTATTACAATATAAACTACCTTGTATTTCTAACACAAATATAAGGTAGTTTGTATTTTTATTTTTTTCGGAGGTGATTTTTATTAAGATAGTAGAATATGTATGTAAGAACATGATTGAACTTGGTGACTTACATATAAAAGATATAGGAAGAGATATAATATCTATAGTAGGACTTAATGGTTCTGGTAAAAGTCTACTTATGAGTACTATGCACCCTTTTAGTAGTAGTGGTAGATTTGATAAAAGCTATCCAATAAAGATAGGAGAATTTGGATATAAGAAGATAGTATTTGAAGATAAAGGAAGATATTTTATAACTGAGCATGAATATACTCCAAAAGGAGATACACATAGTGCAAAGAGTTATCTAAGTATAATAGAGAATGGAATAGAAACTAAGCTTAATCCTACAGGTCATAATGTAATGTATAAAGAACTTGTAGAAAAGTATATGAAGTATGATAGTAAAACAGATAAGATAGCTAATTTATCTGAAAGCTTTAATGGAATTACTAATAGTTCTGCTCTTGATAGAAAGAAGATAATTGAGTCAACTATAGATGCGGAAAGAATAGAATATCTTAAAAAGAATGTATCTAATATACTTAAAGAAAAGAAAGGAGCAACTAAAGGTTTAACTCAATATAGAATTCAACTTCTTAATTCAAGTAATGAGAAAGAAGAAAGAATGTATCTTACTAATATAGAAAGTAATATAACAGAAATAGAAAATAATATGCCAAATCTATTAAATGAGAAACTTGATATAGAAAGTAAGCTAAAAGACATGGGAGAAGATTATAAAGATATAGATATTTATGAGCTTTCTTCTGTAATAGAACTTCTAAAAGAAGGAAATTATGACACTCTTAGTCAAGCAAGAGAAACTTTTCTTACTCTTTCTTCTAATATAGAAGTTAAAAAGCAAGAACTTATTAATATCTCAGATAAACTTAACAGTCAAGAACTATATAGAAAAGCATATCTAGATGAAATAGAGCTTAAAAATAAGATTAAAGAACAGGAAGAACTTATAAAAGATGAAGTAGAAAATTATTTAAGTATTGCAAATAAAGAAATAGATAAAGATACACTTGCTCAAATACAAGGATATTTCTTTGATATAAATTATGTTAATAATTTAATACTTGATTATTCCATTCCAAGAGATGAAGTTATTATAATAGTAGATGATATTGGAAGATATATAAAATATCTAGATAATAAGATTAAGTTTTATGAAGATAATATTAAAAGATATAATAAGCTTAGTTCTTCTGTTATAAAAGGAGATAACTATTCAGATATACCTTATAAAGATAACTGTAATTCATGTTCTTTATATAAAGCATATGTTGTAGATAAGAAATGGATTGAAGATAATAAGTCTTTATATAACTCTTGGCAAGATGGAATTAAACACTTAAATAGAGTAAAAGAAAGCTTTATGAGAGTATTTACTATCTCTTTAGAAGATGAATTTAACTTTATTAAACACCATATAAGAGAGAATATACTAAGAAATAGAAATACTATTGATTTAGTTAATGGATTTATGATGAATAGTTTTAATAATTCTAATTTCTATAGCATTTATAGAAGTATTGAAGAGTCAGATACTCTATTAGAAGCTCTTAAAGGCTATATAAATGATTATAAGCTACAGATTGATAAATTACACCATGAATATGATGAAAGCTCTTATAATAGCCTTATAATGCGTAAAACGGCACTTGTAGAAGAAATAAATAAAATGAAAGACAGACATAACTTTCTATATAAGTATACAAGAGTTCTTGAGTTAAAGGGAGAACTTTCTATTAAAACTATGAAAGAACTTATATTTATAAGGGAAACTAAAGTGAGTTATGATAATAAAGCTAAGGAACTTAAAGCCTCTTTAGTTAATGTAGAAGAAACTATAGCTAAAAAGCAAAAAGAACTTTCTACTCTTATATCAGAGAAAGCAAGAATAAAAGAAGTTATAAGAAACTTAGATGTTACAAACGAGTCTATACTTACATATAATAAGGAGATAGAAAGCTTAGGACAGCTTAAAGATATCTTAGAAAGAGATATTCCTTTTTATCTTCTTAAAGGACATTTAGAGTTTATAGAAAATGAAGTTAATAATATTTTAGATAACTTATTTCCTTACTCTATTAAAATAATAGTAGAAGATGAAGAAATTGTAATATCTGTTTTAAGACATAAAGAAAATAGAGTTACTAATGATGTAAGAAATTGTAGTTCTGGTGAAAAGACTATAATTGGTTTAGTTCTTAATGCTTGTATTTTACATATATTAGGATATGGAATACTTTGTCTTGATGAAGTAGATGCTCAACTTGATGAAGTAAATAGACATAAATTCTCAGATGTAATTCATATTATAATGAGAAGACTTAACATAAATCAAGTATTTTGTATATCACATAATCTTACATCTCATATAGATAACTCAATTACTCTTACACTTGGAGATGTATCAAGCTTAACTATCATAGGAGAAACTAAAAGTGTGTATGAAAGGAGGTAAAATATGAATTTTATTTCGTATTTTTCTTGTGTTAAAAAGACTATAGTATTTATCTATAATGGAGTAGCTTTTCCGATAGCTAGACTTCAAACAGGTATAAAACCAGATACTATAACTAAAATTGCTGAAGGACTTAACCATTTTCTTTATTACTACTATCTAAAAGCTGATGGTAGTTATGAAGAACTAACTGAAGAACTATTTAACTATTTCTTAAAAACTAAAAACAGATTTCAACAGGTAAGAGATGACATTAATAATAATTCATCAAAAGAGATGATGCTTGCTATAGAAGAAGTAGGTAAACTTATACCTCTTTTTATAGATAGAGCAGCTGAATATGCTTATAATATTCAAATTCCTAATATAGATGAAAGTAAAGCAACTACAGATGTAACTCTTACCAATAATACTGCACTTTTACTTGCAGCTATATCTGTAGTTATGAAACTTTCTTTTATCTTTGTAAATAATGCAAATATAAGACTTAAATGGATTGATACTATTACTTATTATGATGAATATCTTGTATCAGAGCTTACTGATAGACTAGTAGAAATAGACCCAAGTATTAGTCCTAATATAGATGATGAACTTTTATCTTTTCTTTATGATAGAGTAGCAAATCTATGGAGTAGTTCACCTGAGTCGTACAAAGAAAAGTTTGCATCTATCGGACTTGATGTATCTACACATGGGTCTAAGAATAAAATTGACATCTATAATGCTTTAAAGAAGTATGTTCCACAAGTTATTACATATGAAATAGGAAGAGATGTTTATGAATGTGTATCTGAAAAAGAACTTAAGGACCTTTATTGGACAGAAGGAAAAGATTTTAATCATTTTAAGTTCGTATCACAAAATATGGCAGCTTATATACAAAGAACTCTTGGAGATATAAACTCTATGCAAGACCAAAATAAGTCAGTTACTGATGTAAATGTGGCTGAAGTACTTATGGAAACTGCAGGAGAAGATGCATCTTCTAGAAGAGAAGAAAGTCTTTATGAAGATAAGCAAAAGTATTTATATGAACTTAGAAAGAAAACAGTAGTAGATTTATTTAAAGTATTTATAGAGGAATTTAATAGAAGTTATCCTAATTACTATAATGTAATAAAGATGATGAATATAAATAAAGAAAATAGCTTTAATCAATATATTCTAGGTATAATTTTATTATCTATGACTGGAGAATGTTTCGTATACCGTGATGTACTAGGAGTTTATGGAAAAGTATTCTTAGCTCTATTTTATCTAAGAGCAAAAGAAAGTCCAATACTTCAACCAATTTCTGATAAACTAGAAATAATGCATGCAGAAAAGCAATCAGTTAATACACACTTTCCTGAAGATAAGATAATGGAACATTTGGAGAAGATAGGAAGAACAGATTTACTTAATAAAGTTCAAACTATTGGAGAAGTATGTACTACATATCATACAGCTAATCAAATGATAGAGCTATCTCCGTCTTTATTTATAGAAATACTTGATTTATTTAAAAATCCATCAAGAGTTAGAAATCTATTATTCCCAAATACATATAAGATACTAACAGATAAAGATAATGAAACTTCTTTTAAACATAATCCTTATGTCCAAGATATAAGAAATTATGTACTCGTAAGAACAGGAAATGGAGAAATAGTATGAACAGAGAAGAAGCATTTAATGTCTTCTATAAATTTATGTATGAAAAACTAAATGCTAGAAAGTATCATAATAACTATTTTAGTATAGATGGAACTAAAGTATGTCAGGAGTGTAAAAACCATAGAGTAAATCCAGTTTATATAAGGTGTACTCCTGATATGCCTTTATATCTTAAGTGTTTTCGTGCAGGTTGTACTAATAGTAGAAGACTTACAGAAAAAGATTTAATTGATATTGGATTTATGGATAAAGCAGTAATAAGAGAACTTATAAAAGATGTAAAAACTAGAGATTATAACTTTGAAACAGGATATTTTGAAATTCTCAGTATAGACTATTCTAAGATGACAGATAGTCAATATGTTTATATGATGGATAGATGTAAGATACAACTTACAAAAGAAACTATGTTTGAATATAAGATAATACCAGACTTTAAAGATACTCTTAAGATATCTAAATATATAAATATAGATGCTGAGAAATATTCTCTTTCTCCAAAAAATACTATATGCTTTTATACAGATAATGAAAATAAGTTTATGTTTCGTGGAATTAACCGTGACTTTAAACTTATTCTTACAGCTGATAAAGATATGGTAGGAAACTATTATACTCTTAATATAGGAAAGATGAATAAAAAGATAATGTTTGTATGTGAAGGTGTATTTGATTGTATTAACGTATTTAATATGAATAGAAATATTGATAAAGATGCTCTTTTTGTAGCAACATTTGGATTTGCATCTTATATTAAAGCAATAGAATACTACTATCAAAAATACATAGATACATTAGAGCATATAGTCTTAGTTATGGATACAGTAGAAGTTTCTAAAGGAGTTTTTATTTATCCTTTAGGTGATGTAAAAAACCTTATAAGTCAATTAGAAGCAAGACTAGGTAAAAGATTTGTAAAGAAGATAGATGTAATATATAACTCAAGTTCTAAAGATTTTGGAGATTTTACAAAACCTATAAGTACAGAACTTGATAAAATATATGAAGGAGGTAAATACTACATATGAATTTAAATTTATTTAATATTAAGATGATGAGCGATTTACATTTACTTAGAATAGATATAACACTTATTCTATCAGGAATACTTTTAATACTTGGACATATACAACTTAAAGATATAATAAAGAAAAGACTTGCAAAAGATATGGAAATTAATACAAGAACTAAAATTAGAGCAAACTTACTTAAAGTAGTAAAAGCATGTTCTTATGTATCGTGCTTTTACATGTTTATTAAAGGCTATGGTATTATAACTATGAAATACTATAATCTTTCTGACTATGTTAATCTTTATAGGAACGCAACTGATTTATTTATATGTGTTCTTTTATACCTAACTGTAATAAGAGTACATAAATTCTTAATAGACCATACTGCAAGACCTAAGCTTAAACTCTCTTATGATATAATTATGTTAGTTATATATAGTACAGTGAGTATTTACATTATTAATGTAAATATATACTAAAATCAAAAAGGAGAGATTTAAATGAAAAAAGAAGTAAGAGAATGGAGTACAGAAGAAATGGAAGAAATCCTAAAAAAGGCAGTAGCATTTACAATGGCAGAGGAAGCACCAGTTATAAGTAGTTTAGCAAGTGAGATATTTGGATATGAACACGCAGCAGAACTTGATATGCTTGATGTTTATGACAAGTTATATTTAATCTTGAATAATATAGACTACTATGTAACTAAAAGAATTCCTGAAATATGGGATAATATGGAAAATAACTCTAAAACTGTAAATCTTACATTTAAGCAAAAAGTTGATGAAAACATGCTTATGAGAAGTAAGAAAGGTGGACTTAAGAAAGTAGTTTCTGAAGCATACTTAAGACTGATTTCTATTTACACAACTTACAGAAGTGCATTATGGTTACTTCAACATGATGTACACATTGACTTATCATCAGACTTTAGTACTTATTCAGAAAAGTTATTTAAAGGTATTACTATAGAAGAAACACTTGATAACTTCTATAAGAAAGGTGAGCTTTTTAATAAACTTGATGGTTTTGAAGAAGTAAATAACATGAAACTTACAAGAACATGTATGAATTTAGTAGATGATGAAAAGATAGAAAACTGTATACATAAAATTGCAAGTGCTGTTATTGAAATAGATACAGATGGGAAAACTAATATTCCTGTTAATTCTATGAGAGTAGTACAATGTATAAAACATCATCCACTTGTATATTTCTTTGGTCAAACTTTTAGATATGAAAAGCTTACAAATATTGCATTATCAGCTGAAGAACTTGATTGGAAAGATATGGCAATAAATCATATTTATCCAACTGGACTTTCTGAAGAAAATCAAAAGTTTGCTTATTATGCATATTTGATTGCTAGTTTCTATTTTACAGGTAAAGAAGAAGTAGAAAACATGCTTAACTTCTTTGTAGATGAAAAGAATGTTAATCATAAATATGATGGTGAGTTTATAATTCCAAATAACTTTGATATAAGAGAAGAAATTAAAGCTGGTAATTTAGAAAGCATTGAAAATATCTATGAAATGATTATTAAAGGTCTTGCTTTAGCAAAAGTTGACACATCTGAACTTCCAAAACATTTTAAAGATTTAGGAGAAATAGAAGATATTACTAATGGTGAAGGAGATAACTTTAAGAAGTTTATTCTAGTATCAGCAGTTCTTACTACTATCTATACTTTTAAAATATTTGTTCAAAGTAGCTCTTACAAGGAAAGAATAGACTCAATGGACGGTATGATGAGTTTAGTTTCTGACATTGAAGGTAGTTTTGAAAAGCTTAAAGAAGTTCTTAAAGCTAAAGAAGAAAATAATACTGACCCTATAAATTAATATCGGTTTTAAAAAGAGATATCCCGAATACTAGAAATTAGTATTCGGGTTTCTTTTTTTCTTTTTTCCTTCTTAATCTTTATAATAATCATATCCTATGTCTTTTGCAAGTTTAACAAGGTCTATTTCTTTACCATCATCTTCTTTTCTCTTACTATACCAACTAGTTTCAGTTCTCCAATATGGTGGCATTACAGTATTATCTTTATGTCTAAATCTGTATGGATACCAATTCTTAAGTACATCTAAGAAGTTTTCCCTTCTTATAGTAATTCCATAATTAGCTATTTTAAATATTCCAAATTTATACTTATCAAAATACTGTTTAATCATGTAGAAGTTAGTATGATATCCCCAGTCAGTTACATATGGTTCATAATCTGTAAATCCTGGCTGTTTAAGCATCTTAGAATAATCATCTATTTCAAGTTCAAGTTCTCTTCTTAAACTATTATAAGATAACCATTTTTCTCTTTCTTCAGTACTTCCACCATACATTTGCATTTCTTCCCATTCTATTGGGTCATAACCTGCCATTTCTGGTTGATATCCTGTAACCCTAAACTTTTGCTCAACTTCACAAACATTATTATTCTTACCTTTAACTGTCCATATAATCTTAAAGTCTCCACACCATTTACCATGTACTCTATAGAAAGCAAGCATAGTCTTACTTCTATTAGGAGCTTGTATTGGGTCACATGGGAACTTTCTTATTATATATGGATCTTTAAATGGATTTTCTGGGTGATGAGGTTCATATCTTACATGTAATACTTCATCCCAGTTTTCATCTCTTTTCATCCATACCATTAAGAAGTTAGAGAATTCATTTTCTTTAGTATGTACTATTTCCATAACTTCTTTACTTTCTTTCTTATTATTAGTAATTACTGGTTTTGGAAGAGCATCATTTACAGGGAAGAAGTTTACATCTCCTTCACATCTTATAAGCTTTTTATCTATTTGAACTATTTTAATATGAATATTAAATATCTTATCTACTGCTCTAGGATGATGTTTTTTAACTGTAAAATACCATCTAGCATGAGTACCTCTTTGTACATGCATATATTCTTCAAATTCTCTTCTTGTGAAGTTATCTATTAAGATATAAGCAGGACCACTATTAAGGTCTGTAAAACATACAGTATTCTTTCCTCCCTCTTTCATTATAGGAATTTTCTTATTATAGTTATCCCAGATTTGATAATAAGTATTATCCCATTCTTCTATACGAGTTAAAGCATTATAATCTTCTTCAGACATATCATCTTTAAAGTATATTTCCATTCTTTGTGGATTAAATACTTTTTGATAACTAGGATAAGTAAATCTAGGTTGTGGAGAATATCTAGATGGTACTAATTCTGCAGCTGGAGTGCCTTCTTCCTCAGTTTCTGGAGATTTAGGTGTTCCTTGTTCAGAACCACTAGGTGGTTGACTTTCTTTTCCAGTTTCACTAGAAGCAGGTGGAACTTGTGGTGTTGCCTCACTTTGAGCCTTTGGTTCTTCTTTCTTAGGAATACTAATATCAACTTCATCATTTTCCCCAAGCTTTACATTAAGTTCTATATCATCTTTAATTTCAGCTGGTTTTCTTATAGTAAACCAACCTTTTTTCTTAGTCATTACGAAGTCTTCTATTGCAAAGTCTTCTTTATTACCTTTACTAACTGTAACTATTTCTAGTTCTTCCTTAGTTAGTTTATCTATACCACTATCTAACATAAGAGTATTTGGAGTAAAAGATATCTTTACCTTATCGTCATATAAATACTCTACTTGTGTAACATTTAAAGAAACTTTCATTTCATCTACCTCCCTTATATTTCAAGTTCTTTTTCTTGTTCTTCTCTATAATTAGCGTAATCTTTCATTACACCATAAGCAAGCTCAGTAAAAAGTTCAAATAGTCTACTATCATCTCTTATTACATCTGCATTATTTTCATCCATATTTATGCTCCCTCCTTGTAAATCTTTCTATTAGTTTTAAATTCTGCAAGAGTTAGTTTAAGAACTAATAGAAGCATTGGTATTCCTATATAATCATCAAGATTTTCTCTATCAAATACATAATAATCAAGAAGATATAAGTTATTTACTATTTCATTATGCTTAGAATTCATATACAAATCACAAAACTTAGTTACTATATTTTGCTTTAAAGTATATTTAACACAAGCAGACTTTTCATACATATCTTCATTATAAATATTATGTATCATATAGTTTATAGCTATCCCACTATTCCAAAATCTAGTAAGAGCAGTATGTCTATCATAAAGCTTAAAATAAAAATGTGTAGTATAATCGTATTCTACCGTATAGTCTTTAAGTTCATAATCAAACACAAGTCCATCTCTTACAGCTTTAAAGTATTCAAATGCATAACCAGACGGATTTCCAATAAACTCACTAAATTCATTAGTTCTATTCTTAAATGGATTTTTATCTGGTTCTGTACTTCCTATCTTTCTAAACTCTTTTTTAATTAGTTTATCATATAGACTGCCTTTATAAGATGCTTTTGCACCAAATAAAGGATATGGAGGTTCTATAAATAGAATATTCTTATCTATTGAATACTCCATTATTGCTGCATTTTCCTGTAAGTCCATAAGAGCATAATACATAAATCCCATCTTTCTACTTCTATATAAATCAAGCCAACTAGGATTTAAGTCTACTCCTTTTATAGTTTTAGGAATAAGTGTTGATAAATCTCTTGATGATAAAAACATTAGAGCATCATATTTCTCACTATAAAAAGTATCTATATATTTAGAATTAACTTCATCTATTCTTTTTTCAAGCTCATTAATACTTTCTCTATTGGACTTAGATACTATAACTCCTCCTTCTCCTTTTTTATCAGGAGAATTAACACCGGGTCCATTATCTTCTTCATATTCATATTGATTAATTACTTGCTTTTGAATATCTGAGTATTTAAAATACATAGATGGAGAATAAGTAAGTTGATACCAGTCTCTATCTATTATAAATACTTGCTCTACTTTAGTTACTACATATAAATGGTCATCTATATCTGCCATTGCATAAGAAAAGAAATGATCCATAGGAACAGGAACGAATTGCGAATAAGGAATTATTATAGTTCCTTCAGACTCAAGTCTTAAAGCAAGTTTTCTATCATCCTTGACATCTCCTTGGTCTTTTCTTGCAGGAACACCGTACCCCGGAATTCCATCAAAACTATCAAACTTATAACTTCTTACATCAGCAACAGTTTTAGTCCCTTCTGAATAAGTAGTTTCTTTTCTGTTTACATGGAAAAACTCAAGACCACCTACAGGAAGATTAAGCATATCTGGAAGTCTACTACCAACCATAGCTTTAAAGTTTCTATTTAAGCTCTCTTCAGCTTTTACTCTAGAAGTAGATGGAGCTTTAAGAGTTCTTAAATCTTCAAAATTAGCCATAACTTAACCTCCTTTATGCTTGTGTAGTCTGTTCTTGTATTAATTTTACTATTGCTTCTGTTTCTTTTACTAATTCAAAAGTAGAAGAAAGACATGCAGCTATAATTTGAGAATAGTCCTTGCAAGACCTAGAAAGTATTCCTCCCATAAGTCTTATATAAGTATCAGCCATTTGGTCTACACTTCCATATTCTTTGCTTTCTTCATCTTTTTTATTAGAATTATTATCCGTATTATTTTCATTACTATTAGCATTACCACTTCCTTTAGCTGATTTGTCATGTGCAGTAATTGAGCTTTTTATTATATTTTGTATTTCTTTAAGTTCTAAGTCTGTTTTCTTTTTAATAGAAAGACTTCCAGACTTTAAAACATTAAATATCAAATCATTATTAAGTATAGAGCTCATAAGTGTAAGAAATCCTATCTTTCCAAGCATATCAGCTTTAAATTCATCAACATTTGCTTTTCCATAAGTCTTTCTTATTTCTTCTCCTAAGATAGCTTCTTTTAAAAATGCTCCAGCACCAACACCCATAGAACCTTCTTTTTCTATTTGTTTTTTAGTGTCATTAGATATATTTCTAAACTTCTTACTACCTTTTACTCTCATAAACTCAACCCAACCTTTAAACTTACCTCCAGTAAAAAGATTAGCAACAGTTCCACCAATAGATTTCATCATTCTTATAAGAAGAGCACTTCTTTCAATATCATCAAAGTCTCCTCCTCCAAGACCAATAACTATAGAAAGTTCCTTATTTTCATTAAAATAACCCATTACTTCAGATAGTATCTTACTATACTTAGCAATCTTATCTGGGTCATTTCTGTCTATTGCATTTTTTACATCTTCTACTTTAGGAAAGTTATTTCTTCCTACTTTAATAAGAGCTGCTTCTATTACCCTTTCGTGGTATTCATCAAAGTTAGATACAGCATCAAACATAGTTTTAAGAAGTTGTGGGTCAAATCTATGCCAAGATAAGTTTATATCAGGCATTTCTCCTGTTGCTTTACCAAGAAAATCTAGTATTTCTCTTACTTGATTTCCAAGTTTTTTATATCTATCAGCAACTTTCATAAATCTTGCATATCTAGCAGCTAATTGGTTTCCAAGTTCTTTAATAACTTTTCTAAGTTTATCATATAGCATTTTAACAAATACTTTAAAATCTTTAAAGCTATTCTTTAAGAACTTAGCAGTTTTCTTTCCAGCTTTTACTGTACCTTTAACAGTAGAACCTGCAGTTTTAACAGTATTCCAAACTAATCCTTCAGAACCAATTTCAAAATCTATAATAGATAGTTCTCCAGTTTCTATTTCTTGCTCTAATGTTTCAAAACCACTTGAACATTCTAGCATAGAATTAGCAAATAGTTCAGCTTCGTGTCCATACTGAGTATTTTCTATTTCAGATAAAGGTACACCATTTATACTAAAATTCATTATAAGTTTCCTCCTTTTTATTAGTATTTGTATAAATAACATATGAAAGTTGTTTTTATTGCAGAGGTAAAAATTCGACAACTTTGGCGTTTTTATATAGTATATTAAAGGTAAGAAGGAGGAAATATTATGATAAATGTAGTAGAGTCGCTACTTGAACTTACAAGACTAGTTCAAGGAGGAAGAGTAGGGTTTTCTATGCTTGTTATGGACGAGAATGAAGATAAAACTAAAGCTCTTGCAAGTGCAAATGAACTTGTAGTTAAGTATACAGCTAAAGGACCTGTAATTTATATTAAACAGCCAGATAATATGGGAGGTAATTTAGTTCCTATAACATCTATGGATATAGAAGCACTGCATAAAATACTTAATAAGTTAGTAGTCGTAGGTAAAGATAGTCCAAGAGAAGAAGATATGACTGATAATACTATTTGGATTAAAACTATAGAAGAAAATGGAAATGAGTATACTTCTAATAAGGAAGTAATAAAAAGGTTCTATGATTTAGTTGATAGAGATAAAAGTGAAATAGTTCCTTATGTTCAAAAGATATATAGAAATGGAACAGAGATTACAGTTCTTCCATTTATACATGAAAAGCAAGTTTATGTAAAGGTTAAATCTGATGGAGAAATAGAGGATTTATATACTGTTTTAAGAAGAATAATCAAGAACATTGATAATAATAAGAAAGCATTTAATAGTATTGCTTTAACTATTGATAAAGATATAAAGATAATAAGAGATAAGGTTGCTGATTGGCTTGATAAGATAGGAGAAGCAACTCTTGAAGTTCCTAAAATGAAAGTAGAAATTAAACAAGCTATTAAAAATGTAATAGATAGTTTAAATATTGATGATATAATTCCTTTTATGGAAAGAAAGATAAGACCAAAGACTTTCCATACTACTGGAAATGCAACAGATGTAGTTTTAGTTAAGTTAAAACTTAAGTCTGATTGGGATATTGGAAGTCTTAAGAATAAAACTATAGAAGATATTAATAAGTTTAGTGGATACTATGATTTCTTTAACTCTCCTTTAATGCTTGAACATGGTATTTATGATAAGAGAAAAAGGTGGCAGCAAAAAGACTATAGTAATCTTAAAGAAGAACTTGATACACAACTTGATACCTTAATGAGTGAGATGCTTGTAATAGGAAGTTATGGAACTCCTATGCCAAAGCAATACTATTATCAAAAGCTTACAGCACCTTATAAAAATGAAGATACTCCTAGAAATGCTCATGACGGGTACGGAACTACTCATAAAAGTACAAACTTTACATTTATAAAAAGAGGAACTAAACCTCAAGCTATATTTGATGTAAGAAGAGCAGTTGTAGGGACAGACACACATGCAACTGATGCAGAATTCTCTTATATAGTTGCACTTAAAGGAGATACTGATTATACTCTTTGGAGTAGATATATAGAAAGTATTGATATAATACAAGATAACCCAAGTCCAATACCAATAACTAAATATGAAAGAGGAGAAGTAGTACTATTTACACCAATAGGAAGACAAGCATACTTAAATAAACCTAATAATATTCAATTTGTAGAACAGCTTTATATTGCAAAAGAAATACTACTTGGTAATAGCTATTCTATAAGTGTAGAAGAATAAGGAGTGATTTAAATTGAAAAGAGAAAGAAGAGTACTATATAAGTTAGTACACAAAGATATGAATAAGACTGGTCTTGCAGAGTCTTTAAGTTATGGAGACTTTATTCCAGAACTTGATAATCGTAGACATCTTTATATTAAAACTAGATATGGTGAAGATATAACTATTAAAGATGAGCAAGTATTAGGTCTTGAGTCTGTTGCTGATAACTTTATACAACTAGGTAAAAGAGGAGATAAGACAGTAGAGCTTAGTTTGATGTTTCTAACTAAGTGGAATAACCATGAAGACCATTATACTCTTGATGGAGAAATAACATTTGATGAGCTTTGGGAAGATGTAAGACCACAAGACTTTATATCTTATACATATTATAATAAGAATAAGAAAGATATGGTTCAATTTATGAATGATTTATCTGTATTTTGCTATGATAGAGAAGAAACAAGCTCTGCAAGACAGATAACTTTACATGAAAAACTAGAATTCTTATCAAGACTTTTTAAAGCTTGTAGTAAAAACCAAGCAGAAATGATGCTAAATATTTATAAAAAGCATCTTGATATAAGACTTTGGGTAACTTCTAAAGGACCTTGGGAACTTTATAAATACATGAAAGAGCTTTTAGATTTAGGAAAAGTACTATTAGAAGGTTCAAGACTTGTAGATGCTGGTAAGACTAAAGACTTTGGAGATTTACTTGATAAACTAGAAGAAATAGAGCTTTATCCTAAAGTAAGAAGAATAGATTTAACAGGAATTTCTTCAACAGCAAAAGTTCCTATAAAGCTTATAACAGATAATGCATCTCCTGTAGTGTCTAATACTGCTATTTATAGTACAGATACTTTAGAAACAGCAATAGATGCCATATTTGTACATCATAATAGATACGGAGATATATTAAATGCTTATAAAGCTGGAACACCTGAAGTAACTGTAAGCGGTAATGTAGTTAATACAGAAACTAAAAAGATGATAAAGTCTACTCCTATGAATGGAAAACAGTTTAATAAGAAAGTAATATTTGAGTTTAATAATAGAAATGATTTAACTATAGTTAATATAGGTAAAGATATTACTTATACTAATAATGGTAATCAAGCTGACCCAATGGAAGATTATAGACTTATCTATAATGTAGGCAGTGGAGAAACTAAATCTATTTCTAACCTTCCTTATAACTCTGGAGATATTCTTATGAGAAAGGAAGGATTTAAGTCTTTTTTCTATAGAAGAGATGGAGCGAATGCATCTTATGCAAACTCTTATACAGAAGGAGATGTAAATCAAAATATAAATAAACTTAAAGTTGATACTATAACACATCATGCTGTAATACATAATGTTAAAACTCCATTTACAGATAACTTAGAAACTAGACTCAATGTAACTAGAGAAAAGATGGTTCAAAGAAATTATCTTGTCTGTCAAAGTTTATTTGCAGATATAATTTATAAAAATGATAATACTTATTACTCTTTTATTCGTGATAGAATATACGGAAGTAATTTAATAGGTATTGATAGATATAATGATATATCTATAAATGATACATCTAAATACAAGCTATTTGAAAAAGGACTTGATTTTTTATCTACTAGTCAAAGTACTAATCTGTCAGTTTTATCTGTGGAAGCTTTTATAAATATGAACTATAACAGTGCTGGACTTGCATTTGGAGATAATATATCAAAGAACTTCTATGGATATGGAAGTAATATATTCAGTACTTCTTCTATCTTTGGTAAATCATCAGCAAGATTTAATCCTCAAGTATTTAATAATAGTGTAAATGATTATAGAAGTGCTATAGGTTATAGTGTAGGAACATACGCTGAACCTATAATGCCTCTTCGTAAATCTAAACACTCAAATGATATAGGTGTATACGACTTACATAATTCAGCTGTAAATAGTATGAGTAGAGTACTTAGTACTACAAGGCAAGATAGAGGTAAGCAATTACTTAAAAGATTTGACAGATATGATTTCTTTGACCGTGAACTTGAAGTAGTTTATGGAGATAAGTATATCATTACTAATGTTACTATGCATACAAATATAGGAAATAGTGCAAAGCATAGATATCTTGCTGATAATATAGATTATCTTGCTATGCGTAGAGGATATAGATTTTGGAATATAGAATTTAGTAATGGAATACTATATGATATGAACTATCTTGCAAAACTTTATTCTGATATGCAGTATAAAGGAGATAACTCTATTATACTTAATGTATTCGTAAGAGAAATGAGTAGTTATGCTTATAATTACTTCTCAGATGATACAAGGAGTATTCATTTAAATCAAGCATTAGGTACTAAACTTAATAAATCAGATTTTGAAATGCTTCTTTTAGTTAAAGATGCTTCTGGCAGAATTAAAGATGTAGTAGATTGTGGTGAGTCTTTCTTACTTAATAGAAATATTGATGGAGAATGGTTACAGTTTACTATAAAAGAAGATAGTTTAGATAAGAATAAATATAGAACTATATCTGATTTAAGTAATGCTCTTAATATTGGATATTCTTTAGTAATGGTTCCAAAGAGTGATGGTAAATCTAATATTAAAAATGATATACTAAATGGAAACTTCTTAAATAGACCAGTTACTGAAATAAGAAATGAAAGAGATTTAAGATATAATAAGAATAATAACTGGTTTTTAACTAAAAAAGGAAATAACTTTGAAATAGCAAATAGTTTTCAAAGTGATAATATACATAAGACTTCTATAAGTCTTAATGTAAAGAATGCTAAATCTGTACATATAATTGCGGATATAAAGCAAGATAATAATGTTTTATATGATAACTTTAATAAAGACCTTAATATGAGTTTTAACTCAGATATGAGTATACATAAAACTAGTTTAGATACTGGTAATAGAAGTGGAGTTTATACAACTACTTTCTCTGATAAGTTTTTAAACTACTCTAAAACACATAAAGAATTTACTAGAATAAATCAAGATGAAACTTTTGATATTCCAGTTAGAGCAAGAGATAGAAATGATTTTCTTGGAAGTATGTATTATGATGGTAGAGTAAAGACTTATGATACTAATAAAATACTTGGTGACAGTGAATATACTATTATAGGTAAAGATGGAACTGTTATATCTGATAGAAAACTAAGAGATGAAGATGGTTCTTTATTTAAACTTGTAGTACCTTATGGAACTGCAGATAGAAGTTATAATCTTGTAGATACCTATGGAGAAAACTTTGATATTACTGTAGATTTTGGTTTAACTAGTACATTTAAACCAATATACTACCAAGAAAGTAGTTTATCTTTAATGTTTACCACTAATAACTATATTAAAAGAACAGGACTTTCTCCTGCTTGGGTAAACTATAGTATTTATGGTGGTATGAGTAAAAATGATTATTATGAAAAAGATTATCCACAGGTTAAAAGTAATATACCTATGGTTAAAGAAGGTCTTATAGGTGAAGATGTTATTGATTTTTTAGAAAAACCTTGGTTATTTGTAAATCCTATGCTTCCTTTATTCTGGCTTATAAATGGTGATAGTAATAATAGAAATATAGGGTATGAAAAAATAAAGTCTATATATTCATCTCCTATGGATTTACTTGAATACTCTGACCCTTCTTATATCTTTGGAGATAGTAGGCATAATATGAATACTGAAGTTCTTGCTAAAGTTAAAGAAGTAGTTGGAGATATAAATAGTAAAAAAGCTTCTTATCTTGATATGAGTAAATCAAATATAAGAATGAGAATAAATAACAGACACAACTTATATACTAGTTGGAATGGAGAGAAAAACACAATCAAAAGAAATACAAATGATGCTCCTACAAATAGTAAGAATTTACTATCTTCTGATAATGAAATAATGGATAAAATAAGAATAGACTTCCCATATCATGATAGTACTCTTCTTGCTGCATATATAAAAGAAAGTACAGCTCAACTTACTTGGGACTTAATAATATTTCTTATGAATAAATATAAATCAAGACATGGAGTAGATAATACTTTCTATATAGGAAACGCTAATGATAGATATCCTTATAAACTAAATGTAGACGATATAAATCAAGAAATACCTCCACATTTATTTGAGTTTTCTCTTTGGAGAGACTTAAGACTTCATGATACTTCTGCTCTTTCTACTTATATAAGAAAGAAGGTTGTAGATAATGGAGTAATACATAATAAACTTGAAAGTCTTGCTGCTTTTGAAATAGATTTTGTAAGAATGATAGAAGATTTTGATATTGGTTGGCTTAATAATCTTAAAGATGATTTAAATACTATTGATAATACATTTACTAAAATACTTGCAAGATTATATGAAAATATACAATGGGAAACACATGATGCAATAGTTGTAAACTTTAAGACTTCTGTGGATATGTCTTATTATGATTTATACGATAAGAGAAATCTTAAGCATAAAGCTACTGGAGATTTAACTAATGATTTAGATTATCAAAAGTTTAAATCAGAAGTTGATATAGTTAATGGTAGAGTTAGAAAGATTGGAGTATTTACAGAAAATAGAGATGCAAAGAATAATGGTTTTGGAGTAAATCCACTACTTGCTAATATGAGTAAACTTGTTTCTATTGCATTTGCAGAAAGCTTTAAAAGTATACATAGAATAGTTATGGATGTAGCTACTACTCCTATAGTAAGTAGAAGTAGACTTGGATATACTAGTAAAATTACTTCTTCTATGGATGTACTTGCTGGTGTGTTTAAGAGTAACTTTGCATATCAAACAGATTTTACTGGAATTAATAAAGAAGATACTACTTCTAGTGCATATTTTGATACTTTAAATCTAGTAAATGGAATTTATAAGAAAGATAATATTTGGATACTTAAATTCCCTGAGTATGAAGCTACTCAAAATATTACTAAGATTACAGTAAATACTCAAGCTCTTCTTAAAGACCATATTTATGGAGTACATAAAAAGATGCTATCTATAATAGATACTTTTATGGAAAATGATATACTTAACGGAGACCCTATTAAGTATATAACACATGCTGAGTATGAAAATAATAAATCAGAAGCATTTAGAACTAAAGATGAATGTGTTTGGTTTAAAACTTCTAAATCTATGACAGAAATACTTAAATCTGAAGATATAGGAGCTGAGGTAAAACTTCCTAATATACACATGAATATAACTGAAATGAGTACTAATTTTGGAAGAGTTATGAAATATGTGTATGATACTATAAATAATTATCAAATGATAGCTCATGATAGTATAGTTTATAATAACAGAAATGTAAGTCTATATAGGTATGCTGGATATTCTACTGGTCTTTATTATAAGAGTGATACAGGAGCTCCTCAAAGTATGTATGAATTTGATAAATTTAGAGTTATTGGAGCACCAACTGCTGACTATCCACAAGATAGAAACTTAATTCCATTTAAATCTATAGATTTAAAAAGACCTATGGATTTAGAAATAGACTTATATGGTAAAGCAAATGCATTTGTACATCAAAATAGAACTTGGAAGATGTATGATTTCAGTAATGTAACTGAGGATATGATAAATGATAGTTTCTATAGTGGTTTATTTGTAGAGCATAATAAGGGAGATTATAATATAGTTCCTATAGTATATTTTAATGCTAAAATACCTTATATAGATAAACATAGTGATAGACCAAGATATTCTAATCTTGAGTTTAATGATAATGAAGTGGTTCTTGCAGAAAGTGCATATGTATTACTTCCTAAATATAATAGACCTAAGATAACTGCTATGTTTAATAATGAGAACTATAAGTCTTTCTATAAAAGAATAAGTGTAAACTACTACTTCTATTTATACCAACTAAATGCACAGCAAGTAGTAAAAAGTGGACCAAATTCAGGCAATCCTACTATTAATAAATTAACTGGACATGCAAATATAGGAGAAATGCCAAGAAGTAACTATTTGATATCTGAAATGTTATTTGATTTAGATAATTACAAAGAAAGTTTTGATATGACTTCTTCTACTTTAAGTGAGGATTTAATAAGAAGACTTAATATATTTAAGTTTAATAAGCAAAGTTTAGAGCATCAAGATGTTTTGGATGCAAAAAAAGAAGAAAGAGAAAGACAAGTAACACAAAGTTTAAACCCTATCTTCTTTAATGTAGAAATACTTAAAAGAGAAAATAATGGTTTTGCAACTGTATCTTATAATAAATATACAAATACTAGCAATGACCTAGATAGTATTTTAGATAAATCTGTAAGTTATGACTTCTATGGTATTAATCTTGCTAAAGAAACTATACTTCATCATAGATATTTAGAACCAAGAGACTTCTATGGTACGTTACAAAGTACTAACTTAGCTCCGGGAGCATTTATAACTACATTTGAGCATGATTTGAAAACTACTGTTAAACCAGTAAATTATCAAACTATACAATCTCATAATGGAGTTAATCATAATCCTAACTTTAGTGTCAATAATGGAAATAATCCAAATGGAAATCTTAATATATCTAGTAGTGATACTTCTTATATAGACAGTGGTAAATATTTATACTACGGTTTTACTAACTATGCATCAACACAAGAAAATATTGGTTTACCTAATACACATACTAAAGTATTTACTTATAAACCAATAGATATGGCACTTCCTATAAGTACTCATCTTGAGTATAACTTTAATTGGGATGAAACTAATAAAGCTATACTTAATTCTTTTGATGTAAATAGGTCAGTAAATAAGAATGATAGTTCTAGCATAACTAGAAAGACTTCTTTTATAAAAGAAATATATGAGAATATAGAAAGATTTAAACTATATGATAAACATAGTTATAAAGAATTTAGATATTCTCACGAAAAAGCAATAGATAATAAAATACCAAATGAGTACTTAGCTTATTTTGGTCTTGAAAACTTTGGATATGAAACTTTCTATAGTTACACTGGACAGGAGTCTACAACTAAGTCTAATATGATGACACTTATAAACCGTGTTAAACAGTTAGATTTATTTAATCTAAGTCCTCTTAATACTATAGGAACTGCAATGAATGGAAGTATTACTGTAACAGATGATTGGAATAACTGTAATGTAGAACTTGCTGCACATATCTATGGTGGAACTATAGTTGATAATCGTAGATATAAAGGTAATAACTCTATATTTATAGAAAAGGATGGTAATATTTATCTTAAAGGAGGTAAATCATACCTTGTAAGAACTAATGCAAGTGATTTAACAGTATCTAGAGGAGAGAAAGTTCCAATAAATCATTATCCAATATATGATAAAATGGAATACTTAGGAGATAAATCTTATCAAGGAAATATAATACTTCTTTCTAATAAAGGAAATCCATATGTTCTTGGAAATCCAATACTTAATGACTTTGGATTTAATACAAGTGCAGTCCAAGGACAAGCAAATATACCAGAAGTATATTCTAGAAGTAAATCATATGGATATGATAATACAAACTTGCTTGAGATGATGCGTTATATGTTCTCAGGTATAGTAAAACCGGGACTTAATACACCAAGTAAAGAAGTTATAGATGATGAATATAGAAGAGAAGTAGCAAATGAGTTTAAATATAAAGATTTAAATCATGCTATATTTGGTATTATGGAAGCGTCTACTTATGATTTTAGTTATCCATTTAAAAATAAGTATGAACTTGGAAATCAAAACGGAGACGACTTTAATAATACTTGGTATGCAAGACTTGCACAAGTTGATAATAATGACCCTAATGTATTTAGAAAGAAGACATTTATCTACCCTGAAATGTCTAAGGTTTCTGATTTAAAATTATCTAATATTGCAACAGAAACTGAAATAGATTATCATAATTCAAATAGATTACCTAAATATCAAATGATGTTTGGAGATGTTAAATATTGGATGAACCAGTTCTTAAATAACTACTGTTATGGACAAGGAACAAGGCTTACTCCTGATGAGTTTATAGTTAATAAAACTGATTTTAATTCAAATACTTCTAGTTCTACTAATAGTATATGGAATACTTCTGTCTTCCATAAGAATAAAGTAATAAATCAAACAGAACTTGCAAGAAATGTAGCAGGAGCTGACCCTTATACTTATAAAAGTAATGCAGTTTATTACTTTAAGCTTTCAGAAAATAAACCTAAATATTCTACTTTTAAACTTCTTGACCAAAAGACAGGACAAGTTAAGTATTTGAGAAGAAGATATCTAACTCCTATTATGTATAGAGTAGGTAATGATACTTATATAAGTAGAAATATCTCTGGTTATGAAAGTGATAATAGATACAAGGAACATATTGAAGTAGTAGTTTATCTATCTAAATTTACTGGAAATATTCCTGATAATACTTATGATTATAGAGGTATATTTGTAAGTAAAGCTTTTATAGATGGATGGAAGTTTGGATTTATAACAGTTAATAAAGTAAAAGCATTTACATCAACTGCTGAATTTAAACTTATAGATAATCTTAAAGGTATTCAAAATAATGATTTAGTAGACTTTATGAGAGCAATAATAAACTCATATACTAACTATACAGTATTTATAAGAATACCAGAAGATAAGTCTGGAACTGATGCTTCAAATTATGTCAGATTTAACTCAATAATTTAAAAAATAAGTTGTAAGTTTATAACTAGATTAATTACATATAATTAGTTGAAGTTATGAGCTTACAACTCAAACTTTATTTTATTCCGCAATCCTAAACGGAATAGATATTGGGATATAACTTTAGAAAGAAGGAAGTGAAATGAATAAAGAGAATTGGTTTTTGTTTTATAGTTGTATGGGACTCGTGGGTTATCTTGTAGTACTTTATGTAATTGGTTAAAATAAGGAGATGAGAATTTAAAATGAAAAAGGCAAGAGAGCTGTATTTTAATATCTTTTTGTATGAGGAGTGTGAAAGACATAAAGCTGACATACCTGTAATGCTTACACTTATAAGTAACTATATTAAAGCTCATGATAGTTATGATGTTGATATTAATACTATACTAAATGACTTTAGTAAAACTACTGATGGTGATGTAGCAAAAATTGCTAAACTTATAACTAATAAAGAAATTGAATACACTATGAGTAGTAATCTAACTAATGAGGAGATTGAAAACTTTATAAATGATAGTCTAGATTGGAAGGATAGATTTGATAACATTTATGAAGCATTTATAGAAGATGAAACTCTAACTTATGATGAACTTATGGATGGAGTATTGCATGATAGTAAGTTAAAACCATTTAATCCTAATACTTATGCAGAAGAAGTTAGAAAGAATAAAAGAGTTTACGAAGAAAACTTCTGTTTAGAAGAAAGTCTTTGTAAGGAAATTGCTTATATTCTAAACACTTTTAATCCTCATAAGATTGCAAAAGATGAAACAGAGTATAAAATTCTTTGCGAATTTATAGTTAATATATACATAAGAGTATTACTTACTATGAATACATGTCTTAAGACACTTCAAGAAGAACCACCAAAGTTTAATAAAAATACAAGAGAACTTACAGCTATAATAGGATTTGGAAGTAAAGAAGATTATAAAAAAGAGATAATTGAAAGATTATTTGGAACTGAGCATATAGTAGATGAAGATGAAATATGTTCAAGAGTAGTATCATTATTTCATACTATGGAGTATTACTTTGTAAGAATACTTGATATTCTTTGTAATGGAGGAAATGTTATTCCTGAGATTACATATAAAGCTAATATTTGTAAAATGGATGAAGAAATGCAAGATAAAACTATGGAATATTTTAACTTCTTACAAACTAATTATCCAAAAACATTAGTATCAAATAATTTAAATTTAGTTAGAACTTCTACTAAAAAAGTTCAAAGAAAGAAAAAACCTAAAACATTTGGAAAAAGGAAATGATGAGAGATGATATTTGAAAAACTTAGTAATGCAAAAGAGAAGAAAATGCAAGAAAGTAGAATAGATAAGAACATAAGAAACCTTAGAGCTACTCTAAGATACTATTCTATGATTATGGGATTTATATCAGTATTATTATGTAGTTTTATAACTCATTATAAAGTTTATAATATAGTAGCAGTTGTAGTACTTGTACTTTCATATATTGATATTATTGACTATGTATACCTTAGAGGAATAAAACACAAAATGTATAATCATTATAATCAGCTTACAGTAAATGGACTTTGTACAAGTATAGAAAATAAAAGATTTAGATTATCTAAATCATACTTTGTTATTATGATGATTAGTTATATTGGACTTTATTTAATGTTAGTAACTATCATAGAAAACTATATCTATGATATAATATAAAAATTAGGAGGAATGTAAAATGAGTAAAGAAGTAAAAGAAATCAAAGAGGAAGTAAAAACTGTAGAAAAGGTAGAAACTAATTTAGAAAAAGCTGATAAAGAAATTGAAAAAGCTAATGTTTCTTTAAAGAAAGCAAAGAAAGAGCTAAGAAATGAAGAAAAGAAAATGCTTTCTGAAAGAAATAGAACTACTACAGAGTATGTAAAAGAAAGTCTTAATCTAACTGATAAAGAATTGGTAGTTATGATAAGAGAACTTAACCAAGAATTAATGGAAAGATGTTATAAAGATTATATTAAGTTATTAGTTTATTTAGAATATGAACTAATCTATGATGATTTCTATACTGAAGAAGAAAAGGAACTTATTGTAGATAGAGTTTACAATGAATACCTTGATAATGATGATATCTATGTAATATCATATGAACTTAATGAATTAGTAGAAGCTGCTAAAGCTGAAGTAATTGATAGAAGAAAGGCTGTTGATGAAAATGAATAATCCTATAGATGGTCTAAGACTAAATCCATTTAATGATAGTGAACTATCTAATATAGATTTAAGTAATAGAATTAAAGAAAAAGAAAAAGAACTTGAGCTCCTAGATAAGGAGCTTGAGTATTCTAAAAATGAAGCAAACTTGCTTAAGAAACATATAAAGTCTTTGGAAGAAAAGATAGAATTTATGAGAACTGAGCAAGAAAAGAATATTAAATATGATATTGCAATGGATAAAAAGACATACTCTGATGAACTTAGAGAAGAATATGCAAATAAAGAGAAAGTCAGAAAAGAAGATATAAGTTTAGAAGAAAAAACAGATGATGTTTATGTATCTCTTTATGTATCTCCTGAACTTAGAAATAGTTCTGAGTATTGGAATGGATTTAAAACACAAATAAATGCAGTTGCTAAAAGTGAATATAAATATGCAGCTTTTACTACTATACTTGCAGGAATAGTTGCATCTCTTGTTATACTACTTTTAGGATTTATGTCTGATTATTCTAGATTTGTATTTATGATAGCTAAAGCGAAAGATAAGGATTTAGTTACTTCTGTTGTGATTACTATACCAATATGTATTCTTATTAGTTTAGTATCATTTATCGCTAAAGTAATTAGAATTTATAGAATTAAAAATATGTGTATAGAAAGAATAGATGAAGCTAAACATAAAGATGAGCATGTGTACTTTAATATTACAGAGTTCATAAGAAGACCTAATCAAGGACTATATGAAATGCTTTACTTTGCAATAGGAATAGCAATGTTTGGTTATCTATTTATTGAATTTGTAAATATATAGGAGGTTTGATATGAAATGTAGCAATGTATATTTTAGAGATGAAATGATAGAAAGATATAAAAGACATAGTATAGTACTTTATAGATTTCTTACTATGTTTGGCTGTGTTATAGCAATACTATTTATACATTTAGTTAAAATTGACCCTTATAACTTTGATGCTAGCTATATTTATAAATCAACTTCTATAGGTATGTTTATATCAAGTTTAGGGGTTAATTTTTACAAGTTTATTTTAAATAATAAAATAGAATACTTAAAATGCCTATCTATTAATAATCAAGATAGAAATAAGTTTATAAAGACATTAGAGCCTACATTTGCCGATAAGATAATGTTTCTTATCGGTATTGCTCTATTTTATATAGTAGTTGCAATACTTATAATAAATGCAATACTACTTACTAAATAAGGAAAAAGGAGAGATTTAAATGAATTATAGAGGATTAAGACTTGTTAAGAATGTTCAACATTTGAATAGACTTGAGTACAATAAGAACTATTCAAGCTATGAAGTTGATACATATGTGGATTTATTTTTAAGAAGCAATTTTGATTGGAGTATATTTAGAATACCTAATTTAAATAAAGCTTATAGAATTAGAAAAGATATAGAAAGTTTACAAATGAGAGAGTTTAAAGAAACAGAATGGAAGGAACTATTTTTAGATAAAATCTGTGATGAGTACGAGAAAAGATACTATTTAAGTAAAGAAGAAAAAATAAATGCAAAAATGAAAGAATATAATTTTAGTTTCTTTAGTATGTGCATTTATTATATGACTGTATTTGATAGATATGTAGAAGAAATAAGAAGAAGAGTTAGCTCTCCTTATTACTATTATGGAATTACAGATATTTATGAACATTATATAAATCTTAAAGATAGAGTTACTATTCCAAGAAATACTCCAGATACTGTATTTATAAGAATAGAAAATAAAGATTATGTTACTAAAACTCTTAAGCCAAAGTTTGTAGAGTCTGATACTAAAAGGGATATAGTTGCAAAATATAGAGACATAATATGTTCACTAAAAGGTGATACTTCTATATCTCAAAAGATAGTTGCACATTATGATGAGATAATAATGCCTAAATATGAAGTTATAGATGGATATAAATATCTTACATTAAAAGCATTATCTTGTAATATCCCACTTGCAATAGGCAATGAAAGAAATTCTGATGATAATATAAGAATATACAGAGGTCAATGGACAGAAAATGGTAGATTTACAGGTATAATAGCTCCTTATGAGAATAAGGATAGTAATACATTTGCTAAAAGTATGCTAAATCCAGATTGGTTAAGTTATCATTATCATTTCTGGAATACATTTGTAAAAAGTGAAGATACTAAAATAGTAGTAAACTTTACAAATCAAATGCAAGAGAATGTAGATATAGACCTTATAGAATACAAATTTAGAAGTTATTCTATGGAATATAAGGATATATTTGATATAGTAACAAAATAAGTTTAATAAAGAGTAGAATTCGTTCTACTCTTTTTTCGTATTAAAAAGGAGGGTTTTAAATGATAAAAGATGTAGAAATTCTAAATGCTTGTAGTCTTGGTTATATAGAAGCATTTGGAAAATCAGAACATGGAATGACTGTAGAGGAACTTTGTGGTGATAGAGAACAAGTTACTCCTACTGAGAGAACTATTTATTGGAATTATAAACTAAGAGGAGAATATCCTTATAGAAAGTATCTTAAGGATTGGGTTCTTGTTTATACTTCTGATTATAATAGGATAGCAAGAGAGTATCTTAAGCTTGATTATGAAATAGAAGGTGGATTTCGTGCAACTGTATGGAAAAAAGAAAATAATGTAATAATTGCTTATACAGGTACAAATGATACTTCTGATATGATAGATGATTTAGAGATAGCATATCAAGATGATTATAATAACCAATTATCAGCAGCTTATATGCTATACCTTTATGTAAAGAAGTATTATGCAGAAGAAAAAGACACTATTTATTTAGTAGGTCATAGTCTTGGTGGAGCTCTTGCACAATTTGTATACTGTAGTAGTTATACTAAAGAAAATCACTATCTTAAAATGGTAACTTTTAATGGTCTTGGTATTGGAACTCATAAAGGAGACTATGTAATATCTAAAGGTAAGTTTAAATCAGCTATAAAGAGATATTTAGTTGATGTACCAGAAAGAGATTATATAATGAATGAGATGTGGGATTTTATGTATGAAGGTTATGCTTATGAAAAGCATCCTATTGAAGATAAAGATAAAAGTATTGATTTTATCTTAAATAGACTAAGAATTGCATGTAGTGAGAATAAACTTCAATTTGGATTTCTTAAAGTAATAGGATTTTTTAAATTTGGAATTAAGAAAACAGAAAATAAAGAAGATAAGTATAATACTAAAATTCCTCTAGATTATGTAAAGTATATTGCTAATATGATATACTATATGTGTCTTACTTCTTATAATTTCCAAAAGTATTATTTTGATGCATTCTATTCTACTAGTGGAATGAATTATTATTTACAAGAAGATTGGGTTCCATCTTTACAAACTAAATCAGGAATTAATATATGTCTTGATATGGGAACAGCTAAGTTTGATGTTGTAGATGATAGTAAGTTTAGAGTTATTAAAGCAACTATAAATAAAGTAGGATTTAAGCGTCATAGTGTTGGTATATTTCTTATGTATTTAGATGAGAGTGGAAATCTTATTAATGGTAATATGAATAAGAATATGGTTTCTAATATGTATAAAGAGCTTGTGTATTCTTGGATGGAAAAAGAAAGAAATATGGGTAGAGAACATACTTACGATATGAGTGTTTTAACTGATGGAAGAGTTGAACTTTATGTAGATAGAGAAATGCTTAATCAAGTAGAACACATAGAGCTTAATACTATTAATAAAATAAATGTAATAGATAGAAAGTTTACACTTGCAGAAGAATATAAAAGAAGTATTTATAAAGTAACTTTAGGATTTAAGTATAATGAGTTAGGAGAAATAGAAATAGGAGTAGTTGATAACTTCAGTTATCTAGAAGTTGATACGAAGAAAAAACCGTTAATACTTAAATTTAAATAAAGGAGGTTTAATATGAAGTTTAATCCTAATAAGAAAGTTAATGTTAAGAAAGCAAGAGAGTTATGTAGTAAAGTAGCTGAACTTGCAAAAGAATATAATTTACCATTTTTCTTTGTAACAGAAGGTGCTAGTATAACTCGTAATAATGGTTGTGATGCAGTAAGAAATGCAAGAGAAGCACAAATAGAATGGGAGAAAAAGAATGGTGCAGACCCAGATGAAGATTGGATAAAAGATAAAAAGAAATAGAAAAAAAGAAATCACCTAAGAGTATTTCATCTTAGGTGATAACTTTTTTAGTTATCCAGCACAGCAGAATTTATCTTCTACTGTTTTTCTATCCAATTCATAGTCTGAATGGTGAAAGTTATATTTTTTCATAATTGATTTTATTCTATCTATGTCACCACCATAGATTAAATCATCATACCTACCATTGCAGTAATTTGTATCCCAAGCATGATGTAGGTAAAAACTGTCTACCCAAGGATTTTCTTTTTTATCCTTGGTGTAACCATCAATAGCTCTCATAAGTCTAGAGTAAGCTTTTTCTGAAATATTATCTTTTAAATAATTATTATCTTCTTCTGATAATTTTATTTCTAGAACATCATTTTTGAAAAGCTTATTGTAATCTTCTTCTATTTTCTCTTTCAAGAAATCATAAGCAAGATTTACATCTTTTGGACCATAGTTTTTTAGAACATAAGACAAATCTGTCATTATCCATCCAGACATGCCTTCATATCTATAATCATGAAATTCTTGGAATTCCTTCTTATAATAAGATTTGATATGATTGCTAATTCTATCTACCTTATTTTCATATTCAGGATTTTCACTAAAGAATTTATTCAGATACATTTCAGCTGTCATACCATAAACTATAGTTTCCTTTCCTTCTCTGTAACGTCTTGCTGACTCATTTACTGGACTTTCATAGAATTCTTCAAAAAGAACTTTTCCATTTACTATAAATTTATCCACTTTCCAGCAAGAGTCATGTGCTAACTCATGTGCAACAGAATTTATAGTAGCTAGATATTCAGACAAACTAAACTCATATTCATTATTCATTTTGAATAAGTTTCTTTTTGTATATGTTTTTTCTTCATCTAGATAGTCTCTACTACTATAAGTAGCTGCTGATTTATATTTGTCAGCTCTACATTCTAATCTTATTACACATTCTTCAGCATTTTTAAACTCACCACAATCCTCTATTATGATTAAGTTCATAAGTCTTTCTAGTACAAAGAAGTAAGAGTCTGTGATAAGTCCTGCTCTCACAAATCTGTAGTCATATAATGCTGCCCATACTAGTTCCTTTTTGAATTCTTTTGATAATTTTTGATACACTTTCATTTAAATCACTCCTTGTTTTATTTTGTTTATTAGTAATAAATTAATATTACATTTTATTATATATAGCCAATTTTTATATAAGAAAACTTCTTCGTAAGCTCTTTCGAGAAAGAAAAAAAGAATAAGCTCATTGAGAACCTATTCTTCTTTTTGCTACATTATAGATGCACTCTAGTAAATATAGCAGTTCTTTCTTTGTAAAAGCTTGTGCAGTCATAGACCTTGCAAGCACCTTCAAAGATTTCCTCATAGTCTAAACCTTCAAGCTCGCTCAAAGGTTTTACAAATTCTATTTCTTTGGCTTCATCTTTTCTACTTATATAAGTAGCGTAGTGTCCAAATTGATATGATGGGTTGTAAACAGGATACCCAAGAAGAGTACCTCCGCTACAACATACAATAAACTCAAATCTTCCAGTTCTTAAAACTGGAACTTTGAACCCTTTGTGTGTCGTAATTACATATAGACCTGGTTTCTCAAGTCTATTACTATAGTCACATGTTACACCACTTTCATAGTTATCCCATGGACAAGGATAACTTGAGTTTTTAAATAGTCCATTAAAAATTGCAAACTTATCCATATATGTATTAGATACATATATTTCTAAATTATCTATAGCCTCCTTAATATATTTTGCATTTATAAATGGAAGAGTCTTTCCTGAAAATCCTCCTTTTATTTTTTGCATCTTAACTCTTATAGCCTCTTTTTGACTATAAGTTGGATTTCTGTCTAGGAAGTCAGTATATAGCTCCCAGAATTTAACTGCCTCTCTATAGTCAGCCTTTGTAGGCTTTTGGAACTCATAAGTTCTTCCTTCTTCATTTGTAACTTTTAAAACTTTTGTACTCATATATAGTACCTCCTTAAATTTTATTAGTACCTATTATATTATAGGTTACATTTTATTATATATATATATGATTTTTCAACAAGAAAAAAGAAATCCTAAGTACTAAGACCTAAGATTTCTCTTTTATTATTTCTTATTTTTATCTAAATCATCTTTAAGCATATTAAAGATTTCACTAGTTTCAAATTTTTCTCCTTTTAAAGCAGTACCATTAAATAAACTACTGTCTTCTTTATTTGCTTCTTTTCTTATTATATCTAAAACAGCCATTCCTAGAGGACTGCAGAATGTAAGCATATCTATTCTACGTTCTCTTTTTATTCCACTATGTCTTCCACTCATATCAATATGTTCCTTTCGTGTTATTAATTAAATCATTCTTTTCTTTCTTTTTCAAGTAATCCATAGTAGCTTTAAACTTTGCATCTATAGCTTTACTTATAAACTCAGTACTTTCTTTATTTTGTATTTCTTTTATATTCTTCTTATAAACTAACATACATTTAAAATGATTATTTCCTATATCGTCATTTCTAATCTCCATGAGTTTATAACTATATTTACTTGCAGCCGAGTTCACTTTATCAAACTCACCATTAATATCATTCATACTTTGATATCTGCTAAGATTAATTACTATAATTACATCTTTATTATCTTTTTCAAAATACTTTTCATACATCATAATATTCTCCCTTAAAAAGTAAACCATTCATACATAATAAGTGCTGAATATCTAGCTCCATCTTTGCCATATTTAATATCTTTAAGTCTATAAGAGTGTCTATTAGCAACTATATTAGTTTCATTTATAAAACTTTCTAGACTGTCTAAATCCATAGCAGTTCTTATAACTACTACATCTTTATTACTAGTTTTAGCAAAATGTTCTTCAAGAAGAGTTAGTCCTTCATTCATCATATATTTCATTATCTTCCGTCCCTCCATCCCCATATTCTATGTCCATCTTCTTTATCTTCTACCACTAAATTCTTGCAACAAACTGCAAACATTCCCTTATATACATCATAACTAAATCTATCACATCTAGTTAAACCAGTATTAACAGATTTATATTCAGAGTTTATTCTTACATTTTTAAGATAATCTTCATCAAGTGTTATTTTAACTCCAGTTCCATCAAATGTGTTCTTTTCAATAATACCAATAATAACTTTCATATCTCTGTCCATTACATAAGTTTTATAATGTCTTCTAACATTTCCAATTAGAAATACATCATGATTGATTTCTTTCATAATTACATTATTTATCCAATCCATTTCTTCATAACCTTCATACTTCTTATCAATAGTAATTTTTAACATTTTTCATCATCCTTTCTTTTCTCGTAATCAACCAGCATATTTCAGCTGGTTTTAATTTTCCTTATATTTCAATAAATCTGTTATCTTCAGTTACTACCAAAGGTTCTCCTAAAGGTTTATCTACCCCTAGAATACTTTTTCTCCCAAGATAATAACCTACTAAAGCAATACTACCAAGTATTACAGTCCATTTAAGTATTCTCCCGAATGTAATACCTGAACCACTGACTTCCTGCGAATACTCTTCTTCTGGAGCATCTTCTATAACTATTCTTTCTACTCCAATGCCTAAGTCTTCAAGAGTAGCACCTTGTTCTAATGCTTCTCCTATCTTCCGCTTTAATTCTTCAAAATCTACTGTACTCATTCATGTACCTCCTTTTTAAAATAATATTAACTAATTCTAGAATTAGTTTCACATTATTATATGTAACTGTTTCTTTATAATATTATTCTTATATATAATACTTTGTAAACTCTGGACTACAGTATAATATGCCTCAAATTTGCATTATAAGGGGTCATAGAGACCAAAGTTTATAGTTGTCGTGTGAAGATACATAAGGTTATAAAAATAGACAAATTTGTCGTCTTTTATAAGGAGGTGACATTTTAATGGTGATTTGTCAATGTTTATACTCATATGTACAAACACATTTATTATGAGAATTTAAAGTAAAGGAGTAGATTAAAATGAGTAATTTATTTGAAAGTTTGAAAAATTGTGGAAGAAATGAAGGTTATGTGTATTTAATCAGTAAAAGATATAATCCTGAAGATTATGATGATATTGAGGATTTTGTTAAAGATGTAATTGATGAGTATAAAGATACTGTTGGTTGGATTGGTAAAAATGTACTTATTGAGTTAAACCATTTATCATATAATAAAGATAGAATACAGTTAGCTAAAGAGGTAGATATATTTGCTAATTTATACAGTCTTGACTTTAATAATGGATTTACTGGAGACTATAATAACCTTAGTGCTGAAGTAAGTGATGTTGAGACTGATGAATTTGATGGTGTTGATGATGACGATACTTGGAAAGACTAAGGAGGAAAACTTATGAAATTCAAATGGAGTGAACCTTATCTAATACCTATATACTTCTGGATTATATTTATGTTAGCTAAGTACACAAATGGAAATATCTTCGTATTGGTAGGCATTCAGTTATTTATACTTATAGTAGCTTATATAGACCTACTAATACAAAAGAGAAAATGGAATAAGGAAATGGAAAAGATTGAAGAAGAATATAATAAAGCTCGTCAAGAGTTACTTGATGAACTTGACAAATTTGGAAAAGAATTAGAAGAAAATAAGGAGGAAAAATAAGATGGGATACTTTGTAGATGAAAGATATGGTGTTAAAACAGGTAGAGTGGTTAAAGCAGGTATATTTGGAGCACTTGCTATAGTAGGACTTATAGTATACTTAACTAATGTTTATACAGTACAAACTGGAGAAGTTGCAATAGTGAGTACTAATGGTAGAATATCAAGAATAGATACTGAAGGTTTACATTTTAAATATCCTTTAATTCAAAGTAAGGTATTTATGGAAACTAGAGAAAAGTCTTATATCTTTGGTAAGACTGATGAAATGGATACTACTCTAGAGGTAAGTACAAAAGATATGCAAAGTATAAAGCTTGAATTTACAGTTCAAGCGAATATACCTGACCCTGAAAAACTTTATAGAGCTTTTGGTCTTAAATATCAAGAAAGATTTGTCAGACCAAGGGTAAAGGAAATAGTACAAGCTACTATTGCTAAGTACACAATAGAAGAATTCGTTACTAAAAGAGCTACTATAAGTAATGAAATCTTCCAAGATTTACAAGATGATTTTGCTAAATATGGAATGAGTGTTTCTAATGTTAGTATAGTTAATCATGATTTCTCTGATGAGTATGAAAAAGCTATTGAGGCTAAAAAGGTAGCTGAGCAAAAAGTTGAAACTACTAAAGCAGAAGTAGCAAAAGCTCAAGTAGAAGCTGAAAACAGAGTTAAACTTGCAGAATATGCTTTAAAAGAAAAAGAACTTATTGCAAAAGCAAATGAAATTGAAAGTAATTCTCTATCTCCACAACTTCTAAGAAAGATGACTATAGAAAAGTGGGATGGAAAACTTCCTCAAGTACAAGGAAGTAACACTTCAAATCTTATAAAAATAAATGAATAAAGGAAGGTATAATAATATGAGAAAAGTAATTATATGTTTAATGTTAGTGCTGTCTAGCTTCGTAGCAGAAGCTAGAGTTAAAAGTTATAATATAGATAAAAAAGAAGTAGTAAAACTAGTAGTAGAAGCAAATAAATTAGTATTTGAAGAAGATTTGGAGAAATGGAATGAAATAATGTTTGGAACTTTATCTGCAGAAACAGATATGGGTGCATTTAAAGGTTCTTCTAAACATGGAATAGCACAAATAACTCCTATTGCTTTTAAGTTTATAAAGAAGAATATACTTAAAGATGAAGAACTTTATAATAAACTTAAAAAAGAAGGAATAGATTTTAAGAAAATAAGCTTTAATGATTTAACTAATAATCATAAAGCGTCTGTAGTTGCTATGAGTTTATATTATAAATATGTAGCACAAACTAAGAAAATTAATGTTAAAGGCAAAACACCAGCACAGGTATGGAAGACACTTTATAATACATCAGCAGGTGCTGGAACACTTAATCATTTTAATAAAGCATATGCAAGAAATAAAGAAGTAATAGAAATAGCTATGAATGAAATATATGAAACAGAAAGAAGAGAACTTAAAGATATGCTTTATGTAAAAGAAGTTAAGGAAGTTGGTAATAAACTTGTAATGGTAAATCCAAGAGAAAAGGATTTAGAAGTTAAAGATAATCCTAAATTTGCTAGGTTCTTTGACACTAAGAAAGTTATAGAAGATGAAATAAATACTATTCTTGGAATAGCAAAGCTTATGGATGATTTAAAACACAATGGTAATAAGTATGTAAAGAATTACATATACTAAAATAACTAAAAGTAAAGGAGGAAGCAATGAATGGGTCCATAGCAAAACTAAAGTTAGTAGTAGGAAGTATTTTAGCAACAGATTTAAAAATGAATAAAGCCAAGGAGGTAAATATGTTTGACTTAATAGCATTCAACTCAAATCATCCAGAACTTGTAGAGGATGTAAAAGAAATATTGGAATTAAATGGTAATAATAAAGTACTTATTGCAGTCTATAGAGCAAATCTATATGAAGGAAATGAATATGGATTTAAAGAAATAGGTATGAGAAGTTATGATTTCTTAAAAGCTTTTGCAAATGCTTATTATGATGAAGCAGATGTTATGTATGAAACTGACCTTAATATCTTTGATTATAATGAAGTATACAGAAGTAATAATTATGATATTAGTAAGGTTGTAGCTCATATAAGAAAGAATAATTTTGATTATCCAGCTGCAAATGTAAGACTTTATGAGCTTCAATTCAGTGGTCTTAAAGTTGTAGGACATGCAATGATAACTGACATTATTATACATCAATAAAATTAAAAGGAGACTAATAGAATGAAAGAATTTAATAAAGAGAAATATCAAAAATATGGTAAACCAGCTTACAATACTGACAAAAAAGATTTTAAAAAGAAACCATTTGGTGATAAAAAACCATTTGATAAAAAGAAAGGTAATAAATTTGTATTTAACCCAAAAACTAAAGTTAGTAAAATAGTTCAATCTATTTCTATAAAAGGAAGTCTTTATGCTTCTGGTAATAACAGTTATACAGTACAAGATAAGCTTAATGCACTTCTTAAAGAACTTAGCAAATCAAAAATAGCTCTTGCTTATGCTCCACAAAGCATTACATTTAGCTATTATGATGCAGCTAAGAAGAAAGAAATTATAAAGGAAAAGATTACTGTATGCTATTTAGTTGAAGAAGCTAAATTAGAAGAAACAGCAAAACACTTAGCTCAATTCGTTAAGTACCTTGATACAAATGACATAAATTCACAAAAAGGAGAAATATAGATGAGTAAGTCTTATGATGCAAGTGCAATTAAGGTTATGAAAGGACTTGAGGCACTTCAATTAAGACCTGCTATGTATATTGGTAATACAGATAGTCTTGGACTTCATCATATTATAATAGAGATTATTTCAAACTCTATAGATGAATATGCAAGAGGTGTTTGTACTGATATTAATATTAAGATTACTAAAGATGGATATGTTATAGTAGAAGATAATGGAGGAGGTATACCAGTATCTCCTCATAGTGAATTCAAAGATATGAGTACACTTACAGTTCTATTTACTATAATGCATTCTACTGGTAAGCTTGATAATAGCATCTATAATAATTCTATTGGTCTTCATGGCATAGGCTGTAAAGCAGCCTGTGCTCTTTCTGAAGACCTAGAAGTAAAAGTCTTAAGAGAAGGGAAGATATTCCGTCAAGTTTTTTCTTTTGGAAAAATACTAACTCCAGTAGAAGAAATAGGTAAAACTACTCAAACTGGAACTATAGTAAAATTTAAACCATCTAAAAAGATATTTAAAGAAAGTACTGAATTTAAATTTAATATAATAGCAGACTTTTGTGAAGGTGCTTCTTATATTACTAAAGGACTTAGATTTAATTTATCTGATGAACGTGATGGTAGAACACAAACTTTCTATTCTAAAGGTGGAATAGTAGAACTTCTTTCTAAAATATCGCAAGAAACAGAAAGAAATATGCTAGTTAAACCAATATATTTTGAAGGAGAAAGTCTGTCTCGTGATAATAAAGCAAAAGATTATGTAGAAATAGTACTTTCTTATCATGATAAATCACAAGATAATATCCGTTCTTATGTAAATTTCTTAAGAATGGTTAATGGTGGAACACATGAAACTGGATTTAAAACAGGACTTACAAGAGTTATTAATAAAGTAGCAAGAGAAGCAGGCTTTCTTAAAGATAAAGATAGTAACTTTGAAGGTTCTGAAATACAAGAAGGTCTTATGTGTATAATAAGTTTTAAAGGAGCACAACCTGAGTTTGAAGGTCAAACTAAAGCAAAGGTTAATAATCCTGAATATATTAGTATGGTTTCTTCTTGTGTTTTTTCTAATCTTGAAATATATTTAATGGATAATCCTAAAGAATGTAATATTATTTTAAATAGAATAATGAAGACTAGAAAGCAAAGAGAAGAAATAAAGAAAATAAAAGATGCAAGTTCTGATATTAAAAAGAATATGGTAGATAAATTTAAAGGAAAACTTGCAGATTGCTCATCTCATACAAAAGTAGAAGATAGAATGCTTATAATTGTGGAAGGTGACTCGGCTGGCGGCTCAGCTAAGCAAGGTAGAGACCCAGCTACACAAGCTATAATACCAATAAGAGGAAAGATAATAAATGTAGAGAAAGAAGATTTACAAAAAGTGCTTAAAAATGAAGAGATAAAGTCTATTATTAATGCCATAGGAGCAGGTTTTCTAGATACATTTGATATTAAGAAAATGCGTTATGGTAAGATAATAATAGCTACAGATAGTGATATTGATAAAGTCAGTTAGTAAATCGTCGTCTATGATGAAAGATACTCAGGTATATCATAGATTATTAGGATAGAATTAAGCAAGGAGGTACTGACCTAACTTGAGATTGAAGGCTAAGAGTAAAGACTTAGTCAAACACAAAGCGTAGAAGTTGAACCTTGTAATAGGATTACAAGAATATAATACTTCCAAGAGGCTGTCCTATCAGAGTATCCCACTTATAACCGTATTTATAAGTGAGTGGTAAAAACGTACGCTAGACTGGAATGGAAATGACCATTCGATGAAAATGAGGGTGACCTCCAGAGCTGTAGATAAAAAGCTACAGGTTAATAACTATTCGGGATATCATATTAGAACTCTTCTAACTACATTTTTCTTTAGATTTATGCCTGAACTTATTGAAGCTGGTAAGCTTTATTCAGCTAATCCACCATTATATAGAATTATACAAGGCAAGAATATCTACTACTGTAGAACAGATAAAGATAAAGATGAGAAAGTTAAAGAATTAAATAAAAAGGGTATCAATAACTATGATATAACTCGCTTCAAAGGATTAGGAGAGCTCAATCCAAAAGACTTATTTGAAACTACATTAAATCCTGAGAATTTTGTACTCACTAGGATTACAATGAGTGATAGAAGTAAAGCGGATGAGGTTATATCAGGAATTATGGGTAATAATGCAAATACAAGAAAAGAGATAATAAGGAGAATGTAATGCCAGCTATAATAAATGAAGTAGATATAGTTCAAGATATAGAAGAAAGTTATACAGGTTATGCATACGCTGTTATACAAGATAGAGCTATATCTAATACAGAGGATAATCAAAAACCATCATCACTTACTGTTTTATATGCTATGAACCAAATGGGTATTACTTCTTCTGGTAAGCATGTAAAAGTAGCAAGAATAATAGGGGAAGTTTTAGGAAAGTACCACCCACATGGTGACTCAAGTGTTCATGGTACTATAGTAAATATGGCTCAAGACTTTAATAATAATATACCTTATATAGACCCGAATGGAAACTTTGGGTCTATTGCAAACGACTCTGCTGCTGCTCCGAGATATATTGAAGCTAAGCTATCTTGGTATGCAGAAAAAGTGGTATTGAAGGATTTAGCAAAAGGAGTAGTAGAGTATAGAAATAACTATGACGATACTACAACTATGCCTTGCTATCTACCAGAAGTACTACCAGACTTACTTATAAATGGTAATATGGGGATAGGTGTAGGGTTTGCTTCTTATCTTTTGCCACATAATCTTGGAGATGTGGTAAATCTTTGTATAGAGTATGTAAAAAATAGAAATATTACACCAGAAGAAATGTATGAAATAATAAAAGGACCGGATTTTCCATTAGGGGGAATTATAAATGGAACAGATGGTCTTAAAAGGGTTTATACAAGTGGAGATGGTTATGTTAGAATTAGAGGTGAATATAAGTTAGAGCAAGATAAAAAGACTGGAATAGACAGAATAGTTATAACTTCTATTCCTTATGGAACTTATATTCCAGATATAACTATGAGTATAGGTAGCTTAGTAGATGCTGGTGAACTTAATATAAAAGACATAAGAGACGAAACTACTCAAGCAACTGGTATAAGAATATGTATTGATTTAGCAAAAGGAGAAAGTATAGATAGAGTAGTTTCTCTTCTTATACACAAAACTCCTTTTGAGAAAGTGTTAAAACCTTTACATAACTTACTTGTGAATGGTAAGTTTAAAGAGAAAGTTAATATTAAAGATATAATGAGTTCTTTTATTGCTTTTAGAGAGAAATGTCTTCATAATAAGTTTATGCTGGAACTTAAAGCAAAAGAAGATAGACTTCATATCTTGCAAGGTCTTTTTATAGTAACTAAGGATATAGACAAAGCAGTTAAGATAATAAGAAATGCAAAAGATAACCAAGATGCTAAAGCTACTCTTATGAAAGTATTTAATTTGTCTGAACCACAAGCTCAGTATATTCTTGATTTAAAACTTGCAAGACTTACAAAGCTTAATATGAGTGATGCAAGAGAAGAAGAAAAGAATGTAACAGAAAGAATTAAAACTCTTACAAGAATTACAAGAACAGTATCTAATAAAGAAGTAGACGCTTATATGATTACTGAATGGGAAGAAATAAGAAATCTTAGAGAAGCAAAACCATATCTTACTAGAAAGACTAAAATACAAAAGAAAAGAGAAGAAGTAACACTTGATGATACTATTCCTGATACTCCGTGTAATATAATCATAACTAAGAAGGGTTATATTAAAAGAACAGAGGATTTAAACAAGGAGCAAAAACGTGGAGGTAAAGGTTCATCAGTAGGAACACTTCAAGAAGATGATGAAATATCTCAAGTAATTAATACTTCTACTAGAAACACTTTAATATTCTTAACTAGTAAAGGAAGAATATACTCAAAGAAAGTATATGAAATAGAACCAGTATCTAGACTTGCAAGAGGACAGCTTGCTAGAAATGTACTAAGTTTGAGAGAAAGTGAAAATGTAGTATTAGTGTTTGTAAATGATGTGGAAGATGGCAATATTATATCTTGTAGCTTAAAAGGAATGGTTAAATCTACTGACTTAAAGAATATAAGAAATATACAAGCAAACGGAAAGAACCTTATTGGGGTAGAAAGTGGAGATAAGATAGTAGATATAGTTATAATTCCAAAAGAAAGAGAATATAAAGATGTAATAATTGCTACTAGAAATGGAATGTGTATAAGAATTGATAGTACTGAGATTAGACCTACTGGAGTTGGAGCATATGGAGTAATAGGAATTAAGCTTAATAAAGAAGAAAAAGACTATGTTACTTCTATGTGTAAAGTAGGAGAAAAACCAATAGTATTTATATCAGAAAGTGGACATGTTAAAAGAGTAAATCCAAATGAGTTTAAACTTCAAAATAAGAATGGAGTAGGAGTTAAATGCACTAATACTTCAAGAAATAACTACATAGTAGTAATGAAGTCTCAAGAGGACATGAGTAACTTACTAATCTATACAAAATATGGAAAATCTATACTTTGTAATTTAGATGATATAAGAATGGTAGGAAGAACTTCACAAGGAGTTAAAGGAATAAACCTTGTTAAAGATGATTTAGTAATAGGAGCTGAACTTATATGAAGAAAATAGAGTTTGAATTAGATGAAGATAGCTATAATGATATAGTTAAAGCAGTAGGTGAGGATAAAGTAAATGAGTTTTGTAGAACTGCAGCTATTGGTAAACTTAGATTAAGAGGAGCTATTATAGGAGCTTGGAAAATTGGAGAAAGAAAAGATGACGGAGATAAAACTCCGTCTCTTTCTACTAAAGATTAGATATAATCAAGTGTTATAACTAAATTATAAGGAGGTAGTCATGAAGATTACAAAGAATACTAAAATTACACTAGCAAAAGGAAGTTATTTACTAGCGTCAGATTACATTGATAACTGGAGTAAAGATTATCCTAAAGCATATGAATTTGCATATGTTGATGGTAGTGCAATTATGAATGAGTTTAATACTGAGAATTGGGGTAAGAATGATGATAACTTCTCTTTGATGACTCTAGATGGATTAAAACTTGATAAGAGTAGTAAATTTGATTTAGAAAATCCTCAAACAGATATTAACATGGAGAAAGAAGAAAATACTTATCATGTTACATTATCAAATGGAAATACTATTGATTTATATCCATATTCTAGTGTAATAAAATATGATAAAGAAGCAAAAGATATTGATAGCATTGAGATTGTAATTCAAGAAGATGTAGATGATGATAGCAATCTGGTAATAAGAGCTCCTAAAGATGTAAAAACTTTAAAAGATTTATTTGTAGTTTACACTAGAGATGTAGTTGCAAATAAATGTACAGCAGTAGCTTTAAGAGTAGGAGATAAAATAGTTACAGGTAAAATAGACGGAGATGATGTAAGTCTTGATATAACAACTATTGAAAGCATTGAGCGTAAGTCTACTATAATGTATGATATAAAACCATTTTTTAGTGCAACTAACAGTGAATATAAATATATTATGCTAAATGATGTACTTGTGTGTTTAGGGAGGTAATTATGTATAAATATAAATTACCACCAATACACATGATTAGTATGAAGGATAGGAAGTTTTCTTCCTATCTTGATACTAAAGTAGAAGAGGATAAAAGTTGCTATTATTTATTTGGAAAGAATGAGAATAGAAGATACTCTCTTATTTTATCCTCTGATTTTTCTGCTATTTCTGAAAATAGATATTTTTATTGTGGAAAAGTTATAAATCCAGACACTGGAAAACTTACTAGTATTTATAAAGAAAGAAGTGTTAAAGGACATCTTGGTTATGTTAATATAGACACTAGAACTAGAACCACTAAAAACCATGTAATAGGAGCTGAAATTGAAGGTTTTATTTTAATTCAAACTCAGAATAAGAAATATCTTATATATGAAGGTAATGTAAGAGTATATGAGATATATAACATGGGTCCAAAACATTATCTTTCTAAGAAAGAAAGAGTAATAGATTGGGGAGAGCTTATAACTGAAGATGATATGTACTGTATTAATGCAATTACTGACATAAAGGAGATGAATTACAAGTATGATGGAACTGTTTAAGTATAATAATAAAGAACATCTTATTGAACTTGCAAGAAGAATAAGACAAGAACCTTTAAATAATACTGAATATATGATGGAATTCTTTGACGATTTCTTTATGAAAGCAAATGCAGCTAAACTATATGTAAATGCATGTCTTCAGAATATGTTTGATGCCTTTAAGGTATCAAGAAAAAGAAGTATAAGAGAGAAGTTATTTTTTACTACTTCTTATGAGAAAGGTAATCCTCAGAAATACTCAACTCAGGTATTAAGAGCACTTCTAAAAGATGAAGAGTTATTTATGCCTGAGATTTCTATTCCTTTTATACTTGATAGACTTAAATCTCAATTTTATCGTCTTTCTATAATAGGAAATGATATAGTTACAGTACAACATAGTTTACTTGGGTATATAAAAGCATACTTAAATGATGAAAGATATAAGAAAATACTTGATGAACCACTTTATAAAGATACAGACACTCCATGGGAAGTAGATAGAAAGATTAAAGAAGTTGCAAAACTGTTTGAAACAGGAGATATATTTATAGACCCACTAAGTTATTATTTTATGAGTGGTGTTAAAGCAAATCTTGCACAAGTTTTAACATTTGGTGTTACATATGGAATGATGCCTGATGCACAAAATACATATATTGCTCATGAACCTATAAGAAATCCATTAATAAATGGTCTTAGAAAGAAAAGAGATATTATGTATATGGACCAAATGGCAATTAAAGCAAGGTTTGTTGGTAAGAATGATATTAAAGAAGGTGGAACTATCTTTAAATATGTAATGAGTGCTCTTCTTCCTGCAAAACTTAATGCTGCAGATACAAGAGAAGTAATTCATGATTGTGGTACACATACTACTTGGCATATAAAGATAGAAAAAGAAAGTGATTTGATTTTCTTTAGAGGTAAATATTATGTAGATGATAAAGGTGAAATAGCAGGATATATTGATTATGATAGACTTGACTTGATTGGTAAAGAACTTAGAATAAGAAGTATTATAAACTGTACTGGAGAAAATATCTGTCTTAACTGTTTTGGTCATTTTAATAAGTTTATGAGAGACAATGCAATTCACTATAATAACTATATCTCTTATATAATTACCCATATATCAAATATAGTACAAGGTATTATATCTATAAAGCACTTTATAGTAGCGATAGTAAAAGCTATAATACTTTCTTATGGAGATATAAGAGATATTGACTTAGAAGAGTTTATAAGAACTACAGATATTATAAAGAAGATGGAATTTGATAGGATTTACTTTAATAAGAAATATAAAGTAGAACTTAGAAGTATTCCTCTTAAAGTATCTGCAAGTGGAATGCCTTTAAAATCTAAAAATGAACTTTATATTAATGGAATAAGACTTGAAACTACTCAAGATATACATGCAATGGAAGATGGAAGTTATAAAATAGATATTCCAAATGATAGTGTTATTGCAGTAGCTGAAAGATTTTATGAAGTTATTAATGGAGGTAATAAATTCGTTGAAGATAATAAAGAATTTATAAACTCACTTGAAACTACTGAAGAAAAGATAAGATATATTTATAAATTTATGAAAGATAGACTTAAACTTGACCATTTTATAGAATATGAAACTCTTATTTATGTACTTCTTAAAGATGGAGAAGATGATAGTAAAAGAGCAACTGTTGATAGTAAGTCTATTAAATATACAAATGTATCAAATACAATAACTTCTCCTCAAAAGAGCTCTAATATTGGTATAGGAATGATACATGGATACATTAAAAAGATATTTGAACTTACTAAACAAAATGTTCAGCCATCTGAAACAGATGTATTCTATAACATTATTACTCATAAAAGAGATACAGCAAGAGGAGATTTATATCAAGAACTTAATAATATAATAAATAGAACATTTACAGCAGATATGGCAATAAATGATATTGAAGGTGCTTTAGATGAAGATGAATGTGCAACTATTGAAAGAGGAGATATAGAATGAGAAAGAAAAATAAGAAAATCAAAATGCCTAATTCTTACTTTATAGAAAAAGATATAAGAAGTGTTGACCATTTATTAAATGGTAAATCAGAAAAAGAAGATAGCTCTAAGAAAGGATAGAATATGTTTAAAAGACCTAAAAGAATTAAATATAAAGAACTACTTAAGAAAAGAGGAATTGAAGTAAAACCTATACCTAATTCTACTTCAGTTCTTGTAATTTGTGACCGTAGTAAATACTACTAATATTAAAATACCCCTGACAAATATTATAGTCAGGGGTAACTATTTTTTATTTTTTCTTTAAAATAAAGGTGGTGATATTATTGTATGTAATATATGAGTCGTCTACTGCTTTCTTTATACCAAAGAATAGTCTTACTGGTAATAGCTATATGAACTTAAAGTCAAAGTTATCTACTATTGAGTTTAAAACAGAACAGCAAATACCTAAAGCTTTCTTTGAAATAAAAGGAGAAACCAAAGATGATACACTTATTGCTATTCCTAAGATATCAAAAGATATAATTTTATCAGTTACTAGGAACTATTATACTTATAAGGAATTAAAAATAGGTTATGAAGATAATGTTCCTTATAAACTTAATTTTCCTCCTCTTAAACACCAAGAGAAACTAGCTGATAAACTTGTAAAACACTTTATCTTAAATGAAGATAAAAGAATTATTCTTGCTTTATCCCCAGGGTTAAGTTATTACTAAGCCCTCACGAACCTAACTGCTTGGAGCATTCAAAATGTTATAACTACTAAGTAAGTATAGTGATATATTTATGGCAATAAGTCTAAAGCTTATTGGTATAGTAATTAATGTTATAAACTATGGGTGTGTTGAGCAACAAAGTCTGTTTATAAATTTGTAAATAAATAAAAGGAGGTATATGGTATGTATAATATTGATAAATTTATCAATGAAGTAGTTAAAAAAGCAAATGAAACATCTAAACTTGATGTAGGAAAGTTCTGGAGAGCTGTCGGAGATAATCAACAAGTTCTACTTGCTTTGAGATTAGAACTTAATAAAATAGGAGTAGATGAAACTGTAATAACTAGAGCTAATGTAGATAAGTTAATTGCAGAAGATATAACTGGAGTTAAGTTATCAGATGTAACTAAAGTTATAGAATTTGTAAATAAATCATTTACTAAAGTCTTAAAAGGTGTTACTACAGTAGCTCCACCTGCAAATAAAAAGATAAAAGTCACTTTTAAAGGTGGAGAAGATGCATTAGTAGATGGACAAGCTTCTAAAGAAGTAACAGTTACAGGAAATTCACCAACAGCTCCAGTTGGTCTTAAAGGATTAGCTTGGCCTACAGTTACAATTAAGACAGAAAAAGCAGCTACTAAGCAAAGAGATGGACTTAAGTGGACAGCTACTGGTGGTGTAACAGGAGTTAAAGAACAAGCTGAAATTAATAATTCATCTTCTGCAACTGATGTAGTATTAACAGTAGTAACAAAAGCTAAATAAACAGATGGGTCCAACGACTATCGAAAGCCATAGAGTTAGAGTTTAAAAGCAAATTAAAATCCCGATAATATTCTTAATTGAGTATTATCGGGTATAACCTATTTTAATTTAGCATTTTAATCTATGAGGTAAGGAGCTTAACTAACTTGGAAGAAATAAATATAAGTTGCAAATTCTTATATTTAATAGCTAGTAGAGTAGGGATTTAATATCTCGAAACGGTTCGTAGATTATATCGGAGACGATATAGTTTAAAGACATAGTCTAACAGTAGGTAAAACTTATCTTGCGTCTTATTGCATAAGTAATTTGAATTGCAAGTTTCTATTTATAGTGTATAACACTGATTTAATAAAGCAAGGATACGAAAGTATAGGAAAAGTAATTGGTTTTGATGGTTTGTATATACTTAGTAAGGGTTCTGATATAATGGAACTTAACTATGATAAGATAAATGGTTTATTTCTTACTCATAGTATGCTAGATAGTATATGCAAAACATATGGAATAGAAGAAATATCTGAAATATTTGCAAATAAAATGGGACTTACTATGAAAATAATAGATGAAGTAGACAGAAATGTTTCTACTACTTATAAGCTAGAAGTGTATTTTACTTTTAAATATAACCTATATCTAACAGGAACACCATATAGAAATCTACAAACAGATAATAGAGTATTTCAACTTATATACAAAAAGGTTGCTCATATGGGAGATGATATAGAAGTTCCTCCTAATAAAAATATTTACTTTATAAGAGGAAAGATGAACCCAACTAGAAAAGAGTTTCTTAAGATAAGAGGTTGGAATGAGTCAATGTTTAAAATAGAATATAATAATATATTTGCAAGAAAGGATATATTCTTGGATTTTATAATGGATAAAATGTATAATAAAGAAGATAGTTTATTTAAAAAGCTTCTAAATGAAGATGGAAGAATAGTCTTCTTTGTAGGAAGAATTGAAAATTGTGAAATAGTTGCTAAGAAACTGACTGAAAGATTTGGAATTGATGAAGATGATATAGGTATAGTAAACAGTAGTAAAAGTGTAAAAGAAAATGAAGTTAATAAAAATAAAAAGTTTATTGTATCTACTACTCAGAAAATAGGAAGGGGTTATGATGACAAGAGGATAAGAGCTTTGGTCTTACTTGAATTTACTTTTGCAAGAAGTGAGATAATACAAACTTTATCAAGAGTAGGTAGAGTAGGAGGAGACTTAGGACATGTTGTATATCCAGTCGATATGAGTTTTAGTCAAACTATTAATACTTTTAATAAAAGAAAGAATGAAAACTTATTTAAAGATGGATTTATTCATCAATATGGTACAGAAATACCAGCTGAGTATGCAAGTAATTATATAAATGGATATAGAAAAGATAGTCCAGAAGCTCAAGCTATACAAAAAGAAGAAAAGGCTAAGAAAAAAGGTGGAAATATCTATAAGATTTTTAAAGGAAGGTAAGATAAGGAATGAGGGAATATTCAAACTATGATATAAAAGTATACCAAGAAGTGATTTCATTATATAAAAATGGATTTAAACCAACATACAAACTTATATGCCTAATTAAAACTGTTTCTTTTATAGAATTTAGGAAATATGTTAAAGATACATATGGATATGACCCAGATGATAAAGACGTAGAATTTAGTAATAAGCTACTTAAAAAGAGTAAACTTGAATTTATAAGAAAGTTTGTAGAGCCTTATGGTTCTATATATGCGGACTACAAAAGTTTAGACCTTTATGTATATATGTATAAAGTAATAAAAGAGAATAATCTTGACTACTATGATAGAAAGTTATTTAGTAAACTTAATGCTATTAATAGTAAAGTATTTACTGATAGAAAAGTTATAAATAAGCTTAAGTTAAGATATTCTCTTTTTTCTTCTATTCCTATTAGTTAGATATATTAATGTGTAGAGAGTTCTACAAATAAATATAAAAAGGAGAGATTTAAATGGAGATTTTACATTTAACAGCAGTAAAGGATTTTGAAAAAGGAACAGCATATGGAGAAAGATGTTTAACATATGAATATCACAATAAAAGTGATAAAGCATTAGTTATAATATCACATTCTGATTTAGATGGAGTTACAAGTGCTATTAATATGCTTTTTGGAGCTATTATGATGGGATATGACACATTTGTATACTTAGAGCGTACTTCTACAGAGGCTACTAGTACAGAACTTGCTATATATGCCTATAATGAGCTTAAATCAAGGCTTCATCATTATAAGAATGTAGAAATAGCATTTACAGACAGAATGTTTATGAACCCACAAGAGTTTCTTAAAAATGTTGCATTAGAACATGTACTTGGTAAAACACTTAAGTTCACTTGGTATGACCATCATGAAGGTAACTATAGAAGTAGAGAAGAACTTAATAATAAGTTTGGACTTCCTAACATTGATGTATTTGAAGATTATGAAGTTATAACAGATATTTATCATTGTGGAGCATCTATTTCTGCAGTTAGAATGTGCAAAAGAGTATTAGAATGTGAAACTATAGTTGAAGAATACATAGGTAAAGCTTCTAAGTTTATGGAAAATCTTATATACTTTAGTAAGAAAGTAAATCTTTGGGACACTTTCTTATGGAAGAAAGAATATAAGAGTACAGATAATGAGTATATTCTTGGTCAAATGATGGGTAGTATTGATAAAATGTTTGATAATGAAAAAGATGTATTTAAACATTTAATTGATGCTGCAAAACTGTATGATGGACTTGATAATAAGGAAGTTGATGCATTTATCTTAGAATGTTATACTAAGTATAAAGAACTAGTTTCTAAAGTATATGAAGATGTACTTAAAGATGAACTAGGAGATAAGGTGTATAGATTTGACCCTAAAACTAATAAGCATTATAACATAGTTTTACTTCCAGTAGAGTGGAAATATAGCTCAGCTGTAAAAGAAATGTTTATGGAAGAGTTTGATAAAACAGATTGTGTTATAACTTATAATAAGTTTGGAGGAACAGTTTATACAAAAGATGGATACCAAGAATTTCCTAGTTATAATCTTGCTGAGTTTATAGGAACTATGTATGGATTTACAGGTGGAGGTCATCAAAATGCAGCAGGATTTAAAATTCATAAAGACTTCCCAGCATTTTATGATGAAAGAAAGTGTTTAAGTACTAATCTAGAAAGAATAAGATTAGCACTTAATGAGTTTATGTTTGAATTGATAGAAGGAGGTCTTCATTGTGAGTTCAGAAACACAAGTAAATAATAATGTACAAACTATATTAACTACGGTTAATAATGTAGTTTTTAGTTATGATTTATGGTGTCTGGATATACTAGGAGATAACTTTAGAAGAATTAAAGAGGACGATTTTAATCGTCTTCTTTCTTCTATAGTTAAAAAACTTGAGTTTTTTCTAGCTATTCCTTATACTGTAAAAGTAAATGAATTTAAGAAATTAGTATTAGTTCCAAAGGAAAGTTCTATATTCATTCCAAGTGATATAAATAAGAATTTTATTTATCTAAAACCTAGTTGTATATTTGCAGAAGAATTGAAATTTCTTTTAGAGGAATATGAGAATATGTGTTATGCTACTATTCCTAGCTTTATTAATAAGAATATAGAAAACTATTTAGATAATGAGAATAATTATTTTTTAGTATTTAAAAATAACCTTGTTGATGATGAAAGAATATTAAGAAACTTCTTAGGACATAATATAAAAGTATTTGAATGCACAAAAGAGGGACTGTTTAAATATCTTGATAGATATTTATCTAATGATAAGATACCAAATGCACACTTTATTTCTGATAATTTCTGGGTAGAACTTAGTATATTTGATATCATAGAGAAAGAAAATCTTCAAAATGATAGTAGAATAGATAAGTTTATAATGAGTGGAAAATCTATTCTTTATACTCCAGATAATAAAGGAATGTTTGATGCTTTAGAAAAGGCATTAAATGAAGAAGGAAATAAAGATATAGATATAAGTGGATTTGGTATTAGTAAACTTTGGGATTTAAAATAAGGAGGTAATTATGAGAGGAGAATTTAAAAATGATACTCCTGTTCCTGCTAAAGAGACTAAATATAAGTTTGAACTTGATAAAGAAGAGGAAGAACTTCTTATGACTAAGTTTGAAGAAGCTTGTCAAGAACCATCTGAGATAGTTTCGCAAGTAAGACATGACTTATATCGTAGTCTTATAGTAAAGTTCTTCCAAGAAAAACTTAGAGTTGAACTTGGAAAGCTTTTAGATGAAAAGAAAGAAAAGTGGAAAACAGATAATGAATGGGTAAAGAAATGTAAGAAATGTAAGATACTTAAAAGTGAGCTTCATCTTGTATCTAACATAGAAGAAAAAGCACAAGATAAAGATAAACTAAAAGGATATAAGATATCTACTGTTGATGTAAGTATAGATGAAGAAGAGTTTGACTTTGTGGAAAAGTCATTTAAAGAAGCAAAACTTCCACTTACTTATGTATCAGGAATAGATAAAAAGGATTATTCTCAAGTAGAATTTGGTAAATCCTTTATTGAAATAGAATTTACATATACTTTATAGGAGGAATATAATGGAAATTAGTAAGATTTTAATACCTGAGATTGCAAAAGGAGAACCAAATATATCTGTATTTGCAATAGCAAGAAGTGTATTTAAAGATGGTTTAACAGTTGTAAGAACTTATCTTATGAAGAAAGATACTGAAATTAAAAGTATTGATGAAGTAAAAGGTGTTAAGTTTAGAGGAGGAAGTTGTTATTGTGTAGAAATAGATGATTTTAAAGTAAATCCACTTCCTACAAAAATAAGAGATAAAGTTAAAGTAGTGTTTTTTGTTAGAAGATGGGAAACTCCTAAAGAACTCATGGAAGATTTACTTTATTCTACTCAATTTGAACCTGATGAAGTACTTGTAGTTTATACTACAGTTGATAAAATTAACTATATCTATGATAGAAAAGTTAATTTAGAACTATATGAAACTATATCTTTACATAATCTAGATATGAAAGTAATAGCTGTTTATGATGGAATGAAAGATAGTATTACTGAAAAGAGATTTAGAAGATGTGATATAATTACTTTTGATGGTATTATTGCAAGCGGATATGGTGAAAATAAAGATGAAGCACAAAAAGATGCTAATAAATGGATAGATTTTGTATATAAATCTGATAGTTATAGTTATAGTTATATTGATGTATCTATGATGGATTATGTAAATGATATGCTTGAAGGTTCTGTTTATATACTTACATATAAAGAAGATAAGTATCAAGCACCTAATGAAGAAAATAATGGTTATGTTACTAAGTATTATACTAAATATGAATTTATGAAAGTAGATTTAAGAAATAGCTATATTACTTATAGTAAAGAAACAGAAAAGATACCAGATGATAATAGTTTAGAGAAATACTATGAAGGTGGATTTAGAGATATTAAAGTAACATTTCCGGGTACAAGAGAACCTTTCTATATAAAGTTTAACTGTCCTGCTATTAGAGTAGTACATAAAAACATAATGCTTGAATATTTGGATTTATGTGATTATCTAAGTAATAGTTTAAAAGATTTAGCTACAAAGATAACTCTTTGTGATGAAGATTTTGTACAAACACAAGATTACTTTATATTCCATGAAACAGCTGTTGATACATTTAAAAGTTATGTAGTTAGAGCAAATGGAAATAATAATGAATATATTGACTATTTTTATGAGTTCTTAGAACTTAATAACTTTGAATTTAATGCAGAAAAAGATGATTTAGATACTGTTGCTACTAGATTTATTAGTAAGTGTTTTGATAGTTTAATAAATCATGGTTTTTCTAGATATAAACAAATCTATCGTAAATAGATAAATCTCTCCTAAAGATTTTATTTACAAGTTGTATCCCATACAAAACCTCTTATAAAGATTAGTTTCTTTATAAGAGGTTCCCCTTTTTTATTTTCCGCAATTTAATAAATCAATAATAAGTAAACGATTTAAAGGAGGATTGATAATATGGAATTTCCATTAAAAACAGTAGAGGAGATAAACTACTCTATATCTCTTGATACTGAGAAAGCATTTAAGAACTGTATATCTACAGACCCATATAGTTTAACTCATTTTAAGAAAAGAATAGTATATCCATTTCTTGACTGCTTAGAAGATATAGGTTATGATAGTAGATATATCTACTCAAAAGAATTCTATCCATATCATAATACAAATGATATTCTAATAGGTAGAATGCAAGATGATGCTTATTATTTCTTAGGAACAGCTTATCTTGCTAAGCATTTAGTAAGTATAGAACACGAACTTGATACCTATGGTAATACTTACAGATTAAAAGGGTTTACTAGAATAGCTAATTCTATAGTAGTACTTTATAGTAATTTATCTAGAGAACTTTGTAAAGAAGTAGCTATTAGAATACTTAAAGTAAAAGATTATATAGTAGATGAATGGAAAACTGTTATAATGACTAAAGGAATTTGGATATCTCAGGCTAAAAGAGAATTTGGAGAAGTAGTAGAAAAGATATTTGAAAATAAAAGAGAGGAAATTTGGGAGTATATTAAAAGTAGTAATATAGCTCCAACTAATATGAGTTTTGATGAATTAAGACCTTATTATGATGATTATTTTAGTTTTGTACAAGATTTAGCTTCTTTCTCTGTTGAAAGAAATATATTTAATTGCAATAATGGAGTCATAAGAAAGTCTTCTATTATGGATGATAAGTATTGGAATGGACATCCTACTAATACTTCTGGTGTAATTTATAAGATTAAAGAAGCTATTCGTAAGATTTATAATAAAATAAAATATTTTATAGAAATAATGTAAAGGAGATAGTATGTATTTTAATGACTTTTTAGGATACTATGTAGATAACTCAATGATGTTATTTGATAAGTATATCAATGATAAAGAAAAAAGAGATGAATATTATGAACACTATGTAAATCGTTTTCTTATCTTTTTAAGAAAACTAAAAACATATTCACTTATAGTTGATATGTTTAATAAATCATTTATGAAGCTTAAAGTTGTGAATGATGAGGATTTTATAGATAAGCAATTTGATAGGGAGTATTTTGCAGCTATGTACTTTGCTAAGTTTACATTTGATGCTTATAATAAAGATTATAAAGAAGGAACATTTGGAGAAATTGTAGCTTGTATTATATATTTCTTTGATAATGGATGTTGTGATTTAGATGAACTAAGGGATATTATGAAACTTGATGAAGTTATTTGGGATATTTATAAAAAGTATACAGATAAACATATATTCAAAACTAAGAGAAGAAGAATGATAAGAAATGATATAGATAGAGTATTTACAGAAGCAACTCAGAAGTTTATATCAACTATTCCTGAATATAATAAGCTTGATGTAAATGATATGTTACAAGCATCAAAAATAGCTAAACTCACATATGCAGCTGATAAAATGTTAGCTTTTGTAAAGACACTTATAGTTATAAGTTTTGAAAGTAGGTTATATGGTATAACTTGGGATAGTACAGATGACAGTCGTAGACTTTATAAAGATATGTGGGAATGTAAGTGGGATGCAAGCTTTAAAAAGAATAAAGTTATGCCTGATTTCTTGTTTATGTTCTATAAGATTTATTATAAACTTTTATGTCTATAGAAAAGGAGAATAAAGATGCAATCAAGTAATGTTTTTAAGGAGGAATGGATAAATTGTGTTATAGATACATTAAATCTTGATAAAAAAGAACACGATAGACTTGAGAAAATCTATAATGATAACTTTATAGATACAGAACTTAATGTATATAATACAGATAACTATCAAAATCGTAAAGTAAGTTCTACTGATGCTTACTTTACTATTCCTAAAACTTGTACTATTAATGAAAATGGAGTACTGTTTTATAAGGCAGATATAAAACGGTCTCCTAACTCTCTTATAATAAATAATAATTCTAATAAAAGACAAAAAGAAAAAAGAGAGAAGAATGTAAATGCAGCACTCGGAAATGAGAAAGAGTCAGAAAAACATGCTAATACAGAACACCATGTTAAAGGATTTCTAAATTATCTATATGGACTGTTTGGATACAAAGGTTCTTTTTTATTTAATAAAGAAGTTGCAGATACTGTTACAACTGGTGCTAGAAATATAACAGCAGTAGCTTCTATGGTAATGGAGAGTTTTGGTGGAGATTTTAGATACTACACCGTACTTGCTCACACAAAACTTATAGAAGAAAGTAATAAGGATTTACTTAAAAATACAAGAAAATATACACTTCCTAAAGTAACTGATGATGATGTAATGAGAAATTTACTTGGAGAGCATTATGATGGATACTATGCTAAATCATTTCTGCTTTCAAAAGTAAAAGAACTTACGCAGGAACAGAAGTCAATTCTTTATATAAGAAATAACTTTATGGCTTGGGTAGAAATACCTGAAGTTAAAGAAGTATTTATTCGTATATTTTCTAAATGCAAAAAAGAAAATATTAATACTTCTGATAAAGATTATCTAGTTAATAAGTTTGCAATTATAGATGGTAAATGTTTTCCTATACTTAAAGAAAATGTAGAAGAATATATTAATAAAGATTTAACTATAGCAACTTATGCAATCAATCCTAAAAATCCAGACTTTAAATCAGAATTTGAAGAACTAAGAATTATGGCACAAGAACTTATGTATGGAAACTACTATTTCGGAGGAGATTATCTTGAAGGTGAGTATCAAGATACTACAGTTGATATAATAGCTAATATGAAAAGAAATCGTATAGTTACTATAGATACAGATAGTACTGTTTCTACTGTATTTAAAGAAGCAAGAAAACTTATATTTGGAAACTTCTCTAAATATATAGATAAAGAAGATACAGTAATGGTTTACGGAGTGGTTCCAGAACTTATAGGAGTTTGTGCACTTGGACTTATATCTAAAGTATTTAGTATTTATACAGAACTTATTGGAGTTATAGAAGAAGATAGACATTTTGTAGAACTTGAAATGGAGCATGTAATGGAACATCTTCAACTTACAGTATCTAAAAAGCAATATAGTTTTATATCTCTTATAAAAGACTATATTTGGTCTAATAAAAAGAAAATGGAAGTAAGAGGACTTAAATATATTAAATCTGATACAAACCCAGAAAGTGCTGATAGTACAGATGAAATACTTAAGAACTTTATAATGAAGCTTCCTGATGATTTAGATTATAATGGACTTCTAAAACATGTATTTGAGCTTACAGATACTAATATAAAGAATATAGAAAGTGCAGATTATGTACTTAATAAGAATACTAAGCTTAAGATTAAAGAAGATAGTCGTTATGGAGACTATCGTAGTAAAGCTGTAAGACTTTGGAATATGATGGCAGACGAAGAAAGTCAAATAAGAATTCCGGGTACATTTGGATGTATAAGAGTAAAACTAAATAAGGAACTATTAGATATAATTAAGAAAGATTACACAAAAGTATATGAGACTTTTATAAAGTTTAGTACTGATATATTTAGGTTTAAGATTACTACTAGAATAATAGATATAGCAGAAATCTATTTTGGAGAAGACCAAGAACTTATAGATAGTAAACTTGGAAAGTATTTAGCTGAGATTGATGATAAAACTTCTGAGAAATTAGATAAGTTTTTCCAAAATGCTTTAAAATACGATAAAACGGTCTATAATGAGGACTTATGGTATTTCTATACGAAAAACATAAAAGATGGCTCTAATGAGCGTTTTAGAGGCATTCTAGAGGGTCTTTTTGGTAAGAGTATGAAAGAAATAGATGAACATATTATAGATGATATACAAAGAATAGCACTTCCTGTTGACTTAGTAGAAGTTCCTGAATGGATATCTATTAACGACTATGAAATGATAGATGTTGAGTCAGCATTGGAAGTAGAGCATCTTATATCTTCTATGATGTATGGTATTGGTATATGTATTACAAAGAATAAATCTAAGAACTATACTATCAGTAATATACTTAATGTATTCTAAAAATTAAAAAAGGAGGTTCAAAAATGATTGAGGTTAAAGAGATTTTAAAAGAAAAGGTTATGAAAGATATTGAAAGTGGTACAGGTAAACTCAGCTCTAATACAGTTGAGTTTATCAAAAATAACTTCTATATCTGGTTTGCTGGAGAAGCTTTAGTTATCTATGATATGTTTTCTGTAGTTATGTCATTTAATACTAATAAAGGATTTAGAATTAAAATGAGTATTGATTTCCTAAATAGTGACAGAAGAAGATTTATAGCATCTAATGTATTTAATTATTTAGATTATATGAATTATGAAGAAGCTATAAGAAATGTTGTAGATAGTGATAATTTAGAATTTTTAAATAGGTTAGATAAAGATAAGAAAAAAGAAATTATATTTATATTTGACCCAACTTCTACAGTTAATACTGAAAAAGTAAGACTTGATTTAACTTTAGAGAAAGGAGATAAGGATGGAAAATAAAATTATGTTTATTCACATTGAAAATGGTAATTTTGATGGAGAAGAGTTTTTAGATGTACTATCTGGTATCTATAGAGAAACTGAAGATAGCTTTGAGAAAGATAGAGGTAGTATATCTGCATTCTATAAAGCTGTAGAAAATAAAGAGAAGAAATGCTTTGTTGTAAATAGTTTAGTACTTATGAGTAGATTTATGACTTTAGGAGTTCTAAGAGATGTATTCACAGATGTAGCATATTATGTGCCTAAATGTTACGGTAGTGACTTTAAATCCGGGTATGTGAAAATGTATGTATTTACCAATACTGATAATGTATATGAGTACAGATTAGAGATTTCAAATGATAAATTTAATATTAAATTTGCAGGAATAGATGAAAATTATAAAGAAAGGATGATTAAAAGTGAAGAGAAATGTAGTAATATTAAGTAAAGGAACTTATATAAAAGAAACACCTGATGAAATTAAGAGAATTAGATTTTTAAAAGAACCACACTTTTTAGCTTATCTTAGTATGTGTAGTTATTTTATAGCTGGAAAGAATGTAAGAGCTGTTAAAACTAAAGAATATGATAAATTTGTACTTGGAGAGTTTGTAGATGGATTTGATGAAATACTTTCTAGTAATAACTATAGCTGTTTATTTGCATTTGATAAAGAAAGTATGGATTTCTTAGGTTGTATTGTAGCTTATCATGATTTACTTTGTGTTAATGAAGCTAGAATTACTATGCTTTATGTAGAAACTAAATATAGAAATCAAGGAATTGCAACTGAACTTCTAAATAGTGTAAAAGATATAGTTAAAGAAAGAAGTTGTGGAGATAGGAAGTTTGATTGTATTGAAGTTTTAAACTTTAATTATAATACTCATATGAAAAACCTACTTATTAAAAATGGATATCACAAAGTAAAAGAATTCGGAGAATTAAAAACACTTTATAAATTAGAATTGAGAGGAGAAAAGAAATGAAAAAGATTATTATTGTATTAATGTTACTAATTGGAAGTTTTGCTTATTCTTATAATGATGAAACTGCAAATAAAATAATGGAGCTTTATAATAAAATAGAAGGAAGTGACTACTCTGCTGATAAAGAAAGAGTTGAAGAAATCTTAAGAGAACCTTATGGAACATTTGGTTCTCCTTTTGATATAGAAGGAGATTATGTATTATCAACAGGTGATTTTATATTACAAATGTCTACTTTGATTGCTTATGATGGTATCTATAACTGGGATGTAGCTAAGCTAAGAAAAGAAAAACCTAGTATAAATAAATATGCTAAAGATTTCCATTATAAATTTAGTCCTGAAGATGGATGTATTATTTGGTGTATACCAAGTGCTCATTGTATGGGAATGGTAGAAGTTGTATCTGGAAGTGTGTATTTACTAGGTATAGATACAGGAGAACCTTCTTATTATAAAGGATACTATGGACTAAATAGTTTGCATACAAAATATTCTATGAAGATAGAAACTGCAAGAGATTATGATAAAGAACTTTATAAAGTAATGTGTGAAATTAATGATGTAAAGGTAGGAGATTAATATGGAAAATAAAGAATTAGAATTTAGCAAAATGTTTAAGCAAGATATAAAAGATGAAAGTATTCAATATATGTTTAGAATATCTATTCTAAGAACAGAAGCTGCAAGTCATGTACCTTTTATTACAGATGAAATTAAAAAGTCTTTACCAAACTTTGATATTAAAGATTATAGAAATGAATATAGAAATGGTCAAATACATTTAGATACTATTATCTTTAAATCTGGAATGAAATCTGATGAAGGAATAGACTTTATGATAGATAGATGTTCTCTTACACATATAAGATATAATACTCTTAATGAAAAGTTTCAAGATGGTAAAGAAATGAACCTATTTGAACTGTTTGAATTATTAGATGTAAACTTATATTTCTTATTTGTAACTGAAATGTATAATAGTAATTTACTGTATAGAAAAGTAGCAAAACAAGAAAATCTTGATTTTAAAGAAAATCATGATGAACTTTATGCTTTATCTACTATGGTAAATCAAATTCTTATCTATAATAAAATGAGAAACTATATATTTGAAGATGGTACAACTTGCTACACTGAAAAAGATTGTGAGGATTTTATAACTGGTTTACTGGATAATGCTGATAAAAATGATTTAAAAGTATTTGAAAGGTCTATAGATGTAGCTTACAATCTTGAACTACTAGATAGTGAAGGTAAGGATTATTTAACTGAATGTATAAATATGAGAAAGAATATTAGTTAGAAAGGAGATTAATATGAAATTTAGTGTAAATGGTAACAGTGGAAGAGAGTACACAATTAAAGAATTCAATGCAAGTGAAAATCTATTTTCTGATTGGGGTTATATTAACATAGTAGAATATATACTGCTTAAGCAACATTTAGATGCAGGTATAAAAGAAGATGGAATTTATGGTAATCCCGGAGAAGTAGCTGATTTAATTCAGTACTATTATAATGAAGCAAAAGATGTTATTACATTTCTAGCTAAAAACTTAAAGAATGAATGTATTGGACTTATTACTATATCAAAAGATAAAAAAGGCAAAACTGTAATATCAAGTATTTATGTAGATGAACCTTATAGAAATAAAGGAATAGCAGGTAGTTTGCTATTTACAGCTATAAGTTATTTAAAAGAGCATAAAGAAACTAGTATAAGTATATCTGTTGGTGACTTTAATAAAACTGCTATAAAATTTTATGAAAAGAATGGATTTAAGAAAGATAAATCTACTGGTAATAAGATGCATGTTTATACACTTGATTTAAAAGGAGAATAATATGGAAAGATATATTAATATGAAAGTACCTAGATGTTTATCTGGGTACTTTAGGAAGTGATGATAATGGGGGAAAATGATATACTTAAATATCCAGATGATTTTAATGGAGTTTTAGATACTGTATATGCATATTTAGTTCTTGCTGAGTATAAGTTATATGAATGGCATATAAATGCTAGAATAGAAGAATATGTATCACATTTAGAATATTCACAAACTGGGTTCTTTATAGATGATACGAAATATACTGTTTCTAAGAAAGAAAACTATATTTATATTCTTAAGTTTAGAGATAGATTTAATGGTTACGTGATATTTAACAAGTCTAACTTTTCTGAAAGTACTATTTATATATGTCAGTTATTTGTGAATAGTGAAGCAAGAAATATGGGATTTAGTAAATTACTTCTTAATAAAGTAGAAGAAGTAGCAAAAGAAATGAGAATTAAAAAGATTACACTTGATGTTGCAAAGGTTAATCCTATTGCAATAAGAAGTTATGAAAGTATGGGATATGTAAGAGACCCTAATCAAATACAAAGAGATTGGGCATACAGTTATACAAAAGAATTAGGAGGAAAGTAAATGAGTTATGAAAATAAGGCAAAAGTAGTAAGAGGATGGAGAAGAAGTTGGCTTCATATGTATAAAAGAATGTTACAAGAAAGAACTGATGAAATTCTTAAAGATACAGATGCTGTAGATATGAAAATACTTGATATGTTAAAGTATGTATTAAGAGATGGAAGATGTAAATGTGATGCTCTTTATATAAAGAAATGGAGTGTTAAAACTGAAGAATATAAAGAATTTATAACTTCTAATATATTCCATTTTGAATATAAAAGTTATGAAGAAGTAGAAAGAACATTTAATGAGTTTGTAAAAGATATAAGGTATCTATTTCAAATGGAAAGTGATAAGTTTATTATAATAAATAGACTTATTATAGACTTTATGGGATTTGTAGTAGGAATAGATGAAGAAGATGAAAGACTTAATGAAAAGATTGAAGTTAAGGAATATATTTCTCCATTTATTCCAGATAATAATTTCCCTGATGTTGAACTTGGCATATACTTTAACATGATATACAAAAATGAAGATAACTATTATCTTGGACATATAAAAACTAAAGAAATGTTTCCAAATACTGAATATCCGGTAGATGTATATAAATTTTATGATGTTAGATATAAAGGAGAATAAATATGATTAGTAAAGAAATGAAACTTAAAGTGATTGATTTGGTAATAGAAGACTTTTCTACAAGAAGAGTTTATAATGATGGAAATGCAAGAATATTTGCTTGTTATCTTAAAGTTTTAGATACTCTTAAGAATATAGTTAATATAAGAAATAATGAAGAAGAAAGTATTTTATATCTTGATTATGTAAGAGATTATAGAGGAGATATGCTTTCTACTGGTAGACTTAATACTCATTTCTTTAAAGAGTATGAAACTGTTAAGTCTTATATTGATAAAGTATATGGATTTATAGAAAATGTAGATACATACATATTTAATAACTGTAAAGAGTTAATATTTATGGATAGAAACTTAAATACTAAAGTAGATAATATTATAACTATAGATTTAACAGAACCTTTAGAATTAGGAAAACTTGATGTTACTCCATTAACTCAGGTGATATAATGAATAAGAAAGAAGAGTATCTAGGAAGACTTATAGTTAGAGCTATTGAGAAAATTCCATTTGTGTTATCTAATGGACTTAAAAGTGAAATAACTTATGATATAGCTTATAGTCTTCCTAAGTTTATAGCAAATGAAGTATTTGATTATATTTATAATAAAGTAAAGAAATAATACAATAAGGAAACCAGATTTAAATAGTCTGGTTTCTTTTTTCTTAGGAGGAAATTATGACTAAAGAAGAAAAGCAAAAACTAAATAGACTTTATAATAGAGTGGTTATTAACTGTGGTGTTTTTATAATGAGTGATAAATGGTATGAAGAAACTTCATACGGAAAGGCATGTTTAGAATTTAATTCTAGACTTAATGAACTCAGAGAAGTTGAGGAACATCTTTATACTCCTTATAATCTAGGATATTATGGAATACTAGCTATGTCAAAAGATAAAGTAAATAGATTTATAAATAAACTTAAGTTTACTAATAATATGATGGGAAGAGGTAAGACTGTAGTTCTTGAACTTAGAGCTGAAACTAAAGAGGATAAGATAAACGATATAAAGAAGAAGCTTCCTTTAACAGAAGCAGAATTTGATAACATAAAAGAAAATACATTTCTATATTATTTATCAATACTTGATGATAAATATAGGTTTACTAAACTTGAAAAACTTTATCTTATGGAATATGTATTACTAAGAGGTGAACCAAATGGTAAAAATGATGACTAGCATGGAACTTAAAGGACTTATACATATTTATATATCTAGTACTACAGATATTATTAATAGTGTTATTTACTATGTTATAGGTCATAAAGGAAAAGAAGAATTAACAGAACATGAGAATTCTTTGGAGGCATTAAGAGGTTTAAAGACAAGGCTAACATTAAAACTTGGACTTCTTGATACTCCTAAAACATCAGATAATGCAAAGTTATCAAGAACTTATAAAGAAGTGCAAGAAATATCAAATGAATTAGATGCTATTCAAAAGAAAGTTAATAAATTATTAAAAAGGAGATAAGTATGAAAGATAAAGAACTTATTGGTATTGCAGCTGATATAATAGCTACAAATACTAAACATGCAGACTGTTATGAGAATTTAGAGTTATATAGTAAAGTAAAAGAAAACTTTGTTGGTTTCTTTAAAGATGAAAAAGTAGCAGAATACACATTTGATGCTAAAAGAAGTGAATGGTTTGAATATACTTGTGATACTGATTTACACTTTCTTAAAGGTGTACTTGCTAGCTTTCTTAAAGATAGTTTGGATATGGATAATAGATTAGATTTCCTTATTACTCTTATTATATGGTGTAAAAGAAAGGAGTGTGTATTCTGATGAATGAATTTAAAAAGAATTTAATCTATATGCAATGGAGATATTATATAGATGTATTCTTAAGAAGAACTAATATAGTTGATATAGTTAAAAATATGACTGGAACTAATTTGATTGAAGCAGCTGATGATTATATTAACTTCATGAAAGATAATAATATTACTGAATATAGGAAAATGTTATTCCTTGAACCTATGAGTACATTTAGAATGAACTTTATTCATGATATAATAAATGTTACTTTGAAATCAAATAATGAGGAACTTGAAAGGATTTACGAAGGATTTAAAATATATTTTGATGTAATACTTGGTAAACATGAATATTATAAAGGTATAGAATATACACTACTAAATCCTTTCTATAGTGATACTATAGCAATAGAAATGAAAGATGAATATTTAAAAGTTTTAAGTAATAAAGAGATTAGTGTAAATAGTTATCTTAAGAGATATGTAAAAGATATGTGTGAAATATCTATTGATAATGTTTGTTGTATATCTGATTATTATGTAAATGATAATATGTCTTCTATGTGTAGTCTTATAAGTATAATAGCAATGACTATTTTCTTTAGATATAAAGAAGTTAAATTTGTTAATTCTTAGTAAAATAATGCTTATATATAATAAAGTGTAATAAGAAATTATTACGAGAATAAATAAAACTAAGGAGGTCATTATTATGACAAAACAAGAAAAACAAATGGAAATTATTAAAGGTGTAGGAAGAATGAGTGAAGATAAGTTAGAAACTCTTTATTACTTTATACAAGGAATTAATAATCCTGAAGGTATTAAAACAGAAGTTAAAAACTATATCAACTCTAATACAATTTCAGCTGATATGATGTTTAGATTGGAAGCTGATACATTGGATGCTATCAATAAAGATTTAGCACAATTTCAAAATGAAATGTTTAATAATCCTAAAGGACTTAATTTTGAAATAACATCATACAATGTAAAGAAAAATGAAAGAAATGTTACTCCAGCATATGAAGCTATAGTAGGTTTCCGTGTATTTCTTGACAGTAACACAATCAAAGCAATGAATGAAGGTAAGATTATCTTCTAAATTGCTTAAGAAAAGTTGAACTCACACGAGTTCTTTTTTCTTCGGAAAGTCTTCCAGAAAGGAGTAGAATATGAAATATATTATAAGAAATCTTGTAAAAGGGGAATACGATAGATGGAGAAAGTTTGCAACTGATTTAATAACTAAAAATATAAATAAGAAATTAAATTATGGAAATAGTGAGTTTAGAGCTTACGTTAATGAGTTAGGTGACCAAATTAAAAAGCTTGACACTTGCTATCAAAAAGTAGTTGTATATTATCTTTCTCCAGATATTATAAAAGATGATAAGAAACAAAAAGAAATTTATTTAGAAAATAAAGAAAGAATAGATGCTAAGTATGATGAGTTTCTAAAGATAATAAGAAGAATAGAAAGTATAGACTCTCAAATATGGCAACTATGTGCACTTGACTATGTGACTATTAATAGAAAAAAGCGGATTAAAAAAATAATAGTGAACACAATGAGAGATTAATAAACTTCTCTCATTATGTTCTTTTTTCTATCTATTAATAATCAGATATATTAAAGTCCAAAGTCCTATTCCTATACCAATTCCACCAAGTACATAAAGAATTAAACCTCCATACACTAACATATCAATCATTTCCTTCATAATAATCACTTCCTATAATACATTATAACTAGATAATGTAATATCATGCACAAATCCCTTTCCACCTTTTTTCTCTACTCTTCCAAGCATATAACCTGTAAAAGTCATAGGATGAAGTACTCTTGTACACATTGCAGCTACAAGATAGCCTATATTATCAAGAACGAATATTCCTGTACTACCAAGTCCTCTTAAGCTACTTTGTATAAGACTTTCTATTGATAATCCTTTTGCTTTATACATAGGATATTCAGTTACAAGTGTATCTACAAGCCATTCAATATCAACATTATCTCTCTTATCCATATTATAAGTTCTTTGTAAATTACCTGCAATACTTTCATTAAAATGTAACACACTTGCAAGTTCAAGTGCAGTTTTAGTTCCACCATAGAAGAAATAACTAAGTATAAATCTAAGTTTTTCTCCATCTACTGGATTAGATACATGTCTTGACAGTATTTCTGCAAATATATCTACATAAGTTTCTCTCACATAAGTTTCTATAGTGTTAGAATTCATTATCTTATGTATATTATAAAACACAAATCCACCAAATAGTATAGCATAAAGCATTTCATACCCACCGATAAGTATTACTTTCTTAATAGTACTACCAGTACGCATATCAACTCCATTACTTTCTTTTGTAAATCTTGCTATATTTACAAACACTTTCTCTACAGTTCCAGTAGTTTTATTTATTGCAGGTAGAAATACTATAGAATTTGATTTATCCTTATCATTACAAAGAACTATTCTTCCATTTTCATAAGCAGAAATAAGGTCTTTTATAATAGGATATTTAAATTCTTTAAGTTTATCTAAAAGCTCAATAAATGTTTCTTGTGGAATTTTAGCTTTCTCGTCTGTAATAAAAGAAATAGATGTTTTAACTCCATCTTTAGTTATTGCTTTAAATACAGAACTATCAGAAAGCTTAAGTTTATTAGCATTTATTTTCATAAAAATTCCTCCTTAAATAAAAATAAACCACGGAAGATGGTTAGTCTCCCATGGTTTTATACATAGATTTTTGTCTATCCTTGTGTAGTTTTAGACTGTATGTCAGATTTTCCAATTATACTTATTTTTCCACTAAAGAAAATTCTATCAAAGTTATCTCTTACATAATTTCCTATATTAGGTTTATACTTAGCAAGTACTCCATTTTTAAATGCAGGAAGATTTAAATGAGCTGTATACCATCTAAGTCTTATATTTCTAAATGCATTAGTTATATTAAGTCTTGCAGTAGCTGGATAAGTAGTATAGTTAAATCTTATAATAGAGTTTTCAAATGCATTTATAGCATTAACTGTAGAGTTATTATAAGCCATATAATGTGTCATCTTTGCAAAATCAGGTATTGTATATCTTGCTCCACCGTGAGAGTAGAAATCAGTGATATCACTATCTCCTTCATATATCCATAGTAATGGCTTAGTATAATCATTTGGTTGAGTAGCGGTTGAACCTTCCCACCATCCAAGATTTAACACATTTTCACTATTTTGTAACCATCCTCTTTGTGATTTACAGTAAACTACTGGAGTTTGATTTCCATATATTATAGTATTAGGTTGAGCATATAGATTTGCAAATCTATAATCATCTGTAACTATAATACCTTCTGGTTGCTTATCTGCACTTCCTGAAGAAAGTATAGACTTATCACAAAGTTGATGAAGGCTTACTGTATTTGGAGTAGCGAACCAATAATTTGCAAAAGTATGAGATAAGAATACTTTAAGTTCTGGATTATGATTTGGATTTCCAGATGCTTTAAAAATAGGATTTCCAGAAAGTCCCATATTAGAACCAAGATAATAGTCATTAGGAAGAGATATTTCATCTTTATTCTTTCCAAACCAACCCATAGCAACATTATAAAGTCCTCTATGATTTATTCCATTAGAGTGTAAATTAACTATCTCATTTATTCCATATTCAAGACTTCTACCTTTATTAGGTCCATAGTTTACATGTCCACCATTTGTATTTCCTACTATACTATAGTCGTAAGTTTTAGCAGTTTTAGGTCTAGGTGCTTGTGCTCCACCCCATGCATTAGTTTCTGGATTAGTCCATACTCCAGTCATTATACCCCTTATCACAATACCTTGGTAAGGAGTTTGGTTTTCTTTTGGAATATCTTTTCTTGCATACATAGTTCTATCTACCCATTTACTATCAACTATTACATCCACATAAGAAGAGAATTGACTTACTGGGTCTTGACTGAATTGTGAGTTCCATACAAATCTTTCTCTTTTGTATGTAGGAAATATAGCTGTACGCATATTGGTAGATACATTCATTATCTTTTGCTGTTCTCCCATTACCCACATCCAATTATCAGCATCTTTTCCATACTTACGACCATGAAGTACTCTTTGACCATAATTAAGTATATGAGTAAGTGCCGTTTCTCCTACGGTTAAATAAAGTGGAGAAGAACTCATATTTCTTATCTTTGTAAGACATGGTTGATAAGGAAGTGTTTCTTTTATAAAGCAATTAGGACTTGTTTGCAAGAAACTAGGATATTGACTATCGTCTGGTATAGATATACCTAAAGCTTCAGAAGCTTCAAGATGTTTTTGAGTATCATCAGGACTTATATTTTCTTCATCATAGTAATTCTTATAATTAGCACTAATTTCACTAGCACTAGCATTTATTATCTTTACTTCTTTAAGATGAGGGTGACATCCTATAAGCATCTGATTTCTTGCAAATGCAGTTTCACTTTCTATAAAAAGTTCACGTCCAATATCAAGATATTGTGTCATTCCAGTATCATCTATAAGACCATAGTTAAATCCATAGCATGCCCAATGAGCAAGATTTCTCATATTTGTAATTCTACCACGATAAGCAGAGTTTACATAATGATATATTCCAACTATTCCGGGTATTGCTCTTTGATAAAGTATATCATATGGTTGGACTGCAGTTCCCAAATCTTTACCTGTCCATTTTTTACCAAAATCAATAGGTCTAATTCTTGCATACCTTGCTTTAATTCTTCTTTTTCCATTCATTCTAAACATCATATTTTTACTAGGTTCACATGTTACCATAGACACAAGAAGTCCATAATTTGATTTTATATCTTCAAGATATTTAAATCTATCTACATAAAGTGGAAGATATACATCATTAACATGGTTCTTGTACCATTTAGGTGGTATCATCATTCCTTTATCAGGAAAATTAGCAACTCTAGTTTTATGATAAGCACGGCATCTCATAGTATTTTCATCAGCAACTGACCAGTTACTCATATATCCTTGCGGAACTATGCATTCAAGAGGAATAGTACTCCACCAAGAAGTATCTGTTCTACATATTAAATCTCTATGCGATTTAATCATATTTAATTTCATAAGAGAACTCATAATTGGTATATATCCTGTTTCTTCTATAGCTCCTACAGTTTCTGATATAAGTGAGCTTGGATAGTAAACTGAACTTCTACTATATCTTTCTATAGAACCAAAACCTCCATGTGAAACAGCTGTAGTTATACAGTAAGGATAGTATCCATTAGTGTCAAGTTTAGGTTTTACTATTCTATTATAGTAACTATTATCTGAATTTAGATAATTAGATGGTGTATAAAAATATCCAGATGAACCCGGCATTCTAAGAGATATATTATTTATCTTATAGATTTTACTTCTTCTTACATTTTCATGTTGAACTGCATATATAGATTGGTCAAATGTAGTTTGGTCAAATCTATGAGGAGAATATCCATCAAAATCTAATATATTTCCTATTCTATGGTCAGAGAATACATATGCTTCAGAATTATCTTTAACTCTTATAGTTCCATTTAAGAAGAACCATTTTCCAAAGAAAGAAGATACAGGCATAGCCTGATAACTTGGTCTAGGATAGTTATTCCATACTCCTCCATCATTTGTATAATCTGGGTATCTAAATACATTATAAGCAACTTCTTGATGTGGATGCATATTTATTGGATAGTTTAAATTATAAAGATTTGGTTCTGTAAAACCAAATACATCATCTGTATAAACTTCAAATAAATCAGCAAATCCTCCAAGATAGCTTACATCAAGTTCATCTATTTTGTGTGGAATAGATAAAGGTGAGGCATCGTGAACATTACTAAAAGCTCCACGAGAGAAATCAAGAGAATAAGCTATTTCATTTTCTGCTTCTATTACATCAGGTTGAAGTGTAAAACTTGGTAAATAGTTAAATCTATCTGCAAAACCAGCCATATAAAACATAGATGGCGGATATAAAGAAGTATCATTCTTTATAGCTTCATCTGTTATTGGAATATATGATATACTGTGTATTAAATCAACAGATGATTTATAATCACTATCTTGGTCAGAAGTTATCATTGGGAATACAGAAAGTACTCTAGAGCCATCATATGTATTAATTTCTCTTGCACTTATAAATAAGTTATTACCTGTAAGTCTATTATATACTCTATGTTCATAATCACTTATAAATATGTTATCAAGTGTTGGTCCGAAGCTATCAGTAACTATTTTACCACTTTCTTTAAGTCTAGCAAGGTTATTTATTTGAAATCTGTCTCCTTGTGAAGTACTATTTTGCAATACTTTTCTTATACATGTTTTACGAGTACGCCAAGAATGTGGATTTGCATATCTTGTAGAGCAATAAAGTCCTTGTATTCTTAGGTTTTTATTTCTAGTTCCCCAGAATAGTTTTTCTGGTAAAGAACCATCATACTCTCCAGTTATTATACCATGAAGTTTTACATCACGATAGAATATTCCTTCAGTACATTTTTGTGGAATAGGAACACATCTTGTATCTGTTCCACTTGGAAGAGTTCCTCTTAAAACTCCCCATATTCCTCTTTCCCAGTTTATAGATGGACAGACATAAATATCACTATAAATTCTAATAGATTTTATAGTAGGAAGTCCATTTTGTCTATAAAGACTTCTAGCATTTTGTATATTAGAATAATTAAATACTCCAAAATTTATTAAATCCTTAGCTTTTCCAGTATAAGTTATAACATCTTCACTCATATCAAAGTGTCCAACACCACCTGATATATAAGGATTTAAATTAACTTTATTATTATCATAACCACTAGGTGTTCCAGATATAGGAGTAGCTATTAAACTTTGAAATCTTACTACCCATTTAACTGTAATACTATCATCTGGTTTTACATTTCTGTCTGCTACTACCCAAGTATTATAATTACGCCTCATTTCATAGTAATTTGGTTCAGGTGCTATATGTGTAGTAAGTTGCATATGATGTCCAGTTTCACTTCTAGTTCCATATAATGATATAGAGTTCTTCCATGTGCCATAACCTTCATTAAAATTAAGTGGTCCTAGAGTAATTTTATTATCTGTACTCCATTCATAGTATTCTTCCATTTGAGTTCTAGCTCCATTGGATAAACTATCTTTCCTTCTAGTAAATAGCATTATATTAGAAAAATAATCAACACTATTTATCATCTCTATATTATCATTCATAAAAGGTTTATTAAACCAAAGAACAGCATCTTTTATGCCTTCTTTATATGTTTGATTTGGTTCTAAGAATTCTTTATGGAAATGAAACTTAGTTATTTGCTCAGGAACGCATTTATCTGGTACGTATACAGTATCAGCAAAGTTAAATCCATCAACTTCAGTTACAGTTTTTGGAAGCTTACTAAAAGCAAACCCAAGTGTCCATCTAAAGTTTACTATTGGAAACTTACGGCCATATGCAGTTATAACTTCTCCAAACTTGGTTTGACCCTTATATGTAGTAGGTTCTAATATATAAGGGTTTACTCTATGTGGAATATTAAGGTCATTATTATCTATTTGAAGCAACACTGATGTATGTTTAAAATGGTCATCTATTTCTAAGAAAACATCATCTATTTCAAAACCTTTCATTTGCTTATCAAAACACTGAGTTTTAAACCAATTTTCATCAAAAGGAACTTTAAATTCAGGATACTTTTCTGAGTAATCAGAATATGGAGGAAATTCTCCAGTTATATAATCAGAACCTTCAAGCCAAAGAGGTATATCTGAAAGTACGAGAATAGAAAACTCAGATGTTCTTCTAGTAAATGCAAATTCTATTCTATCTGAGAATTTAGTTATGCTATTATTAGCATCTCCTAACATTTCTTTAGGAAGTTGGTTTACCCATCTAGCTGTTCCTCCGAAGTTTTCATCTGCTGTATTTATTGCATAGTCTCTAGCACTTACATTATCTGAACTACTTCTAGGAAATAAGTATTTTCCAGGTCTATCATCTACACTCCAATTATTTTGGTCTGTATTTTTAGCTGGCCAAAGATTTGTATAATTACTTCCAAGTTCTTGAAGTCCTAACATCATTCTTATTGGAGGTTGAAAAGAATTGACTTTTACCGTTTCTGGGTATTTTTGTGTTGTGTCGCATACTTTATAAAACTCTACTAGTTCCGGATTTCCAACTTCAACAGGTTTAGTTCCTCTAGGATTTACCATCAGGTTACTTTCTATTACTTTTTCTCTTCCCCAATCTTTATCATCAATTATAAATACTCTTATCTTAAAATTAACACCTGTTAAATCAACATTATATGGACATCTAAGAATAGCATTTACACCAGAACCTAAAGGTCCATCTATAAGCTTAGAAGATTTAAATATAGTAGCAGTCCCTATATAGTTCCATTTATCTTTTACTTCTTCTAAATTATCAATAGTTGCTCCATTTAGAGCATATTTAAGAGGAACTGTATTAAAGACAAATCTTTCTTTTTGCATATCAAATTCGCCATATGCTTTATCTTTATCATAGAGATATTTAAATTTATCTATATTATCCATATATGGCATTTTAAAATTCTTTATATGTACATTTACATCATCTGGAAATAGTTTTCTAACTTTAGATATCCCAAGTATGTCATATCTAGTATTATATCCAGCATGAGACAGTCTTACTGTATAATCATATACATTATGAGGCATATAATTAAACTCATCAAGTTCTACATCATTTTTAAACTTATATTGAATATTATCAAGTTTTCTATATCTTGCTGGAGTAGAGGCTACTTTAGGCACTATCATAGCATTAGTACAGTTACCATATCTTTCATATGAGTTAAATTCATTTATTCTTATAGCTACACATTCATTAAGCTCTTCTTCATTAGGAACTATTCTTTTAGGAATAGTATGTTTAAGATTAGTAAATGGTTCTCCTACTACGACTGTATTAAATGGTCTTGATATAGTAGGAATATATCCAACTACATTCTCATCTTTAAAGTCCCAATCTATATTATGTTTGATAACTCCAATAGTATTTTTAGTAGTAATTCCTTTAATAGAGCTAAATTTAACATCTTTGTGAACTATTGCTTTATTAAGTCCAAAATGAAGTATCATTCCATCAAAAGCATAATCCGCATTAGTGGAAGAGTTATCATTAAATATAAATCTTCCTTTCATAAGTAGAAAATTAGCTCCTTGATGTGCTCTAGGATACTGAGTATTCATAGTAAATCTATGTGCATACCTATTATTTCCATAGCTTGGTGCATTGATATACTCATATAATGTAGGATATCTATACTTGTATCCACTTATCATAGGTGGAACTATCCAGTTAATCAAGTTATCATCATGAGCATTTGCATTTACATTTGCAAATTCTGCATTTGCTCTCATAGCTGAATTATGTCTCATAAATAAGAATTCATCAGATCTTGATTGAGTTTCCCACCCTGTCCAGACAGAGTTATCATAAGGTCCTATTCTAGGAAGTCCCATAGATATAATTCTATCTTTATAATCAGAACCTCTAAGATTTCCATATTCTTTAAAAGATGTCATGTTATAAGCAAGATTATGTTCAAATCCATATAACTTATTAAGTTCATTATCTCTATAAACATTTAAATCATTAAACCATTTTAAATATCTAGATTTTCCTTGAAAGAAGTTATCTGTTGTAAGTGCTCCGTAATATGTTTCATTTTGGAATATTCTTTTTATATTAATATCTTTATTAGACTTTATAAGAATATCATCTTCATTATAAGAATAAAGTCCAAATCTATTAGTATAAACATGAATTTCTTTTGTATTTCCAGCTATATTTACTTTAGATTTAAAATCCAAAAATAAATCAATATCATTTATTTCATTCATAGGAGTTAAATCACAAGCAAGTGCTCCTACATTTGCAAATAACCCTTCCATATTATTCATATTAACTATTGCTGGTTTATAGTTATTGCTTACATATCTTCTACTAGCATAATCAACTTTTGTATTAATATCTAGTGTATTACCAAGAAGCATCCATCCAAGAGGAGATAACCATTGTAGATTTATAAGTCCATTAATATAAGGTCTTAAATATGCACTATTTCTATCTATACTAAAATCGAAATCTGTATCAAATCTGAACCTTTGAATTAACATATGATTTTGAAACTGTTGTAAATATTCATCTATCTTAATAGTTTTGGTATCCATATTAGGAATTTCACTATTTATATAAGAATAACTCATCATATATCCATGTGCAAAATCTGTTACACTTTTAAATATAGGATTTTGGTCAACTATTCCACCAAGTCTATCGTTAGGATAAGACTTTCTTTCTAAAAACATAAAAGCAAATCCCATATGCTTAAAGTCTGTATCATTTTCTTGCTTACCAAATATAAAAGTAGGAGCTTTATTTGGATTAAAAGATGTTTCATTATTCATCTTATTAAAGAATTCTCTATATTTATAATTTGGTGTTATATTCCATGAACTTCTTTGCTTTTTACGCATATATCCATTAAACGGATTTAGAGCATGCTCGTTTGTGTCTCCATCTTCGCTTAACTCATTTATAACATCACACCAGTGCATTACTCTAGAAAGTTCTATTTGTTTAAATTCTATTTCATCAGGATTTTCATATTTACTTTTTTCTGGTCTTTGACATATGTCTCTTATTCTCATATACCCAGTATCTTTAAATCTACAGTAAGTAAATACACCGTCTACTTTCTCAAGATTATTAAATCCATAAAGAAGAGAAACTCCATCAAAGTTAGTAGTCCAAGTATTATCACTAAGTCTTAGAGGTTCAGGATATAAATCACAACAGAATACCATATTCTTAATAGTTCTAAGATGAGAGTTCTTATACTTAGTAGAAACTCCATCATCATTATCAAAAGGAAGCATTCTAAATCCACCATTATAAGCTTCAAGTTCATTATATTCTTGCTTATCTCTATAGACTCTAAATCCTTTTTTGTAGAATTCCAAATTAGAAAATACCACTAAGTTTTCTATATCTTGTACACTTTTAGGAATAGCATCTAAAATTCTATGTTCATTTCTTATTCCATATAGCTTATCGTCTACATAACTTTGATGTACTCTGTAAACACATTTCATAGATTTAACTGTAGCTGGAAGTGATTTAAATAAATCATATATTCCATTAGTATCATAAAGCCAAGGAGAAGTATATAAAGTACCATCTGTAGTTTGATATCTCCAATCACGGTAAAAATTACAGAAAAATCCCCATATTTCTTCAGTTTCTGTATTAGAGAATAGTTTAAATTCTCCATTTGTATCAGGAAATACTTTTGTGATACTTTGATAAGGATTAAATACTAAATGTACTTTAGAATTATCTGAACTAGAAGTTACTATAGATATTCTAAGAATAGAGTTATTTATATTAATTCCTTTATTTATAAGTGCTGGAGTAAGTAAAGGATTTATATTAAGTCCTTTTGAGTTTTTATTACGTTGATAGTAATAGTTATCTTTTATTTCAAATACTCCAGAACATAAACATGCTTGTATAGGAATAGGATGTTGATTTGGAGTTCCTATACTTTCTAAAAGCTCTTTATTTATAAATCTATTATTACCTGCAAGTGCGTACATACTCATAGAAGATGGTGATTTATAATCTACTACATATCTAGTATCATTAGTATTAATAGAACTCATAATATCATCATCTATTCCATCTATACCATTTTTAATATGAGCAATCTTTTGGTCAAGTGGATGGTATATTCCTCTTTTAAACACTTTAGAGAATTCATCTTTATAATTATCAGTTGAAAGTCCAATAAGATTTGGAGGATATTCTCCACCTACACTGCATATCACAAGTGATATGCAGTTACCCATCTGTTCAACATAAGCTTTTGAATTAGTATAGCTATTGTAATTTACAAATACATTCTCATCTATAGGTAATGGAGCATTTATAGTGCTTCCAGATATAAATCTATAATATAGATTATTAATCTCATTAGCATTTAATACAAACGGAACTACTATTTCCTCACTTTCTATACTCATTCTAAGTATATATTTACCATTAACTTTAAAAGTACCATCAGAGTTAAGTTCATACTCATGATATAGTTTCTCTCCAATTCCATGTACTTTTTCTGGAACATTAAATAACTTTATATCATCTATACTGTAAGCATTAGTAAAAGGTTTTACTTTACTAAAGTGACTGTCAAACATATCTACAAACTTATTTCTAATAATACTCTCTGTTCCATCTCCCCAAGATATATTAAACTCAGGTTTTTTACTAGCATAAGGAGTTGCATTATAGTTGAATGGGTATACCAAAGCAACCATAAGCTTTCCATTAGTTGAAGTCTGAGCAGCTATATCATAGAAATATGTAGTTTTCTTATTTCTTACTTTTTGATAAGTAATCTGGTCTTTTATATAGGCTCTTTCTATCTCAACTGTAGTATCAATTTGCTTTGCCATTATTATCAAACTCCTTTATATTCAAATTTATGTTTACTAAATATAAAATCTCCTTCATTTACTACCATTCCAAATACTATCTCAGGTTCATTATTAGAACTTCCTACTTTATTTCTAAGAACTGGAAGTATATCAGATACTATTTTAACAGTAAATGTTTTATAGAGATTATTTGCCATTCTTGTACTTACATATTTATGCTTAAGAGGTATAGACCCCACTATATTCTTAGTAGAGTCACCCCAATCTATTCTATATGTTTTCTTAAGTTGATTTGTATCAAGTATTCCAAAATCATGTACAAAATCAAACATATAATCTTTTGGTATTTTATCACCATGTTCATTTATTTCATAAGGAAATCTTATAGTCATACTAAATCTAAATATATTAGACTTCTCTTTCATTATTCTACCACCAGATATAATATTATTTACTTTATGTACATCATTTCCTTTAAGAGAGTACCAACTCATTTAATTCACTCCTTTCGTTACTATATTAAGCATTCCAGATAGACTTACTTTACCTCCAAGATAATAGTCAATCATTTCATCATAATCTAAGTTATATGATTTAGAACTATTTACTATATCCTTATTAAACATAACTATCTCTTTATCTGGAGAAGTTTTATATCTATTCTGATTACTTATTAGCTCATACCAAACCTTTTCTGATAGAAGTCTATGATTTAATGCATCTTCTTTACTTAAAGGTTCTAACATTTTCTCTTCTTCTGTAGTTAGAGTTCCTAAAGCTCCATCATTTTTAATCCAAGTTCCACTAAGTGGTGCAATCTCTGTATTAAACTCAGTATTTTTATAAGGCATTCCCATATTAGCATAGTAATATCTTATCATTACCTTATTAAATATCATAGTTTTAGGTTCTTGTAACACTATATCTTCTCCTACTAACTCTTCTTCTCCATTTTTAAGAAGAAGTAATATATCTGGATAGTTTGTAGTAGTCTTATCATTATAACATCCTACATTAAAAGCTTCATGAGAAAGTCTTGTGTAATCTATTCTTGCATCTAAACCATATTTCTTATTGTAAGCTTCTAAGTTTATAAGCATACTCATATCTTCTTTTACTTCATCTGGAATTTTCTTATGTTCATATCTTATATCACGATATAATATTTGATTTCCATATAGAATAGTTCCATGTACATATGTTCCAACTGAGTCAAACATTATAGTATTATGTTCAGAAAAGTTCTCAGTTATCTTAGTGCCAGCTATATATTTAGAAAATTCTAAATATATAGGAGAGGAACCAGCAAAATAAGGCCGTGTAATAGCCTTAATAGGCTCTACAAGACGATAAAATAGAGTTTGTCGACCAAAGTCACGAAATATAGAATATCCGTCACTATAGGTCGTTTTAAGAGGTTTCCAAGTATCATCTTTAGTAGGGTTAGTAGTAAGCTTAAAATCAAGTTCTCCCATTTTCCAAGTAGATATACCATCAAATCTTCTAAGTATATTAGAAAGCTTAAGTGTTTTATCTGGATTTATTTCAAATGTTTCTGGAGTATAATATCCATTTGCAAACATAAGACCAGTAAATCTTCCTTTATATTTAGTCTCTCCATATTCATCACATATAAGATACTTAGTTAAAGGTTCTCTATATACTACTGGAGTAGTATACTTATCTATAAGTTTATAGTTCTGAGTAAACACTACATCAACAGCATCTATTCTATCCTGAAGTAGTTTAGTTACATTTTCTACAGTCTTTACTTTAGAAGAAGTAAATGTAAGTTTTGGTATACTTATATTAAGAAAATTAAGTAAATCTCTTACATTAATATAAATATAATCTACATCATCTACTTTTCTTATATAATTTGGATAATAGAAAAGCTTTCCATTTATAAATACTATTGGATGAAGTTTAAGCATATTAACCACTGGAACTTCAAGTTTTGGCTCATAAGTTATATCATTTGATTTAGTTTCATAAGTAAGTTTAATCTCATCAAAGTTAATACTATATTTCATTCTAAAGAAATCTTCTATTATTTTAAGTATATCAGCATCATACTTATATCCATACTCTATAAGTTCAGGTACTGTAGGTTTAGTTTCATATATGTATTCATACAGTCTAGTAGTATCTTTTTGACTTCCTTTAAGTTTAGTATAATAGTATGGATTTGTATCTATACATTTATAATAAACACTATCTACCATAGAATAGTTTTCTCTTGTATGATTTGTATAAAATATTATTATCTCATCTACATTAGTAGTATTTAGAACTTTGATAGAGTGTTTATCTATCTTTTCTAAATAAGTTCCAGCTTGGTTAATATCGAGTTTTTCATGTATCCAAGTATTATCTTTAAACTTTATAATAGCAGAACTGGACATTATTGCATTTGGGTTATGTATATAGTCTCCTTTAAGCAAAATAGAAAGCATTTTAGGTGAAGTCCAAGCATCATTTGATACAGATTTTATCCCCGGAAGTTCTTCGTATTTACCTTCATTAGTTTTTGCTTTTATTTTATATTTAAAATATGGACGATTTATTATTATATCAACTCTTGGAATATTAATGTCTGTAGGAATATCTACATTTATATCAAGAGGTAACCAATAACTATTATCATCTATTATTGGAGTAGTAGATATATCAGGTTCTAAATCAAAGAAACTATCTCTTAAACCTATTACTTCTATAGAGTTTCCCAATGAAAACATATTTTGTGACTCTGCATCTTTATAGAAATAATAATAGTATCCATTATGATTATATGAATAATGTGTCATATTTTGCTCAACTACAGAAAAAAGAATATTATTAATTATAACTATTCTCTTTTTATTTTCATCATATCTTTCTGTAACTCTCATGTTAATGGGAAGAGGTCTTGATGAAAATATATCTGGAAGTATAACGAACTTATCTGTATTAGCTACTATATCATTATAAAGATTAAAGTTCTTTAAATCTTCTATTAAATCTTTATGTAATTCAGTTTCTATATTGGCAGTATCAAAAATATCACCTTTCCAATCAAGTCTATACCTATTTATAAGTACTGGTTCGTTTCTATTCTCTACAGCATAAGCACATATCTTAGAGTATATTTGAGGAAAATATCTCTCAAGTCCTTTTAAGTTCATACTTAATTTGCCTCCTTTTTTAATTAAAATTTTATTAAATAAACATGAAAATTTGTTTGAATTTGGAGGGTTCTTACTCAAATAATGCTTATATATAATAAAGTGTAATAATCAAATATTACTAATAAATAATTAAAAGGAGTGATTTAAATGGAAAACAAAGAAAACAAGGAATTCAAGATCAATTGGGTAGGAGTTGCAAAGTATACAGTGATAGCTGGAGTTATAGCTGGTGCTTACTACTTAGGTAAAAAGCAAGGAATGAAAGCTGAAGCTATGAAACATCAAGTTAATGTTGAAGTTCAACCTGTAGTTCAAGAAACAAGTGAAATCTAACAAGATTTCAAAAAAGAATAGGTTCTTAGTGAGCTTATTCTTTTTTTCTTTTTTTCTTAGAAGAAGTTACGAAGAAAAAAATGCGAAAAAAAATAAATTGAAAACCAACAAGGAAATTAATCCCTGTTGGTTTATTTTTATTATTCTTTTACTCCTGTTAATTCTTCTATAGATGATACTACTTTAAATGGACTATGTACTTTTCTATCTACTATCATAGGAATATCTTTTTTCAAGTCTTCTTCATATGTATAAGAATAGATTTCTTTTATCTGTGGTTTGTATTTATCTATAAATCTTTTCATAGCTTCCTTAATATCATCCATATTATAAACTCCCAGCTTCATGCTCAATTCTTTCTGTATAAATCCATGTACCGTCATCTTTTCTAGAAAGATAGAATTTATCTATCTTTTCTAAAGACATAAGAATACCTTCATCATTTCTTTTTTCTATTTCAATTACTATATTTATATTTACAGGAGCTCCATCTTCACATGCTTTTTCTGTAAATTCATATAAGTATTGAATAAAGTCATTTTCAGATATGTCATCTGATAGTATCTTTTTAATTTGAGGATAATCTTCCCATCCACCTTTTGCTAATAATGATTTATTATTATATTCTTTAACTTGGAAATAAGTTCTGACTATAGCATTAAACTTCTTACCATCATTAGGTTGAAGATGTATTCTTTCTTTTGCAAGAAATCCTTTAATACCATCCAAGAAACTCATTTTAGTTCTTAGTTTAGTAAGTGCTGTATCATCTTTTATTCCTACTGTAGACGACTCTAGATTAAGAATATGCACTAATTTTCCATAATAAATTGTAAGCTTTACCACTAATTCCTGTCTTTTATTATTATCTAGCATAACTCCTCCTATTCAACATTAGCATTAAAAGTTTGTATTTTATTATATTTCCAAACATCATCAGTTTCTGAGTAGTAAAGCATAGATACTATATCTTCACCACTTTTAAATATAATAATTGTGACATCTTCAGTATCACTACTCATACAAAATTCTATAAATTTATAAACTTCATCAATATATAGCTCAGGGTCAGATGTAAATATATTAGGTAGTAACTTTTCATTTACATTAACTATTCTTGTATCACTTTTATCTGTTTTTGAAGTAAATTGTACATCAGCATGTATTAAATTATTACTTTCATATATAGGAGCTTTTATTAAGAAACCTTTTATCTTTGATAAGAATAAATGTTTAGCTCTATAATCATTGTATTCAGTATAAGATTTAATTCCTGCCTTATTAACTATATCTAAAGTACTAGAAGCTAAATTATCATAAGCAATTCTTAAGTTATCTATTTTAGTACTTCTCATAACTCTAGTTTCTTCAATATTTTTAAGTGTATCTTGTGCTACTTTTTCTGCAAAATCCATACTAATTCCCCTTTCTTACTAATACTGGAAATATTGCAATTATATTTACATCTATTATGTTTTTAACTTCTAATTCATCTAAATCATTTGCAATATAGTCAGTTATATTAGATAATTCTGATTTAAATACACTTCTTCTTTCATTATCTTTATCTTCATATCCTTCTGAAGAAATAATTGATTTATCTAAAAGATATTCTTCTTGCTTAATAGTTCCATCTTCTTTTCTAATATCAAATATTATATGGAATTCTCTTACCAAAGAACTATGTACATCCATTGCACATATATCTGTTTTATTAGCAAGAAATTCTAGAATTGATTTCTTTCTAGAAAGCTGTCTTCTTATTATATTATCAAGTCTTTCATATCCTACACCAAATTCAGTTATATCAGTTTTTGCTATAAGTTTAGTTGTATCCTTTATAAGTTCATTTATTACATCACATGTGTTAAGCATATTATTTATCTCCTTTCATTGGTCCATATTTTAAACTTTCATGATGAACCCATTCATTATCTCTTTTTACAAAATATAAAGCTTCTTTTTCATTTATAGAATTCTTAGAATATCCATTTAAGAAGTTAGGTTCTTCTTTTTCACACAAGTACACAAACATTTTAACTGGTTGTACTTCTGGAGTATGTATTACTTCTTCTACAAATTTAGTTAAAAGCAATCCATACACATCATATCCAAGTTTGATATTATCTCCAAATACATTAAAGATAGGAGCTTTTGTTGTATAAGTAATAATATCTTCATCTTCACATAGAGAAGTAACTTCAACAGATATATTATCATTAGATGATACAACGACATTTTCAATCATATGTTTAAAGTCATTTAAGAATGCTATTCTATTTTCAATAAGCTTTCTTTGATAATCAAATGGATTTCCATAATCTAGAATAGCTCTGTAATTTCTATAAATATCATCTAATATATTTGATTTAAATTCTGATAATTCTTTTTCTTTTATTGATAGTAAATTACCGTGTTCTTTACAGCATTCACAAGAATTTTCTGATGAAGTTAGAGTATTTCCTTTTATTTCTTCTATAGCTTTTTGAGTTCTTTGCATATGTCTTAAATCTGCTTCTCCTACTGCTATTTCAGCTAGTGCTTGTTGATTAGCATAAGTTATAAATCTTTCAAGATGTTCATCATAAACATACTTTATCATTTCAACTAAAGACCCTTTATCTTCTTCACATGCTTCTAGAGTAATTAGATATGGGTCTATATCAGTAAATATAGATTTATGTAAGCTTGCTACAAACTTTCTAAATAAACTAAATGAATATTTAGCTGGTAACTTGCTTCTGAATGGATTTTCTATTAAGAAATCTACAGTTCTTTTTGCTCTTTTTGGTTCTACATAATGATATTTAAACATAACAGTTTTAATATCATTTAATTTATCTATAGGTAAAATCTTGTAGAAACCAAGTAACATTTCATAGTATCTTTCATTAAGTCTATATCCATCACTATTTGCTCCTAATTCTTCTCTAAATTCAGCTAAAAATTCATCTTTAAGAGTTTCTAATTCTTCAAGTTTTTCTTCCTTTTCTGATTTTTTAACTGGAACTTTATTTACTTCCACAGTTTTATTTATAGTAGTGTTTCCAAGTATTTCTCTTATACTTGCAAATTGAATAGGTCTATACTCTTTTTCTATTTCAAATATAGCTCTTTCATTTTTACTTATAACAAAGTCTTCTATATCATCACTAAACTCATATCTTAGTATTTCTACAAAAGAGTTAAGACTTAATATTGCTTCAACTATAATACGATAAGGTGCTTCATCTTCAAAGAAATCCTTTGGAGTTCTTTCAACTAAGTTTATAAGATTAGTTACAGTTTCATCTACTGTATTAGTAGACTTAAATAAGTTTCCAACATTAAGTTCTTTTTTCTTTTCTGACTTATCTACTTTACAGTAAAAGTAATTAAATCTTAATAAATCAATACCATTTAACTTTCCTGAGCATACTAAACTTAACATAGTAAGATAAATATTCATAAGTCTCTTATTATGTTCTACTACACTAACGTCATTAGTTTTTAGATACTCATTTGCCTTTTTCATAACTTCCGCATGTCTTGCAATTAAATCTGAATTCATAATAAATCTCTCCTTTTTAAATTAAAATCTGACAAACCTTAAAAATAAATAGATACCACCAGTACTATCCATCTGTGTATTGATATCATTGATTATATAACCATTCTTGTATTCTTTATCGACTATACTTTGACATATTCTATCTATGTCTTTCTTGGGAGATTTTGGGATATAGACAGTCTTTAAATGAATTTTAGAACGCTTATTAACCTTTTTATCTTCTACATATTTGGAAGGTACTGGTGGTTTTTTAGGCATCTTCTTTCCTGTAATAAAATTAACTATTTCATCAGTAGGAATGTTATAATCCTTATTAAGTAGCAAGTTTTCCATTGGAACATTTTTACTTAAACTTCCTTTTATTATATAAGTATCATCAACGGGATTTGAATTTCTAATACCTATAATAAGAAGAACCATAATTCCTATGATTATAATTAGTAAGGTTTTACTAACATCATCCATAATTAAGTGCACCTCCTTTTATTATTAAGATTTGATACACTTAATTATTTATATTTATCTATTTATTACTGTTTATAATAGACCTACTTGTCAAATCATAAGTACAGACATCTATGTTTCTAGACAGTCCATCTTCAAATGTAATTTTTAATTCTAAAGGAATTTGCTTTTGAGAACTAAGACTTCTTAGAACATCAATTATTTTAAGATAAAATCCTCCAGATTTAAGTTCTGAGTGTTCATCATATAGGTCAACATCAAATATATCATTATAGAATGTAGTTTCAGAAAAATATCTACCTTTGTGTCCTCTTGGAGTATAGTAAAACTTTATATTTATTCTATCACATTTCTTATGATAAAAAGAAGTGAATAATCTTTCGCATGCATCAAGTATTGCAAGTTTTATATGAATATCTTGCTTAATATCCTCATTAAACACTCCTAGCATAGCTAAAATATTGCTATCAGTGTCATTTATTAACACTTTTAAATTTTCTCTTACTTCAGATATTACTTGTTTTCTATGCTCACGAACCTTTTCTATTTTCTTCGCAAATTCTTCATCTACCATTTCTATCTTAGGAGTTTCTTCATCTTTATCAGATTTAGGATACTCTGGTATAGTTATAATATAGTTTATATCAGGTGAACTTTCAAAAGTTGATCTGACGTCTACACTTTCTATGCTATTAATATCTACTAAAGAGTTACTTACTTTATCTAAAAACAACAAGAATTCAGCTTCAAATATTCTCTCATCTATATCATTTATAAATAAATTTTTATAGTTATTTACAAATGATGCTTTATAAGTAACATCATTAAACTTATAATAGATATCTATGCTACATTTTGTAATTTTATCTTTAAAAAACTTACTCATTTCAAAGAATGTAGTTTTATCAAGAAGATAGTTTATAAACTTCACCTTAGATAAAATTGAGTTTTTATAGTAATTTTTAAAATTATTACTATAATGTTTAGAATTCTTTATAAAACTAAGTTGACTTTTAATTGCATTTATTAATCTTTTTGCAAGTTCTATTCTTTTCTTATCGTCCAACACAAGTATACCTCCTTATTTATTTTCTTCTTTTACTTCTACTTTATTTACTTTAGTAAGTAACATAAATAGTAATGGAATAGTATTTATTTTAAAGCAAGATATTGCAAGATATAAAAGTAACATTCTTTTCTTATCTTTACTTTCTATATTAGGAAAAAGTCCATCTGCAAGTGGTTCTAAAGTATTCTTATATATAGGGAAATAGATTTCTCCAAGTCCTCCATTAAAAGCTTCCATTGACTTAACTGCATTATAGATTTCTCCATTAAATGTATATTGCTCAATAAGTGTTAAAAGTACAGGAATTCCATTTAAGAATTCTTGAGATATTGGAATTTGAACTCCATTTTCATCTTTTTTTCTTATAAGAGCTCCTAATTCATCTTCAGAAGAATTTGGATTTTCATATAAATGTTGAACTATTTCCTTTTGGATATCTGATTTACAGTTAAGTTTTGCTCCTTCTTCTATAAGCTCATTAATATCTTTAATTCCTTCAGGAGTAAAGTACTCTTCAAATAGCTCATTTACAAGACTATCTTTAAATGCTTCTTGCTCCTTCATATTAAGATATTCAACATTCATGCTATCTACAGAGTTTACATCTATAACTCTTTTAATATTTTCTTCAGTTGCTTCTTGATTTAATTTTTCATCATTAAATATTTCTTTAGTTTTCTCATCAAGATTTTCATCATGAGAGAATACTGCAATCATATTTAGAAGTATTCTAGATGCAATTATAGGTTCTGTAACAGCAATATCATGGCTTTCTACAGAATTCTTTACATCTTTTATATCCATTATCATAATTTTCATATTTCTTATTCTGTCTTTTAATACAGTAATAAGCTCTTCATGCTTACTAACTTCAGTTTTAAGCTTTGCAAATTCTTCATTATTATCTAAATCTTGAGGAAGTAACTCTACTCCTTTTTCATCTACATAATGTTTGCTCATATTTGTATATTTTTGCTTAAGCTGTTGATATTCTTTAGTTACGTCTTTAAGTCTATTTTCAAACATTTCAATTTCATGTTCAATATTGAATATTCTATTCTTTAAAGAAGTTGCTATTTCAGCAAATACTTCATTAGGAATTATTTTTCTGTAATCAAGAAATCTCTTTCTTACATATTGCTTTTGAGTATTTCTATTTCCATTTTTATCTGGAAGTCTAACTCCTACTTCTCTTTCTACTAAGAAAGTATTATTTTTCATCATTTCTTCAATAATTGGGTCTTTATTTACATCTAAAAGCTTTAAATTAAAGAAAGCTTGTATTTTCTTTGCTACTTCATCTCTTTTATCAAACTTTTCATCCCAAGGATTATTATTTTCAACAGCTTTAGTTTCTTCAATAATACCTTTTGATTTAGCAATAACATCTTTCCAAGACTTTCTTTCTGTAAGCTTTTCTTTAGGTTCTTCTGTTTGTACAGTTTCCACTTTATTTATCTCCATCTTTATCTCCTTTATCTCCTTCTTCAGTTTCAGTTTGTGGTACAGTTCCATATACTCCATTTGGAATAGGTTCATTATCATTAAGTTTCATAAGTATGTGTGTTGCTTGTGTTCCTAAAGCCCATGTAGAAGTTGAATATCTAACAAGAGCTGATTTAGATACATGTTCAGGTATAAACATTCTAAATAAGCTTAAATAAGAATAAGCAAAGCTTTCAGTTACTTTAACTTCATCTTCTGTATTAAGTATAAGTTCTTCAATAACTTGACGAACTAAATCTACTATATATTGAGAACCGAAAGAAAGCTCAGGAAGTTTACCTTCTTCTGCTTTACTATCTCTTATTTCACCTGAAACAGTGCATAAAATATTATAAAGTATTTCAGGTAATGTTACAGATGCAAAAAATGGAGTATCATGGTTTCCATCTTGTGCTTCTTCTGGTGTGCTGCTTGGATTTAGAATAGCAAGTATATTACTTCTAAATGCATATTTCCAAAGTTCTGATATTTCTTGATATACTTCTTGAGGAAGTTTCCATTTACCAATAACTTCAGCTGCTTTTTGTGGTCCATGTTGGTCTATAATAAGGTTCATATCCACTCTATCAGCATATTCTCTATCTTGTATAGGAGATACTTCTCTTAATTTATCTTGCAATGCTTTAAGACCTATTGGAGCTGGAAAATAAGTAGAGCTTGGTTTTTTGTATAGAGCTTCTAAAGCTAAATCTATTTCACCATCTACCCAATCATTATACTCTTCTTCCATTTCTACAGGAACATCTGGTTTTTCAGGATTAAATTCAATTCCATGTATAGCACAGTATTTATTCCATCCTAAGAATTCACCACATATTTCTTTTGCTGATTTAAATAAAACTTCTTCAAAACCATCATCAGAACCTTCCAAGTTAGTAGAAATCATAGTTTTAAACTCTTCATAAAGTCTTGTAATTACTTCTCTTCCTACTTCATAACCACGGATAGCAGCTTTAGTTGCACTAATCATATCATTCCAATTAGTTCTAATACCAATCATATGAAATGCTTTTGCTTGTGCATATGTTTGAATTGCAAGTTGTATTGCTTGCATAGCTTCATTAGTACCGTCACTAAGCTCTACCATTTTATCTATATCAAGATAGTCTACTATAGTAAGTACATCATGTCCTTTTGCTGCTAAATCATCTTTAAGATTTGCTATATAAGTATTCTTATCAGCTGCATTTTGAAGTATTTTTGCTTCATCATCAAGATTAAATGGTTGCATAAGAACAGTTAATCCTTGGAATACTTGTGAGTTTCCTGTTTTACTATCTATTATATAAGACATTATTTATTTCCTCCTTTATTAGGTACAGCTGGAACTACTGGAACTGGTTTATTATAAGGTTGAATAAGTTCAAAGTGTCCACCATCATAAAATCTTTCATTAGTAAAATCTCCGTCCATATTCCAATCTCCACCAGAACGAGATTTAATACCAAGTTCTTTACCAGCTCTTACAAGTTCTCTTGCTACTGCATTAAATGCTTTAGCATCATTCCAACCAGTAAAAGGATAAGGAATAAAGTCAAATGCAGCACTAGGGTCATAACAGTGCTTACTCATAGATATCTTTGATACACCTTTTGCAAGGTTCTTTAAATGTTGCTCAATACTTCTCTTTCCTTGTATAACAGAGAAATCTACTGTACCATAAGAAAGAGCTTTATTGATAATTTTAATAAGGTCTGGATGTACATCTACTAGATTATCCAGACTTCTTTTAGAAAGTGTTTTTCCCATTATTTTCCTCCTTTGTATTTAATATAATTATTCATTACTGTATCTAACACACTTATAAAACTACCTCTACCAGCATCTGGTAATACTTTTCTATTTTGAAATTCAGGATTTATAAAAGACCCAATCTTTTCTTTTGTAGTAAGTTTGCCTACTTCAAATGGAACTGTTTCAAATTTAACTTCAAAATCAGGAATTGGAACTCCTATAAGTATAGTTGGTGATACTCCTATCCAATCACTTATTCTTGCAATGGCTTCCAGTTGTGTTAATTTCTTTTTAGGTTTAATTACAATCTCACCTAATAGTCTATTTCTTTCTTTCACTACTTCTATGTAACTTTCTAAATTAGGGTATCCTATCACTTTATCAGTCATCTTATTACCTCCTTTAGTTTAATTCTTTATTTCTCTTATGGAAAGGTCCTCCATCTACTATTCTATAACCAAATTGATTAGCTCCATGTCCTCTTTTGAATTTAAGTGCTTTTAAGTCAAGTATATCTTTAGTAAAAGATAGTGCTGCATAGAAGTTATCAACTGTAGTTTGAGCTGCTTCAAATACTTCAGAGTTTATTTCATCTCTTACTAAATCATATCCTTTTATAAATTCAGTAGGATTTTCTTTAGTAAAGTCTTTAAGTAAATCTAACTTTTCAATTCCTTCTTTTCTATCTATAAATAAAGCAATAAATAATTCTTCATATGCAGATAAAATACTATCTACAAATGTTCTATAGAATTTATGGTATCTATGTTCTTTACTGTAGTTAGGAATAGTTTTTCCAAAATAACTATCTAAGCTTTCTTCTACTTTAGCTCTAAATTCATCTGCAAATTTAATAAATGATATATTTCCACCAGGCATTACTCCATATACATGTGTAGATATAAATACTCCAAGAGCATCTTCATACATAGTTTTAAAAAGATTTGCTTCATCAGAAGTTCTTGAATATATTACAGGGTAAATACTTACAGAAGATAGTGCTTCTACTCTTCTTAAGAAGTATTCATCTATAGAAAGAGTTGATTTACTATCATCTACTGCTTTTTGAAGCTCTATTTTAATATTTATCATTCTATTAGTTTGCTCATCATTAAGAGGAGATACATATAAACTATTTCCATCATAAGAAGAAATCATAACATGCTTGTCTCCGTCATATACAGCACCTTCAGAAGTTTCAGAAATTACTACTTTAGAACCAGCTTCATAGTTTTCTTCTCCTTTTGCTATATCCCAAGGTTGAGTATAAGTAAGTTCAGCCAGTTTAAATGCTTTCATCTCTTCTAAATTAATAGTAGGAAATACACTTTCAGGTAAACTATAATCACTTAAAGCAAATGCCTTATCTATACTTCTACCAAGTCCATCTTTAAATGCTACTCCTCTTTCTTTAAGTTGAGTTGTAATAAATCTATCTATATCATTAATATTTACTATAGTTTCAGAAAGTATTTTCTTTATATCTTCATATCTGTCGGCAAATACATCTTCTGTAGATAAGAATAAGAATAAAGGTTTAATAGAATTAACTGGAGCTTTACCATCTTGAGGTTGAGATACATTTTCTATTCTTATTCCATATTGATACATTCTTTTTATAATACCAAGAATAGCTTCATTCTTTCTAGTAAGTATAATAACTGGTTGATAAAGCTTTTTATTTATATTATTAGGGTCAAAATAAGAACATCCTGTTTCTGGGTCTACTTGATTTACTAAATGATATAACCAATCATTTAAAGTCTTTTCAAATATATTTACATTTTTAGGAGATACTGCTCCTTGGAATATAAATGTAGGACATACCATATCTGGATATGATGTAAAAGAGTTATCTATTGGTTCTGCTCTCATATTAATACCAGATTTAAGTTCAATTTCTAAACTTGGGTCACCTTTTCTATAAGTTAAATCAGCTAAGAATGCTTGAGATAAATCTTCTTTAAGTTGAATATTAGTTTCCATTATTCTTTTAAACTCACCAAGTATTTGATAGTTATTATCAACTGTAGTTGAGATAGCTTTAAGAGCTAAATCAAATCCATTAGGAAGATATTCTCTTTTTTCTGAGTCATAACATTTAAATCTATTTTTATCTACTAGCTCCATTCCTACATTATAAATAGCTTGATATACTGCATTTTCTATTGATAAAGGTACTCTCATAAATTTATCTTCATCTTCATCATTAACTACTCTTGCCATAAGCATATTCTTTGCCATAAGAGCAGATAAAATTGCAAGAGAAGTAGTACCATCTTTTGATGATTTCTTATTTCTAAATTCAGCTATGAAATTAGTGTATCCTTTAATCATAGTAAGAACAGCATCATCTACTGAGTTATCGTATCTTTGATTTGCAAGATAATTATGTCCATCTTTAGACTTCATAAATATCATATCATCAGTAACATCTTGTATTTCAAGAGAGCCTATACTTTCTCCATAAAGACCTCCGTTAGGTCCATATACAAGTCTTGAGCTTTCTATTATGTCATCTAAAGCATTAATAGTAATATTATCTTTCATCTTAAAGAAGTTAGAAACAGGCTCTTCTGTATACAGACCATTAGGTGAAGAAGCTCTTTCTTTATTTCTTTTTTCTAAGTAAGATTTTGTAATATAATTACCTATAAGTTCATACTTCATCTTATTTCCTCCTTAAATTTTAATCATAAATTTGTCCATATTTTCAGATAGTATTAAAGGTATGGTTGATTTGACCCAAAACAACTGGTGATGTTTAAAATTGTCTTTAAAAGACATAATATAATTTAAAAGGAGGAATAAAAATATGAAAACAGATAACTTTTCTTATTCAACACCCTTAATTACTTCTCCATTCAACGCATCAGTTGAGTCAAGTACTGTACTTACTCGTGTTGATAAGAGTGTAAGGGATATTGAATATCCTTTAATACAAGGTTATAACTTATATTTAGTAACATATTTCCCTCAAGGTGTAACAGATAAAAGAATACATTTTACTGGAAATAATGCATATAAACTTTATAGAAAGTTATATCCTGGAGCAAACCCTATTCTTTATGGACCAAATCCATCTCTTATAGAAGGAGCACTTAAAGCTGGTTGGGGAGTATTTGTAGTAAACGTAGCTGACCCTGCTGCAACACATGCTAACTTTACAGTAGAATTTGAATTTAAGAAATCTCCTAAAAAGAGAAAGATTTATGTTCGTAAAACACTAGCTAACCCTAATAAACTTGCTATGATATGGCTTAATGGAGATGCTGGAGACACTCAAAAGAAAGCTGACTTCGATACAAGAGATGATATTGACCCAGCTGAAAGTTCTTATGAAATAGAATTTGATACTTTTGAAATGGGATTTAAGCAAAGCTTTATAAAAGGTATTACTAAAGATACTGATTTAGATAAGCTTTTAAGTTTATCTCCAGAACTTAATAAGTTTAATATGACTTCTGGTGATACTATATCTGCAGATGATAAAGGTAGACTTGTATTATATGGATTAATATTCAATGGAAGAAATGCTCATGCTAATAAGTATAGAGCTATAATTACTGATTTAGTATCAGAAAAAGAAAGACTTGAAGAAAAGAAAGTGTTATTACAAAAACTATCTATTATGGATGGTGGAAATATAATGTATGACTTTAACTTTGCTAACTTTGACTATACTGACCATACTAATAAGGTTCAATATATATTTGGAGCAAATGCTTTAACTTCTTGTCGTGAAGATTTAACTAATACTGAGTCTGTTCAAATGTTCTATCCAATAGGACACACAAGAAGTCAAGAAATGGATTATGCTGATGGATTTAAAGAAATAGAAAGAAAAATCAAAGCTGGAATAGTAAATGGTATTAAAGCTCATATTCCTGACTTTAGTTGGGAACAGAATGCTGTTACTGGTTGTGATATGTATGATAAGCTTATAAAATACTTTGCTTTCTTCAGAAGATTTGATACTGACCCTGAAGATTTATTCTCTTCTCCATTTGCAAGAGTTTCTCCTTGTGATAAAGGATTTGCAGATAATATCATATTTGATGGATACTATATGAGTCCTAATATATCATTTGGAGGAGGAGATAGTGGTGACCTTATAAAACTATTAAGAAAACATCACTGGGATTGGAATATTGAATGGCAACCAAAAGATATGACGCAACATCCATTCAATAAACCTCTTGAATTACCAGATGGTTCTGGTGGAACTAAAGTTGCTCCTAAGAAGAAAATACTTCAAGAATTATTTATGCAATGTTATGATGGTTCTGATATCATAGATAAAGACTTACTTGACCCAGCAATTACTCCTGCTTTCTTATTATTAGGAGAAGGATATCCAGTTGCTGTACAAGAAGTTATGGACCAATTCGTAAGATATCAAGAAGGAAGAATATCATTTGAAGGTTCAAGACCAGATTGTGTCTATATAAGAACTCCTGAATGTACTCCTGAATATTCTACTATGGATAATATCATAAAGTGGAAAGAAGGATGGCAAATATCAAGAGCTGGACTTGCTAATAATACAAACACTTGGGCTCTTATTGGTTATGGAACACTTATAGAACCAGATACAGATACTCCTGTAAACTGGTCTCCTACTTATAACTGGGTAACTGGTGGAAGTTTACTTTCTTACTTAGTTACAGGTGTTTCTGACTCATTTGCAAGTGGTGCTTGGTCTAAAGTAGTTGGATGGCTTCCTGGTTCTGCAAGATGTATTCCTAGAACATCTCTAGAAAAAGAAAAACTTGCAAGAAACAGCATTAACTATCTAGTTCAAAAATCAGATAGACAGTTCTATCTAGGTGAAGATCACACTGTTCTTGATGGTAAAATGAGTGGACTTAAGAATTTAGGTTCAATGATACAATTTGGATACATTACATGTTATGCATATATCACTTTAAGAGATAATAAGATTATGAACTTAACTGCTGATAACTTACTTGAACTTAAAGAAAAAGTATCTAGAAATATTAGTTACTATGCAAAACACTTCAATAATAAAATAGATATTGCAATAGGAAGAAGTACACATGAGAAAGAAATTAAAAGAGATGTGGTGTTATGCACTATAGGTATTACAACACATAACTTCTCTAGACATTCAAGACTTCAAATGGAAGCTCTTCCTAGTGATGAATAAGGAGGGAAATAAATGGCAGGAATAACATATTCACAACAGTCAGGTGTTGCAGCTCAAAAGACTATCTTTGATGGTAGTTTATTTTTGCAATACATGATGACACCTGGAAAAGGTAGAAATGTCGTTATATCTGGAGAGCAATTTGACTATGCTAAAAGATATCAAATTGGAATGACATTTGTTGATAGGTCTCAATTTATCCTATTGACTACTATATATCCAGAAATCTATATGTTCTCTGGAAATGCGTTCTTAAAAGAAAGTATCAGAGGATACTTTAGATACATTACTGAAACTACAAGAGCAGTAACTGGGTTCCAAGACCCAACATTAGATGTAAGTAAACCTACATTTAAGAATAACTTCTTAAATTTACCTATGTTTACTAACCAATCTAACCCTACTACTGAACTTAGCTTCCAAATACCTGCAGAACTTGCTGGTTACTTTATAACTAGACAGACTGCACACTGGATAAATGCTATATCAGACCCTAACTCTAGAGGAGCTCACTATAATGATACTGGTATACCATTCAATAACTATTCTCATAGTGCCGGAATGGCTTATATTAAACCAGATAAAACTTATACAAGAGTAGATTATGGTTGCTTAATATTCTTAATGGTTCCATTAAGTGCTCCATTTAACTTATTTGATGCTGATGCTTCAAACCCTGGAGTTCCTGAAATAGAACTTAAGTTTACAGCAAATATAGTAGATATATCAAATGTTAAAGTAAATGAAATCTGTCATAGCTTACTTGCTAAATACAGAAATCATATAGTAATAGACAGTGGTATATTTGGTGCTTCTAAAGGTACATATTTAACTATGGTTGAAGAAATCAATGTTGATGATGTATTTGCTAAACTTGCAGGATAATATACTTAATAATATAATAGTACTCCCGTTATAGATTTTTTCTATAACGGGTTTACTTTATTTTATTTTGCAAAATTAAAGGAGTTGGTTGCTTTGACTGGTCAAGAAGTTAAGAATTCGTCTAGAAGAAAGGTTATAGAATACTTTATTAATCGTTATTTCTATAATGATACAGATGAAGAACTTAGTAGTGGCATAGATAAAATACTTGTAGTTTTAGATGAATGGTTTGCTAAGAATAATAGAAGTTGGCAAATAGATAAAGTAAATGAAGAATATGGAGAAATAAAAGATGCGGTTAAATCATGGAGAGATAAGAAAGATGAGTTCACAAGATTTCATGTTATAGTTGAAGTTTCTGATTATATAGCCGCATTTTCTTCATATGTAAAAAGATATATTAATTCAGTAGATTTAAAAGATATCAGAAATGATAATCCTGATTTTATAGAAATGATGGAAGATGTTAAAACTATTATAGAAATGGTTGATATAAAACCATGGGAAGTAGTTACTAATATAGAAAATAAATTTACTGAGATATTTATGGGTATAGTTACTTATAAAAAACTTAAAGCAGGAGATACTAAAGATATACTTTGCAAAGTAATAAGAACTCTATACACTACAAGAGAGATAAATGATGTAAATAATGAGAAGAAGATAGTTAAAGAAATTAGAAGAATGTGGTATGCTAGAAATTTCAATAAAATGTTTGATGTATAAACTCTGTCCAATCTATAAGTATTAGCTTGTAGGTTGGACATTATCTTCTTTTTTCCGCATTTGTAAATATGTAATGATTACATATAATTAATTGAAATAAATAATAAATTCTCATTATCGTGAGAGAAAGGAGGTAATAATATGAAAATATTTACAATTATAAAACTATTTGGTAGAGTATTACTAGAGGGGGTGAAAACTTATCTAGGACTCGCTTGGGAGGGATTACAAACACTCCTCAGAATGTCCGAGCGAGATATTGTGACTGAAGAAGCAGAGTATGGAAACTTCAGAGAAGACGATTATGAAGTAAGAAGTGGTCGTGGTTCTTATAGAAATCTTTATAGAGATGACTATAGAGAAACTAGAAGAGAAGAAAAACCTAAGCTTACTAAAAATACAGATGATAGAGTTATGACTATAGCATTTAATACTATAGTGAAAAGTAAATATAGTAAAGATATTCTTGAAGCTGTAGAAGAGTGTGGCATTAATAGAAAGAATAGGAATGCTATTATGAAGCTTATGGTGCACGACGATACTTACTTTGATGGAAAATACTACTTAACTCATATAATCAGAATATTTGATTGGGAAGTTAATGTTAGATTTTACAACGTAAATGGAGTCTACTATGAAGTTGATGAAGAACATGAAATAAATTTAAATTAGATAACAGTAAAATAATAAAGGAGGAAGTAATATGTTTAGATTAGTATTTAAAGCAGCAACAGTTATGTTTGGAGGTTTAATAGCAGCAGCAGTAGGTAAAGTAGTAGCAATGGTAGGTTATGCTATATGGAAAGCTCCAATTAATACATTTGTAAAAGCAGAACAAGAAATCTAATAATTTAACGGTAGGGTTGAAAGATACTCTACCGTATATCATTTGATATGGAGGTGAGACAAAGATGATTTTGGGACTTATGAAAACTGCATTTTGGGGTAGTATTTATTTATTAGGTACTATCATAGTAGTAAAAATAATAATAGCAATTTTTAGAAATGATGATTAATTAAAAAAGGAAGGTAAGAAAAATGACTGAAAAAGAAATAAGAGAATATATAACAGAAGATATTGATAATATTATGAATGTAGATTTTAGTGGTATGAAGAATGAGGAAACTAAGAAATGGTGGCAAAAACATCTAAGACATATGGATAAACTTAATATTTCACCTACTAAAGAAGCAGAAATAAGAAAAGATATAATTAAAGAAAGAGGTAAGGAGTTTGAAGATAACTTTAATAAGAAACTTAACTCAATAATTAAAGCTATCACAACACTATGAGAACTTGTAGGTGTATAGATAGAGAAAGTCTTGTAAAGGAAGCATTAAAAGAATACCTATATACCATTTATAAAAATCAAACTATTAGAAATAAATTCGGGAAAGCAAAAATAAATTTTAAAACTAGATTAATAAAAGGAGAAGATGATTTAAATGAAAAAGATAAAAAATTTGAAATTATTTGGATTGGTTATGATATTGGTATGTCTAATGAGTTTAATTAGTTGTAATAAGGAAGAAGTTACGAAGAATAAAGAGATATCAGTAGAAGAAAAGCAAGAAATAGCAGAAGCTACTAAAACAGTTGCTGAATTAGAAGTGCAAGAAAGTGCTAAAAAGCAATGGGAAAAATCAAAAGATTTTAAACCTGAAGTGTCAACTGAAATGGCCTATAATAGAACTAAACAAGAAGAATACCAAATTAAAATAAATGCCGAAGGAGTAGAAGATAAAGCACAAGTTGATTTTAACAAAAATGGTTTCTACTTATCAGTATTTAAATCAGGAAAAGATGGAGATATTCCAGATATAGAAACTTTTGATATAATTGAAAAATGGGTAACTGAACATACTGGAAGTGCTGAATATAGAAATAATTATAAAATAAAAGGAAATGAAGTTTATCCTATGGAATTTGGAAAAGGTGACTTCGGAGTAGCATTCCTTGTTCAAGATGAAGATGGAGTTTATCCTGTTATAGTAAGATATGGTAATACTCCAGTAGGTAATACTAATGTAGTAGTTCCTGAAATGCAAGTAGTTAAGTTTGTAAGTAATGGAGAAGAATTCTTAATTCCTAGTGAATATTTAATTACTAGAATAACAGTTCAAGGAAAAGATATAGTTATTACTTATGGTGATGGTAGTAAGGAACATTGGCAAACTACTTTAAGTAGTAATGGAGACGGAACTTATTATTTAAAAAGAATAAGTTAAATATTATTTAGTAATAAGGAGGTGTTAATATGCTGAGTTTTCTTCTCAATACTAAAGTGCAAAATCTCATATTTCTAGCTATAGGATTTGTAGCTGGAGCAAAGACTACTAAATATGTGATGGAGCAAGAAGAATGTATAGAAATTTATTATAAGGAAACAGTTTATCCTTATAATAAAAGAATAATTACAAGACTTACAAAAGCAGAATATGAAAGTCTTAAAAGAAACATGACACAAGGTTGAAGGAGGTGATATTATGTTTGGAAAAGTAATCGGTACTATAGTGTTTGGAGCTTTCATTCTTATTGGCGGAGATAAACTTTGCAGAAAGTTAGCTCAATGGGAAAGAGATGAAGATGAAAGAGAGTTCCAGAGAAAGATTGCTCGTATTAAAGCAAATGGTGGTAAAGGAACTGTCTATCATAGAGGTGTAAAAGTTAAAGTTACACCTAATAATGTAAAATATAATTAAATTAAAATGAGATAGCTTAGGTTATCTCATTTTTTACTATTAAAAAGGAGAAGATTAGAGAATGGAATTAAAGAATTTAACAGATGTAATGAATTTTGCCTATAACAGTAAAAATGTACAAAGAATATATTTCTATAAATGGGTTGAAGAAGATGAAGATTTAGAAAGTCATGAAATATATAATAGAGACATGTGGAATGAAGATATGGAGACATATACAGAAGATACAGAAGACTGGTATAAGAAAACAGGTATACTTGAAGAATTTAATAAAGCTATGGACAGTGATAAACATTTAAAAGTATACTTAAATGATAATCTTTATGTATTACCAGAAGGCACAGAAGAAACTGAATATGATGACTTAATTCAATTATCAAATGGAAGACTTTATGATTTATGGAGTGAATACTTATTTGATGAAGAAGATAGTTCTTTATTATTAGAAATGCTTGACTCTGATTGGTTTAATTATACCTATGATGGTGTTGATGATTTCTTTATTCAAAAAGAAGCATATTTAGACCCAGATGAAGGTGAATATGACGGAGACGAGTCTGATGATGAGGACTATGAAGACTAGGAAATAAATAAAGAAATATCCCGAATACTAGAAATTAGTATTCGGGTTTCTTTTTTCGTTTAAATAAATTCGTCTGTATAACGAATGTCTATTTCTTCTGTAGCAGAACATACATATTTAAACCAATTTGTATCAGATCTTATAGTTACATTTCTTTCTACATATTCAATATAAGCAAGTACTTTCTCACAACTAAAGTATTTAGTAAGTTCTGGATAAACTATTCTAAATGGAGTAACACAAAGTATTTCATTTCCAAGATTTACATAACTTTCTTCATTAAGAAGTTTAGTTACTACTTCAAACTCATCAATATTATCATAATCAAAGTTATCATTATTAAAAGAAAGTAAATAATCACTTCTATCAAATATAATATCTTTAAAATATGCAATAAAGTTTCCATCTTTATCATAAGCATTAATATTACATTTATAACACTCGTGTCCGTTATATAAAAATGCAGCATCATCTACATTCATAAATCTAACTGTATCCATAGGTTTTATAGTAACTATTCTTCCATCTTCTGTTTTAGCTATAAAAGGATATTTTACATAGTAAGTAGAGCCATTATTCATAGAAAGACTCATATCATATCCTTTATTATACCATACATCATTGATAACATTACTATAAAGTCTTCTAGGAACACATACAACTCCGTCTTTATTTCTATCAATAAAGTCAATTACATCATTTACATTAATTTCATTTACTCTAAGTACAGATATAGAGTTACTAATAGAGATAGTAGATAAAATATCATCTGCATCTGCACGAAGTTTAGTTAGAGTTACATTTACTTTACGATTTTGACTTTTCTTATTAGTATCTAAATTATCTTTAAGTTCATAGGCTGCATTTGTAAGATATTTAGCAGTGCTATTATTATACTCAGGACTGTCAAGAAATGGGTCTCCATAGTATATCATAGATTGCCAAGGAAGCATAGCTCTTATATTATCAATAACTGAGCTATCTACAAGGTTTAGAGAGCCTACTAAGTAGAAATCAAAGTTTCTTGCAAATCTATTTATAGTAATTTCATCAACTTCAAATACTCCATATTCCCATATAGGATAAATAGAAACAGTTATATCAGAACTTATATCCAAATCATCAAATTCATCTTTAGTTATAACTATTTTCTCTTCTTCAGTTATATCAGTTAAAAATGCACAAAATCTTATAGTATTAAGATAATTTCTTTCTTCTACATTAAATCTCATATTTTTAGATATAAGAGTTATAGTGTCAATTATTATCTTTCTATACTTTATATTCCAAGGAACAGATAAACACTCCGTTCTTTTATGGTAAAATACCTTATCTATCTTATTAATCATAGTTAATACCTCCTGTTATTTTTTACATATAAATGTTATCCTTATTGTAAGCAAATAAAAACAAGCTTTGATGTTTAAGAATATAAAAGGAGGAATAACATGATAATAAATAATTTAAACTTTGGTGTTCAAGCAGCAGTATATGAATGTATACTTGCAGAACCTGCAGCAAGAATTACTAACTCTCATTTCGTAGTTATAATTCCAGCACTAATGCAAGGAATAGTAGAGAAAGCTGAAACACCAGACCAACCTAAAACAGACCCATATGGTAAACAGAAGCTTAAAACTCCTAAAGAAAATATGTTAAATGAGGATTTTACAGCAAGAGATAAAAATAAAATGGGAGAATTTACAGTTGCAACCACTATACTTGCTGAGAATATGACTTGTTATGGACATAGACTTGATGGATTTATAAAGCATTTCCATATACAAAAAATGACAGCAGCAACTGGAAAGATTAAATCAGACCAAGGAAACTTAAGTGGACCTACTACTCCTGCTGGTTGTGGAGCTCATACACATGATACTACTGGAGTTCATACAAGAAAGAAGATTAGTCAGAAAGAATTAGAGTGGACTGATTTAAATGTTTATATGAGTGAGGGAGTTGACTTTGAAAACATCTGTAATAAAGTTATGAAGAAAGGTCATATTATGTATGGAATGTTTGTAATAGGTAAAGAGAATAAGTTTATAATAACTGGAATAAGTGGAGTAACTCCAAGAACACCTGCTCATACTAACCTAAATGGAAATAATGTAGAGATTAAAGATGACGTTTTAGATGGAGATAAAAACCCAGAAGAAAAGGAGGCTAAGTAATGGTAAAAGAATTAACTACTCTTAGGAAACTACTAAGAGGAAAAGGAATGATGGATATAGAAGATATACCAAAAGAACCAGAAACTGTTATGGATTTACTAGATAATAGATTTTCTCAAGGTTATTTTGAGATAATAAAGTGGAGTAAACAGCATTTTGATGTAAATTATGATAGATTTACAACTAATGTATTTAGTCAGTATATAAGGTATTTAGATGAACCTAAATGGACTAAGGTAGTTTTAATACCAGCAGAAGTAGTAAGTGACTTTGCTTATAAACCCGGACTTGTAGCAAGAGTTATTTATGGAAGTAATGTACTTCAGTATCTTATATATGCATTTAATGATATAAGAGAACCTTATGATTTAACTGAAGAGTTTCTAGCTAAAAGAGGAATTAAGTGTTTAAATCGTGCAGGAATAGAAAAACTTAACGAACTTATAGAATATAAGCAAGCAGAAGAGAATAAAAGGATAAATACATTTAAGATAGAGGAGAGATAGTATGTTAAAAGAAGAAATAAAACATATAATGAGAGAATTCTATCGTTTAAATATGTCAAGAGACGCAGCAATGATGTTTATTACTCAAAATGATGTAAGTTTAGATGACCTCATGATGTATGAATATAAGAATAAGAAGTATCATAAAGCTATATGGAGCTTTATAACTGAGTATACAGTTGATAAGATTAGGAATGGAAAGTATGAAAGTATTATAAATGATATAATACCAAAGCTTGAAATAAATGAATATAAAGCAAGAGGAAAAGAATATTATGATAGGGATTATTTAATTTGTAGTTATCTACTTATAGTATTTAGAAATCTTATAGAAGAGGGAATGTTTGATATGTATTCTTTTACATTAAGTTTACTTCAGATACAAGGAATAGATAATAATATAATTGCAAATATTATTATAAATGATTATAGACTTTTATCTCCTCAGCTTATTATGAATTATCTTGATTTAGGACTACTTGCTCCTGATATATTCTGTAAGATACTTGTTGATAATAAAGAAAGCTATGATACTTTCTGGATAGATAGACTTGTAGAGATATATATGAGTGAGAATAGTAGAATTCTTGAGTTATTCTTATATTTAAACGAAATAATAGAATTTAAAACAGTTAGAAAGAAAACTTATTATGATTTTATAAAGGTTATTAACTGTAATAATAAAGATAAGAAAACTATGGAGTATATATTTGGTATAGTATGTAAAAGAATAGTAATAGATACAAATATTATGCATCTTACTAAGATAAATGCTGGTGTTGAAAGCTATAGAGAAGAGAAAGTAAGAAATGTTCCTATTCTTAATGCTTATAGAGATTATCTTGATTGGTTTATATCTACTATGGAAAATATTGATGGGGAAGCATTACTTTCTAATTATATAAATGATAAAGGAGAAGAAGGAGAAGTATTTCCTGATGAGTTCTACCAAATATTTAGATATGAAGTAGTTCATATGAATGATATAGGAAGTATAGTTGAACTTGAAGATTATGATTTCTTTTTAAGAGTATTTAATATGAATAGATTTAAGATATATTCTTTCTTAAATGAAGAACTGGTTGAAAAGACTTTAGCTAAACTTCCAGCTGATGATGAAAGACTTTTACTTGCAGAAATTGCACTACAAGAAGAAACATATATCACACTTAACTTAACTACGTACTCTTATATATAATAAACTGAACTAAAAGGGAAATGAGACTCTAAATTAATTACAAATAGCTTTGTAAATTTAAGAGGAATGTTTTTCTTTTAAATAAAAATATTAAACCGAGTTACATGAAGGAGGAGTAACACATGAAAAAAGAAAAAGTTGCAAAAATCAACGTTAAAGAAGAAGGAGGTAAAAAAGCACCAGAACTTTCAGCTGGAAGTAATATTCCAAGAGTAGGAGATATTAAAGTTGAAACACCTAAGATAACTATTACTGGACTTGGAGAAAAAAGAACTAAAGCACCTGATAATTCTAAATTCGTGCCATATGGAGAAAGTGTACCTACACATCCATTCCCACATAGAATTACAGTAACAGCACCAAATGAACCATTTATAGGATATGTACAAAATGCTATAGATGACACAATAAATATTCCACTTGATATAGTGAATTATATTTCACTTCAAAGTACAGTAGATGATATTCAAAGAGAATTAAAATCTAGATTTAATATCATTAAGAAAGTAGAATTTGATACAAAATATAATGCATTTATAGCAGAACTTAAATTAGAAAAATGCTTAAAGAAGGAAGATTTAGTTACAGTAACAGACTTTAATAAGTTTAATCCTTTAAAGTTAGTTGATGAAAGCATATTAAGTGATGAACTAAAAGCTATTCTACATCCTAATTACAAAAAGATTAATACAAGAGGTAATGAACTTGCACTAGTTATAGGAACAGATGAACTTATAGGTAATGTACTTCTTAAATCTTATATGTTATTAGGAGCAAATGCAAATAAGGATTTAAAATTAGAAAAACATGTTACACTTTCTAATACAGAATATAAAAATAACACATTATTCTACTTATATGCATTTAAAGAAATGCCAAAAGATTATACTTTTATATGTGCAAGAGCAAACTTCGTTGCAGTAAATGTATCTTGTACAACAGAAAGAGCAGCTGAACTTATGAATGAGAAAGTAGTATCTAAACTTGATGCTAAAAGTGGTGTTAAATTTATAGAAGCAGCACCTATTTATAAAGAAAATGATGAACACTCTCCAATCTTAAAGAAAGAGTATATAAATGGAAGAGCAGAAAGTATTATGGAAACTGTACCAATGGTAAAACTTTCAGAAAGTTTTAAATCTTCTAAACATTTATATAAAAATCCATTAATGAATTCTTTAGTTAAATCTCAAGAAAACCTATCTCATATCAACACTTCTCAAGTAAGAGCTATATTTAAAACTCTTATACCTCAAGGAACTGTTATGAGTTATATGGTAGATGGAGAACCTTATCTTTTAGTTGACTCAAGAGTTTTATTTGCAAAAGTAATAACTGAGTCAATTTATAATTTAAAAGCATCTATAGTTTCTCAAGATAATAAAGTTGCATTTATATTACATATTTAATAATAATACCTCTATTTATATGGAACTACTTCTATATAAGTAGAGGTTCTTTTATTTTTTATCCAGCAAATTAAAGGAGAAGAATATGGCAGATGTTAGAATAACCATTTCATCTATGCTTGATGTATTAGAAGATGTAGCAGATACTGTTGGTATTCTTATGGATGATAATGACGAGATTGGAATAAAACTTTATATGGAAGGACTTGAGTATAAACTAGGGTTTCTAAGAGAGTCCGAAGTAATAGTTGAAACTGATGAAAGGTTTGAAAATCTTCCTAATCTTAATAGATATATAAGAATAATAGATGATATAAATGATTTATCTAAAAATGGTATGATGTCTTCTATAATTGGACTAGTGGTTGAATATGTAGAAAACTTTATTTATGGAGGAATGGTATGATTAGAAATAACTTAGAGCTTTTAAAAGATGGAAGTTTAGATAGACTTATAAGTATAGTAGAAACTAGAGGAAAGGTTTCTATGCTTAAAATAAGTACAGATTTAGATATATTTATATTATGGAATATTACTTATCTTGATAAATGGAGTATTCCTAATGTACATATATCAGCAGCAATAGATAATAGAGAATTTAATTTAGTAGACATGATAGAAGAACTTGATAGATATAAACTATATAAAAATCAAATTGCAACTTTATCTACTATGATAGATAGAGTAATAAGACTTAAAAACTTTGATATGGTTGATAGAACTATATTAAAAGAAAGAGATATTAAGTATATTAAGATTGCAGAAGCAATACAAGATAAACTTAATGAACTATTGGTGAGATAATGGGAAGACTTGATGATAAAGTAATGCAAAACGATTACTTTAAAACTTTGACAAGAGAAATCTTTGAGTCTATGTTCTCTATAGATACAGATGCAAAAAGAATTTATATAGATTTAAATCATACAGTTTCTATACTATTTAGAAATAAAGATATAGATGATGATATGGTAATAGAAGACATATCAACTAAAGTAGAGGAATTTATATCTAAGTATACTAGTATGGGAACAGAGCTTATATTTATTTATTATACACAAAGTTCTATTTATCATAGAAATATATTTGAAAATTGGAGTAAAGACAGAGATGAAAGAGTAGATTTTAATAAATCTAATTTTCTTAAAGCTCTAATAGTAGCAATTAGAAGAAATAAAGATATTAAAAACCTTAAAGTAGTAAATGTGTTTGGAGCACATCCTGTTATGTATATACAGAAGATGCAGGCAAATAGTAGTATAAAATCTGTAATTATATCAAAGGATTTAGTAATGCATATGCTTAAAGTTAGAAACTGTTCTATATTTGATGGTAAGAAACTCTATACTTTAGAAGAAGCATATAGAGAATATCCTTTTGCTCAGCATGATGTAATGACATTACAGCTTTATAAATACTTTATAACTATGATGGGTGATGATAGAAATGAATATCCGGGTATTTCTAACTATGGACCTAAGAAATCATTTAATTATGTTATTAAATATGCAGTTGAACTTATCGGAGACTTGGAACATCCTATGAAAGCTGAGATTGATAAATATGTAGGTTTATATGATATCAATCTTATGATGGATTTTTACAATAAGTATATAGAAAAGCTAAAGGAGGATAAGGCAAATGATAAGAAGATATAAAAAGAAAGCAGATAGTTTTGATACACTAGAGATAGAGTATGAGAAAGACCCAAATGATGGTAGTGAGATTATAAATAAAATTACTGTACTCGATAATACTACTGGTAAACCAAGAATTATTGGTTATATCAATAGAGTAAATCCTGAAGAAATTGTCTATAAGATAGAAGTATGGAGTAAAGGACATGATATAGAAGCTGGTTATGAAGGTCCTACAGCTGTTTATAACTATTCTTTAGATACTGACCCTAGTGCTAAATATGAACTAAGTTGTAATTTTAGTTATCTAAGGTCTAATACTAAAAAGTATGTAGAAGGAATAGTTAAAATAGATACAGAAACAGAAGATGTTATAGTTACTTCTGCTAAGTTATATGATTTAGATGGTGTAAATGTTACTGATATTATAAGTTATGATGAAGTAAGAGAGATTTATACTTTAAATCAATATGAAAACGATGGAGAGGATAACTATAGACTTATTATGTCTGGAGAATATGATAAGAATAAAGTAGAAACTGGAACATTTAGAATTTATGATGTAGTAACTTCTGATGTACTAGTAGATATTAATACTACTTTAAGAGATACTTTAGAAGTATTAATGTAGAAAGATTAACCAATACAGATTTATCTCTGTATTGGTTTCTTTTTTCTTTTTTTCGGTAACATAAAAACAAATTCTATCGTTATTTTAAATAAAAAGAAGCCGTTTAACAGACGGTAAAAGGAGGATATGTATGAGTATATTTGATAAAACAGATAAGAAATTTCAAGAATTTCTAACTGTTGCAAATGAAAATCTTGACCCATTTAATTATGATGGTAATAGATATGAAGGTTTAGAAGGCTTTGGAATAGGTGCTGAAGGTGATGACCCTCTAACTAAGCTAGGAAGTGAAATAGTAGTTGGAATGTTATCTACTGTTGGTACTATGATAGTTCTTCCTGTTCTTATGAACTTATTTAGTAAGTTTTCTGACTATAAATCAACGATAGATGAAACTATAATTACTATTCCTGTAGTAGTTACAGATGATATTCCTAAATCTATAAGAGATGACTATTGTGGATGTCTTGAAATACTTTATGGAATGATAATTAAATCTACTGTTGATGGAAGAAGTAGACTTGGTAATGGAGATGTAAGAAGAATAATGAAAGACTTACCTTTCTTATCTCCAAATGAAAAAGTTAAAGTGTCTGGAACTATTGCTGTACTTAGTGATGTAACTGGAAGAGTTATAAAAGAAAAAGAAGGAGAAGTTAAGACTACTGGTGGTACTGCAGTAGATGTATTCTTAGAAAGTATTAAAGAATACTATAATGAAGATTTATCTTCTAATTTCCATGTAGGAACAGAAGGAGATGAAGTAATAGTTAAAACTGGAAGAACTGGACTTCCTACTTTTATTAATGTAGAAAGTTATGTAAGAAATGGTACTAAAATGGAAAAGAAGAGTATGCAAATAGGAATTAGATGTGTTGCTAAAACTATTACTAAAGAAGATGCAATATCTTTCTTTGTAAAACATAATAATTCTATAACAGATGTTAAAACAGCTACTTCTTTATGGCAAAAAGTTAAGAATGTAGTTTCACTTTCATTCTTAAGAAGTAAGAATAGTGCAAATCCTGACTCTCCTACTACTGTTAAGACATTAGAAGCTATGCTTAATGCTGTTAAAAGTGTTAATAAACCTTTCGTTGCAATGCTTTTATCTGATGAAGTAAGAGAAACTTTACTTGAAAATAATCTTAATATAGTAAATCCAGGGTTCGTTAAATCATTATATGCTAAATACCCATTACTTTCAATTAGTTTCTTTGACTCAAATAGTGATACTTTCTTAGTTTCACTTCTTAAAGATAGTGTATTTGCTAGAAGAAGTGTTTCTGAACTTAATAGTGAAAGAGATAAGTATGAAAGAGTAATTGGAGATATGGTAAGAGCAAATAGATTATTACAATAATTTTAAAGGAGGATTTGTATAAATGAATAATAGAGATAAAGTTAAAAAGTATGTAACTATGTTTGGTATGGAAGCGGAAGATGCTGATTTAGATACTGGACTTATTGAAGAAGAAGCAAATAGAAATGAAGACTATGATTATGAGGAAAATCCAATAAATCTGGATTTAGGTGGAGATGATGATTGGGGTGATGATGAACCAGATGAACTTCCTGAAAATGAAGAAGGAGTTACTTACGAAGATAAGAAAATAACTCCTGATGAAGAACTTATACAAGAAGAAGCAAAAGCTGCAAACCTTGTAAAGCTTTCTGGAACGCATATTAATGGTTATGTATCTAATATGGTTAATATATTAAGTTCTGGACTTATAGAAAGAACTGGTTCTTTTATAGCAAATGATTATCAAGCAAGTTTTATAGAACCAGCAGAAGAAATAATAGCTAAATGTTTTGCTCAAGATGATACTATTAAGAAATTCCAAGAATTTAGAGAATTACTTGACCAAAAATCTCTTATGAGTAAACTTGCTGGAACAGAAACTACTCCGTTTGTATATGAAGGTATGCAAGTTACTTATTTACTTGCTTTAACTGCAGCACTTTCTTTAGTAGGAACTAGTTTGCAAATAAATGGAACTTTACCAGATACTGCAAAACATATAGGATTTAAAGCATTTAACGACATATTAGAGGCAATAGATGCTATTTTATCAGTAAAATCATCACTAGGTACTAAAATCTATTATACTGATACTGTAGTAGATATAGATGATAATCCACAAGCTTCTTTATATGTAAATATAAAAGAAGTAAATCCAAGCATAGGAGGAGTATCATCAGTTCCTGCAGGTGAGTCTATTGGTAACATTATAGAAATAAGAAATAATGGAGCTTTAATGGATTATTTACTTGTAATGAAAGCATTAGAAAAAATGAGTTTTATTGCAACTAAAATAGAATTTAAAGATATTACTAGTAAAGTTCTAAGAGCAGCTAGTGACATTTTATCTATAGATATGCAAAATGATAATGGTGAAGAAGCTTTAGCTACTATAGTTGAAACTGTAAGAAATGATATAATTGCAGTTCTTGACAGTGATGATGCTATAACTGGTGAAGTTCCTATAGAGGATGGAGATAACTTAGGTACTAGAGATGGAGACGGAGATTTACCTCCAGATGATGGAAGTTTGCCAGATAATATAGATGATTTTAATGAAGATGAAGTAGAAAATATTGGTTCTGAGTCTTTAGAGATTACTCTAAATGCTATAGGTCAACATTTTAGTGATATACTTCACAGTAAATCATTTAAGATAGGAGTAGCTGTTACTGGTGCTTATTTACTATTCAACGGAATAGGTAAGTTATGTAAGTATTATGTAAATAAAAAGATAAAAGAAAATCAAGATAAATATATAGAAGAAAAAGCACTTAAGTTTAAAAATGAAGAAGATTTAAAAGGATTTATTAAAGCTTATGATGCAGCTCTTAAGAGAAGTGGTGCTACTATATCTAAAGAAGTTAAGAATAAACTTCCTATTTATAATATGTTCTGCAAACTATGTGGAGATAAGAAGTATAAAGTAGATATTAAAAGATGGTATCCTGATTATGATGAAATACTAGATAGTTTTAATAGTGGAGAATTAACATTTATACTATCTCATATAATAGATGAACCTTTTGATTATAAAGAACTTGATTGGTATATGAGAAATGTTCAAATAGCATTTATGAAAGAAAATAATGAAGTTAAGGCTATCTTAGGTAATGACAGTATGAAAACTAACTTAATTATTAATCTTGATAAGAGAACAGGAGATAAACTTGCAGATAGTTTCTTAGATGAACTTAAGAAGTTTGCAACTGATGCTATTGATGGTGGAGATAACTATGAGCTTGATAAAGAAAGATTTATGGATGTTTTCTCTAATTACTACTGGAAAGAAGTACAAAACTTCTCTGAATATGTAAAAGAAGTGGTAGAAAATGAAATAGCTAGATGGGGAGCAAATATAAGAAAAGGTTGTGTAAAAGTTGATATAGATGATATTGATATGCTTCCTAGTATAACTATAGGAGTTATTAAAATGGAAGATAATATACAAGCTGTAGAAAGTGTTGATTATGGCTATGGATATGAGTCTTTCTGGGGTGCAGTAGGTTCTGGTATTGCTAGTTTTGCTAAAGGAACAGCCATGGTTATAGGTGGGACAGTGTTATTTGCCGTTACAGTTGCAGGTCTTGCCATATTTCTTTCTCATAGAAATGAAAAGAAAAGAGCTGGAAATTATAAAAAAGAAATAGAAGACGCTATGTTTACATTCAATTCAGAAGCTGATGTAGTTAATTATATAAATAAAGAAAGAACTGCTATAAATAAAGTTAATAAATCAACAGACATAGGACCTACATCTTTCCCAGTATTAAATTTAATTGCTTATTTATCTAATTCTAAATTAGAACTTAATTTAGAACCTAGAATACAAAAGCAAGATTTACTAAATAGTTTAAGTAGTTCTAATTCTTATATTCCATATAGAATAAAGCCATTTAACAAAGGAGTAACATTATCTTCTATAATGGATGAAGTAGATGATAACTTAATAATATCTGGAGTAAAAGATAAAAATGATAATATAGCTTTAGTAATCTCTCATAAAATAACTAAGAAATCAGTTTCATTTACAGAAGGAAATAACTCTAAATATGGAAAACTTGGAGAATTTGTAGATGAATATTTAGGTAAATTAAAAGCAATGAATGATAAATATGGGGATATTAATACAGAAAGTATAGGTGAAGACCTTGTCTATGATATAGGAGATTTAATTTGGAATGAATGTGATGATATCTTGGTTAAAATACAAGATGCTTATTATATAGAAATGGGTATTCAAAATAAAGCTAAAGTAAGTTTTAATAATACTCAACTAAATGACGGTAATCGTCCTTCAGAAGGTGACGATATAGTAATTCCTATGAGATTAGTAGGTGGTGCAAATGTATAAAAGTCCTTTAGAAGAAATGATGGGAACAGGATTACATGAAGTAGAATATAAAGCTGGAGCAGAGTCAGATATATCTAATATTTTAGTCAATTCAGGAATAGCTGTCTCTGCAGCTCTTCTTGCTTCTGGTATATATTGGGTATCTAAAAAGGTATTTGGACACTACTTTAAAGATAAAGAAAAAGAAAAGCAAGATAAAAAAGAAAAGAAAACCAAGAATAATGAAACACTTTACAAGCAGTTTTCTATTCCTACAGACGAAACTAATGTAAAAGAAGTATTAGAAAGAGTTCAAAAAGTAATAGATAAAACTAATAGCATGATTAAAGGTAAAGAACATAAGTTCTCTTATATTAAGTTTATTTGTAGACTTATGGGAAGAGATTTTAAAGTTAAATATTCTATGGAAGAAACTAAAAGTAATGTATCTAAAATGTTTAAAACTGAGTTTATGTCTGAAATGAAGTCAGATTATATTACTCCAGATGGTAAAGTTATGTTCTTTAATATTAATACATGTAATATATTAGACACAGTAGACGAATTTCAAGATTTTCTTAAGGGACTAGAAGTATCTTTTGGAAAAACTAAAGAAGATGATGAGCTTATAATTATATTTAGAGGTCCAAAAGGTGCATTTGGTTTTCAAAAGAAAGATAGAGATAAACATTTAGAAACTTATGGTGAGCTTGGTCAAATGTTAGTTTATATATTTGATAACTTTGATGACCGTGACTCATTAGTTTGGACTAAAATGATATTTGATTGCTTATATGAAGGACTTGCAGATAATAGGATGTGGATACAATGGTGCTTTGAAGAAAACCTATTTAATGAATTTGGTTTTCCTAAGAAAGATACTGAGTATTACATAAGACCAAATGATTGGGAATGGGGATACTTAACTACATTCGTTGCTCTTAAGAAAAAGACAGATGATGTTGGAACTGAAAGTGTAATTGGAACAGAAGGTTTAATTGACTTTATCGGAGAGTTTAAAGTTCCTTTAATTCAAATTGGTTTTATTGCTAGTTTAATAGGTGTACCTATACTTCTAGATAAATATTATCAAAGAAAAGAAGCTAAAGAATATGCTAAGAAACAAGCATTAAAAAGAAATGAAGTTAAAGAAAAAGCTTTAATTATACCACCTGAAAAGTTAGATGAGCACTTTTCAAATGTAGACTCTATACTTAAATCAATAACAGGAAAACTTAGAGGAAAAGAAAAAGAATTTCCATTCATCTCATTATGTTTTGCTTTAAATGGTATGAAATTTAATATACAGCCAAATATAGATAAGTATGATAAACAAAATGTTTCAAAATTATTATCAAGTGAAGAATTTGTTTATTATGGTATAAAAATGGCTGATACTGGAAAGTATAGAAATATAGAAGATATGATGAATGATATATCTATTCAGGCAGCAAAAGATAAGAATGGAGATAATTTACTTATCATAAAAGGTTCTAAGGATAAGATAGTATTTTCTGAGAATGAAAGTTACTCTGAAAAAGATATGAAAGGTCTTGGAATTAGTATAAATGTATTCTGGGAACATTTCGCTGATGATGGAGCTGATTATGCAATAGAAAGTTTCTATGAAAGTATAATGAATGATTACTTTAATGAAGTGTCTGACCTTAGTGATATGATTTCAAGAGAGCTTTATAGTAAGTTAGGAATAAATGAAAAAACTGCTATAAGTTTGTATGAAATAGATGATATGTTTCCATTTGAAGAAATTCCTATAGTTATAAGAAAAGAGTAGTTATATATCATCAAATGTAACAAAACATAATACAATTAAAAGACCCTGCTCCTTCGGGAGTAGGGTTATTTTGTACCACAATGTAATCGTTTTGTTTAATTTTATAAGGGAGGAATATAGTATGTATATCAGAAGTGAAGTTGAAAAGAATATTATGAATATGGTTTATCCAGAAGTAATTCAAACTATTTATAATGACAGCGAGTTATTCTTTAAAACTGTTTCTAAAGCTATTCATGATAGAAAACAGATAGATGAAGACGTAGCTGTATCATTTGGACTTATGCACGACTTAGTAAACTTTGAAAATCAGTATAGAACTGACATGAGGACTAAAGATGGGTTTGAAATAGATACTTCAGTAGTTTATGACCCACTATATGATGAAGTAGCATTTCTTACGTCAAAGTCTATTCATAGTTATAAGTTTGGAATAAGTTCTAAAGATAGTGATGAAGTACAAATTAAAAGATATTCTTGTGAATGTGGAGAACTTGAGTCTCCTATTGCTGGTTTAGTGTGTGATAAGTGTGGAACTACTACAGATTTAAGAGTTTGCAAAAGAGGTTGGTTTGACCTTGGGAACTATAAGGTATTAAATCCTCAGTTCTTTTTTCAGCTTGCAAATTCTATGACTTCAGCAAATGCACAAAGATTATTAGATGACTTATTTAATTATAGTCACAAAGTTAAAAATAAAGATGAGAAGAAAGATAAAGAAAGAAAGGAAATAATAAATATTTTTGATTTGCAAGATAGAGATGTATTGATTAAATGGATTTGTGATAATGTTGCTGAAAGTAAAAGAGATTATTTCTTAGCAAATATTGATAGTGCAATGAGTAGTAAACTTCCTGTTATGAGTAAGGATTTTCGTCCATTTAGAGTTATTTATAATCTTAATGGAGAACCAAGTATAGAAAGTCACGAACTTAATCAGAAGTATAGACTTATTAATGATAAACTTAGAATGCTTAAATCTAAAGAAGATAATATAGATAATTTATTTTCTCAAGGTTATAGTAGAAGAAGATATAAAGCAAAGTATGAGATATTTAGACTTCTTGAAGGTATTCAAAGACTTGTATTTAATATTCATGAAATCACTATTGATGGAATGACAGATAAGAAAGATGAAATAAGATTAAGATTTGGAAGTACAAAGCTTCCTTATAGTAGTAGAAATGTTATGGAGTCTTATCTTGGTGTTTATAGTGACGAGATAATTCTTCCATATAATATATTTGGTGAAAATATAATAGGATATTACCGTGACTATCTTGATAAATATGGAATAACTCCTGAAAGTATTAATAGAATACTATCAAATGCACCAAATGAAGCAGACAAAGAGATGCTTGATAAAGTTTTAGAAGATATGAGTCGTGATAATGTAAACTACTGTTTTGGTTATCGTCCTCCATCTATTGGTAAAAGAAGTGCAGTTGGACTTAGAATAATAGGACTTACAGAAAGTGAAGTAGTTAAGCTTACTGAAATTACTATAGATACATGTCTTATAGGTGATAAAGACGGGGATACTTTTACTAACTTTATATTAGAAAGAGCATTTAATGCAATAATTTATTTTGCACATCATCCAAGTGCTATGACTTGGAACCCAATGACTGGACTTGCAGAAAAATATGAACTTCCTGAAAGTTTATATCTTATATGTTATGACTTACTTGGTAAATATGATAAGGATAAAGAGTATTTAATAAGAGGAAAGAAGAAAGATTTAGATAAAATATATCATTTTATAGAACCTAAATGTACACATGTACAGACTACTTTCCCTCAAAATAAAGAAGATATAATAATAAAATGCAAGAATGGTCTTATGTATTTGTAGTTAGATATACTAAAATGAGATGCTTACTTTATATGAAAATATAGAGTAAGCACTTATTTTATTTTAAACCGCAAAATTAAATAGAAAGGAGACATTATGAATGGAAAAGAATTAAGTGATATGATAAGTATTATGGAAACTATGTGCTATAAGAAAGGAAAGAAAGTATTAAGTCAGAAAGAAATAGATACAGTTCTTAAAGCACAAGCCATAATAAGAAAAGCCAATAAAAGCTATTATGTGGACTCAGAAGAGATTTTATCAGATTATATGTATGATAGGATTAAAAAGCTTATAGAAAGCGTAGAAAGTACATATAAAGAGCTTAAAAGTGATATTACAGATACTATTGGTGCAGGTGTTGCTTATGGAACTAAAGTAAAGCATGAAGTTCCTATGCTTTCTTTAAGTAATACTTATAATGAAGAAGAATTAAATGATTGGGTGGTTAAAAGTTCTGCAACTGGAGATAAAGATGTTATTATAGAAAGTAAATTAGATGGTTGTAGTATTAGTCTTATTTATAAAAAAGGAAAACTAGTTCAAGCATTATCAAGAGGTAGTGGAGAAATAGGAGAAGATGTAACTCAAAATGTAGTAGAAATAAGAGATATACCTAAAACTATTAGTCTCAAAGATGATATAACTATAAGAGGTGAAATACTTATGAGCTATAAATCTTTTATGGATAATAATATGAACCTTATCAAAGCAAAAGAAAAACCATTTGCTAATCCAAGAAATGCAGCAAGTGGAACTTTAAGACAGAAAGACCCTAAAGTAGTAAGAGATAGAAACTTATCAGCAATGATGTATCAAATAGTAAATCCAACTAAGTATAATATTAATACAGAAGAAGAAGTGCTTAAATATTTAGTTAAATTAGGATTTAGAGTTCCATATCATTTCTATGCAAAGTTTGGAACTTATGGTAAATTTGTAAATGAAAACACAGTTGTAAAAGATAGTAAGGAATTTCCTTGTGACGGACTTGTATTTAAACTTAATAATTTCTCGGACCAGTTTAGATTAGGAGTAACAAATAAAGCTCCTAGGTATGCAGTTGCATACAAGTTTCCACCAAAAGAAGTTAAAACTAAACTTAATAGTGTATCTTGGCAACTTGGAAGAACTGGAAAACTTACTCCAGTTGCTGAGTTTGAACCTATTATAATAGACGGAACTGTAGTTTCAAGAGCAACACTTAATAACTATAAATATCTTATTAATAGTAAACTTAGAATTAATGATATTATAAATGTAGTAAAAGCAGCTGAGATAATTCCTAAGATAGAAGGAATAGATATGAATGCAAGGAAAGTTATGACTACATTTCCTATAGAAATACCAAGTGAATGTCCATGTTGCGGAAGTAAGCTTAGAAAAGGTGAGACTGATTTGATATGTGATAATCCAGAATGTTATGATGTAAAACTTGCAAAATTTGAATTCTTTGTATCAAGAGATGGTATTAATATACAAGGTATAGGAACAGCTGTTTTAAAAGATGCTATGAATACTGGACTTGTTAAAACATTTGTAGATATAATAAAGCTTAAAGATAAATCTCATATAATGCTTGCTTGGGACGGTTATAGTTCTAAAGGAGTAGAGAATATAGTAAATAGTATAAATGAAGCAGTAAAAGCATGCAGGTATGAAGATTTACTTGCGAGTCTTAATATTCTTTTAATGGGTCATACAGCCTCTAAGACGCTTATTAAGGCGTTTCCTAGCTTTAGTGAACTAGTTGATAACCTAGAGCATGAAAAGGTCTTAAAAGAGCTATTAGGGGATTTAACAGCAAGTTCTCTTATTAGATACTTTAAAGATAAGAAAAATATTGACATGATGTATGAATTTGAAAGACTTGGATTTAAACTTAGTAAGGAAGTAGTAAAATCTAAATACAGTGGAAAGAAAGTTTGTATTACTGGAAGTATAGATGGACATGTAAGAAGTGATATTGAAAGATATCTTGATGAAACATTTGGTATAATAGTAACTAATAATGTAGGTCCTAGTACTATGTTTCTTATTATAGGAGATAAACCTACAGATAGTAAAGTTACAAAGGCAACTAATCTTAATATTCCTATTCTTAGTTATGATGAATTTCTTAAAGAATTAGATAAATAACAGTTCTCAAAATTAGACAATTTTTCACGTTCAAAATATAAAAATATAAGTATAAAAAGGATGTGAAATAATGAAGAAAATAGAAAGAAAAACAGTTATTCTTAAAGGAAAAAGCTTCCCAAAGTATGAAGTTACTTCTGATGGTAAGATATTTAACTGTGAGACTGGAAGAGAACTTAAAATGTTTGATGATGATAGAGGCTACGATTGTGTTGATATAATGGACGGTTCTGGGAATAGAGTACGTGGGAAAGTCCATTTAATCGTAGCTCATACATTTATTGGTAAACAGGAAGATAAAATGATAGTAAATCATAAAGATGCCAATAAAAAGAATAATAAAGTAGAAAATCTAGAATACATAACGCAAAGACAGAATGTTGCACATGCACAAGTTAAAGTTAAAGGTAAGGAATATATATCAGAAGAAAAAAGAAAAATTATAAGAAATCTAAGAGATAAAAAGCTTACACTTCCAGCAATAGCAAGTAAGGTAAACTTACCTGTTTATGTAGTTAGAGATTTTCTACAAGGAAAAACATATCAAGAATAAGAATAAGGGAGAGATTTACATGGGAATAAGAGTATACAAAAAGCCAATAAGAGAATATGATATGGAGTCAGCAAATGTTTCAGTTCTAAGAGAAAAAGATTTAATATCAGGAGAAATGTATTTAGATATAATGGAGTCACCAAAACTTACTAGAAATAAACTAATAGGTATTCTAATGAGGGATAATAAAGATGAAGATATTTATAATAAAATAAAAGAAAGTATTAATGAATACGTAGATGAATTTATAATAACTAATGGAGTTTCCAAAAAGGATATTTTGGAGAGAAGTCATGATGCTTTATTTATTGGTGGAACTGAAGATTTAAAGTTTACTAAGTTTGGTGACTATGTTACATTTAAGCTAAAACATAAATATTCAATGATGATTGAATTTCCTATAAATAACGAAGGGAAAGTTCATGTAAAGCTTTATAAGACTCAAAATAGTATAGTTAGTAGATATGCAAGTATAGATAAAAATCATACTTGCTTTTGTGATTTAGTTAATTTATTTTACTTTATAGCAAATGATAAGAAAGTTCAATTCTTAAAAGAGCTTAAAAAGTTTGCAATTAAAATTAAAAATACAGAAAATGATTTAATTAAAGGTGTTAGTAACACATACCTTTGTGATATTTTAAGAGAAATACCATTTTAAAAGGAGAAATATATGATTAAGAGTTATAGAGTAGATAACGAAATACACGATATTAATACAAATCTTCTAAGAGAAATAGTAAGACTTGTAAGCTTTGTGTATGTAGAAGAAGGATACTTTAAACCAGAAAGTGCTCATAGATATTCTAAAGCAAGAGAACAGGCTATAGTTATGAGAATGGCTGTCTCTATTTTGGATATATTTACAGCAGAAATGACAGAAGATGAAACATGTAAATTTAAATTTACTGAATACTGTATGCTTAGATATGATAAGAAGAATAAAACTGTAACTTTAGTACAAGATAAATTAAATTATAGTGCAACTATTAGCTCATTTGAAATACATAACACTGATTATGAAGTTATAGATGAGATAGATGGCTACGTATATTCTCTACTTACTAATGTAAGATTAATAGATGAAAGCTGTAAAACTAATATAACTGTAATAGAGAATTACTTAGGTGTTACTAATGTAAATGGTTGCGATATACTTAATTATTTAATTTCTGTCAAAAGTTGCTTAGATAAAGCAATTAAAATAACATTATATTAAAAAGGAGAGATTTATTATGGCAAGAAAAACTGCTAAAAAGAAAGACAGTATGGCTTTGAAAGGAAAAAGTAATTTATTTAAGAATGTATTTAAACTAATGGCTAAAGCTTATACAGAAGAAGTATGTAAAGCTGAAGAAAATAATAAGATTACATTTTATGATACTGCATTTGTTTATTATTGTACTTGTGATTTAGTTTATAGAATAGCAAATGAATACACAAATGAAATTAATGAGGCTGGTAAGAATGCAGAGTTTGAAGTATATTTAGATTTAGCGTACAGAGAAATAGGTTTCACATTAAATTCTAAAAATAAAGTAAATGGTGTATTTGATTATAACTTTATGTATTTCCCAGAAGATAGAGAACTTATAAATATTATATCTGACTTCTTAGAAGATGATATGGAGAATGTTTTATATTGGCTAGACGAAGATAGTAATTTAGTTAGTGAAGAAAATTGGAAACCTTGTAAATCAATACTTGATAGTATAGATACATTTAAAACATGTTTAAAAGAAACACTTAAAAGAACACTTAAAGGAGAATAATATGGAATATAATGTTGGTTTAAGAGATTTAGTAGTAAATAAAGAAAGACCTATGATTTATGCACTTGCAGAATGTAGTATTACTTGTATGAATAACACAAATTGTATAAATCCTGAATATAAGAATAGTAATAAAGAAGAAGGAATGATAAGACTTTTACATGACTGTATAATGCAAATAGATGACTTTGTAAGTAGAATTTTAACAGAATATAAGAATAATGAGCCTTTATTCTTTACAAATAATAAAATTCCTAAATCTTTTAGAGTTAAGATAGACCTAGATGGAGCAGAAAATATATTAATTGAAAATGAAGCTGGAGAGGAAAGAAGAACTGAGTATATGACGGAACCAGCTTACTATCAATTTAAAGATGCAGAAGATGAAGAAGAAACTGTTAAATATATTTATGAAGATTTATATTCTATTTCAGATAAAGTTCAAAGTATAGTAGAACATATGTATAACTATAAATGTGGTGATAAATATAAATGTTTAATGTTTGATTTTCAAAATGAAGAACATAGAGCTAAATATTATGAAATACTTAATCTTTTAGGAATAGCTAAATGTTTTACATTTATAAAAAGAGATGATAGTACAGTTTGTGAAGCTAACTTCTTAGAACTTTATATAGATTTTAGAGAAGTTATTAGAAGTAAACCTGAAATATTTAAAATGAACTTTGATAATATAATAGAAAGAAAATACTAATAAAACGGTCATTTAGCTAGTCTAACGTATTTTGATACGAAAAACATAAAAGATTGGCTAAATGACCCCAAATTTTGCATTTTTCGGCTATATTTATGTGTAGTTGTGATATTAAAATAAGGAGATTATTGTGAGAAAAGAGGATGTAGACAAGAAGATAGAAAAGCTAGATAAATTAACTAAACATTATATGGGAGAAAATGAAAGTGGTGGTAAAGTTATGGTTAGTTATTATATAACTGAGTTTATAACTACTTACTTTATTCCTGTAGCAATAGCTATTTATATACTTGCACATATTGGATATATGGTTATATTTGGATATTACTTAAATAGAATTACTATAGAGAGTTTAAAGAGATATAACTTTGCATATTCTGCAGTTTGTATAGGTATACTTATATTTCATCTATTAAGAGTGTGTAAAATAGAAAAGAGATATAAGAATACAGCAGAGATTATAAGTAATGATAAAGTATTTAATATGTGTTGTAATATAATGATGGAACTTAAGAGTTTAAGAAAAAGTGTAATTATAGATATGTTATTTTTAACTTTATTATCTTATCTTAATGAGTTCTCTACTTATGCGGTTTAAAAAGAAGTAAGTACCTGAATACTTTTAATTTAGTATTCAGGTATCATTATTTCTTTTTTCGCAAATTTTATTTAGAATTTACGCATTTCTTTTATTATTTTAACATATGCTTCTACTACTTTACTCATAACTAATTGGTTAGTTTCAAGTAAAGACACCATTTCTTCGTAGCGAGCACCATCTTCAAATGAAGAGTTTATTTTATAACTTGCTGTTATTATAGCTTTAGTAGTTCTTACTATAGAAGCATACTCTTTAGAAGTCATAGTTTTAACTCCTGCTTTTAAAGCATCTACTTGTACAGGAGCTGATTTCTTAAGTAAGTTTACAAAGTCTACTTTCTTTTGATATTCCCAAGCTGTTTTAGTTTTATTAGATATAATTCCATCAAGTCTTTCAACCATAGATTTACCATCTTTTGCAGAAACTTTATATATTTTACTTAAATCTTTATATATAAGATTATAGTAATCTTTTATATACTTTACATCACTATCTTCTATAAACTTATCAACTCTTGCAGTTTGAATTACTGCAATTAAAGAAGTGAGTACTCCTATTGCAAGATTTACTATTACCCATAAATATAAGAATTGGTTTATCTTAGTAAACACTTTTAGAAATCCTGCAGATAATTTTATAGGAGGTCTAAATATAAATGGAAAGTGTACAAGTTCATCAAAACCTGCTTGTTTACTTTCTTTTAAGAACGCATCAATAAAAGGTTGTGGTGCTCTCCATCCTATAAATAAAATCTTAGTAATGTTTGCAATAGTAAATGCATTAGAAGGCATTTTACTTCTAACTGCTTCATGCACATCTTTTGCAGCATATATCTTTTTATCTATTTTCTTTAAAACTTCCATAGCTCTAATACTATGATTTGCAAGTCTTTCTGGCATTCCTTTTGCATATTCTACTATTCCCAGTGCATCAGTAAGTGTTTTCATATCTTCTTCAGAAAACTTTACTTCAGTAGTCTCCTCTTTTATAAAAGAACTATCAAGTTTATTTACTCTATCAAGTTCATTCATAAGAGCTCTCCATCTACCTACTAATAGAGAAGAAGTTATTATTCTTGTCCATAATCTTTTTCCTATATGTCCTTCATCAAATGCACTTTCACTTCCATATATTTGATTTGCTACATATTCTTCTACTTTATCTTCAGAAAGCATAAGTAAATTTATCATAGATATATTCTCCAAAGTAATTCCTCCTTTCTTTATTTATATCTTCCACTAAGTGGAGTTGAAACCAAGTCACTATCATAATGCATCATTTTAAGTACTTGGTCTATAAGTATTAATGATTTCTTATTCTCTGGATTATTTGGTACATCAGCAAGTGAAACTTCTCCAGTTTGAGAAAGTTCATCTCTATATACTTGCTTTGCTGCCATATCATGAGATGCTGGACCCATAAGCTCACGGTTTATAGCATATCCACCATGTGCTATAGTAGTTGCAATTTCAGTATCAGAGTGTTGAGCTTTCTTATCTTCTCCAGTAACTTGGTTAGTAATATCTCTAACTTCAGCTTTGGTTGCAACAGAAGACTCTTTTGCTGATATTTGTTGATTACGTCTTATAGGAAGTATATAGCAACAAGCTTCTCTTGCTGTTAAAACGCCTTTTTCATTATCAACTACATCAAATACTTTAAACTTTTCTTGCATTATTATTCTATTCTTCTTTATAAATCCTTGAAGAACTTGTTTAGTTGGTTCTTGACCCGGAGAATGATAAAGATTTTGTAGATTACATAAGTTTTCTACAAGTTCATCATCTTCCATATCGTCCCAAACAGCAAGTATCTTCTCTACATTTGTAGGAGATAAATACTTTATCTCAGATATAACATAATCCATTACACTTTGTATAAGTTCTGACCTTTTTCTCATATATTTCTCCTTAAGAATTATCTTCTTCTACATATGCATCATTTATTGATTTTCTTATAAAAAGAATTATATTTCTTACATCTTTAACTATATTACCAAGTCCCATAATAAGTATCTTAGTTGCTTTAAGTACAAGCATATCTCTTCTTAAAAGCTCTTTATAGCTATCTGAACCAGTATTAGTGTTTTGGAAACTATCTATAAACTCTCTAGATTTATCAAAGTCTTCCATTTTAGTTTCAGATACTTTTCTAAGGTCCTTAAGTTTCTTATTTACAGTATTCATATAGTTATTAAGAGTAGGATATTTATAAGATGCAAGTTTTTCATCTATTGCTTTATTAATGTCTTCTGCAGAAGTTCCTGCTTTAAATGTAAGTTTAATATATTCTGAGTCTTTAGTAGTTATTACAAGAGGAAGATGATTATAATGAAATGATTTGCAGTTTGCTACATCTTCTATTGCTTCAATCACATTATCAGGAGCTGCTGTAATCATTGCATTTCTAGTTCCTTTTGGAATAACTATTTGAGAGCTTTCTACTTTATTTACAACAGAGCTATAATTTTCAACTATTTCAGATTGACACATTTGTTTATATACTTCACATAAATAAGTATAAGTATTTCCATGTGTTAAAAATAGTTGAAATACTTCCATTGACTTCTTAGCTTCTTCTGGATTATCTCCAAGATTTTTATAATCATTTAAAGGAGCAACCGCAGTATTAAAATCGTCTATTGCTTTATTATCTTTACATTTATCACATAGTTTTTCTATTGCATTTATTATTTTATCAGAAAGTCCATTAAACTTAATCTTTATTTTTGAATTCTTAGCTCTATTTGCTGCTTCTTTTGACTTCTTATCTCTAGTTTTATTCATTTCTTTTTCTTCTCTTATAAAAAGTCCAATTATGAATTTAAAGAAAGAAGTAACATATTCCCAAATAGCTTTAAAGAAGTTCTTTATAGCTTCCCAAATTCTCTTAAAAAAAGAAGGTTTATCGGTAGCAGACTCAAGTCCACTACCGAATGTTATATTATTCATTATTATATCAGCTTCAAGAGAAGTTGACTCCATACCTTCTTTATAATCTAAAAGAGAAAGTGAGTGCAGATTAGAATTCACAAGACTAAAGCTTTCGTTATAAACAGGACTTACATCTATTGCTTCTTGTGAAAATACAAATCTCATAAGTCATTACCTCCTTTTAGATTATTATCTAGGTACAGGAGTTGAAGCTTTAGAAGCTTCAATCAATTCTTCTCTAGATACAGATTTAATGAAAGCTTTTGCAAGTTCTTGCATAGATCTTATAGCTTCTTTAAATCCACCAACATCAACTTGCTCACCACTTGCTTGTGCTTTAGCTATGATTTCATCCATTTCTTTTGTATCTTTATCATTGATGTCTCTTGCTATATCTTCTGTAAATCCTATTAAATCATATATGTGATTATAGAACTCTTTAGATAATTTATGTTGAGGTAAATCCATTATTGCTTTTTCTATAGTATTTTTATCATTTAAATCCTTAGCAACTAAAGATAGTTTTACCTTATGAAGTACTATAGGATTTCCATCTCTCATAGACTTAGTTAAGCTTTCAAATTCACTTTCAACTCTATCTACATTACTTCCATCTAACTTATCTATTAACTCAACTCCATTACCATCTGTGTTTTTAGTAAGTTTTACAAATTGAAGTCCATTAAATATACATATGCAAATATATAACATATTTCTCTTAAAATTTGCCATTGTCATTTCAGAATTTTCTTTAGATAGTCTAGCTGCTTCGTTATATATTTTAGCATATTTTTCTATTAAAGGTGCAGCTACTCTATCATCTTCTATAGGAAGAACCACTTCAACTTCAACTCTATCTCCTGAAGCATCATGAGCATTTGCAAGTCTTGCTTTAGCTTTTATTATATTAGCTATAGAAGTAGCAAAATACATATTTCCATGTTTAATATCAACTGCTTCAGGACCATAACCAAATCCATACTTTTCATCAATTTTAGATTTTGCTTTTTTAGCAAATTCTTCTTCAGTTGCATTTGGATTTTCTTTTCTTACTTCATCACACATTTTAGAAACATCTGAATATATAGTAGATGTTTCTTTTACTTGCTTTTCTACTTTGTCTTTTTTAAATTTCTTTTTAATCCAATTTACAGCTGCCATTATATATTTACCTAATGCTCTAAATAAAGCTTTTATTGCTTCCCAAGTTCTTTTTATAAATCCTGGTTTTGCTGCTGCATTATCTTTATTTCCGGATGCTTCAAATCCATTTATAGCTATAGTCATATCTACATCAATAGCATTAAATTCTGCATTTGCATCTGTCATTTCAGCACCATAGATGTTTGAGTCTATTAAAGACTCAACACCTGTAATGGCAGAAGTTTCTTCTTTTACATAAGATACTTCTTTTCCTATTCCATTAATATCGAAACTAAATTTCATTCTATGCTACCTCCTCTGTATCATTTATACTATTTCTCATATATTTTAAGTTTATAAGATTTCTATAAATATTTTCTAGGTTATTTTTTCCTACACACTTAACTACAGCTTTAGAAATTTTACCCATATTAATTACAGAAATTCTTAACTGTTTCATTTCAGTATTACTTACAGATATATCAACACCATCTAATTTAATAACTCTTGCAGTATCAACTTTTTGTATAATATCATTTAAATCAGATATATATTTTTCTAACATTTCTAATAAAGTTGCTACCATATTAGAAAAATTAAGAGATGATTGTAGCTCTCTATAAATTGCTTCAAGTGAACTTCTTTCAATTTTACCATTTTTCATAATGATATTGTAAGAAGCTTTTTCTAAATTGAAAGTTTTATTCTTTTTAAGTAGAAAATCTGTTTGTTTATGCAACTTTTTTTGGTCTTCTAATATCTCTTCTATTCCAAAAGAGTCATTAGAAGTAACTTTATCTAAATGACCATACTTATCTCCAAATAATAGATAAAGAATAGCTGCATATCCATCAGTTACAGTTTTAATTCCTTGTCTAAGTTTATTAGTATCATCATTACTTTCAGTTTTACTTGCTTCAAATATTCTTTTTAAGTCATTAACATTAAATCTATCTATGATATTTTGTGGAAATTTAAAGAAATCAAAAGTATACTCTCCATTTCCATTTCTAGTTGTAATATTATACACAATGGCTGCTATTGCAACTTCGTGTTTAATTTCTTTAGGAAGAGCAAGTAAATTTTGCTTTTTAGCAACTATCTTTTGAACTACTTCTACCACTGGTTCAGGAACAGGCTCTCCCTTATATTCAGGTATAATAACAGAAGGTTCTGCTGTTACAGTAGGTCCTTTATATTCAGGAACTATAACATTAGAAGCAGGTGTAGAATTAGTTTTAGTTTGCTCAGTTCTAGTAGAAGTAGGTCCAGAACTAGGAGGAGGTGCATTATCTCCACCAGTACTTGCAGCTACTTTTTCTTTCATAGTTAAAAGTCCTTGCTTTACCACTTCTTGATATGCTTCTTCAACTACTTCTGCTGTTTCTTCTACTACTTTCTTTTCTTGTGCTACAGCTGACTTATCTCCGAATATTTTCTTTTTAAGCCAGTTATATGCAGTTTTAATATAACCCCATAGAGATTTGAAAATGTTTTTTATCCATTCCCAAACCTTTTGATACCATTTTAAGTCTTTATTAGGAGTAGTATCAGCTTCCATACCACATTCAACTTCTACATCAGAAGCAAATGCAACGCTTTCAAAAGCACTGTAAGCTTCTGTAACTTCTAACATAGCAAGGTTCTCATCTGCAAGAGACTCAAAACCTGTTATGCTATTATATGCTTCGTATTCAGCTGTAGTTACTATTCCTTCAGTTCCAGCTAACATGTAACCAAATTTCATCTATTTACCTCCTTAATCAGCTCTTCCTTGAGCATCTGCAACATTTCTTGCACTTATTTGACTTTTTCTATTAGCAGTCTTACCAAAAGCTTTAACTGCAGTAGTACCTATGTTTTTAACTTTTACTACTATAGATTTAAGTGCAAATATTAATGCTCTATTTTCTGTTTCATTTTCAGAATGTATATCATCATAAACAGCTTCTCCACTCTTTAATTTATTATACATACTATCAACATTTGCAACTAAAGATGTAGATACTGATTTAATATAAGAGCAGAAGTCTATTATATAAGAAAGTATAGCTTGAGATTTCTTATATTCTTCTGTTCCAGTTACTAATCTTTCCAAGTCAGCTGCTTTAATTCTTCCATTAGTTTTATCAAATTCTACTTCATATCTTTGAAGTTTAAGTATTCCACCATCTCTTACAGCATCTTTTACTTCTTTTTCTTTAGTATCTATATATTTAGTAATTTCTGTAAGTTCATGTACTGTAGGTTTCTTATCTGGAATTAATTTCTTAACTTCATTATAAGCTCTTTCTGCAGAGTATTCTCCATTTCCACCAGCAAGACCTATCATATAAGCAGAGTTAAATACTATTGATACAGCAGTTTCTGCATTATATCTTACGAAATCTTGTAAACTAGATAAAACTCTTGCATTTGCAGATATTCTTTCTATCTTTTTAGGAGCTCCATTAAATCCACTAAGAATTCTATCATTAAATAAATAGTATTCTAATTTATATTTACCAGAAGATTTAGGTACTAATCTTCCTCCTCTTGGTGGATTTGGACTAGCAGGAGCTGCAGCTTGTGCAGTTGCTGTTTGTTCTTTAGCTGGTTCAGCATTTTTAATTACTTGTTCAGCTACTTCTTTTGCCATTTGTTTAATAACCGGAGCAGAGAACATCTTTTTAGCCATTTCTGATTTAGCTGCTTCTTGTTTTAGTATAGTTTCAGTATAAGTTTTAATTTCTTCAGGTGTTAATCCACCTTTTTCTTCCATTTCTTCTTCTACTTTTTCAGCAGCTTCTGCTTTCATTTTTACTTCTTCTTTAGCAGCTTCAGCAGTATCTTTTTCTCCACCTTTTTTAAACTTAGATGCTATCCAAGTCCAAGCATTAGAGAACCATTTACCAATAGCTTTAAACATGTTACATATACTTTCCCAAAGTCTTTTGTACCATGCATCTTTTTTACTTTTCTTTTCTTTTTTCTTTTCATCATCTGCTTCAGTACCAGTAACTTCTGTTTCTTGATAGAAATTTTCTAAGTTTCTAGCAGTAATATCAAATTCTGTAGATACTGACTCAAAATAAGCATTAAATTCAGTAGTCTCAATAGCTACTTCATTATCATAAACCATAGCTTCTGTACCAGTATATTCAGGTATTTCTAACATTGGTTCACCAAATGTAGTATCAGCAAAAGACTCAATTCCGATTGCAAATTTCATCTAATATTCCTCCCTTTCTAATTTATTAAATCCTTACTTTGCATATACATATTTGCAAGTAAGTACAAGTATATTCTCTTTCTAAACTCTATCTTTTCTATTTTAATAGTAGGATTAGCAAGAGATATAAGTTTTGCTACTATATTATTATCAATCTCACTCATTATATATGCAGTGTTTCTAGCAACACTCATAGTCTTTAAGAACTCACTTCTAAATGCTCTAATTGATAGTCTTACTCCAATTCTTTTAATCCAATCATCAAGTATTAGATTTGATACTTTTACAAGAACTGATTGGATTTTACCGAAGTAATCAATAAACATTTTCCTTTCCATAGCAATCTCAAGATTTGCATTAGTAAACCCACTCATCTTAAGAATACTCTCACTTGGATAAGCAAGGTTGTCTATTGCTCTTTCACGAACACTTTCAATAACATTTGCAGGAGAAAGAACTTGTTTACCATCTTGTGTTTTAGAGTATTGCATCATAATTCTAACATCTTTATCATAGAAGTTCTTATAATACTTTTGAGATATTGCTTTAACCATTGCATTCATACGTGTAAGTATAGACTGAAGTAATAGTCTTAATGTTCTATCGTCAATGTTTTTCATTGACAGTTCTCTTTTAAATTTAGCAAGATATGTATCGACTTTCTTATTTACAACTGTAATAAGGCTCATACCATATCTTTTAAAGTCCGTTCTATCATCAGCTGAGTTCTCAAGAGTATAACGCATAATATTTCTATCATAGTCTCTTTTAAAATACTTCGGCATTCTTGCTGAATAATCAAGCATAAATAGAAATACAAGAAATACTCTAGAACCAGTTTGTATGTAAGATATTAAAAGTCCTAGTTTAAGAACAGATGCTGACTGAGAGAATTTAGAATATTCTGGAGAGTTTTGTATTCTCTTCCAATGAGCAGGTGTTAAGTGGTAACAAGAGGCGATATCATCTCTTGTAGTACCACTTATCTTAAGTGTAGTATTTATAATACCATCACTTACTGCTTGAATATTATTCTTAAAGAAAGCATTTATCTTTTTAGCTACTTCTATATCTCTACTTGCTGTTTTACATTCATTATAAACATCTATAATTACAGTAGATTTACTCACAAGAAATCAACACCTTCTTTTATATTTTATTTAGGGAAGTTTTTAAAGATATCTTCAAATAATTGACCATTAGGGTCAAAAGTATCTCTAGTTGAAGTAGCTGCTTCCATACCAGCTAAGTTAGTATTAGCATTAATCATAGCACCTTCAAACCCAGCACAACCCATTTCTTTCATAGCTGCTCTAACAGACTCAGCATGTGCTGCCATTTCATCAAGTCCACCAGTTATAAGATTAGACTCTTTAGTATAATCTTCACCAAGATTTTCAGTATTTTCTAATTTAACTATATTATCAAATTCTTTTACATTCTTTTCAAATTCACTACCAGCTAAATCTATATCTGTTTCAATCTTGTCTGAACCTTCACCTGTTGCATTTTCTACTATTTTTGGAGGTTCATGTATATCTCCTACTTCATCAGAAGTTGCATTAGAAGGACCTTCAGTAGGAGTTTCTCCTTCATCTTTCACTTCATCTTTAATTTCTTCTTCAACTACAGGAGCTTCATCTTTCTTATCTTCATCTTCAAGATTATCTCCTTCATCAGACTCAGAACCAATTTCATCTGGAATTTTATCACCAGAAGTATCTCCTGTATCACCTATATTGCTATCAGAACCCATTGTATCTCCAGATGAACCTTCATTTATAGAGTCACCTAAGATATTAAGTTCTTTTTGAATTTCCATTATTTCAGAAGCTCCGTCAGCTGGTCCAATAGTTCCTGTTTGAGCATTTTCTCTATCTACTATTTCAGAAGTAGGATTTTCAGTTGGAACTTCTTTAGTTTCTCCATTTAAAGTTCCTTCTACTACAGGTGGAAGTGTGTCTTTTAACTTTTCTCCATCTACAGTTGTAAACTTATCTACTTTATCTATGATAGTGTCAGCGGAAGGTGCAGGAGTTACAGACTTATATTCTGTTTCATCACTTTCTTTACCTTCATTAAATTCTTCATCATCTGAGTCATCATCTTTCTCATCAGTTTCATCATATTTTTCTTCTATTTCTTCATCATTTGTATCATCTTCAGATGGAGGAACATCTCCTTCTCCACCTTCATCTTCTGTAGTTTTATCAGATGAACCTGTATCTTCTTTATCTCCACTGTCAGAAGAACCATCCATAGATGAGCCAGAACCATTTGCACTAAAAGTAGGAGCTCCTCCTTCTGAGTCTTCTAATGCTTTATCAAGTTCTTCTTCAGTTTTCTTTATTGCTGCTTCAAAGTTATCAGTTCCATCTCCTGCATCAGAGATTTTTTCATCAACGTATATTGCAGCAACTTCATCAGTTACACCACTTACAGCTTTTTCTTGAGGTGTATCAGGTGTAGGTTCTTTAACTTCAGGATTAACAAGTTTTGCATTATCACCTAATATACCAGCATCTGTTTTAAAAGGATTATCTACAGTTACAGATTTATCAGGTATAGAACCAGTTGCAGGTAATTCTGTATTTGGTTCATTAATCTTATTAGGACCTTCAGGATTTTCTGTAACGTTATTATTAACGATATCCTTAAATTTTTGTTCAGCAGCTTCAGAAAGCTCTGTCATGTTACTAATTATTTTTTCTTCCATTAATATATCCTCCTTATATTTTATATTATATTAATACTTCTTAGCATCATTTAATGTTGCAAGAATTATTTTAAGTGAACTATCTACTAATTTATACATAGTAGCTTGAACTTTTGCAACTGTTTGTACATTTTTCTTAAGTTGAACATTATCAGGCATATCTTTTACATATTGAGATAATTTAGAGAAAGTTTTAATAGCACTTTTTAATTCTGTAAGTCCTAAAGATTTAATAACTTTACCTTCTTCATCAGAAAGTGCTATAAGTCCTTGTACAATTTGTACTTTTTCTTCTTTTGATACTGTTCTATCTTTAGCTGGTTCAAATCCTATAATTTCAGAATATTTACTTACAAAAGCTTCTCCATTTGAGTCTATAGAAACTCCAGATACAGCTTTAAATACCTTATCAGCTTTATCATTTAATCCGGATAATCTAGATTTAATAGCTTCTTTATATTCTCTAGATACTTCTTCATATGTAGCTATATCCCACAATGCTTTAATAATTATAACTATATCAATAACTCTAACAGCTAAAGGTATTAAAGCAAGAAGTCCTAAGAAACCTAAAGCAGCTAAACCTGTTGGAAAGTTTATAACAGATATAGCAGCAATAGTTATAACTCCATATGATATAATTTCTGTTGATATAATTTTAAGTATAGACATTATAGCAATAGTAAGTCTATTACCAGTTTTAGTATTCTTTATTTCATGCTCTATTGCACTTCTTAATACTGTATCATTTTTAAGCGTATTAAAATCCCTAAAGAAATCATCTATTAAATCTTTAGATTTACTTATATTATTATGGAAAGTTTTAGCAAAATTACTAGCCATAGCAAGTGTTTTTCTATCTACAGATACTCCAGAAGTTTCACCATCAGAAATTTTATCTACAGATAAGTGTCTAATATCTTTTAAAGCAGCTTTTACTTTACTTGCATTAGTAAAAGCAGTTGCTCTTCCTAATCCCCTCATAAGTCTAGAAAAGAACCCATCATCATAAGCAGTCTCAAGTCCTAATCCATACATAAGAGAAACAGGAGAAACATAATCAGAACTTGACTCCATAGAAGTTATAAAAGCCTTTCTAGCAAATAAATCAAGTTCGTTATCATTCATAATATCAATATTTTCCATTATTCCTCCTCAAATAAATCATTTTGGTTTGTAATTACATTATTACATTTAACTATAAACTGTACTAATCTTTCGTGAAGTTCAACATGTTTTTCAGACAGATTTAAAAGTCCAAAACTAAATGCAATACCAAGTGCTATAAAGTCAGTAAAAGTCATATACTCAAGACTTCTTGCAATTACGCAGACATATCCGAATTTATCAAATATTCTTACTTTATTCACAAATACATCAGATAAGAACCAATGTATAACTCCTATCTTAGTTTCCTCTTTATTTACTGTATCAGCAACAGTTCCATCTTTATGATAGAAATGATATTCTAGATATACAGCATATACCTTATTTAGTATTCCATGAGTAGCAAGTGTTACCATATCATCTTTTAGATATATTTCCATAAGTGCTTCTACTATTTCTCTAATATCATCTAAGAGCTCATTTCTTTTTTCATTGTGAATAGCTCTTGCTTTAGGGTTCTTATCTATGTCATGGTCAGGGTCTATAGGTTCTCTTTGAAAAGAGGAAGCAAGTTCTAATGCCTCACATGATAAATCAACATAAGCTTTATGAGATATATATGGAGTGTTATCAGGATTTATGCTAAGAACTTTAACTCTTGATATAATGTCAAGAACTAGATTTTCATTCTCTTGCATAAACTTTGCAAATAAAGAGTCAGCTTTTGCTAAATTAAATAGTAAAGAAAGAGCTATTTGATTTAATCTTTCTTCTGGTATGTGAGACTGAATAGGAACTGTATCTGAAGTTATTTCACTTTCAAATGCTGACTCATCAAATTCTTCAAAATCTTCATCATCAAAGTCAAAATCTCCAAACTCTTCCATAAAATCATCTTCAAAAGAAACTTTACCATTATAAAGGTCAATAACAGACTTTTTAGCAGCTGCCATTACTTCTTTTAATTCTGATTTAGTTAGTCTTATTTCTTCTTTTAGTTTAGCTTGGTCTTCAAGAATAGTCTTTTTAACTCCATCAAACTTCTTTTCAAAAACACCAACTTCAACAGATGAGTTAGTCTCTACTTCTGAAATATAAGCTTTTACTATGGAATTAAGTACTTTCTTAAGTTTTCCAAACACACCGACTTTATTATTAGTTTTCTTATCATTCATTAATGTTTCACCTCCTTTAGAATTAATAAAATTTATAAATTCATTAACGAAAATTTACTAGATACTTGTTTTTATCTGAAAATAAAAATGCGGAAAAAAATAAAAGATTTGGTAAACTAGACATTATGTTTAAATATCTAGTTTACCCTTGTATGTATACCTTTGTGTGAACATATAAAAATACACACTTAACACCTTATTAATATAAGTTACATAGGAGAAATATAAAATCATGTTATTCTATTGAAGAATAATTAACTTTATACCCGTAAAACTTATTTAATAATTATTCTAAACTTTGAATAAAATTAGAATAAAATACTTAATCTTCATTGATTAAGATTAGAAAAGAAAATTGAATAGATTTAATATATGGAATAAAAATAAAACTTCTTGGAGGAAGTGATATCTTTATACATAATCTATTTGTTATAAATATTATTTCTCAACGAACTTATCTTTCATATAATCCATAAATTCATATTTATTCATTTTATTTATTTCTTCTTTAGTGACATCTTTAGTACTTGGTTTTAAGCCTTTCTTCCTTATCTCTGCGACACGCTTTGTGTGTTCTTCTGCATATCCATAAAGTGAGTCAAGAAAATCATCACTTGCATTAGATAAATCAATAGATGATAATTTACCATCAAATGCCATAGCTATAGATAATATCTTTTGAACTCTCACATCTATTTCACTATATGGTGAAATGCTTTGGACAGACATTGAAAAAGGATTGACCTCCAGTCAAGTATAAACTCACTACTTCCACAGAAGCAATTTCCATGCTCCATATTCTCTTTGTGTTTATGATATGTTTGAATATGAGCTTCAATCTGTTTTGGGTCTTCTATAGAATTCTTAAGATTTTCTATAAATTTATCTTCAGATGCAAATACCTCATTAAACGGAGGCAAGAATTTCTTAATATCTTTAGTATTAAACTTAACATACATATCATCATAATTAGTATTTATCTTATCTGTAAGTCTATCTATTGCATCTCCTATTTCTTTTATATTAGGAATTTCTGTAAATACTTGTAGAAGTTCATCATAAGTATCATGAGAAAGAGGTCCTGCTATTCTCTCATCAGTAGAATTTGATTTAACTTCAAGACTTTCTATAAAGTTTAATATCACAAGAGCATAATCAAGTCTTTCCATATATTCTGTAAGTAAAGGAATGATATGAGATATTGCAATAAGTTTAGTTTTATCAAGTTCTTGCTCAGTCAAAGCTTTATTTCTTTCTGTTTCATCTTCTATTTCTGCAAAGTTATATTCTAAGTCTCTTAAACTTAAACCAGAAAGCCTAGTAGCTTCTTGTTTAAATGTATCATAAGTAGTATTATCAATATATCTTTCTACAGTCTCAAAGTCTTTACCAAACTTAGTTTCAATAATATTTTTTTGAGAACTATCTTCAAGTATATCTTTTCTTACAGTATCATACATTATCTTTTGAGACTCATCTTTCTGTTTATTAATCTTATAAAGATTGATAGGAGAAAGAATTACATTATAAGTTACAAATTCATCTTTAACTTGTGCATATTCATTAATTCCAGCTCCGTTTTGCTCATATGCTTCATAAATAGTTTTATAATCAGCATTTTTAAACTTAGACATTCTATCTAAAGCTTCAGCATCTAGTTTATAAAGTTTTCTAAACTCTTCTAAAGCATCAATAGTTATTGGAGCTTTAAGATTATAAATCTGTCTTGTATCTCCATGATATTCATTTGTGCATATTAAAGAGTTTATTTTAACACTACATTTACCTTCTTTATTAACAGGAAGATTTACTATTGCAAACATAAGCATAGCATAAACTATATCATTAGGAGATAAACATTTTAAGAAATCTGTTCTAGATACAGGAGTTTCAAATGGGAACTCTATATTAGAATAAAGTATATCTATACACATATCAGTAATCATTTGGTCTATTGCTGACGAGTTATCTTCATTTGGTTCAAGTATATTAAGAAGATAAGTAAGTTGATTTCTATCTCTTATCTTTTTAATAAATACATTATATCCAGAATTTATTAAGAATAGATTTCTTCCATCTTTAGCAGAAGCTTCATAAGCTCTTATTCTTTGAAGAGGATTAGATACAGTTCTTAATATAGTTGGGTCTGGCTCTGTTTTAATTTGAGGAAATTCATCATAAGGATTAATTCCTTGCTTTTCAAGTTCAATATGTGTTGCTTCTAGAAGCTGTTTATTTATCTCCTCAATAGTTCTTGTATCTTCCTCTACTTTATCAATAGCTTTAAGTATTTCCTCTTTATTTAGCTCTTCTACAGGTTCATAAACTGGAGGTTCTTCTTTTTTAGCTACTTTATCTACTATACTATGAGTTATATTTGAATTAAACATCTCTCCACTTATCTTAACTCCAGTTTCAGTTTTTATTTCTTCTTTAACTTCTGGTTTTGGTTCTTCAACTACAGTTACCACACTTTGCTTAGCTTTTAATATCTTTTCTTGAAGTTCTAATTTTCTCATTTCAAGTTCAAGTAGTTCTATCTCAGCTTTAGTTTTTTCTATATCTGCAGAATTAGTACTATTAAAAGTATATGGATTTAAATTAACAGGTACAGAGTTTTCCATAGGTTCTTTAGTTACAGTTGTAGCTACTGGTGGTTTAGTTTCTATTTCTTTTACAGCTGTAGTATCAGCTTTAGCTGTAAAGTCATCAGGAACTATTGCTTTAGGTTCTACTTTATTAGTTTCCACTTCTTTCTCCTTTCTTTCTTCTTTATTTTTATTTAGATTTTCATTAAAGTTTGCAAACTTATCTACTTTAGGTGTAGTTTCTACTTTGTCTTCAATCTTTTTAATAGGTTCTGACTTAACTTCTTTATTACCAAGTAAAGCCTGTTCTCTTTTTTGCTTTCTCTTTTCAGCAAAAGTTAATTTCTCATCACTTCTATCTACATTTGAAGTAATGAAGTTGCTCTCTTTAGATATAAGCTTTCCTTCTGAAGCCATCATTAAATCAAATCCATTTTTAAATGTTTCACTCTTAGCTCTATCCATTGCTTTTATAAGTTCTGCTTGTGGAGTATTTAAAACTGCTTGTCCTTCTTGTTTAATATAGTCTTCTAGTCCTTTAGTATCATGTTCTACTATCTTCTCAAACATTTTAGTAGAATACTTTTGAAGTTTCTCTCCTGTTTCTTCATAATGTTTAACCCATTCTTCATCTTTAACTAAAAGCTTTTGAGCTTCGTGTACCCCTTCTAAATCATATTTAGCTTCTTCTCTATGAGAGTACTTTCCTTCAGCAAGAGCTTTTTTAGAGTATTCTATACAAGCTTCAATATATTTATTTACAGACTCTTCAGTATATCCATTATCATTTATAAGTCCAATCTTTAAAAGTTCATATCTTTTTCTAGTAGTTAAAGATAATTCTTTAAATGTATAATCAAGTCCAGTCATAGAACTTGCGTTAGATAAAGAGTTACCTACTTCAGTTCCAGAACTAAAGAACTTCCCAAGAAGTACTTCAAGTATTTGGACTTCTGTTAAATTAAGCATTTCAGGTTCAAATTGATTTAATATTTCTGGATGATAAGAAAATAAGTTTTCTCTGTTTCTAATATAGTAGAACTGAGTATAGTTTCTTATAAGTCTTTCCATTTCTTTTACTTTTCGTTTTACTTCAGGATTATCTTCTCCATCTTCAGAAAACTTCATATAGTCTTCAAGTTCATCTGGAGTTATATCCATAAATAGAATATCTTTCATATTCTCTGATTTATTTATAGTAGGGTCTACCTTAACTATAGAACTTCCAAGTTTTTGTATTTCTTGTAATCTGAATGTTTCTCTAAATACTAAAAACATTGCTTGAGAAATATAATCAAAAGTTGCAAGTCCTTTAAGTATTTTAGAATTGCAATTAAACTTCTCTCTTAGAACTTTAGATGGCATTATAAATCTTGTATCATCTATTCCTTCAAGTGGTGGTTTATCATTATATGGTATATCTGTAGCTATTTTGGGTATAACTATTTCATCTTTAACTATTTCGGTACTTTGTGTAGTTTCTTTCACTTCCTCTTCTCTTGAGAAATCTACTTCATTAGTATTCATATTTTATCTCTCCTATCTTACTCTTATTGCTTTATATCTTCTTTCTTTTGCACTTAAATTAACTATAGTTCCAACTTTAGTAATATTACCAAGACTATCAGCTACAGTAACATTAAAACTTAAACTTTCTTCATCTATTCTTTTGTAATCTATCTCTATTCCATCTTGTGTTTGTAAAATCTGTTTAAGCATTACTTCAAACTCTTGCTTAATAAGTTCATACTCATCAGAACCAAAGGAATAGAAAAGTAAATCTCTTTTATCAAAACCCAAAGATGGAGTTTCGTAAAGTCCTCCTTTAACTGTAGCAAGTAACATTTGAAGTAACATCCAAACTGCTTCTCTTGCATACAGTCTTCCATCAGCAAAGTTAAGACTTTTCTTAAGAGAAGAACATTCGATAATCGCCATATATTTACCTCCTTTATTTAATAGTAAAACTTAAAATTTGTCGATTTTAAGAAGTTATATTATCATTTATGGTCAATTCTCTCATTTCTAAAAACTTATCTCTTACATCAAATATTATATTATTAGTATCCATTTCATACTCTGTAATTGCATTTCTTAATTGAAATAGATTTCCTTTATAAGATATTGGATTTTTTAAACTTTTTTTCATAGCAAGTCTCAAACTTTCATAATCTCTTATATCAACTTGCTCTTGAAGTATAAATTTTCCAAAATTAAATCCTTTATTGTCTCTTCTCTTATTAAATTTAATAGTTAAAGTCTCAATTCTGTATTCTGTTACTTTATCAAGTATATTTAAATCAAATATATTATCTAAAAGATAAGTCTTAAAGTTTTCATAATAAGTCTCTAATATGTCTAATTTAGCAAAATCATATAAAGGAATAGGATGTCTTTTAACTCTTTTAGAAACTTCTATTCTAATTCTTTTTGGCAAATCAGGATGCCTCCAAAGTACATTTTCATATGTAAGTTGCTCATCATTATCATCTGATGTATATTTAAGTTTAATATTTAGGTTTTGATTATAAATAACTATTCTAGAGTTATAATTCGATACTACTGGTGTATCCGCATAATATACTGTTTCTTTCTCTCTAGTTCTAGTTCTCTCAACTGTTATTGAAGAACGTCTTGTACTTTCATACTCGTATATATCAGCAAAAAGTACAAATAAATTAAAATATGAATTAAAAGTTTTATTTTCTTCCATATAGAAAGTAAATGGGATATCTACTCTTATAACTTCAACTTTAGTAAAATATTTATCATATCCAAAATCACATAAGCATTTAATAAAATGTTCTTGTAGTTTAATACACATTTTCTTACTTCTTATTATAAAAGCATTATTTCCATCATAAAATCTAGGATAAGTAAGTTTGAAGGAAACTCTATCTCCTTTACTTACACTATTAAGCGTAATGTATCTATATCCCTCTGTACTTTTAAATTTAGCTATATCTTCAGCTAAGTCTTTTAATTCTGTAGATGTTAATCTTTTATCTTTATTTACGTATAAGTTTATTGATATTGTATCCATATGTAATATTTCCTCCTTATTAATGTTAGAATACTTAGTTATTATTAATCTTTTTATATATTAATATATTAATATACTCAGATATTTCCGTGAACTCACCATAAAAATCGGAGATTTTTAGGTTCATTCACGGGTGAATGAATATTGATGTTTTATCAGTGAGTATAGTGTTTATGTATTAGATGTGTTTTTAGTAAATACTATACTATAATATGTGATATATTTGTATGTTTTTATTAGTGTATAAAGGGTATAAATCTATATACCTTTTTAGAGTAAAATATGGTTATAAATGTGGTATTTTTAGTTACTTGTATTTTTGTTAAAAGTATATAGAGTTATATACTTTTTTGTTAAATTGAGTATGTTACTTGATATACTTTTTAGAGTAGTTTTTATTAAGATTTTATTCATTATTTCATGCATTATTTATAGGGAATTATTAAGTTTATACTTCATGAAATAAATGAGTTTTATTAGGATATTTATTATAGATATATTAAAATATTAGGTTACTGTAAATGTTGGATTTGATAATATTTGGTATTTATTTAGAAATTATTATTTTATTAGATTTATTATTTTATAAAGATTTTATTTATTCATTTAATTAGTTTATAATATTAGAGAAGTGTGTATTTATATAGGTGTAGAATGTATTATAATGGGGTATAGAGGCAAAAGTTTGTGTTTTATGTAGGAAGATAGGTTAGATAGGGAAATTAGGGTATTTAAGAGGTTTAGAGATAAATGTGAACAAGATATAAATGTGAACCTTAAGAAATAGAGTAATATAAAACTTAAGTTAATTTCATTATTTAAGTTTATTTGAAAATACTTTAATATTTGATTTGTGAAATTATAATATTTGAATATCTCATTTACGTTGAAAGCAAGTTGGTAAGAATATTAAACTATAATTAGAATAGATTTGAATATCACTTCTAGTCAAGATAGTAATATCTTGCGTTATTGACTTAGTGCTTTGGAAGAATTTGGATAATTGATTTCATTTTTTGTTCATTAAGCACCTCCGATAAAATTTAGTGAGTATTAAAGTTAATATTGTGATTTAGGTTTTATTAAAACATGGAAATCTTCAATAGTATTTTTTCAACTTGGGAAAAGGCAAACTGAATTTAGGTTTTGTATGTTCGATATGAGATTTCGTTAAGGTTCACGCTTATTATAATAAATGAGCTTATTCTTAGTATTTGAAACTAGAAAAATATAGTGTTAGTTTGAAATAATAAGAATAGGCGTTAAGATTTATTTTTTCCGCAATTTAAAAAGAGGTGAGTTTATGAAGATAAATATATTTGAAAGTTTGAAAGCGATTGGAAGTAGCAAAAATGCTAACGATGGAGAAGCAAGAGAAAGTACGAAGGGATTTGAGAAAGCAAGAGGTTTCTTTGCAAGTCCTTATAATCTTAATATTACTGTCGGAAATATTAAGTTTAGTAGTGATAAGCTTGATATGATAAGATTTGATATGGAAGAAGATTATATTGCTCAGGATTATCCAATAAGAGTATTAACTATAGGAACTACAGATGATAGGTTTATTAATATGATGCAAAGTGCTGAAAGAGTTAGTGTCGGAGGTCTTGATGGTTTATTCAAAGTAAGAGTTGGTGCAAGTTTTACCATGAAGGTAAAAGGTGTTAATAACGAACCAATACTTGAAGGTGTATATTTAGGAATGCTTATTGAAACAGAAACTAATACTAAGTATGAAGATACATATAAGCAAAAAGCAAGAGAAGAATTCTTACTTAAAGGGAAGTATAAGACTTTTAGTATGTATTTATTTGCAGAACAGGAGCTAACATTTAATACTAGAGTGCCTACAAATAACCATATAGTACAAAATGCAACTTTAATGGAGACATTTGGATATTTATTTAATGAATTCAATCCTGATATGAAGTATGTAGTGTCTCCGTTTGACCATAATCCTAAGATGGGAATGCTTCCTCCTATGAGTCAACTCGGATTTATAGATTTTCTAAAGTTTTTAGAAGCTGAAGTAGGATTTTATAGAACTGATTTCTTCTATTATATTTATAAAGGCTTATTCTGTTTCATGAACTTATCAAATAACCATAATATAATAATAGAGGATTATAATAATACTTTTACAGTATATCCTTTAAGAAATGATTTTGAACAAGCAGGTTATAAAATAGTTCAAATAAGTGATAGAAGCTATGGTGTTACGATAAGGTCTGATAGAATAAAGATTTGGGTAGATAATAAGATGAGTTTTAAACCAACTAAAGTTTATGTAAATGCAGATAGTAGCGTAGTTAAATCTCAGCAAAATATATCAAGAAAGGCACAAACTATAAGAAAGCTTACTAATATTCCTCATCTTGATAAAGAGGGTAATGTAAGATATGAATTTATAGAGCTAACTGTTGATGGGTTTGTAGATAATAAGTTCTGTCCTTTTACTGTAATAGTGTATTTAGATACTAATAATGAAAGAAGAGAATATAGACTTATAAAGTGTAATACTCAGATAGTAAGCGGAGATGTATCATATACTTATTTAAAAGGTTATAGAATACTTGATAGAGAAGATGACCTATAAAATAGTAACAAGAAATCCATGTTAATTATTGAAGATTATTAAGCAAAACTTGCTAAAAGATTACTATTTAGATATAGTGTAAATAATAAATAATTATAAATAATTAACTGAGAAAAGAATACAGAATACAAAGATAATCAATTCAATTCTAGTTCAATATACGAGATATAAGAAATAAAATATTAAAATCGAAAAGTATTAGAACTTAAATTCGCCAAAATTGACATATCGGAAAAAATGGTTTAAATACAAATATTGATTAATCTATATATTGTGGATAGAAATAAAATTTAGTTTATAATATAATAGTGTTATGACTACTAATAAATATTTTCGTGATATAAATAGAGGATTTAATAAATTTTTTAAAAGAGAAATATCTTTATAGTGTTTGAACCAACCTAACCAAGTTTGGACACAAAATGAATATTATTTTATAAATGTTAATGAGAGTGAGAAATTAAAATGTTAAGGACCTCTACCTCAAACAGTCGTGCCTTAACAGTCAAGTTTTAATTTCCATAGAGACTTAAAAATTTAATTAATGAAAAAGTCTTTAGTTCTGTATTCAATTCTTATAATATAATAGTTACATATAATAGTGTGTAAAAGCCAGTTAATGAGAACTGGATTTTATATAAATCAAGTAATACAAGAGAAGAAGTAATAAATCACTTCTAATTCTATATAAATAGATATTTATAAAAAGTTTGATTTCGTTTAGATACCAGAATATAAATTTGACATTTAAATCACTCAATTAAATATATAAATTAATTTAGTGTACCTATTCGTTTTTGAACTCCTTTGTTATTATTTTAAGAAGAAAAAGCTAAATAAGTAGAAATGCAATGATATTAGTCGATTTCATTAAACTTCAAAAATATTATAACTAATTTGAATATGTATTAATATAAGCTTTCTTCTCTTGTATTACAAATCTGTAATAAAGAATAAACTTATAAATTAAAATAGGTTTATTTTTTCATATAATTAATAAGTAATTCTTGAAATATAAGCATGCGTCAAGAATTATTTAAATAAATTTAGGAGGTGCATATATATGCAACAAGGTAAAAAGGCAGCTGCAATCGGACCTACTGTGTGGTCTCAAGTACAAGAAGAAAATAAGAAATTGGTTTTATCACAAGAAGTGATATATCCAATAGCTTACTCTAGTGATGGAACTCCTTATATGGATGACATTAACTTAGAGGAAACTGGTAAAACTGAAGAAGTATCTATTGATTTACCAGTAGTGGATAAAGATGGTAAAAATGGTTCTTTTACTGTAAAGGTTACACTTGTAGAATACAAGTATACACCTGTAAAAGGTGAACCTCAAAAATGGTGGTTTCCACTAGCTCCAGACCAAAAGAGCTTAATTACATTACTTGAACAAAACTTAGCAATTCAAAAACTTGCTAAAGCTATGAAAGATTATGTAGATATTACTTTAGGAACTAACCCTGCAATTATAAATGCTGGAATTCCTGAAATTGGTTTATCTCATGCATTATCTTTAACAGGTAATGAAATCACAAAAGAAGTAGAAGAATTAATGGTAGCTAATCTAAGAGGAAATATGAGTCCATCAGATGCTAATAAAGAAATCATAAATCAAGCATCTAAGATTTCTAAGAATTATATCAATTCACAATTTGATGCAGCACATAGTATTTCTTATATTAAAGCAATCAAAGAAGTTATCAAATTATTGAAAGATAGAAATATTGACTTAACTTCTACAACAGGAAGACAACTTCAATCTAATATTGGAACTTCTAATATGACTGCTGTAGTGGTAGATAATAAAATATCTCCAGATGTAAATGCAATAGATAATACTAAGAGAAGTGAACAAGGTTCATTATCTAAAGTAAATCTATTCTAATAAGTTATTCACTTCTATATTTTATATTATATCAAAATGAAGATAGTATCTCAAGCTTAGGTTTTAATACTTAGGTTTGAGATATGTTCTTTATTTTTTTTTCGCCATTTTTGAGAAAGAAGTTACGAAGAAAAGTGGTTAAAATTACTATTTCTTACTCAAATAATACTTATATATAATAAAGTGTAATAAGAAATTATTACTAATAAAAATAAATTAAAATAAAAGGAGTGATTTAAATGACAAATCAAAAAGAAAATATGGAGTTTAAAATTAATTGGCTAGGTGTAGCTAAATGGACAGTTGTTGGTGGAGTAGTTGTAGGAGCATATTACTTCGGAAAGAAGCAAGGAGCTAAACAAGAAGCTCTTAAACATGTAACTACTACTGTTGAAGTTCAACCTACTACAGTTGAAACT